CGAGAAGGGGTAACCCCCTTCTCTTATTTTTTGACGGGACATGAACATGGCGAAGTTATTAGCAACATTGGATACAGGTGGGTGGGTGCGAGACCCATTAACAATTGCAACGAAGTTAATGGATTATTATAAAGCAACAGAACACTCACAGTCCAATGAGTTTCAAGCAACAACGTATTCGTTGGCGTATTTAGTCCAACAGTACGGAAATAAACCTGAAGACTTTGCCAGTAATATGGAACGAGAGTTGCAAAGCATATTCGGTTCACATTTTGAAATGGCGACCGTAAGTGTTAGACCCAATAAAGAAGGTGACGAAAATGGATATTTTGGTGTAGATATTGATGTAAAAATCCAACAGGGTGGAGAAAACTATTCCCTCGGTGCTTTACTCATTACATCGTCCAGTAACGTCATTAGTTATCAAATCAAAACTGCTTAGTAAAAGGTATTAAAAGTCATGCAAATTAATTTAGATTTACGGAACCATTTGATTACTCGTTTAAATCAGTTACAAGCAAATGCGAATGATCTTGCTCATCAGCTTGAACATATGGTTACTGAAATTCGAGAAATCAGTAAAGTGATTATGACTATCCCAGCGGTGATGTCTGAAACTCAGATGCAACAAATCATAGACAACATTCAACAGAATGGTGATATTGTTTTCTCAACTGACTTTAACCGAGCCACAGCTTTGGGTTTTATTACTCACCATATTGAAGATGGTTCGCCGGTTTATACATTTGAATCAGTTCACGCTGAAATCACCGTAGAGACTGCTCCAATCTATCAACGTCTGACCGAGATCTATTCTGCTGACGTTAAAGCAATTATGGACGCAACAGGCAGCACAACGGTCTGGTTCTATGTAAAACCAAAACCAGTCCCTGTTGTGGATGATACCCACGTAGTACAACAAACAACTGAACAGGTTGCTGTTGAAGCAGTGAAGACCGAAACAACCAATGTGGTTGTTGAATCTCAAAACGTAACGGACCCAGTCCAAATTAACACAGCCGATGGCGGCACATCAGAATAAATAATACGGACTCAGAGCATCCTCTGAGTCCTTAACCTTGTATGCGAGATTTTAACTATGGCACATGTAAATCCACAACTTTTAGCAGAAGCCCGCGACACCCAGTTGTTAGATGACATCATTAACATTGGTGAGCGCAATCCACAAGTTCAGTTAGTCGACTTTAAGAAGTATGTGTTGCCTATGTTGGCAAATCCTGAAACTACCGACTTAAACTGGTATTTGGAAATGGTCGGTTCATGGTATCGTGGTTTAGATATCTATGACGGTGAAACACATGTATTCACAGTACCTCCTTTATTAACCCGCATTGAAACATTAGACAGTGCCGTGGATAAAGGTGAGACCGCCAACATCCTGGACCGTGCTAACCAGCAAACTCGTACACAACCTCGTGTTGGTATCGAAGCAATGCGAACTGTGCTTATGGAAAAAGTAAAGTTCTCCAGTGACGATGTTAAGTACAAAGAGATGTGGCGTGAGGTATTAACTACATGTGGCGTTGCATTGCCTGATGCAGCAAGTGAATCTAAAAGCTCGCCCGTAGTTAATCGTGACAACTATGACAGCGAAGACCTGTAACATCAAAGGGGTTACGTTATCGGATATTCACTTAGGCCACCGAAGAACACCGACTGAGTTCATTGCACGCAACTTAGAGAAGATGGTATTTACTCGCAATTATGCGGATTTAGATGTCATCTTTATTTCAGGTGATTTGTTTGACAGAACTTTACCATTATCAAGCGATGATTCCTTTGAGTCTATTCAATGGTTGGGTCGTCTCATTAATTTTGGTAAAGCAAACAAAATAGTGGTGAGGTTGTTAGAAGGGACACCAAGTCACGAGTGGAAACAAACTCGTATATTAGCCGCCATCAATGAAATTGCAGGCGGTGATTGTGATGTGAAGTGGGTCAGTACACTATCCATTGAACATCATGCTAAACTTGGTGTGTCTATTTTGTACATCCCTGATGAATGGTCACCAGACCCGGATGATACGTGGAAACAAGTTCAAGCGTTGTTAGCTTCTGAACAAATGACAAGTGTTGATTTTACCATCATGCATGGTCAATTCCCGTATCAACTTCCAGCTCATGTAAAAGCACCTACTCACGTTCCAGAACGTTATCAATCGATTACGAACTACCTATGTTTCTGTGGACATGTCCACACACATAGCGTACTCGGAAACATTGTTGTTCCAGGGTCGTTTGATAGACTTGTACATGGCGAAGAAGGTCCAAAAGGATTTGTAGAATGGACTGTTCGTTCTAAAGACAACTGGGATGTTTCCTTTGTTGAGAACAAAGGTGCAAAACGCTACGTGAATATTGATGTGAAAGGACAATCGCATGAAGAGATGTTACTGACTATCGATGCACGTATCGCAGAACTTCCTGACGAGAGTCATATCCGATTAGAGACGTTTAAATCAGACCCAATAGCGGCTGTTCTTCAAACAGTACGCGTAAATTACCCACAGTTTGTTTGGTCAACACCTAAACTTGTTGATTCAGGAACCGACGTTGCCGAACCTATTATGGATAGGCGAATGAAGTTAGAAACTGTGCCTATAAACCCACGCACACTTCCTGATTTGGTGAAAAACGAATTAGTTGCTCGTTCAGTTGATTCGACTACTGCTGAGTTTTGTTTACACCTGATTAGAGAAGCTTTACCTAAGTGATACACGTATGAGTGATTATCAAACGCGTGAAATAACCACAGTCTCGGGTGTGGTTAGAACAGGAGGTACTTATGACTTATCGATTGGCACATCACTTGCCATAGAAGGGTTAATGGGTACTCATCCTGATAAACCTGCAAACGAAGCGGATGTACATACGGCGCAAGTCGTCGCTATTAATATCCGAACGTTAATTCGTAATGCATACGAAGCGTTGGGTGAGCAGAAAACCTACACGGGTTATCGGGATTTAGCTGATATTGTGTATGGTGAGATGGTGTATATTCAAGCCATCCTAAAAGAAGCCAACCCAAAGCTTACCATGAGCTTTTACTACAATAAACAAGAGACGCTTCTGAAGAAGTTTAAACCCTTATCGTTCAGGGTCGTTGCTACGCCAAAAGCAAAAGCAACGGAATCAACTTTAGATTCAGCGTTTAAGCACTTGCTTTATTTGTGTGATAAAAACATCTATGTTGCAGATATTGCTACCAATGAAATAAAAGAACAACCCGGAATAGTGATGCTATCACATTACATTCTGGATTTGTTGTTTATCATTGCAATGCCATCTGCCTTTTTGTTGGAATCACATACTGGCGTAATGAAAAAGAAGACAGCGTGGGCAACAAAGCTTGGTGAAAAGGAAGCTGCAACGCTTCCGTTTTGCTTATTTACCATTCGTGTGTTTGGTGATAAGAGTAATGTACTTATGCCGCTTCCCGTTAAGTATCGTCGTGCTATCCTTGAGTTAGCGAAGAAGAATCGGTGGTCAATGATTACCACTGTTGATAAAATGCGAATGAACATCAAAACTATTAATGATCAAGATATCCGTGATTTGTTATTATCTAACCTTGTGTAAAATAATACTATTACGCGCTATCTAATGTATCAAAACGGAGAATACGCCATGAGCGAACAACAATCAGAAAGTCAGGGGTTTTTAGCGATACTGCGAAACCCGAAGTTTAAGTTACGTGCACCAAAAGTAGATGGGGGTCGCAGTAATCCCACGTTTGGTTTTGATGTCTACAAAGGTATTCCAAGTATCTCTGTATTTACCAATCATCCTAACGATGAAGGTAAAAAACCTATTCGCATCGGTTTTTCATTAAACTGGTTTAAGATGTTAGTGAAGACCGTTCAAATGGTTGCCACGAAGTATGAACCAGGTACATCACGTGCTATCGCTTGTTACAGCGGCCAACCAGGTAACAAACAGAAAGTAGGTGACGTTGACATCGGTAAAGATTCCAACGGCATTATGTACGTTGGCATTATTGTTGATGGTTATCACAAACAGCGCTGGCCAATCCAAGGCGACGGTTACCACACTATCCGCGATAGTCGTACAGGTGACATCATTAAAGATTCTGAAGAGTCTTGTTTGCTGGCTGTGACCTATTTTGAGATGATTTATGAAATTGTCTTTGAACTGGTAGGTCGCACGTATGAAGAGCCACCAAAGCAACAAGGTGGTGGTAAAGGCAACTACGGCGGTAATAAAGGTAATTACGGCGGCGGAAATAAAGGCGGGTACAACAACCGCGATAATCGCAGCGGTGGTTACAACAACAATGGAAATAACAACAATCGTCCACAAGGTGGCGGTGGTGGTTATGACCAATCAAACGACCGTGGTGGTCATTCGTTTGATGTTGAAATGGATGATGACATCCCGATGTAAGATGGTAAGTCCATATAAGGAGGAGAGAGAAATCTCTCCTCCTGTATGATGTTGAACAAGATTACAAACATACATTATAAGAATGATATTCCCCACAGAATTATAAACAAGGACACCTCATGCGATTCATCGATTTGACTTTACCGAATGATCCATTGACTAAAATAGCCATTGAGCATAATGGTCAGCAAATTCCATGGGATGTAACGTTTTACAATAAATCAAAGAACGTAAACTTTGACGGTATGTTCAGACATATCAACGACTATTTTAAAACGCTATCTCCACAACAACAAGACACCATGTTTGAAACCTATCAGTCGATTAAAACAGCGATTAAAACGATGGTAGACGTGTTGGGTTTACAAACAGTGTTGATTCGTCTTGTTCGTAAGTTGTACGAACACATTGAGTTTAACAAACTACACGAATACGTTCGTGTATGCACAACACGCAGCATTCGTGTTCCATCGACCATTAAGCACACGTACGCTGAATTGGAGATTTCTGAACGCAATCAAACGGAAAACAACTACCGCAGTAAAACGTATCTTTACGATGAATACGTAGAGCTATTAACGCTGGCGTTAGCTTCTCGTTTGATGGCACCTGTGTGGGCTGAGTACATGACGACGTTGGATTCTACAATAAACAGTAACCACAAAGAGTTACATGCATTGAGTTTACTAAGTCGCACTGGATTACCGAATACAGCAGCGTATGTTCGTTTGCAGGAATATGTGGGAACCATCACGATTCAACAAAAGTCGCTTACATCAGCCATCATTGAAGGTTTAGGTACGTCACAAATGCCTGAATGGTTGTTAAGTAGTGTACTGGTTCGTAAGTTGACCATTGTTGAACTATCTAGTCAGCTCACTGAAAAGGCTGATGACAACAACGTAGTGAGTGTGGTTTGGAAGTATGTGAATAACATTATCAAATCCATTGACCGCAAACACACAGGGTACATTCGTGAAAAAGAAGTACCTCGTGATGATGGTGATGAACCAGATAGTAAATCGATTGTAGAGACGTACAAGATACGTGAAGCATTATCCGTAGGCGATATTACAGCACCCTCTGTGTATGCTGAAGACCCATTCCGTATTGCTATTGACATTGACCCTACAATTCCTGATGAGTACATTCATTTGTCTTCAGGTATTTTAGATGACAACACTGCACACATTCACTTTAGACCGTGGCAGTTTTACATGATGTCAATGATTATGGATAGTGTCTTATCGTGTCGTGCACCGATTGACATCAATCGTTTACCTATCTTAAGTTGTTTTGCAGCAGCTCAAGCGTTATTGTTTCATTGGGGGCATAAAGAATTGGCATTGCTCATTACAGCAAAGCAGGATGTTGATTCTGAAGGGCGTTTATGTGGTGGGATAGAATCTCGCAATCGGATTCCAAATGAATACGTAGAAAAGTTTAAGCGATTGTACAAGTACAATCGTGTACAAGGGAGTTCTCGTTCAACGGATAGGCAAACTAACGTTGGATGTCGTTCTGTGGATGCATTTGCGTTAGAGCTGGTTCTTTGTGACTGGCGATTAACATGCGATCCATGGTTCATCGAACAAGCTGACTTAGGTCATCACTTGCAACCTGACAATGTGATGATTGTTCCTGCAGACGTGCGGGTTCTGTTAGCTAAGTTTTTAGAACAAATAGCATAATAAACCTAAAAAGGTAAACCTCATGAGTCATAGTAACTTTTTAAACCAAAACGATACCGCAACGTTTGTGTGTAATAAGTCAGAGTGGCAACTCTCTGGTACATACGACGATATTCACTTGCGTCCGTTTGTTCCGCATTTTGATGGTCATATTCAAAACGAACTGGATGAAGCAACCGAAGGTGGTGCTAACTTCAGCCGTGAAGCATTAGTGGGTGTTGCTCCAAAGATTATTCAAATCTCCAGCGATGTTCACTGTGCAGCTCCTATTGTAAACGGGTTTAACGAAGAACGTTACCATTTCTGTATTGACATCAGCCCACGGTCTCGTGGTGGTATTCAGTCAGACATGCGTTACATCTTAACTGGGTATTCGGATTATGCAGGTGCAAATGACCACGGTACACGCGGTGTCACTATTGACCCAGATTTGCGTCTGTACCTAAATGCAGCATATGTTGTTCGTGATACAGTTGCAGCGTATGGTCACGGTGTTCATTCAGTAATTACTGAGTCTCACCAGTTCCTTCACAATCCAAAAGCAGCCAATGACTTCATGGAAAGCATTTCGCTCTTTGCACAGCGTCCTGAAGATGTGTTCGGTTTGATTGACCAAAACACAAACCCGCTGATGGACCGTGTTAACCAAAACGCAGGGTATCGTGTTGACGACTACAGAAACTCTGTAAACGTAAGCATGAAACGAAATCGTCGTGATATGAACACCAGCGCAGGTTGGTTATCTAACACGTTAGGTTCGTTTGCAAGTGCTGTGAAATCAAACACAGACACTGAAGACTCAGCGACGTTTGTTGGTGAAGATGATAACGTCTATTCAAAAGCTCGCGATAAAAGTCGTGAACGCAGTTTAGGTTCATCCCCTTTACTCAGAACGTTAGTTGTTAACTACGACTTAACCAAAAACGGTTATATCACGTACAGTGATTTGTGTGCAGTGATAGCTGACCTAGACCGCGTGACGGTGATTAACACACCATCGTACGGTTTATACAGTCGTGGTTCTCAGGAACACTGGCATGGCTCGGATGATGGTGCTGTGGCATGTCAAATGATTTTGACGCAGTTACCTTCTATCCTTCAGCGACACTGTATCGGTGCGTTTAGCTTTCATGCGACAAACACACTAACAAGTGCGCAGATTGCAATGTTACCTCGTGGAACCTATGTCGATAGTTACGATGTAAGTTCATCCCACGTGATTACTCCGTTGTCGTTTGATAGCTTTGCAAGCAACGTAGATTTGAGTCAGGATATTTACATTGCGATGGAATCCATTGCGCGTGAAATCTTGGCACCATTGTCTATGAACCATCAACTGGACTACGATGTAACTGTAAACTGTGATATGTTAGGTGACACCAGTGTATCAATTAGCATTGGTGATGACAGAGCCATCACAGACAGAACAGCACCTAGCTTCTGCGACCACTTGTATTCGCCTAACTTAACTGACCAGCAATACGGTACAGAGGACATGTTAAGCGATGTATGCGACATGTTAGGTCATGTTCGTAAACGTGTGACCAGTTGGGAAAGTGAACCGCAAGAAATTATAACGAGCACTCGTGATATCCCAGCACGCCATATTGCAGCGCGACAAGACCGTGCTCCAGTTCAAACACCAACACGCCCAGCGCGTCGTTCTTCATGGTAACAAGGAAAACCTGATGTCAAAAAGTCAACCGTTACTGGATTTTTACGAATCCTTTGCTGCAGCCATGTTCATTCAGTTTGATGAAGAAGGTTTAGCAAACATTGTTATTCCTGATGCAAAACCGACACCGATGACCATTGGTGACAATCGGGTTGCATTACCCACGCCGCAAATCTTAAAAGATGGTTTAGGTGCTGCAACAAATCGCGTTGCATTCCACCCACTGTCTGAAAACATCATGCGTGGTGAATCTGATATATTCAAATTCATTAAGCGCATGGCTGTATTCCGCTTTAACTACACAGCGACAATAGTTGCTGAAGAGTTAGCAAAGATTGCAGCAGACCCAGAACTTCAGGCTCCGTTAAATCCAGCACAACAAGCGTTTCTGTTGCACATGGATGAAACCAAACCTGTGGACTTGACTAAGCTTGATTCAATCAATCAAGCCGTTGTAGGCGGTCGTTCACTGATTAACATGTACATGCAACGTACGTACCCGTTAGACGGTATTGAGTATCGTCGTGTGTGTATGGTGAACTTCCCTATTCTGGATGAACTGGAACGTGATGATAAGATTATCTTTGATGTAGACACCGGTAGCAAACGTGCAAAAGGTCAGATTTCTGCATTGTTTAAATACATCATTGGTGATTTAGATTCAAACGCATACAGTGTCGGCGTAGATTCATCAACTGCACCGTATTTGACTGCACTGCTTGAATCGTTCTACTTATTAGCGAAACAACTGAACAGTCTTATCAAGTTATTTGGTAAATCTGTACCCCAGTTAAAATCGCTGATTATTCCTGTAGACTGGTATAAGCAGATGAAGCATCTGGATGCGTATCGTGACCTTATCCGCCCATTGGCAGGTAATGAAGGTACGACCGTTGCTGGCGAAGAAGTAGAAGAGCAAGTTTCTGAAAAACCAAAACGTCAAGTGAAGTTACCTACAGTAAGTCCATCTAAACCTGCACAAACACAAGCAGATGACGATGACTTACCATGGGATGACCCAAAACCACAATCTCGTCGTGTGGTTCGTGATGTTGAACCTGAGCCATCAATCGATGACAATGGTGAACGATTGGCGAAATGGAAATCTCCTTCTGCTGCACCACGTGTATCACCTTTAAGTCAAGGTGGTCGTCCGGGTTATCAACGACCAGGTGCAAATCGCCCAAGCTACTTACCAGACCCAGACCGGAATCCATTTCAGGCTAATCAGGTAAGACAACCGCAACGTGGTGGTTATAATCCAAACCGCCGCAATGGTTGGTAGTAAAACGGAATAAGAGGAAGGGCAATCGCCCTTCCCTTTATTTTTTGTTAGGTATAGATGTTTGTGTTTGGATAGTTAACTCGATGCTGTCGAAACAACTCTTCCATGACAGTGTCATTTGGTACAATGATTCGATTGACGTCACCATTAAAATCCAACGGAGAAGTCATTCCATTGGCTCGCAGAATAACGTAGTGGTAACGTTTAGCGATGTTTAAGTTAAACAGAACACTATAGAAATCACCTTGTCTATTTTCAGCAAGTTGTGGTTCTAAGTCAATGTGAAGATAGTTCGATGGTTGTGTTAATAACCATAAATGCGATTCAACCAAATGTCTCCAATGGTCCGTATAAAACATATCAGGACCTTGGTCTGGTAGTTGGTTCATCAACGCCACCATTGGATATTCCTCTATAAAAAAACAAACCTATATCATAACTGTGAGTTATCTTTACGATAACCTAAAGAAAACATCCCCACATATCAGAAATAGAAAATAAGGTTTCACATGGATACTGAAGATTATTATCAACAACTCATGGGTTTACCGGAACGCGATCCAATCAATGATTTTGAATTCATTGAATTGTACCCAACTCGCCCCAATGAGTTACATCCAGAGCTGATGAATATTGCATCGATTGCTACAAGTCCTGAGCAGTCTTCTATTGCACGTATTCAGATGTTTGGTGGTAGCCATATCAAACAACAATTAAACTGTTACAACCTCACTGAGAGCCATATTTTTGCAGGTCCTGAGTATCGGTTAAGTGAGTATTGTTTTAATGTAACGATGCCGAACAAAGGTCGTGTGATTAACGCCCTACCACGGTATCGTGCAGGATTGGGTGGTTCTGGTGTAAAGGATAATCCTGAAACGATTCTGATTTACGAGTACGACCGAGAAGAGCTGTCTCCAGATGGTTTTCCAACAGGTCGTCTTATTAATGAATTGGATTATGTTTCGATTCCGTCGTATTTTGAAGCACACCAGCGTTTTGGGTTTATGTTTAACCACAAGTTCAAACACTACCCTGAACGGATTAATGAAGGTACTATTCTTGCACAAAGCCCAAGTATCAGTGAGACTGGATTTTGGAAATACGGTATAGAAACAAACGTATTACCATTGTCATTATCAGGTATCATTGAGGACGGTGCTATTGCATCGAATGAGTGGTGTGAAGAAGCGACAGCGCCGTGTATTGAAACGTATGTGTTTTCCTTTGGTAGTAAACAGTTCCCACTGGGTACGTACTCAAAAGAAGGTGAGCCGTACAAAATCATGCCAGACATTGGCGAGTATGTCAATGAGGATGGTATCCTTGTAGCACTTCGTGATTACCATGAAGAGCTTGCACCGGTACTTATGAGCACTCGTTCGGTTCATGTCATTGACCACAAGTATGACCGCTTAACGCGTGTTACTGCTGGTGCTAAAGTCATTGACATCAAAGTTCAACACGATACTCGCTTTGATGGTGGTGTGCGTGGTAAGTTTCCTAACACACCAGAGGGGATGACTGACCAAGTTCGTTATTACTACGACCAAGGGTTAGAATACTACCGTCGTATCATGGAAACGTACGAACAAGAGCAGAAGAACGGTTACTATCGCGGCAAAGCCAATTTAACACCAAAGCTATCCCGCTTAATCTTTGAAGCACAAGGGATGTTAGGGTTAGATGGTGAACCTAACAATTATATCCGTACGTTCCGTAACGCTGTGATTGATGAATGGCGTGTAGAAGTGACTATTCAGTACGACTATACACCAGGTATCAGTAGTAAGATTACAGGGAAACATGGGAACAAGTGCGTTATCGTTGAGAAACGTCCACGTGCTGAAATGCCTATTGACCGTTGGGGTAATCGGGTTGACCTTATTGTAGATGGTTTAGCATTCTTTAAGCGGATGATTATGTCTGCTCCACAAGAGCTGTTCCTTAATGCAGCAGGTCGTGATATGTTGTATCGCCTACGTCAGATGGTTGTCGATGGCAGACCGTATTCTGATTTAAGTAAATATGTGTATCACTATTACTTGATATTAAACCCAACATGGGCACCAAGTTTACTCGATGCAAATGGACTGGTTCGTCAATCGTTTATGGACGCACTTCTTGAACCAAATCGCGTGTATCCAAAACAACCCATGCCAACAAACAACGTGCAAGAACCGTTGAACATTTTGTACAACATGTGTATCTATTACCGACCGTTCAGAGCACCGGTAACGTACAAAGGAATGTCAGGTAAGTTTGTTGAAACAAAAGACCCAATGTTCGTAGGTTCAGCCTATATCCTAGTCCTTGAGAAATCAGGCGACACATGGACGGGTGTAAGTAGTGCAAAACTGAATAACTTTGGCGTACCTGCCAAGATTACCAGTAGCGACCGTTACACTTCACCAGCGCGTAACATGCCTATTCGTTTTGGTGAGTCTGAAGGTCGATTGTTTGTAGCGACTGTAGGTCCTCGTAAGACGGCAGATTTGTTTGACCGCACGAACAGTGGTCTTGTTCGTAAGAACATACAAGAACAAATTTATCGCTCACCAACACCCACTGCGATTGAATCGTTTGTCAACCGCGATGAGTTGTCACGTGGCAATGGACGTATCCACGCGTTGGTAAAACATTTAGGTCAGTGTGATGGATGGGTGTTATCCCGTGCTGTGTTTAACATCGATGAGGAAGAAAACGATGAATAGATACCAAGCCAGAGACATATGTCAATGGTCATTAGATCAATTGCGCGACCTTGAACCTGGAAAGATACTTCTTGAGTTTGATGATGGTGTGATTGAGACCACAGGACGTCGTACGATGTTTACGTGGTATATTTGGGAACTTCATCGCCAGTACCCTAAAACCCCTATGAAAAAGAACCATCACTACGGGATGGCTTTAACAAACGGGGATACACACAGCAATGTGATGAACGCCGTGTATTGGGATTTGTACGATGCGTACGAAGCAAAGGGTCCATTAGAAGAAGTTTTACGATTGGCGTTTTGTATTACAAACACTATCTACAACGACTTCAATGAATTCTGTGACCGTTATCCAGTATCTATTGATTCATTCGACATCATTGGTTTGATGGCTTATCCACCGATGATGAAGATTATCGTAGGTATCCAAAGAACACAGCGCAGTATCGATGCAGCGTACGATGCATTTGCTCGGATGGTTCGTGAAGATAAGAACCTTCGCAGTAATAAAATCGTTGCAGCAACGCGTGCTGGTTTGCTTTCTATGAAGCAGGTTCAGCAATGTTTCGTGTGTCGTGGTTATGCAACAGAAATCCATGGTGAGTTATATCCAACCCCAATTATTCATGGGTTAGCACGCGGTATCCGCAGCTTATCTGAATCCATGAAAGAAGCACGTACTGCAACAAAATCGTTGTTGTACAATAAGTATTACTTAAGCGACTGTGAATACTTCAGTCGTAAGCTTCAATTAGGTGCGGGTGTTGTTGCTCATTTGTACCATGGTGACTGTGGTAGTACCTACACATGGGATTGGCCACTGGATGCTCGTGAGTTCGGTACAATGCAAGGGATGCATTATCTGGACGATGCTGGTGTAGTTAAAACCATTACGCGTGAATCAAAAGACTTGATTGGGAAAACGCTGCGTTTACGTGTTCCGTTTGGTTGTACACACAAAGACAGACAAACTGTCTGTTCTGTCTGTATGGGGTCTATTGCAGACAGTATACCAGCAGGTACATCACCAGGCCACATTGCTGCAATCAGTTTGGGTGAGAAGATTACTCAGATTACCTTGTCAACAAAACACGTGGATGGTAACGCAAACGTAGATGAAATCCAACTGGATGAATTCCAACAAGCGTATTTAGCACCGGGTGCTGAAACAAACACATTGCGACTAGCTTCAACGCTCAATGGTAAGTCAGTGAAGATTATCATTAACGCAGAAGAAGCCCGAGGTATTCCTTCTATCCAGCAACATCGTGATTTTGAAGGGATAAACATTCAAGACTTAAGCGAATTGTCATCCGTTACATTTGTAGTTGAAGACATGGCTGATTCTGAATCTCCTGCGGATATCGCACAAGTGTCATGTTCCATGGGTTCGTGTTTAGCATCAATGACAACTGACTTATTGTACTACATTAAGGAAAATAGTAGTCATGTACTGTCAGTATCGTCAAATGGGGATTATATAGTTGATTTGTGTGATTGGGACCAAGGGTTAACTATGTTTGCCCTGCCGCTTAAACACACAAGTATGATTGATTACATGAAGAGTGTGAGCAGTCATATCCTCTCTGGTGATAATAGCGCGAAGAGTACAACGGTCACGTTGTCGTCTCGTAAGTTTAAAGGTGAACCAGTTCAAGCTGTTAAATCACTTCTGTTGTTGATTAACAGTAAGATTCAAATCAATGCATCTCACATATTCTTATTGGCGTATGCCATGAGTGCTGTTGATGCACGTAACCGCAACTACACACTACCTAGAGGTGGCGAAGCGTTTACGTTCGTTAAGTATGAAGATGCAATGACCTTCCGTTCTATTGGAACTAAACTTGTGTACCAAGACCAAGCGAAAGTATTAAGTCGCCCAGAGTCGTACACAGTGACCGACAGCAGACCGGCTGGTTTACTGGATGAAATGATACTAGGATAACGTAATGAAACAACAAATCATCATCCGTGTGTTTTCACATGGACTCTCTATCAAAACCTCTGACTACCGTGTTCGCACGGTGTTAGAAAGCTTCCGTGAGACTGTAGCACAGTGGGACTTTAGAAAAGTCGCACCTTCATACAAAATGAAGCGGGTGATGGTTCGTTCTTATTCAGGTCGAACAAATAACCGAATGGATTATCGGTTCCATCGTAATCAATTAAACGAATTGTTAAAACACTTTGACCATAATGGAATACCCCGTTCATCTGTCGAAATCGTAAAGATAAAGATGTATGAACCTATCAAGGTGGAAATGAACTTAGAGTTATTTGACCCCTACGACTATCAAGTTCCATTAATTGATTTTTGTAGCACCACAGAACAATGTACGCAAGCAATTCACTTGCAAGCAGGTCGCGGTAAAACCCAAGCGGCACTTCACATCGCAAAGCGCGGTGCAGAACGTACCATGATTCTTTTACGTGGTGGGTATGTAAGTCGTTGGGCACCTGAGATTATCAAAGCATTAAATACAAAACCTAAATCAGGTGAGTTATTGATTATTCAAGGAGGGAAAGATTTAAGACGGGTGATTGAAGCGGCAAAGGCTGGACTGATTAGTGAAAACTTAAAGTTTGTTATCATTACAAACAAAACAGTCTTTCAGTTGATTGAAGCGTATGAGAATAGTTACGATAAAAACGAGTATGGAATAGAACCTCAGCAACTGTATCGTTTACTGGGGATAGGTCGTGTTATTGTAGATGAGGTGCATGAAGATTTCCATTTGGTTATGCGCGCTACTATTTACAGTCACGTACCACACCACACCGTGTTATCGGCAACACTGGATACAGAAGACAGACTGAGAAAACTTCTGTATTCAATTATGTTTCCACCAGAAACGTTTGCTCCAATGGTAGCGTATAAAGCCTATATTGAAGTACGCGCCGTACACTATCGTTTAAAGCAACCCAAACTGTTCCACACGACTCGAAAAGGTCAAAACAAGTATTCACACAGTGCATTTGAAGAATCGCTCCTACGCAATCGTGAGGCGTTTGACGGCTATATGAAAATTATCTTTGAACGATTAGGTGTCAACTATCTGGAACCTTATCAAGGGGGTCAGAAGGCACTGGTGTTTTGTTCATTGACTAACTTTGTAGAAGCAGTCACTACGAGACTTCGTGAAGTATACACTGACTTAGTGATTAACTCTTTTTATTCAGGAATCCCTGATAGTGTTTTAGAAAAGAGTGATATCATTGTGACTACCATTGAATCGTGTGGTACTGCACGTGATATTCCTGATTTATCGTACACACTACTTACACGTGCTGTTCGTAAATTAGAAGCCAATGAACAAATCAAAGGTCGCTTACGTGAACTGAAACGTTACCCTGGTCGACATCCTCGTTTTGATTACTTAGTGTGTGACGATATTCCAAAACACGTTGAGTATCATAATGAGAAGAAAAATCAGTTCAAAGGGAAAGCGTTGTTTCATATTGACGAGTTTATTAGACAACCCATTTAGTAGTATAAAAAGGAAAACGAAATATGAGTATTGGTTTAGTTGCTGCTTGTGTACTTATTGCGCTTGCCTACATTGGTATGTGCATCGAACTTACATTTGAAATTATGGAAGCCAATAAAGAAAAAGACCCACCTACATCAATGTGGGAATACCGTCTAGGTTGTGTGTTTGTCTTCATTATGGTTTTGTTGTTTGGGTTATTTATGCGCGCTATCTTTGGCTATGCAATAATCTATACACTCATACGACCACGAGAAAATCAAACACTATCAAATGAACGCAACGTTCGTCGCTTCTTTCCAGATTCTGCAGGCAACTACAGAGGAAAGTATACATTGCAAGACGGTGACTTAATTGATGGCGATGCGTTGTTTAAACAAATGCCAGTTCACAGTTTAGTGATGGTTGAAGTACCTAAAGGTGTAATGGCATATTTACAGTGGCATGGCGATGTTAGACTAATTGAGTCAAACACCTACTACTTAGCACGCTCACCGATTGAAATTGTTTTAACTGAAGTACCTGATGTATCGTCAGTGACTGAAGAAACCTTGTTCACATTTGCTAACTAAGAGAGAAGGGCAATTGCCCTTCTCTCTATTCCCCTTTAAGGATATAATCATGGTAACAATAGCAACAGATAAGAAAGTAGTGGTGCGACACATTTGTGGACACAGTGTTACTGCTGGGTTAAACGAAAGTGTTCTTCTTGAAGGGTATTTGATTCGAGAAAGTGAAGACCCATCTTCCGATTTAATAGGTGCCGTAACACCAGTTGGGGTATTGTCTGTAACAAAGACAACCTACCCCACACACTCACGTTACTACGTAGGAGTTGATTTAGTTCCACATTCTAAAGAAATGGAACAGTTAGTTGAACCTAGTACATACGCTAAGATTCAATCAATTATTCCTACGTTAAAACAAATACCGTGTCCAGTACGACTTGGACACAAAGTATCTGAGTATGCAGAACAAATAGGTCTTCAATTTGAGAAAGAAGAAAAAGACGAATAAGAGGAAGGGCAATTGCCCTTCCCTTTATTTTTTGTCTTTAAAGACGATACAGAGCCAGCAAGTTACGTGATGCAGTTTCGCTCAGACCTAAACGATTGACTAAACCACGCACATCAAATACAGCCTGTGTTTCAAGAACACCAATGTCTGCCGTGCTGGTTAGTAATGCAATCAGATGCTGATACTTGCGAGCCTTTTCAGGCGTGTTGTGCATGAAATTACGTTCACGCCAGCCACGATAAACGGCTGTTTCAGAGAACACAGTCTTACGACCTAACTTAAACTCTTCAACCAATGCGACCCATGCATTAGAGAAACGTTCCAGGTTTTGTTCACGTAACAATGCATCAATAGCTACACACAGTTGAGTAGCACATGAAACCGCGTCACTTGCATTGTAGCTTTTGTTCAAAGCCATTTTCTGACGGAATGATACACCAACAGCTTTCACCTGTGCAACTAATGCATCAACGGGTTGTTCTGTAGAAGCACCTGTGTCAGTTGCGTTTTGGTTTTCAACACCTTCGGTCGTTTTCACTTCCAAAGATTCACCACCTGCCATCTGTTGAGCAGCTTGCGTGATAGCTGCTACAGTACCTTCAGGGTCTTTGTCATTAGCATCCAATTGGATATCCAGCGTTTTTGCTGCTTCACCAGATTGCTCTTGCGTAGCCTGTTGTTCAGACTGTTCACCAGAAGATTCTGGCTCTTTACCATGGTCTGCTGAGTCAACGAGAGTTTGGTCTTCAGCTAAGGTTTCACCGACTAAATCGTTAGATGTAGCACCAGTTTCACCAGTTGAATCTTGCTGAGTTTGTTGCTCAGTAGATTGTTGCGATTCTTGTTGTTCGGTTTGCTGTTGTTCAGTAACCGTTTCAGTTTGTTGCTGCTCAGTTTGTGCAGCCGCTTGGTTTTGTTTCTTACTAGCCATGGTTTTCTCCTTTGGCGTTAGCGCATATTGACACGGAAGTTATATGGAACTGTCTTCAGGGTTGTACCATGCATAGATGCCATGAATATACCCATGAATATACTTGCAGGTCGAGAACCTGCTGAGGCTAATCCAGTTGGATTATTCTCATATTTCTCACCAATACATGTTTTACAATAATTGGCGTTTGGTGCTTTGCAAAACGCGGTTGTTCGATACACAATCGATTTACCCATATAGCGAGTAATATTGTCGTTCGTTAAACGAACAATATGCTTACCCCCTTCGATAATATTTAAACCAATCAGTTCGTTTTTATTCAAGTCACTGACAATATCATCCATACCTAACGTACTACCGCAATCATCCATTACTAGCTTAGAGTTTTGAAGTAATTGCAAGATACGTTTCACCGCTTCACCACCGAGCGCTGTTTCAGCACCTCGGTCATAACTACCCTCACGTGAAGCGTTAATAATGGTGGGGTATTGGTTTACATCAATCCCTTCAATAAGTGGTTTTGCAATCAACGTTTTACGCGTACCATCTGTAAATGCGCTTTCACCACCAAATGTACCGAAGAGTTTCTTACGAGAGACATTCCGTAATTTCCCTTTGATAAAGAATCCTTCAGATACATCACCTTTAAGGTGCTCTCCGTCAAACTCCACGATTTCCTTATCCATCTGAGCCAGTATCGCTGGGTCATGAAGTTGTCCTTCATACTTCTTCATTAACCCTGCTACAAACTCTTTCATCTTTGGATGAGGCGTCATCGTTTTACGTGAAGCTGATGGCACACATGTCTGTGTCAGTAATGTAGCTAAATAAGACGCTTTTTGAAACTTTAAATATTCCGTTGTGGTGATTTCACCATCAGGTGGATTAACTCCAGGTGGATACACTTTGTATAACTTAAGAATAGCGCTCTCAAGCATACCACCAGTGATTCCTTTTTCCGGGTTCATAAACTCAATTTTGTCGTGGAATGGGAACACCAGCAAGATAGCGTTCATCAGCGCTTGACCGTACGATGTTTTTACGGTGTCTGTTTTGATATTAGGTAAATCCCCTTTCTTTAATGTCGTCAAGTCTTTATTCATTTTAAAGACAGGTTGACATGCATCTTCAGTGGTTTCAAAATCAGAGATATCAATACGAACACCGTTTTCATCAAATACGTACGCATGAATGCCGTCGTAGTTAACGTAGTAAGGTTCAAGAATTTCTTCCCCACGTGTGTATTGAAAGGCACGTTGTATCCAACGATACTTTTTATACAACTGAAGTTGCAATGCTTTTAGAAATAGCGCATGACGTTTCATACAACACCCTTAGATGCTTTCATAAATTCAAACGAAGAAAGTTTCTGAATCAAACCAGACAGTACAGACGCATCATGAACAAACGGTTCAATCGTTCTTGAAACAACGTCTATAATGGATTCAGGAGGAATACCCATACCCAAGTGTGCAGCAATCACATCACCTACAACATCATCCGTAACTTGTGTAATACCATCATCAAAAAACTCACGCAGATAAACACCCACGTCATATCCAAGTTTACCACCCTCTTCTCGAATAAAACGAATAAACCGAGAAGGCGTGTATTTTGTAAACCCATCTGTCTTTGTAAGTGCGATAAACGCTTTAATGTGTTTGTTGTCAAACACTTCTACTGGACGGTATTTGCGTTTGTCTAATTCAACGTTACAGTAGTCACGAATCATGGTCATACAGACTTCAGAAACTGAGGCAATAGAACCTAAGAGTGCATCAGACTGAACATCAGTTACAAATGTTGTAATTTCAAGTAAACGCTCTTCAGGAGTAAGTTCTGTTTCATCAACATACTCCACTACAGATGCTAAATCTTCAAACGCAGTAATCGATAAGAAGACACGAAGATAGGTGATGGCTTGAAATAACGTTGCATCATCCGCTAAACACACACCATGTTCAGATAGCTTATCTAACGTAATCGATAAATAAACTTCTTCAACAGCATCTACAATACCAGACGTTTCACAACCACCAACCATTAAACTAAAAATGTAATCTAATTGGTCCAAGTGGTCTTCTATTTTAGCTTCTGCAAATAATTTATCTGCATCTAAAATAGTGTAGCCACGTGAATTAGGGGATGCGTTTTCTACTAGCTCGATAATAGTGAGCATATATTCTTTTCCTTATATATGTAAGGGAGTCTATAAGATTGAAAAGTGGTTTGTAAAAAAACACAGAGACTCACCCTAATATAGTCAGCTATCACACAACAAACCATTACATACATTGATTGAATAAGGATTTTTTACCATGACTAAAGAACGCCAACGTCAACGCAAAGGTAAGTACCAAGCACGACAGAAGATGAAAGAAACTCAAAACATTCTGCACGACTTGTTTACACTGGATGCCAAAGTAACCAATGCGTTAAATACGCCATCTCGTTTAAACCCACTCATGTCTGATGAGACGTTAATGGCACATGCAGACAAAGCACGCGTCGTTGAATTAGCAGGTTTCATCGATGCCGATGTGCGTCGCCTAGCAGTTCGGGTTGAAGTAGTTCGTACCAAATTTAATCCAAAGTCTGTGTTTAACACAGATGCTGAAAAACATCGTGCAAACCAAATCGGTTTAGAGTTTTCTACTATTTTAGAAGACTTTGTTGAAACTGTGGATGCTAACATTTCTACGCTGATGGATTTGTTAAATGAAGCAGCGCGTAAACGCGATGAAGCCGCTAAAGCATCACCTGAAGTGGAGACCGTAGAATGACCGTAAACGAAACCAACGGGATTGGTGAGTACAATCCTAATGAACCTTTTTTGGCAGACACAGACACAACTGTGCAAGCTGTAGAAGTTCCAAAAGACGAACCGTCACCAGCTCCCGCAGATGACCAGTCTGTTAACACCGAAGTTTCATCAGACTCTGACGATGAAACTACATCAGACGACGACAGTGAATCCTCAGTCACTGAAAGACCATCTGTTCTTCGTGCGTATGAAATACCAGCAGGTCGTCATCCATTTGTCTTATCTATTCCATCGGATGGTAAACACGACGAACCATTGGTTGTACTGACCATCAGTAAAACTGACTTTAAAGAAATCCGTGATTTAACGGAAAAGAAAATTGTCAGCGGCGATAAAATCAATCAATGGGTTGAAGCCACCACCATTGCATTAGGTCAGTATCATTCGGACGATGTTACTCACCACTTCGAACGTGAAGGTAGTGATTGGACAAACCAAGTAAAACACGGTGATGTCACCATTGGTCCAAAACGTTCAAAGTTTAACGTCAGTAAACGCGCAAACTCAGTAGTCAGCGGTGAAGATGCATTGTTATTAGCGCGTCAATCTGCAAACCTGGGTACAACGTTAGACTTCCCATTATTCCACACTGGGATTCGTTTGGGTATTCGTGCACCACTGGATGCTGAGTTGTTACAGGTTGAACAGGCTATCAGTTTAGATAAAATAAACTTAGGCCGTCGTACAGCCGGTGCTTCGTTTGCGAACACCAGTATCTACATGTTTAAACATGCGGTGGATTTAGCATTACGTAAAGTGTTTCACACCAACTATGAGTCTGTAGTTGCTGAAGACTTGCGTAAAGTTATTCGTGTGACTGACGTACCTCGTCTGTTAGCATCCATGATGATTACTGTGTACCCACACGGGTATTACATGGTTCGCCCGTGTGTGTCTAACCCTGAAAAGTGTACACACATTGATGAAGGTACGGTGAACTTAAACCACATGCTTCAAACGGATGATGCATCGTTAACAGCTATCCAAAAAGCAATGTTGTTATCTGATGCAGCAATGACAGCAGACCGTCTTGAGACGTATCAGAACGCACACGTAGCGAAACAAATCGATCGCGTTGAGTTGATGGAAGGTATCTGGTTGCATCTGGAAGTCCCCACCATCCAGACGTTTATGGATTCAGGTCGCCGTTGGGTAGACGGTATTGTTGAAATGATTAAAGAAACGTTCAAACAAGAACCTTCTGAAAAAGAGCGCGATGCGTTCATCCTTCAACAAGCCATGGTTACACGGATGCGTCGTTACGCACACTGGATTAAGAAAATCGAGTATGTAGATGAAATCTTTGTTACCGATGTACTTGACATTGAACGTACGCTAAATGAGTGGTCTGGTGAAGATGATTTGTACAAAACGTATAAAGAGAAAATCGAAACGTTCATTAGCAACGCGACGATTGATGCGTTTGGTATTCCGTACCACACCTGTACAAAGTGTAAATCTGAACCTCACCCAGCGTTCAAGTTAAAGAACTTAGAACACTTGATTGCAGTGGATGCGTTAGAGTGTTTTTTTACCCTACTGTCCCGCCGTTCATCCAAGACACTAACCAGAATCTAGAGGCTCCTGACAGTCATGTGCTGTCTCCTCAGTTTGGTCAGAAGGAATTCTTTAACACACCTCAGGTTTCAAATACGTTACGACACTATCACACGCACGATTCTGTGCTTGCTGGACAAGTGCTCGGGATGGCGTATGACATGGACTACGGAATACATGACCACACCAAAGACCCACATCCATGGTCTGGTATCATCCTTCACCCAAAAGAGGATATTCGAAAGATAGATCCATTTCGTTTATCCCTTGATAAGTTTTTAAAGAACAACGTCAAGGAACTCACAGGGTATACACATCGTGAATTCACGATGTTAGAACGAAGCCATCAACAATTAATTATTGATGCGTTAGTTCACTACAAGGATTATGTTGCACGTCTTCAAGAAGAAGCCAAACGTAAAGCTGAGGCTGAGAAAGAGAAGAAAGGTAAGGACAGGTAATATTGATGTCGTAGGGTCATCCCTACGACTCTTTTATATGTTTTTTCAAATATATATCATTGTTGTGTAGACCCGTAGTAACAATGATACTTTCATAAGGACCATCATGGAACACTTTAATCAGTTATATCGCAATAAAGAAACAGGTAAATTAATCGCTGTACTTCGCAGCCAACCAGTTATGAATCAAGACGCTAGTGCGTTATTGGTTTACGCAGATAACTACCCAGCAGTGATTAGTCGCGAACAGTTCGCTGCCGATTATGAGTTCTTTGAAACTCTGATTCCAATCACTATTCAAAACGCCGTGGGTATTCCGGTAAATCCACCACCAGGCAAATCGGTTGAAGAGCACCGTGAAGTCATCAATGGTTTGTACGATAGCATTTTACAAAGTGCTATTAACATCACAGCTATTTCATGTATCCCATTTGAAATAGATACAAATGCCACCAACAACAAACTGGGACACACTCAGTTAAACGATACTAACTTTATCGGTTACTGGGTGACTGCGCATGTATCCAGCGCCAGCTTAAGTAAAGAAACTAACATGTGGCATATCCCTGTTGAGCTGGGTGGCTTCCTGTGTGAGTCGAAGTATCGTGAATTAAACAATATCGCTGATTCTGTGACTACAGATGAGCTGTTTAACCACATCCTTCCACCTAACTTGAAAATTATGGTGCCAGATACCAATGGTGAAGCATGGCAACCTCCTGTGGCAATTACATGGGATATTCCTGTGTTTATCCCACAGATGTTTGATGAAGCGTTGCACAATGAAGCAGCGTCTGCAACAGACATGAATCAAGCGGTACTGGCTGCGTTATCAGGTGGTGAAGAGCAAGACATTGGCGAATTGGATGGTCATCAAGACCCACAGTTAGACCAACGTCACTTAGACCGTTCGGGTGATGCTGAACACAGTTTAGACCCAGCTCTGGTTGACGCAGTTCACGGTTTATCCGATGAGACAAAAGCTGCCTTAAAGGAAGGGTTACCTGAAGTGCTGGGAACTCTGGAAGGTGTCATAGCCAAACACACCACGGATGATTTTGATTTGGATAATTTTAATCCAGATGAATCTCAGTTGCAGTCTATCGCTGAACAACAGGCTGTTGCAGTTGATTCTGAAGAAGCCATTGAAGCATCTAACGATTGTGAAGATGGTGCGTGTAAAATCTAAGTAGTCAGATAGAGAAGGAGCACACGCTCCTTCTCTATCTTCTTTGTTTTAAAACTTTTTTAAACCTATATCACTAACGTGAGTCTATATAGGCATTGAGATAAATCTCTATGTCTTTCATTCATAAAAAGTAAAGAGGAATATCCCATGTCAACAGAAATTGTAAGACAGTTCTTAGTCGAACGTATGTCATTACGTTGGGCAATTATGGCGTGCTTTAAAAAGCATGTTAAAGATAGTCAAGAACCACTACGTCCAGAACAGGCATTGATTCTTGCCGATATCGTGGACCAGCGAGAATTCACACGTGAACAGTTCGTTCACTTAGTCAAAACGCTGAATATGGATTGGTGGACTGAGTACGGTGTTCGTGTTCAATTAGTTGCAGAGAACTTACTACGTCAATGCACGTGGCGTTCATTGCAACCAAGTAAAGTTCACTACTTCTTAAGTAACTATGGGTTTCCAGATATGTTCATGTGCATCAGCGCACACTGGATGGAAACAGCGTCCATAGAACAGAAAGTGCACTTAGCTCGCGATTTGTTTTTATGCTTAAAGACAGCGCGTAAGTTTAAAGGGTATGTGGATGCACGTACCGTGTTTCGTTTAGAAGAAGACAATCAGCGCATGTTGCAGTATTGTCAGTGGATTGACGTTGAACGTCTAAAAACCGTTGACCGCCTGCACACTGTATTAAAAGAAAACCCGGAGACAACAATGGAAACTATGGAACAAACTAAAACAACAGAAAACACCACTGAACCAGCAGCTCAGGTTGACCAATCAACACAACCTACTGATTTTGGTGGTTTGTTTAACTGTGTAGCTGAGCAGGTCGATGAAATGATTGGTTCGTCATTAGGACAAACCTATTTGAATATCATGGGTATGGGTCGTCATAAATTTGATACACCAACCCCTGAAGGTGAAATCACTGTAGAACAAACGGTTGAACAGCAGATTCAATCTCTGTTAATCAACTGGCCATCACTACGTCTTTATTCAGCTACATTGTGGCCATCGCTGTCTGTCTTTACAGGCGAGTCAGAAAATCCACTGGTTCAATTCCTACTGGAAGTTTCTGATGTGTTGGTAAAGAAAGAACAGTTGGTTGCAGATGACGTGTTTGTTGTGGTAGCACAACTGCAAGCATTGTTTATACAGTACGTCTACCCTGACTACACACGTGTGGTTGATGGACAGGTCGTTGTCTCATCAGATTTTATTGAAGCGTTAAAAGCGATTCAACCAAATGAAATGGAAGACCTGACTACAGTGACTACCTTTGTCGTGAATTTATGTCAACACTATACGGTGTCGCTGGATTCACTTTCAGATGCAGTCATGAGCACTGGCATCGCTATCCTTCAAAGCAAACAACCCGCTACTGAAAACCCGCTTCAATCTGGCTTAGATACGCTGGCGAATCAGTAAGTGTAAAAAGTAACCTACATGCACTATTGTGTAGGTTACTTTATTTTTTAATAAAAAAGTTAGGGGACAATAATGTCAGATGAAAATAACGATGTAGGAATTAGTCTAGAGCTTCTGGGTGAAGAAAACGCACTTAGTCCACTTAAAATGCGCGAATACAACTATCCGGGTATTCTGCCAGATTCAGAAATACGTCGTATGTGTTTTCCATTCAACGACAATGAGAAACCATTGTTAACACCATTTGCTGAACGTACATCAGTGAATGATAAAGGTGCGCGTATCCCAAGCTACGGTATTTCATCAATGGGGTATGACATTCGTTTAGCACCTGAGTGGAAGTTGTTTGATAGACCTGAAGAAGGGACGATTGACATTCTCAATCCACAACCAGGTCGTTATGTGACAGAATCCTCTGGGGAATGGATAATCATCCCACCAGGTACAACGGTGTTGTCGCGTAGTGTTGAATACTTTAACCTTCCTAACGATGTGTTTGGTATTTGTACAGGTAAATCCACATTGGCTCGTTTAGGGTTAGATGTGTTGGTTTCTCCTTTGGAACCGGGTTGGTCAGGTCATCTCGTGGTAGAGATTGCTAACAACACCCCGAATCCAATTCGTATGTATGCAGACATCGGTGTGAGTCAGCTTGTCTTCTTCCGTTCACGGTATGCTCCTGATAAAGCGTACACAGGCGGAAAGTACGATAAGCAAGAAGGGATTACTGAATCCCTTTTATAAAGTGAGGATAGGTATGGATTCACAATTACTCATATGGACATTGATTTCAATGGGAAGTCTTCTTGCTGTTATTTTATTAATTGCATTTGAGACATCTAACCATTCGAAGTTTATTTATCACGTTCGTTTAATGACGATACAAGTCATCTGGTTCGTTTGTATTAAGCATCCGTACCTTTGGGGCTTTGCATCGAGAAACACGCTTAGAATCGCTCTGAAGCTATTTGAGAGCCGTCCACTACATGAAGGTTCAGTTATTGAATCACTTCATCGTGTTTTACCTGGACCTTTTGCATTTGGTCGTTATAGTGCTGAGCTATTTCAGATGCAAACCAGTACATGTCCTCAAGTTAGTGAGATGATGGGTTTTTTAGATGTGACTAAACTACCTAACTTTGTTCTTGTTAGTGTAAAGACGGTGGATGGACATTCGGGATTTGTTGTAAAGACAACCCGAAGTCTTCAAAGTAGTTGGGTGGACCGCGATGGGTTTGATGTGCATCTTGTGTACGCACGTAGAGAGTACAGCAATATAAAACCATTGCCTTCGTTTAATATCATCTCAGAGATGGACACAAAGCGTTTAAACATACCCGGAGCTACACGTTCTCGGTATAGTTACATCGAACCTATGCTTAAAGATATTTTACTATCCTTTAAGTCGAGTGATTTGTTTAAATCATAAAACCACAGAAGAGGGAAGTTCCCTCTTCTTTTCTATCTCTTTTTTATTTACAAGGAACAAAAAATAAAATGTCAAAGTCAAAATCATTTCAACGTGTTACTATCTCCGCATATTTAGCCCGTGCTTTATTTGGTGAACAAATCCTGTCATGGATGTTTCCAAAACCGTTTACATATTCAGAACACACTGCAAATCGTTATTTAACACACAACGACGACGCTGCATTGACAGATGTCTTCTTTGATTGGATGAATCGCTTCTTTAAAGAACAAACGATTACTGCTCCTAAAGAGAAGTTGTATCCATATACGCTGTTCCCAGCAGACGTTATTGTGACAGGACTACACAAAGATTTACCGATGCACATTGCAGTTGATGTTGCGTATTACAACACCAATCCGTTAGATACGCTAAAAGAGACGGTAGATTTTATATCGTTACATAAAGGTGAAACTCTGCAAAGTGTATTGGATTTATCCTTTTTCCATGAACCGGGTATTGCTGCTGCTAAATCACGTGAAACTACATCAAACGGTGGTCGCGATGAACGTCAATTTAGACAACGTGTTTTTAGCAGTTTAGTTTCTGGACTTAATGAAGCTAAACGTATGCCTACAATTAAAGTTGGAACAAACCTTCAGGACTCGCTAAATGCAAAAGTGGATAAGACTATCTACCTTGCAGCCGTCTCACCTGAATGGTTTGAATTGAACATGCGTAATTTGTACCTTGCAGCGTGTCGAGAAGTGACGTTCGGTGGTTTGAAACCACGCAAAAGCTCTGATGTTATTAATTGGTTACAGAAGTACATTTCAGCGACTGATGTTCTTCACTCAATAGTTGACCATGTAACAACTCAGACGTTTAAAATTGTTTGGATAGATACTAAACGTAGCGATATGGAAGTTATCTACGTAGGTACAATATTGGAATCACAACTTCAACCCAAGCAAGAAGAACCAATCGGAACTTCAACGCTTAATCGCTGCTGTGAAACCGCTGTAGGTCTTGATAAAATGTTAACTGAGTTTAAGAGCGAATTTTCAGATATTACACTTGAACAAAAGTTAACAGAAATGTCAGATGCGGTTAAACAATGGTTATCAGCTAGTCGTCGTTTTCAGGTAAAACAATTTGCACACATTAAAGGGTGTGAGTTTAAATTGTCTATGGATGATTTTAAACGAACGTTTGGTGCTGACTTTCCACAGATAGTCTCGTTGCGTACACCTAGTAGTTTGTTTAGCTTTTTGCAAGAACTAGATGGGCACTCAATGACACTATTGCGTGGTGGTATTTTACTTGAAGGTAAATTAGTGGGTTCTGGATTTCCTCGTGAAACCACAGTTATATTTACCAATGAGTCTAAACTAACATTCAAACCCAAAGGTTTTAGTAATGAACTTACGGTAGATGTTACGGATAAACGAAAGCGCCTGTTAAGCGATTACTTTAACCTATTTAACAGTAGTAAATAAAAAAGACGAATAAGAGGAAGGGCAATTGCCCTTCCCTTTATTTTTTGTTTTTAATGAAGCGTGTGTTGACGTTCAAACTCTTTACACAACATATCAAACGTAGGCGCACCTAACACTGAACAACAAATCTGTACTGCATTCATTGTCCCTGCTGTTAAGTTAACACCTGCTGCACGTCTGGTTTCTTCAGATACACCTTGTATCTTTGAAATCTCCCCACGTGTAGTTGACTTGGATGCATTCATCGTGTCTTCTCCGGTAGGATAAGCACCGGTTACATCCAAATCATAGTTTGCTACCGAAATCCCCGTTCTGTAATTAGGAAGCTCTTCAATACAACGCAAACCATTGATGACTTTGTTGTGCGTAGCTAATGTTACAATCCATCCATCGATGTGTGAAACCATTTTATCAAATTTAGATTCAATAGTCTTTGGTGTCGATGCAATGACATACCCATGTTGCAAACAGAAGAAGTGTAACTTGTCACATGTTCTTCTAGGTTGCTTAGAGAAGTTTGCATAATCACTAAATCCGCACTGAGAATAGATGGTACTCGCTAAGTCCATAATCTTAGGTTGTTCATCCAGTATCTCAGCACGCACACAGTCGGCGATGTTATATACACCATACTCTACTTTAAACTTAGCCTGCATGACCATGTGACGACGTAAACCTTCTACATCTTCACCCACATCGACATGAAGCTTTTCAGTCTTCGTGTATTTTTTAAGTAATGCATCTAACGACATAGAGGGTTCTTTACCATCCCCTAAACGCACACGTCTGAAACAACACGCTTGGTCTAACGTATACCACGTGGCTGGTGCAATCAACGTATGCCATTGGTCATACCAATCCAAAGACGTCTCATCCCCTGCAGCAGTTTTCTTAATTCGCTGACCTTCTTGGTAGTATGCGTATTTAAACTCTTGAGGAACATCTGGGTCTGACATAATCTCATGTTCATTACCCCCATACTTACGTATCGTTTTCATAATCTCAACGATATCGAAGTCGATGTTAAAGATAGCGATAACATCAGGCATCCATTGATGTGCTTCTTTATAAATGAGTTCAATTGCATGGAGTGGACTATTTGCCACATCACACACAATCTTAATCCCGCGAGAGTCTAACTGGTCACCCATAAGTTCACGTGCTTTTTGCTGAAGTCGTTCAGGGTAATCTTTCATCCCATCTAAGAACTGTTTAGTCACCACATGGTACACACGCTCTTTCATGGTAATAGATATCATGATAGGGTCTTTTGTACCCTTATTTACATCCGTTTCGATATCCAATAAACATACACTGTTTCTTGATACACAGTTTGGCCACGTCTTCATGTACCACTGCTTAATAATTGCAGTTGGTGTGATATCCGTTCCGTATAAATACGGATTCATGGCTATCTCTTTCATGTTTAACGTAGGACTATGTATGTTCAGTGCTTTCTTTGCAGCATATGGAAGTTCAGCCTGTGTGCAAGTAAAACGCATTAGACGTTCTACTTTTTCCCAATCTTTCTTTTCCTGATGTTTTCTAAAGCCTTCTTTAGTCACCCAGAAAGGACGTTTAAAATTAATCACCCATCGTTTATGCGGTATCTTGCGACCATCTTTTAAATGCACAACTTCTTTAATGAAAATAAGGTCGTCACGAATACCATCTGCACGTTTATAATTACTGGTTACGTAAACTGCATGTTTACATTCATACCCTAAAATATCTTCTTCCGATATTCCAGATGGAGGTGTTAATTTCATTGCCTAACTCCAAGATATCAAACTCTATCGTAAGATAAGTATCCTATGTAAATAAACCCTCAAATATCGCAGGATGTCGATTATGACCAGCCTTTTTCAGCAAGCGTTTTCATCAGATTTAACGCTTCAAAACCTTCGTTATCAACCTAACCGTGATTTCTTCATTGCACTTACTGCTTGTTTTAAAACAATGAAAGAGATGGTGAGTAAAAAGTCATCTGTCAATGAAGATGCGTTAAGCGTCGGTAGTAATATCGAAAAGGTTGTGTTTGATTATACAGGGATGCAGATTGATTTTAAATCTTCAGAAATGTATGGTTATAACGCCTATGTTATCCCTGCTGACTTAGACAAAAATAATGTGTTATTAGCAGGACGTAACCCAGAATGGTGGGCGACTTCTAAAGAAGCAAAGAAGCATCTGAAAAAAGCAGATGAACAACCAGTCATTGGTGTTGTCAACACATCTACAGGAAAAGTATCAGGTGTGTACAGTCAAGTAACCGCTGAAGTATTTATTGCTAAACAAATTTTAGCGGATGAACGATTCACTCCTGAACTTTGTGCTGCTATCTTTGCGCATGAGTTAGGACACAACTTCACGTACTTCCTTTACATGGGTCGAGTGTTAACTGCATCTCACGTCATGGCTCAATTAAGTTCTGCGTTTAAAGAAATAGATTCAGAACAAGAACGTGCTGAGTTTATTCTTGCAGCAGCTAAAAAGTTAGATGTTGAAGTAGATGTGTCGGGGCTTGCTAAGTACGATGATGTGTCTATTACACAAACAGTGCTTATTACTCAATACCAGCGACAAGTGTGTAGTGCAACAAATACAGAGTTCCATGATGAACGGACATGGGAAGCGTTAGCTGACCAGTATGTATCTCGTTTAGGTGCTCCTGTTGAGCTTGCAAAAGGCTTAGACCTTATTATGCGTATGTACGGTGACCCATCCTACCGCACAACGTTTAAACACATTATGTTAGAAACTGTAGCTGTGACGGCAGTCACGTTGCTAACTGCTGGAATTTTACCGCTATTACTTATCATAGTGGGAGTTACAGGTGGTCGTTCAACTGAACTGTACGACAGCACACCAAAACGATTTGAACGTATTCGTTTAGATATTGTTCAACAGTTAAAGCAAAAGAAACTACCAGCCGAATTACGCGAACGTCTGCTCAATGAATTAAAAGACATGGATAAACTTATGTCTGCTGTCACTGAAAGACAACATGCGTTTGATGCGATGTTTGAGTTCTTCTCAAGCAATACCCGCAGAGGTAGAGCGCGTGCTGGAGTCATTCAAGACCTTGAGAAGCTTGCAAACAATGAACTGTTTGCGTTTCATCACAGGTTCAATCAATTAAATAAATAAAAGGGTTTGTTATGAAACAACGTGAAATTGTAGGTGCTATTAACTCATTAGTGAGTGCAGCAAAACAAAACATGGGTCAAGACTTTGACGCTAAAAGTGCAGTAACTGGTTTCGTAGCACACTACGTCTCTATTCAGTTGGCGTTACCCACTGAAGCTGTAGGTAATCCGAAAGATTACTATATCCAAAACGTATTTATGCGTGCTGTGGATATGCTTGGTAAAATCAACGAGTGCTATGCAATCAACATCAATGCTGCTCGCGACTGCGTGTACAACATGTGGTTATTACGTTACAGCATCGTCCATCAACCGTTTTCAAATGAAGGTCTTGCTGCAATGACCTCTGCATTACAGGAATCGCCATTGACTGTTGCAGACGCATATACTGCGGTAGCCAAGTCATGTGGTAATCAGTACGTGTCTTATTTGAAGTTTGCGTTAGACCAAGCTGCTGAACTGCATCAGTAATTTTATCTATACAGAGAAGTGGGGTTCCACTTCTCTTATTTTTTGTTTTTGAAAATAGGTAACCACTATGATTTATCTTCGTCAAGCTTTTACTCAACAAAACCATTTACCCGATGAAGCGGAGTATCTGGATGAAATGTTTCCATCTGACGATTTACTGCATCATGCGGATGAAATTAAAGACTTGGTTGCTGAGACTATCACCCCTGATGAATTCACAACAAAGGTTCCCGGTGTTTATCGTGTCAGTGTTGAAGACGGTGACATCACACTTCAAGCAGATTGGGGTCGTATCTTAGCGATTGGTGTATTGATTGCTGGTGCGATTGCAATTGCAATTGGTATCATGCGTTCTCGCGAAGAAAGAAGCCGTGCAGAAGCATTAGAAAATGCAATTAATAAAACTGCTGATGAATTGAATAACATGTTCAAGGACTTAGGTACACAATACCACATGCAGGAGAGTGAACTTAAGGCGGCAATGGAAACCACAAACGATGCTTTAAATGCTGCGTTTAAACGTGCTACAGCAACACAAGGTGATGCGTACATTACGTATGTCAGAACATTAGAAAAAGGGAACTCGTTTAATGGTGTGATTAGTGATGTTAACACCAAAATTAGACAAGGTCTTGAAACCGTAAAGAAAACGCTTGACAAACAAGCACAAGCAAGTAGTGTATCTCAATTAGATGCATTAAAATCAGCCGAGAAGACGTTAGAAGATTATCGTCAAAAGCTGTTTGCGCATCAAGCGTGGCCTGAAGGCAATACTCAAACTACAGATGATTTTAAATCGTTCTTAAAGAAAGCAATGACTGACCCATTGGTTCGTCGTTATTTGTTAGGAATGGATTTAAACTCATTAGTAAAACCGCTGAGTTTATTTGACCAGGGTGATTCTAAGCAAATCAAAAAGTTACTTGACGATTGCGATATTACCTTAAAACGAATGAAGGATAAGAAAGTCGCAGATGGTGTGATGGACGACTTCAGAGAAACTAAAGACGCAATGACTCGTGTAACAGCACTGTGTTCTGAGCTTCAAAAGTTCCGTGATTTACACGTTAATGCGCTTATTGCGCTTGTAACTCAAATGGGTCGTGAAAAGAAAGACGCTTTACGTACCCAAGCGCAAATCATTCAATACGGTACACAGTTAGCCAAAGCGCAGACTCCAGAACAGCGTCAGGAAATGTTAGACGCTTTAAAGGGTCGTGAGTTATCTGAACTGTCTGATGATGAATTTGCAGAGATGGTGAAAAAGTATGCTGCGTTTCGTATCCGTAAAGACGGTACGATGCAGTCTGAACATCCAGAAGCCTCATTGCAAAGTACACGCACTGGGTTCTTTTATGACCCAGATACAAGTGTTGGTTCGATGTTAAATGACGCTCAAGCGTTTGATGAACTAGGTTCTGAAGAGCAGTTAAATATTGCTGATGCGCAAAGTAAATCAGAAATTGCGTGTAACCATTTAACTCATTTAGAAGCGATTGTTCAAAGTGCGTTTGAAAAAGGTACAGTGTGTCGTCAAACGGTTGAATTGTTAACTGAAACTCACGGTGCATTCTTACCACCTTCTTACCCAGCAAAATCGTTTACGCTTCAGGAAACTGAACAAAACATTGATGTATTTAAAGAAGCAACCCTTCTGAAAAAGAACTCAGTGTTGACGGCTCTCATGGGTACAACGGCGTCGATGTTAGGTGCTATTCAATCGTACATGACAAAGAATCAATACGAGCCTTTGTTAAATGCCATTGAAGATTTAAACAATCAATGTACCGATGCCTTGGGTAGTGTTGTGGATTATGAAGTTGTTGCGGCGACACTGTTTACTCAATTCAATGGAATGTTTGAGAAATCAGCAGTGGCTAAATCCGTGTTCTCAACGTACCACCCTATGGCAAGTACCGCATACACAGGTAAACTGTTATCTGCTCGTGAAAAAGTGGTGGATGCACTCAAAGACTTAATTGAAGTTGGTGAAGATTTGATTAAGTTAGCAGAAGGAATTGATTCAGGTAAATACCTGAAGAATGTTCCACTGTTAGATATTCCTAACAGTACGCGTGAAGTGGGTAACTTATCACTGGTTCGTGAAAAGGATGCGGGATTTGTTGAAGAGCTAATCGACGTTCGTGACGACTTTGGTGATATCGACACCAGTTCATTAGAATCTGATGTGACTGCGTTAGATGTACATCTTCCGTTTAACAACACAGAATTGTCTATAGTTCGTGAACAGCTAATGACTGATGTTCTGCCGTACGAAGAGTGGGCTGAATATGTGATGGCAAGTTTAACGTTAGATGTGATGATGCCTCGTCGTTTAGTCGACAGCGGTACGTTACAACAATCTGACTACTTAAATGAAGTAATCACAAAGTTAAACGATTTAGCGTTCAAAGGGAAAAAACCTCACTACGCACTTGCAAACGACATCCATGATTTTAGCTTAAAAGCAAAAGAGTTATCTATCTTCTGTGTTAAGTTAGAGAACCATGTGAAAGTTGCTTTAACGGTGTACACGAAGCTTATTAATACAAAAGCTTCTGTAGTAGATGTGCTTTACAAAGAAAAGGACAATTCAATTAAAGCACTTGACGTAAGAACCTTAGCAACACTTGTAAAAGCTGTGATTAACAAATAGAAATAAAGAGAAGGGTGGCAATGCCACCCTTCTCTTCTCTATACGTTGATTTGTTCTTGATGTGGTAAGAACTCAACAATCACACCATCGATAATACTAATCGTACCATCACCTAATAAGGTTAGTGATTTTGCTAAGTTAATCTTACTATCAACATCGACAACAGTGACAATCTCAAAGTTGTTATCTGCACCACCTAAACCTGTAACCAAAACATCGATAATCTCTGTTGTGGTTCCATTTCTTATTTCAGACACAATGTCGTTGATACGAATTGTTGTCTGTTGTAAGACCTTGGCGATTGCAGTACGAGCTAATCGAGCTAATGGTTCACGCAAATCAAGATTCTTTAAATTCTCTTCTGTTAAGTAAAACGCAACAGAGAAGTTTTGTCGAGAATCAATCGTTGTAATGACACCTTCTTTTACTCGAACACGCACATCACCGGCTGTGGTTTTTGGTGTATACCAAAGCTTCGTGTTTTCTAACAAATCTCGATTGTAACGAGGTATCTCAGATGTGACCCACGCAACAAGTGTGTTGATAGAATCATCACGGTACAAGTTTGCAGCAGCATCCGTTGTAATCGTAAACAATCCTTCAAACAACACGACGTCCACTTGAACCATCATGCTACGAGAATGTTCATAAACAATATCACCGTTATCATCGTACTTGATATCACCAATCTCGTGTTCAAAGATAACGTGACCATTCTCATCCAACATCACATCGCCTTGATTGTGTTTTATTTGTCGACTGAGCTTTTGCGTAGCCGCATCGTAATACACAATATCAAAACCACGTTCATCGGTGACATAAACCGTCCTATCCCATACCTTCGGAATATTCTCAGTATAACGTCGAGGTTCGCCACTACCCACAACAACACGACTACGATTCCACAGGTAATCCAGATAACGACCAAATTGTATTGTCAGACGTTCCTGCACAACACCATACGCAGTTTCAGGGAGTAAGAAATACTTAGAGATTGTATCAATCTCTGAACGCGTCATTCCTGTCACATTGTAATCACTGACACTGAATATCAGTTCAAACGAGGTGATAAGTTCAGCTAAGAAATTTCTATCCGCAGTATCTGCCATAAAGAAGTTCTTTACAGCAAGTTGATGTGTGGTGTTGATATCAAAATCAGTAACGACTCTAAATTCATACACACGTTCACCTTCCGCTGTTTTAGCAAGAAGCGTACCATTTACGCCAGCGTACGATACATCGTTGCGCGGTTTAAATAATAACTGTGCATGGACTTGAGTATCCGCCATTGCTTTGACTATATCGCCAGAGATGGTAGCAACCACTAAGCGATAACCGTATGCCGTTTTCTCAATAGCCAGCGCACCAGATGCTAGTTGAAGTTGTAATGTTTCATTTTGTTGAATGAACTCACGACGAACAACAGATGGTTTGTCCATGTAGTACGCACGACTGGTAAATTCGTTATCTGTTAAATCAAGAACCATGTGAAATGGATTGTAGTAATAATCTTTCGTTGAGTATTCATTGATAAGACTATCACCTTGCAACTGAGAAAGTCGGTCTATTTCAAACTGACTGACTAAACGAAGCACACCATCTTCTATGGTAAACAAACTTCCTGATTTCATAACTAGCTTCTCACCCACGTCAATCACCGTAGGAGCACTTGCAATCGTCTCATACGTCGCTTGAAGCGTTTTAGCAACCACACCCATAGGTGAGTTCACAATCGTCGAAGCAGGAGCAGGGAGCGCCTTTGTAGCTAAGAATATACGGTTTGTTAAATTATCTACATGACGAATCAGTTGATAATCACGTTCCGCTAAATCCAATTCCAACTGTTTAAAGGATTTCTTCTCAGAGTTACCCACAGCACCGTATATCACTTGCTCGCGAAGCTCTTCAAAGGTTAAACCGTTTGTACCACCTGTTAATATCGAATCAGAGAAATACGTCTTTGTTGGAATAGCTCGCCATGCATTGACGTAATTGTTGCCAAGTGCACTTAAATCATTCCATGTGACATCAAACATACCAGGGCTGTAACGTTGTAAGTTAACGGTCACATCACCTAGCGTCGTATAAATGTCAACACGAATGTTACTCTTCACCAACCCTTTCGTTAGATACACCTGAGGGATACGAACGTTAAGTTGACCTTCAAGTACACGAAGCACTGCAGTCACTCGGTTTTCATCATACACTTGGTCTGAATGCGTCGTGTACATCTCAACCCACTCATCTGTATTGGTCCGATGGTAGACTCGTGCGTAGAAGAATTTATCAACCAACGTATAGGTTTTATTAAACCCTGTTGAAAGATTCATTTGGTCTGAAAAAGACGCATTGTTAAATTGCAGCAGTGGAATTTGAATGGCAATAATTTCTTGACCAACAAACGCAGTCATTGCTTCGGGTGCAATAAACGTGTAACTGTCTACAATGTTACTTTCGAGCGTTTGAATAGGCGATGGCTTCTCATTGTCATACATGACTTGAATAGCACCATGTGGCATTACACGGATATCAATCGGGTATTGCAACGACAACACAATGTTGTCTACTCGAAAGAATGTATCTCGTGGTATGGTCACTTTACGAATACCACCATCAGCAATCGCCGCTTGTCGCACTTCTTGTGCTGGAACCATAATGGTAATAACCGTTTGACCTGGTGTGTCAAAACGGTCTTTGTAGTTTACATCACTCATGTGACCATACAAGTCAGTCATGGTTTGAGATAAACTTGGATAGATGCGACGAGCAACGACTTCACCTCGCACAAGCGCAGCACAACTTGTCGCTGTAATCGCTTCAATACAAAATGGGAAAGGAGCTGCTGCTGATAAAACATCATATTCCGCATCAGACGGAGTTTGTGTGTTGTAGTGGTCAATAGCTCCATAAATCACACGCTTTACAGCAGCAGGATTTGCACGCAAGTCAATACTTGCTTTAATAAGGTCAGCAACAGTTGTCATTATATCCACCACGTTATTTCACGAGTCACTAAGTCAATATGCGGATAACCACGCATACTCCCAGTTGTTGCTAATTCAAACGGAGTCATTTTACGATACGTTGCTTGACGAGAACCATCTCGCATTGCACCGTTAAACATACACACCGTTAAATTAAATTCTTCAAGCAATACAGGAACGTCATACTCCGCCCATAAACAATGGAATGGGATGGAGATTTGGTCCATGTTACGAATACCACCATCTTCACGGTTGTAATCCATAAACGCACCGGTGCTATCTGCCATTGGCACAGCACCAATCATGCAACCTATTTTAGATACATACCGTTTATCTTCAGACAACACAATTCGCCAAATACGACCCCAGTAATCCATCTCACGAAGCATAGAGTGTTCTGGGTAAGGTGTCATGTCTCCTGTATACACTGCACCTTGGTACGTCACCCAAGGAAGCATTAACTTACTTACTGGGTCACCACGTGTATTGGCAAAGTTCATGGTTAGCTGATACGTGCCATTTAGTTCAGCAACGTCATCTGCCATAGACCACACTTCTTTACGAATCCCTTCTGGTGAAGTGTAATAGTTCATTGTCGCTTCAGGCCATCCGGTGCAGGAGATACATGTGTTGGTGATAATAGGAATAAAGGCTTGTTTGATGTCAAACAAATCACTCCCTATTTGTGCACCAATAATAGGGTCTAGCATACATCTTATAGCCCTGTATATCGACTGTCGGTCGTCAGATAAAAGTGGCGTTAATTTTTGAACACCAGTGACATTGTCATGCGATAAATTCATACGAGGACGCGTTACCAACAACATCCCTTGCTCATCAGAGTTTTTTGGGAATAAAGTACCTACTCCTTGGTGGTCTAATCCCCAGAAAATATCTGTCAGTGCGGAATTGGGTCGACCAATGCCACTGGCGGAGACGATATCGTCTAGAATTGTTCTGTTGTCTACGTTACTCATTTATTTTTTAACCTCATATGGAGTCTGTGATGAGCACCAATAAAAGTACCTACGAGATAGTGACTGACTTGGCTTATTTCTTAAGTCAACACTCAGGAAACTCGTTAATCGAATATACAGCCCCGGCGCGCGCTATGCCCATCACACAAGTGGATACTCGCGCAGGCCAACTTCCTTACATTGAATCTGTTCTTCATTCGATGGTTAGCATTTATGCAGGATATTACTTACAAGCATGGCAGTTGTCATTGAATGTAGGTAATGTGGATGTAATTCGTACACTGGATAAACTGAATCCAAACCGTGACCCACTGTCTGGTGTAAAAGGTGGTCGTTTAGGTGGCTTTACGTTACAACACGACATGTCAGCGTTACCGTTTGGCGTCGAGTCTGTTTATCCACCTAAAGCAGATAACTACACTCAGAAAAATCAATCACTGGCCGCAACACTGGGTGAAGCCGGTGCACAAGAACCACAGTCTGCTCAAATTGACCGTGACTTCTTAAAACAGCATAACGAAAACGCAAATCTATCGGTAGGTAAGATTTTATCTTTAACGGTAGAAAGTGAAAACGGTGCTAAAGCGGCTATTCCTGTGTTGGTTCAGTTGCAAGTTAGCAACGTTCAACCTGCTCTGATGGTTCATACATTAACGCTGAGCTATAAAGAAGATAAGACGCTGACAAGTCGTTTCCGCGAATGGCGTGCAGGTATGATTTCAGGCATCAACGATTTATTGTTCTGTGATGACTTGATTCTTGAATACCGTAAAAATCTTCATGCAGATAAAGATGGTCATTTCCGTCAACGTCAACGTGCTTCGTCAAAGAACACAGCTGCTGCTATTTTAAGTGGCACACCATCTGTGGGCACTGCATCGTCTATTTATGTGATGGTTCAACAAACTGCATCTGAGTTAGAATTAAAACTCAAAGGCCGTTTGTCTGATTTCAGAACACGTGAAAAGTTATTCGATGAAACCAAAGGTATGTTGTTGGTTGTTATCGATGACGAGTGGCAACGTGTTACGGTATACCATCGTTCTATTGAACGTCCGACTGAAGTCAGCGTCAAAGAAATTCAACGCAAGAACAAACAAAACGGTCCTGACATTCTGGAAGTATTGAATCAATACAACCAGCGTCAAAGTCCTGTGATTTAACGGAGTATCTCATGATTCAAGCATTTATCAGCACCATCCTCCCTGTCATCGATAAACGGAAGTTTTTAAGTGACATTGAAGATGCTCGCAAAATTGTAGAAGACACCGTTGCTGTTCTTGCGATGGCTTCGTCTACCTATGCAAACTACCGCTTTGCAAGTAAACCAGTGGCTCAGTTTGAACGTGTATTCCAAGCACAGGTGAAAACCAAACTGCGTGGTAACCACATTCAGTTGGTGCATCAACTGTTAACAAAAACAAAAGCATGTTTAGCAGTTGTTGAACGTTTAGCTAAAGAGAGCAATAGTGATATTGTTCGTGCTGAATTGTCCTTCGCTAAATTGCAATTAGTTCAGTATGTATCGGCTACGACATTTGCCTGTCGTTATATCCGTAAGCATGTGCTTTGGGTAACACATGCTGAAACAAACCTAATTCGTCAATCGACGTTAGTCGGTAAAGAGTTGACGAAAGGTGAAGCGGAGTGGCTACGTACCAACGAAGGTAAATTCATTCAGGTGATGAACGCGTTTGATCACTCTCCATCTGAATTGGAATCTATCTTAAAAGCTATTCCAGATGTGACAGCAAACGAAGACAATGCGGATGCGGTTGCAGCATCAACGGGTCGTAGTTTGTTAGACCCACTGAATCTGGTGCGCGTAGGGTTTACATTTAACCCAATCTATCACTTGCGTTTAGCCTGGGAAGATTACAAGTTCACTCAGTACGAAGAAATGAAGGAAGACCGTCGTCTTCTGGAGTATCGTTTAGAGGACTTGCGTAACGCCAAAAACGGTGAAGAGAATCCTACGCTGGATAAAGCTATTGAGCATTATCAAGAACTGGTGTCCGACCTCACCTTTAAGATTAACAAAATGGAGAGGGATGCAGCATGAGCCAAGTGATGTATCCTACTGGTTACGTCGCGACCCCTGAAGTTAATCTTCGTCCATTTCGTAAGATGGACATTCCATTAAACCAAGATGGTGATGAAGGCGTTAAGAAGTTATTTAACGCTTGGCAATCTAAAGAGTCGCTTCACAGTGACCGTTTAGAATTTGCTCGTCAAGCTGTTTTGTGTTTTAATCGTTTAGTGGGTCACTTCCCGTTTTTCTATGGTGTACAGGTCAATACCTATGGGACCAATGATTACCGTGCGAAGTTCTTAAACGACGTGTTAGAGTTTGTAGAAACAGGTGCGTGTAAAATGCAACCTATTAACTACATTCTATTGATAGGTGAACCGGTTCGAGATGGGCGCATTGTAACACCAAATGCATCTATTCGGTTACCCGGTGCATTGACAACGGTCAAATACCGTCAGAATAAGTTTATTGCAAAATGGCTTAGTCATGATATGGGTTTAGACCACTTTATCCAAACACTGTATGTCTGGTTTGGTAATACGGTTAGTAAATCAGATGTAGGTCCAAAGAATCTTTGAAATCTCATGATGAGATGACATTGATAGTATGTTGAACATTCGAATGTTGTTTCAACTTTAAATTGCAATTTACTGGAGTAAAATTTATGACATTATTCGCACAAGCGTTTAGCCAGCAATCTGCTGAACCGGAACTGGTTGAAGGTCAAGAAGATTTAGCAACTGTTGCCCAGCTGGAAGAAGACAATGGCGAGCTGGTTGAAGCCGCTGCCGAAGTCGAAAAAGAAGCCAACATGCAATCTGACCTGGAAGAGCGCGTTGAAGTTGCTGAAGAAATCCAAACTACACTGCAGGGCATGGTTTCTGCTGGTGAAGGTATGGACCGTCGTACTGCTTTGGCCTACCAACAAGCCTTTAAAGGTCTGATTGGTACTGTGTTACCTAACCCGGTCGGTACTGTTGAAAACTTTGGCGGTGACGCCCAGCGTTTAGAAGCTACTAAGCGCACTCTGCAAGGTATCGCTGATACCCTGAAGAAAATCTGGGAAGCCATCAAAGCTGCCGTAGTTCGTGGTATCGCTGCCATTAAAGATTTCTTCGCCAAACTGTTCGGTGGCACTGACTCGCTGAAAAAGCGTGCAGAAGCTCTGCGTAAGAAAATCGCTGATGCTAAATCTGAAGGTAAAGAAGCTCCTTCTGAGAAAATCAAAGTGTCTGGCGGTGTACGTCTGCACGTTAGCGGTTCTATGGAACCAAGCGCAGTTAAAACTGGTTTAGCATTGGCTGCCAACGAAATCTCTGAAACAGCCAACAAGTTGTTAGAAGGTGCTGGTGATTATTACCAAACCCTGGCCAAAGATTTGAAGTCAACCAACGAATCAGTGGTTGAAAAGTTCATCAGCAAAGGCACTAAGAACAACATTGATAAATCAGTTGCTTCTCTGGGTTCAGCTGTATCATTGGCTCTTCGCATGAAAGGCAAACCATTGCCAGGCGGTAAGGCTATCATTGTTGAAGTAGGTTCAAACAGCGAAGAAGAGAAATCTTTAGCTGGCAAAATCTACATCGGCGATGCACCGAAGGCTGAGTGGAAAGAATCTACCGAAGTAGCTGCACCATCTCTGGCTGATTTAGAAGCGATGTTAACCAGCATCGAATCGATGATCGCTAAAATGGAAGGCGAGAAGAAAGATGCTGAGAAATTAGCTTCTGACCGTGACGCCGCCATCAAAGCTGGTGACGAACTGATCAAAGCTGGTGAAGCTGGTAAGTTATCTCAGTCATGGGACCAGGCTAAACTGTCTGCTGCTCTGCGTCTGACTAACATGTCTTTCAACCGCACTCTGTCTTCTCTGAACAGCTACCTGTTCGGTGTGAGCCGTGCTGGTCTGCAGTACGTTGATAGCTGTGTATCTTCTTACAAGAAGAAAGCAGCTTAAGTAACGACTTACTGATTCGGTAATACGAAGAAGTGTAAGAGCACTCAGGGGCAACCCTGAGTGTTTTTATTCGTCATTTTAGTTGACTTGGAGTTTAGTGCGATGACATTTTCTACTGACGAATTAACACATGCTGAACTAATAGCTCCTCAAGTGCAGGGTGCTGTTCATGAGGCAGACATGTTATCAGAAACATTTGAGCAAAGCTGCACTGTGTTGTCTGAATTAAATACCCCTGATGAATTGTCTCTGCAATCACGTCGTCTTTGTCACACTACTCTGCAAGGTATGGTTCATCATCACGGTTTAGATATAACACTGCAGTTTGAGAACACAGACGGTAGTTTAAAAGAAACAGCTACTCGTATCAGCATTAGTGCAGCAAAAGCAATCGTCGCTGCAGGTGAGATGGCGTGGGGTAATCTTGCAGACATGTATGTTCGTAGTCTAGCAGATACAACAACAATTCGTGGTTACTTGAGTAAATTAAATAATCGCATGGATTATACTCAAGGAAAAGAACAAGGCGATGAGGTGTTAACCTTTAAAGGGTTATGGTACACGTTAAGCGTAGATGGTAAGAATCCACGTGATGCTCGTGATATTCTACTTAACATCAATCGCATGACAGAAACATGTGATGCAGTTCTTAACAAATGGACTAAGGAAATTGAAACGGCTGGTAATTTATTTTTAAAGGTAGTAAAGAAATACGACCCTGCTGAAATGAATAGCGAGTTAGTTTTACGTGACTTAGTACAAGCTGCTGAGAAGTTAGACTTTGGTTATCTGCAACGTATTTTAAAAGTAAACAAAATCACAGACCCTCGTTATGAAGGTCATGTGTACAAGAGTGAACCTTTAAGTGGTGATTACTCATTGTTTATTTATCGTCCTGATTTATTTGTGTCTACTAAAGCAGATACTGTAAAACGCGCTGTATCGCTTCGTCGTCGCACATTTAAAATACAGCGAACTCATCCCACCTATCGTGTAAAACTCGATGAGGTGAAGATACAGGCGCTTTCGGTGGATGATGTCGCAGAGATACGTGAATCGATTAAAAAGCTAATGGATGTGTTAGAAAGTTATGACCGCAGTGGACGTGGTAAGGCGATAGTGAAGATTGGTGAACAGATTCAAGGTCATCTTAAGAACGAGATGAATTTCCTTGAACGAAATGTAGAGTTTCTTTCTGGGAACTACACAGCCAGTGTGTATCGTTTTTCAAATGCATACATGCGCTGGGCATCCGACCCAATGAGTGGATTGATTTCACAAGCCATGGCATTAAGTCGTGCCGCAATTAAAGTGTGTAACGCAAGTTTATCAGCTTATCAATAAAACTAAGGAGGGCGTTTGCCCTCCTTTTTATTTCCGATAGGTGGGCGGGATGGTATGTAATCGACTTAAACTGAGGGATTGTTCATGGCGAATTTAGTCATTGATTTGGCAGATATTGATGAGTTAGTGACACGTCGCATCGCTATGGATGTCGTGCGTGGATTCATCAACAAATTTAATCTACCTCATAACACCACTATTTTGTTACCCAATAGCGAACAAGAAGATGTGTTGTTAAATGTAGAGAACACAGATAAAAACGTTCAAGGGTATTTCTCTCGAATGAAGTTTAAACTGTCTATTGAAGATGTGCATAAAGAAGACAAGATTGGGTCAAGTTACGTTCAACGTCATGACTACAAACCTTTGTTTGTTGATAACGAGTTAGGTATCGTTGCGTCTCCGTTGTATGAATACAGAACCATGACGATTAACTTTGAAGTGATTACGTCTGACAAAGTAGTGTCTGAAAAGCTTCGTACTCAAATTCAAGAGAAGTTTAAAAATGGTGCTCGTGGGTTTATGCATGAAGCAGCGTACAGCTATCCACTACCACTAACATTGTTAGGTATTTTAACACGTATTTACCGTACCACTCGTTTTGATCAAAGTGCTGCTGCAATGTCTGCGTGGTTGTATACACACTTAGATGAACAGGTGGCACAAGTCAGTACATCAGCCACAGCAACACCACAGCTGTTTAAGAATGAGGCACAACAGTTAATTCAAGGGAAGTGGGATTTCGTTGGTGCTCCTCAAAAGGGTCAGAGTCAGCGAGATGGTACACAACAAACCATCAGCTTCTCGTATGAATTAAACTACGAGCGACCTTACCAAATTGCGTTAGACTATCCTGAGATAGTTCACAATAAATGGATACCCGCAGAGCTGCGTCCAAAAGAACGTAAGTACAGTTGGTTAGAAAAGTTATCTATCCCAAGTCGCTTCATTCATTGGATTCACAGCTTCTCGTTTTTAAGTGGTGTTGATTTAAGAGACCAAGGCGTTGCGGTCCCTTACTTTGTTCAGTGGTTTCCACGGTATTACTTTCCGTACACAGAATCACTATTTCGCATCAACATGATTGTCAATGAAAACAATCTTCGTGAAGTAGGTAATTTAGGTGACTTAGGTGAAGTTAACTTTAAACCAATCGTTCTTGATTATATTCGGTCGTGTGGGCAAGATATTTTTACCCATCGAAGTTCATTTATTCATGTAACGTTATTTGAAGATAACTCATTAAAAGGTCCTGAATCATTAGTCATTGATTCTGACTTGAATGTAAGTACAACGTTCGATATGGATATTAACAAACGGTATAATCTCCACATCACTGCGTATTTCTTCTTAAGACACATTCAACCTGCAGCACAAACTGCGATTCGTCGTAACCCAGATTTAGGTCATTTAATTTTAGGTGGTTTAGATGAACGGTTAAAGACAAACGGTATTCTACCGCTACCTGTGTTTTCAGGTGAGATTGACAAATACGCATTTGACCAGTGCTGTCAGTGGATTGAACGTAACGGTACAATCTCCATTGACACCCGTCACACATTGAGTCGTTTTATTGTGGGTGACTATGTATTGATTTCACCGTAAGATTTTCTTATTTTTAACGAGGTAATTTATGGCTTTTGCAACAGATGACGAACAACCTGTGCAACCAGCACCCGTTCCTGCTGTTCAAGATGTACCGACGTATCAGTCAAGTATTATCCAAACTGCAGATACACCATTAAGTAGCATTTTGCAATACGCAGAAGGCTCACCTACTACGGTGGATTATTATTCACAGATATTAGGTCCTGACCAAGCACCTCGTGTGTTTAGTCCTGAATCAAGTAGCGCTGCACAGCACTATCATGAAATAAAAGGATTGCGGGTTTTATTTAACGATGGATTTGACCCACAAAACGTACCTGACCAAAACAGCTTTGAAATTGAAGGAACGATTACATTTACACCGGGTACTGTGATACCAAATACGGGTGATGTGGTTGCAGGTGATTTTGGTGATGGTCGTGAGTATCTTGCCAGTGTGGGTTTAGTGCGACCACTTAGTGTCACACTCCAAACTGGTTACACGGCTCCTATTCGTATCATTCACTTACAAGAACCATTGGTAAAGAAAGAACTTCTTTCACGTGTTAAACGGCGTAGTGTATTTCGTCAAGAACTTTTGACGATGAATCGCAATCCAGTGATAAGCGAAGTCATTAATGATTTTATTAGTGAATCCCAACTTATCATGACACGTTTAAAAGCACAGTGGTGTCGTCAGTTTATTTCACGCGATACGCAGTTTATTCTTGTTCCAGAGCAATCTCAATTAACACATGACCGGTTCATCACCATGGCTGTGTTGCGTGTATTTGGCGTATGGGATAATAGTGAACTACGACACATGTACAATCCGTCTATGGATAGTCATGGTGTGTTCTCATCGCGTTCACTGTGGAACGTGATTATTGATGGCGATGATTTAGGGAATCAAATTTTTAAACGTGCAGGGTTAGGTACAACACAATTACTCCGCACACATCCTACAATGCGTTCGCTGTTCTACAGTTCAATCCAGCGTATTGTCGTACCAAAAGACGACCCGTACGATGTTGACGATGAATTATCATCACGGAAGTTTCAAGGGTTGGTTGCATTTACAGATAAAACCAATAACCCAATTACATCTGCATTGTTAGGTGAAACGCCAGAAACATCAGCAGACGGTGATACTCCTGTATTTGTAGATACAGCACTTCAAACACTCGTTCCAATTAAACCTGTAGTGGTGGACGATTACTACGTTTTATCGTCTGCATTTTACGAAGGACGTTTAACTGAGATGTCTCAGTTGGAATACTTTGTGACCATGATGATACGTGGAAAAGACATTCACTACGAAGACGTCTTACCGCTGTTACGTGCAGCAGGTACATGGGACCCATTAGAACGATTCTACTATCATCCACTTCTAGTGATGTTGGTTGTGTATCTTCAACGGAGAGTGTACTCATGAACGTTCCAACGCACCGCAAAGATATGTCACTTGCACAGCGCCTCTGTTTCATCTATTACATCGTAAAGATACCAGAAGCCTTTGTAGATGACCCTATTACACAATTGGTAGGTCGTCGAAAAACAGGGAACTCAAAACGTGATGCTGAACTGTCTAAACACATGCGCCCTCGTCAACTGACTATAGCTGAGATGACAAAGCTCTACTCGGAAGGTTGTCGTCCAATGGATTTTCATCGTCCTAACGATGTAGTTCAAGCGTATGAAGATGTGGTAGATTACTTAGCTGATTTACGCACCCAGTTTGAAAGCCCTTTTCATAAACCATCGGTTCCTACGGAATACATTGAAAATTTAGATTTGTTTGCAGCCTTTCTTTTTGAAGGCGTTCGTCGCATCGATCCAAAATATCAATACCGTGGGAACGCTGCACCTGTGCTTGGTAAGTTTATGGCACGTCGAGCCAATAAACATAAACGGTATATGGATGCATTACAGAAGTCTATTCGTGATGCAGAAGGGAATCGTGTAGTTCCACAACACCAACCTATCACAGGGTCTATTCTGGAAGCATTAGAAAACAAATAGTGCTACTTTATTAGAAAGGTATACTTTATGCGTATCGTTGATACTCCTATTTATTCAGAGTTTTTACAAATATCAAAACAGGGTGAAAAACCTGTTCATTTTGAGAATACGTTTGAACTCTTAATTGATGGCGAACTTATTAAACCGTTTAAATTACTTTCTGTAGAGATATCTCGCAGATACTGCCCACTTCCATCATCACCGCGTGCTCGCTACACGGATAAAATCCAAGTAACTGCACAATTTGGTGAAGGAACCATGCAGCATAAAGTATACCCTAACAAAGAGCGCTTAATCGCAGTATTAACCAAGAAATCAGTTGGGGAGGGTGGTACTACCAATAACGCCTCAGAAACGACTACAGAGCGTTACAGAGCGTTTTTATTGGATGGTAAATCTTCTATCTTAGAAAGTAATGTAACCTTCTCAGATGACGAAGAGACGATGGATAGAGGCGGGTATAAAGTAGTTTATTTTGAACTACTGAATTTATCTGTAGAGCAGTTACGATTGATGTCTGCACCTGGACCTTCATTTCGTGACATGAAACTTCAAGACATCTTGTTAGGTGTCTTAACTCTTTCAGCAGGACAGATTGAGTTGCCAGATGAAGATAGATTGGAAGGTGTGACTGTAGAGAAAACAAACCATGTTGATGTACGCGACTATGTGTTTGTAGAACAGGGATTACCTTTGATGGATTTTCCAGGTCATCTGCAACAATCCATTGGTGTATATTCATCTGGTCTTGGTCACTATATCCAAGGGAAGCGCTGGTATGTGTATCCTGAATACAATTTAAAGCGATATGAAATCGCTAAGAAGCGTATGACTGTTTTAAACGTACCTCGTACAGAACTTCCCATGGTTGAGCGCACGTATTTAGACCAAGGTGGAAACTTACTTATTCTGGCTACAGGGCAAGTAGACCACATTGATGATACGGATTTGCAACAAGTCAACTTTGGTAATAGCGTTCGCTTATTAAAAGGGGATGCTGCATTTAATGGGTTCTGGGAAATTAAAGACGACAAGGTTGTTGTCGATAAGAGTAAAAACATACATGAAGTCGCTATAGGACAGAGAGAGACTGGAATTAACACAACGTTTATGAGTGGTGCTAAAACCACCAGTAATATCTTAAACGAAGAATCTAAAGTCGCTCGTCGAATGGGTAGCTTCATTCGCTTCACATGGGAAAACGCAGATGCTGATTTAATCACACCTGCGATGCCCGTACGTTACATTTTCATGGTAGGACAAGAACTCGTTACTCTGTATGGAACGTGTGTCTCTGTTGAATGTAAAAAGATTAATATCAATCAAGGGTCTCAAGCCAATCGATTTATTCAAATGGCAAGTGTGACCTTATTTGTTGAAAAATACACCCTTAAACCAAACAAGGGTTAACCGGAGTTTCTTATGTCAAAAACATCACACGGTAAAATCATTGCATTTGAAGGCCCTGATTTTGTTGGTAAAACAACACTGATATCTGTGGTAAGTGAACATTTAACAAGTTTAGGTTTTATTGTTCGCGTATTCAGACAACCCGGTGGTACACCGTTTGCTGAAAAATTGAGAACTCTGATGTTAGAAAAGTCAGACACACCAGCGAACGCTATCGAAATGGCAGCGTGCATGGGTGCATCTCGAATCATTGCAGGACCAACCATTCATGAGTTCGTAAGTGAAAGTGAATTTCATATCGCATTAGTTGACCGTTGGTCACTATCAAATCGCATTTATCAATTGTCGCAACAAATAGCTCGGGTTAAACTTAACCCTACGTTTGAAGAATGCAGCATTTTGCAACACTTGGCTAAAATCATTACTGATTTAAACCACTGTACGCAACTTCACAGTGATGCGTTAGTGACTATCGTCTTAGATGAAGACGATGCGATTTTAGATGAACGTAAAGCGCAAAGCACTCGCACTGATGTTCGGATGAAAGCCTTGGGAGATGTGTTTACAAAAACAATGCGTGAAATGTATCGTGCTTCGTTTAAAGAACCAGATTCCCACACATTTGACGACGTATTCTTAGGTTCTCCACATCACTTGTTTTTAGGTAATGCGATTCATGTCCACAGCGGTACACGCGGACTGATGGAAGTACAATACACTGAGCAGTGGAATGAAAATACTCAGTGGGTGATTCAATTACTTAATCAGGTCAAGTTACTCAACAAATGAGGTCTTACGAATGTTTTCAAGTATTGAAGCATTTCTACGTAATCAACCGCATAAAGGGCTTCACACAGAAGCCCTTGTTACGATTACTTACAATCAACCTAAAGTAAACAGGTTGTATGAATCTATCGCGCAACTTCACAGTGAGATTGATTGGTTGTGTACAAAACCATCGTACAGCAACGGATTAAGTTTACAGAAATTTGGATGCACTGTAAACGAGTTCGAATGTGCAAGGCAGTATGAATTTGGTTCAAGCTTTGAGAGACGTCCTTTAGTACAGTTTCAAAAACCTGAACTAACTTCAATGGATATCTATCCACAGATTCCATATCACGAAACACATCATGTGCTTCAGTATTCAAAAGAGACACTTCACGATATGTATTTGGCGTATCGTTCCCAAGTGTACACAACACGACACCCTCACGATTGGAAAGAAGCGTTGTGGGTGCGATTACTTGATGCAAATTTCCATGCGTACAATAATGCTGAATACGCGTTAGCTGATATCTTAGTTAAAGGGTCAGTACGAGGAATGGTGTGTGAATGGTTTGACTATGATGTCTATCGTGAGTACATGGATTCACCCAATACAGTTTCAAACCTGAAACTCGTAGAGAAATTCCTATCTGGTGAAAACCCATCTCTTTCATGGGTAGGGTCGTTGTTTCCTACTGCTATTTATAGTGGACATTCCATTGTAGGTCCAAACCGTCTGGATTTCTTAACCGATAAAGAGATTGAACTGTATCGATTATTAAATCGCACTGGGTATCGTCAACTTACACTGCAAAACACATTGATGTTAACTACGTTTCCCTATGAAGCGATGCTAAACGTTATTTGTATTGGTGAACGGGATGATAAGTTCTTTGCATCTCATTTAAAATGCGTAGATGAATCTATTGCAGATAACAGCAGTGATATTCTTGTTCGTTATGACAAATCACTGGGTGTTATTGATGGGGATTGGTATCTAGACGTAACTCGCTTACAAAGCGCTGTGCTAGTCCATGGTGTTTATAAAACGACACTAGGTAAGAAACCATTCAATTGCTTTGACTACACATTTACTCTAAAAGGTGACGTTCTTTATTTGGAAGTTCAGTTACCTAATGGATTTGATGATATCTCATTATTTCATCACGTCTATCGAGCAAATGTGTTACTTCATCGAATCACACAATACTTAGGGTTAGTGTTTGGTGAATCTACGGTAGTCGCACGTGGTGTCACTGTAGATTACTCAGTCGAATGGAATCTTTTACATGAGTCTGCTGAGCTTTTGTTAAAGCCTTTAGAATCCTCTGTAACAAGTTTCTATGAAACAAGTACAGTGTGTTACCCTCCTTCTGATAACTTAACAAATGTAGAATGTGAATAGGGAGCTTCGTGCTCCCTCCTCATATGACGGAAACGTCATTCACTTTTATTTTTTGTTTATTTTTTGCATAAGGAGATTCTTATGCTTTTTTGGCGGGATAACACTTTGTTCGTAATACGCACATTTGATGGGATATGCACGTGGTTGTTCCTTGTGTTTACACTTGGATTAACAATCACCTATGTGAACATTATTAGTGCAGAGATAGCTCACGTTGTAACTGCAATGTGTGCCATTGTTTATTTCTCTGTTCGAATGATTATTCACACCTATCGATTGATATTTGTCCTTTATGGCACAAGTTACCCACGTGAACGTTTATACGTCATGTTGTCGTTACTTGTGTATCCATTTTTATTGTATTCAACAATCATTAAGCGAGTAACGAATACTCGAAGGATGAAACATGAGCACTCTCCCTAATTCAACGACTCCAGCAAAAACAACTGCACCACCGACCACAACGTCTGCGGAGACTCAGTTCCCCAAAGCAATCAGTGATGCACAGTTTAAAACGGCGTTACCTGTTGTCGATGTAGGTAAGTTACGCAAACTCACACAGAGTGCGTTTAATTCATCACCTTACGTTAATTCAGTGATGGGAAACACCAAGTGAAACAAAGTGAAAAGAAACGACGCGAATTACAATCCACACTGGCTAAGCTTCAAGCGATTAAGCCACGTACTGACTCTGTCGTTGAAAGTATACGTATGGTTCAGATGGAAATCCAATTGTTAAGACAACGACGCATATAACCATGACTGTAGTGGCAAATGCCACTACAGTCATGTATGCTCATTATGAGCATTTTATTAATCCCAACTAATCGCTCCAGCAGAGGCGTTTTCTAATCGATAGATACCACGGTCTTCACCATTGATGTCATCAGGAATATACCCGACTTCAGCAAATGGTAAGAAGAAATGACGATGTTCAACAGCGGTGTCTTTTGGTGTACGGTGTTTACCACGATGCACTGCAAGATACGCTTTATTGTTGTGCCTTACAATATCTAAGAAAATCTCTAAGTCAGCTTCGTTAGCAATCCGTCGTGAAGCATCCCAGTAGTTCTTAGACGCAATCTCCGCTACAAAGTTAGCAACCCCACTACGTTTTACTGTCATCGCTTCTTGTGATAACTGGTGTGGTGTTACAAACAGAATATCACGAGCCAACATAAAGAGACGTACAGTTTGGAATAACATACGAACTTCTTCACCAGCTACACCACCTTGCATTCCTTTCTTATTAATAAGTGCTAAGTAGTCAAAGTAGATGGCTTGTACATCATACCCTTCAGATTCTTTCTCAATGATGAAGTTAAACAAATCCATCGCTGTGAAGTTATTCGAATCCAGTAAGAACATCTCCACATGAAAACCAGTAGCCTGTAAACGACTACTAATGTAATCCGCAGCTTCTTGTGGGTCAATGTCACGTAGATTAACCGCAACACCTGTTTCATTCTCTTTCAGAGCAATGTACATCCGAACTAAATCTTCTTCTGCACGGTTTTCTGATGAGAAATAAAAGATAGCAGGTTTCTTTTCTGGGTCTTCTACTTCTGGTGTATTGTAGATACATGCATGACGGAATAAGTCATGAACAAAACCTGATTTGTAGTTGTGCGTTAACGCACCCACAAGTACAGTCATCCCGCGACGGAAGTTGCCAGCATCACCCAACATCTTGTTGACTTTCTGCCACCCTGATTTAAAACCACCCTTACCTGTATTCTCTTCTTTTGCTTTAGCGATGATATCTGCAAGTGAAGAGGGGTCAGACATGCTGGCTTGGTTTAGAATAAAACTTTTAGCCTGTGGAGACATCTTGTTTGAATAACTTTCAATTTCCACTAAAACTTCTTCACGAAGTGCTTGCCAATTCTGTTCAGCACCTTGGTAGAACAATTTGCGATAGGCTTTATTGATAGCGTCTTTAAATCCCATCAAATCTAAGTACGCGTGCAGCTCTTCACGAAGCTTCTTTGCTATCCGCTGTAAGTGAGCAGGTTCTAATTCTAAATACTTCTGGATAGGTTCTAATGCTTCGTACAACGTCAAATCCTGACCAACGTCTACACGAAGTTGTTGCATCACTAACTCAACCTCAAACCCTTCTCGGCTTTTATTGGTGGCTAGTTCATAAATGGTTTGACGGATATTCATAATGGCGAAACGACCGACATCCGTTTCACTCACTTGCTCAGGTAGTTTTAATTTTTCTAAACAGCGAAGAATAAGGTCTGTGGATTTGAATTCACCACCTGTTAATTTGTTCTCACAGATAAGAAGAGTAGCTGCTTTGACAAGAATCGATTTGGTATCCATGAATAACATCCATTGCGTTCAGATAGTAATTAGTATGAGTCTATGACATTTACGTCTATAAAATCATCTGGGTGTGTATTTTTTTAAATGGAGCAACTTTATGCGTCTTCTTTATATACCGTCCTGGCTTGCTGATACGCTTCGAAATGCAGAACAACCCTTAAGTGTGTTGTTAAACCCAGCTGAGATAACAAAGTACGTTTCTCGCTCTGATTTGATTCAAGTGTATTCTGCCACCAGTTTTTTTGACCACTACATCTATCACAAAGGATTTAGTGATGCAGTTCGTCATGAGTATTCCTATTCACCTGGGAATGTGAATCACGCAGCAGAACAAAACTACTTATCAGATTCAAGTGCAAATAGTTGCACACTGGTTCATCCTTCTGGTGTTCGTAGTGAAATCAATCGTGTTTACGCACATGCAATTAACAGAGCATTTAACGTACCTCTTTATTTTGGTGGTATGTTGGTTGATACACCGTACTACAATGATTTTATAGTAGCAGATAAACGCCTTCACCATGAATATGAAGATGTGTTTAATTACGAACCCCATTTTCGTGGTGGTGCTCGTTTTGTTGCTAATCTGTTCAAATTACTTACCGCTGACGTAGTTGGTTTTAATTTAGATACAGATACCTTTTATTATGACATTGTCCAACTTTCAGCAGACACGTTTGGTATTGTACCTAAACGTAAACTGCGAGAAGCAGACGGTGGCGTGGTGAAGCATGTGTCACTTTTCGACATGGAAAAAGTAAGCTTTGCTTTACTTGTCGATGAATTGACACGTTTATCATATGTTCATAAACCCTCACTCTCAGCTTTACATGAAGTTGAGATGTTAAGTTTATGGATTGAACAGTTACCACTCGTTAGCCAACTATCAGCTTAAGTGGGTAACTACTGTAACCAATGGTATAGTGGGTTATCCACTACGATATTTTTACTTTTCTGCGCAAGGAAAATAACATGAGTACAAAACAACGTTTCTCCAAAGCTTTATCAGCAATGCTGGGTCGAGTGGAAGAATCCCTGAAACAAAATGCACCGCAATTCCAGGACAAGTTTTACAGTGCAATGACACTGCAAAGCGACGCCGCCAACTTCGACGATGAAGAGCTGAAAAACACTCAGACTTCTATTGCTGAAGAGCTGGTGACTATGGCCAACGAAGTCGATGCCGAGTTAATCGAAAAAGACGAACTTGAGCCACTGACTGTTCAATCTGCCGCTATCAAAGCTGGTCTGATGATTTCTGCATTATACGGCAACACCAACGCTGCTGGTAAATATGCTAAAGCCGCATTAACCAACAGAAAGACTGGTGATGACGTTATCACGTTACAAAGCATCCAGTTTGGTCCTGGTGGTGAAGTTGAAGTAGCACGTCATGGTGACTACACGCAACAATCATTCGACAACAACGAACTGGGTAAATACATTCCACGTTCAGTATTGTTTAACGTGTTAGCCAGCCGCCAAGACCGTTTCGGTGAAGCATGGTTCCCAACTCACGTTATGGCTCCATCAGAATCAGGTTTAGCGATCACTGTTGAGCGTCAGGAAGTCATCAGCTTCGCTACTCGCGATGCCAATGGTAAGCCAATCTCTATCCCGCGTAAATCGCTGGTGAAAGCATTTAAAGACCACAAAATTTTAAGCCGCCCTTCTACTGAGCTGGTGCCGTTTGTTTCTGCTGAAAACGACGTGTACATGATTGACGAAGCGCTGGTCGGTAACCGCAACTTCCCAGTTGGCGATGCGAACATCGTAACTCGTCCGCTGAAAATCGGCACTGAAGTAAACATGTTGGGTGTGTCTAACTCTCCAACTCTGTTACAAGGTGGTGTGTTAAACACGACTGACGAAATGGCCGTGGGTGGTGGCGTAAAAGCACTGTACGTATCTTTCACAGATGGTACTGCTACTGAAGTATTCAGCTTCAACACTGAAATGGCTTCACGTAACCAATTCAACCCAGCGCCGCAAGGCAAAGACCGTGACATTCAGTTAATGATGCCTGCGGTAACGTTGATTCTGGATAAGAACAGCAAACTGCACAGCGACGTTGACTCTACTTTGTTAGCCCGTATCAAAACGGATGACCTGGTTGTTAAGTTAACTGTAGCAGTCACTGGTTACGGTTCTCTGCAAACTTCAAACGTTGTGGTCAACGCTGCCAAAATCAACGTGGTTGAAGTGGTCAACGCTGCCAAAGAAAGCCTGCCTCTGGGTGATGGTGTAGGTAAAGAAATCGCTGATTTAATCAACGGTTTAGCACCACAAGCAATCGCATGGGACCCAATGTTCCGTCGTTCAAACACCAACTGGCGTACTCTGGGTGACTTAGTTGATGTATCATCTTACAGCATGATCATCGACGTACAACCAGGCTACCCACTGGCAGTTATCAGTTCTACTGAAGAAGAACAACACGGTATGAAGTTAGCTGGTATCATTAACGCTAACCGTGCTCGTACTTCAAACTCAGCAGTAACTACACTGATTAACTACGTAGACCACTTAGGTGCACAAACCGAAGCTCTGCGTCGTGGTGTGGATGTTGATATCGCAGGTCAAGGTAAGTGGTTAATCACTCCGTACCATGCTGAAGTGAACTGTGACGTTGTAGACCGCGTTCGTAACCGTCGTAGCGGTGAGTTAGTGCAAGATATTTGCTGGGTACTGGTAGATGCTATCCGTGACGCAGCGTATCAGATGTACACTGAATCACAATACGGTACTGTGTTGGAAATGGTGACTGGTTCTCCAGACATGAAACCAACTATCGTTATCGGTTGTGACCCAATCACTGAACGTTACTTAAACATCGCTGGCGATACTCGTCTGCTGGGTGATAAGTTTGATGTTCAGGTTGTGTCTACTTACGACGACCGTATGTATGACAACGCTGTCGACGAACGTACTCTGTACATGTCATTCACTCGTAAACAGCCAGGTCACTTAGACTGCGCTGGTTTTGGTACTTTCGCTATCATTCCTGAAATGATGCAGAAGATCACCATGGACCGTGATGGCACCACTTATACGCAAGACCGCGTGATTCCTCGTCAAATGCACGTACCGGTATTACCGTGTGCAACCAAAATGACGATTAAGAACCTGTCTGCTGCTGTAAACGGTCAGATTTAATTATCTAACCGCAACACATGAATCCATGTGTGTATAAGGAGGAGGGCTAACGCCCTCCTCTTTATGCGTCTTTTTTTTTTTCGAAAGTTTTTGAAACATACATTATAAAGGTGACATTAACAATAATAAACCCTTCGTTTATTTTAGTATTCAGGATTCAGGCGATGGAAGATGATGCGCTATTAACCGAATTTAATCTAACGTACAGATTAGCCACAACAATTACAGGTTATTCAACGGTAGATGCAAAACAAACACAAGTCAGTAAAACCGTCAATTATCACAACCACAGCACGGAGATAGTAAACGTTGTAGAACGTTCAGGGCTTCATTTTAGATTATTACCAAGCGACGTCTGTACAGGTCGCTTCATTGTGACTATCACCTACATGGTCACGGCACGTGCACATATTGACCCAACGCACGATATTTCTGAAGAATTACTTTCCAAAAAGAAAAACATCTCTGCTGAGGAGGAAGCTTTATTATCACCTGTTGAACATGCACGTAAATCACACAACCATGGTCGTGGTGGTCGTTCACATACGTTTACTGTAGAGTACACGTATTCATTGACAGACTTATTACGAAATACAGTCAAAGGGTTGTACCTTGATGAGACTGACCTTGTTGTAACGGTAGGTGACTTTACAGAAGACTCACCACGTCATCCATTCTCAACAGAAGGACGTCGACGTGAATTAATCTGTACAATGTCTTACCAACACACACAACGTTCTATGTACCATGTTGTGCGACTTGTATGTAATTCAGGTGAATTCACTGGGCAGTACATGAACATCGCAGGAGACATTTGCTTTGTTCCTTCGATTAAATCACCGACTGAACAAAATGGTGTGTACATCTACACAGGTCAAGAAGTTCATTCTGTTGTACGTCCAAAAATAGAATACTACACGTATGAGGAAGCGCGTAAGAAATTTGGAATGTATGAAACACGTGAGCTTTGTGAGAACGTTCAGAAAATGCTTACTGCTGAACATGAGCTTCGCATGTCGGAACTTAAAGTTCAGTTAGAAGAAACTAAAATGAACGCGGAACAGCAAAAGCAGAAATACGAAGCTGAGTCGCTAAAGCGTAAACAGGAACATGAGGAGTATAAAGAACAACTTGAGAAAGAAGCTGCTCGTCGTAAAGATGAATACGAGCGTCGGTCTGTTGTTCGTAAAGATGATTCTGAAACTTGGAAAATGACCACGGTTGTTGTAGGTAGTGCGTTAGCAATTGGTGGGCTTATTTTCAAAGCAATGAAATAAACATTTACATGGGATGATAATATTCTGCAACCAGTATAATGAAAGAGAGCAACACATGGATCAAATAGGACTACAGACTTATCTTGAAGGGGTTCCCCATCTAAACCCCCGAATTGTGAAAGGTATTGCTACTGAACAAATGCGTCAAGCGGTTCACACCATTGACAGTGCGATTAGTAGTATTGCCCCATCATTCCCTGATGGTCTTAAGTATGTCGGCTACAAAGTGTGCGACCCAAAGACAACGTTTTTGGAATTAACAAAGCAACGTGACGGTAATCGTCGTCGTGTGGAGTTGTCACGCAGCGATTTCTTTTTGGTGCGTTATGATTTTACGTATGACGATGGACACGGTCCTGTAAAACTACGTCCGTGTTATTTCTGTTTACCGTTTACTGATGACCAATCGCCTATCATGTTTATTCGTGGTAAACGTTACTCCATCAGTCCAGTGTTAGCTGACCCAGCGTTTAGCATTGGTACGGATTATGTATTTGTGCCTCTGAATAAAAAGCGGGCTAACTTTGAACGAACGTATCAACATTTCTATTTAAATGGTACGATGCATACCACGTACGTTGTATGGGCATGGCTTCACGCAAATGCCAAGCGTCGTACTGGAACAAAGAATGTGATATACAGCACCATAGCACATTACTTGTTTGCACGATACGGACTCACTGAAACCTTTAAACAATTTGCTGCGTGTGATGTCGTTGTCGGTTATGAGGAGATTAACCACACCAACTATCCAGCGGAAGAATGGTTCATTTGCCAAAGTGCTGGCATTCCACCAAAATCAGCGAAGACGGTTGATTACAAGCCTTTCAAAAAGGGTACGTATGAATCCAGTAAACTTCGCATTGCTATTCCTGTATCACAATACAGTCAGATGGCAATTAGTCTTGTTGGCGGTTTCTTTTACATTGTGGATAGATTCCCACAAAAAGTAGAAGCAGCATTCGTAGACAATACAGATTTGTGGATGTTGTTGCTTGGCGTAGTGATTAATGGACCAGGTGCGAGTATCGGTCTTCTTATCAATGAAGTGAAAAACCACTTACAGTCGTTAGACGAATACGTGGACCCTATTGATAAAAAGAACTTTGAAATGGCAGGGTTAATGAACTGCGAAGATGTGTATCAACTATTTGCACACATTGTTGAGTTACTCTCACACCAACAGATGAATCGTGACCGTCGGTTGAGTAATTTGATAGGAAAGCATTTGGTGACACAACGTTATGCATTGTTTGATGTCATTAAACAAATTAACTATTTAAACTTTGCATTACGTAATGCGCAGCACAAAAAGCAGCGTTTAGACGAGATGGAATTGAACAACATTTTGCAGAAGTGGTTCAAACCAACGACCGCGTTTAAAATGACAAACGGTCATGGTGAGATTACACCAATTTCTACAGCAAGTGATAACTTGTATGTAGGGGTTACATCCTCCATGGTCAGTCAAGAGAACGCAGACCCACACAGTGGTGAGAAGTCTCGTATCACGTTAAACAACCCAGCTCGCCATTTAGATTCATCTCTACCGGTTGTGGCGACGTATAACGCCATGCGTAAATCAGACCCAACAGGACTTGACGTGATTAGTCCTTATGTCGAAATCTCCGACGATGGTCGTATTCTTCCATGTACAAAGCACGAAGCTTTATTGGAACGAGTACAGCGTGAGATATGGACCTAACTGCACGATAAGCTAAACGTGTGTATAAGTACATCACAGTTATATTGAATAAATAAAGAGATATACATTATAACTGTGATACAATCCCCCACAGGAGTCGTTCTAACTATGTCACAAAATTTACCAGCATTACCGGATTATCCGATAGACGAGCAATACGTCTCTCAGCTCCCTCGGATTAATTACCAGAACTACGGTGTAGACCGTAAATTAGGTGAAGCTGTCACTGCATTGGTTGTTGATGAAATTCAACGTCGTACTGAGCAGGAAGACAATCTTGCCTTCATGTGTTTTAACTATTACAGCTACAGCGGCTTTGAGAACAATGAGTTTGATGAACTGTTAGAAGCTGTGTTTGATTATTTACTGGCGTATTCAGATGTAAACAACGTCGACCCGTATGAATTACTTCCTGATTTGGTGGTTGATGCGGTGACTGCAAAGTGTGCGCAATTAGCACAAACATGTGGTTTCGACCGTTACTTCCCAGCATACCGTCAAATGGTCAGTGAAGGGATGCGTCTTGCTAATGAAATCATTAACTTCATGCGTTCAGTTTCCGCACCAGCTCCAGCACACCAGCGTGGTCCACAACAACGTACAGCACAACGTTCAGCCTATAACGGTCCTGTTCAACAAGGTCGTCAAGCGCAACAACAGCGTCCAGTAGTGCGTAGTGGTGTAGGTAATCAGATTCGTAGCGATGTTCAACAACATACGTCGATTAACCGTGCGTATACTGCACCTACAACACACGTTACTCGTCCAGGTATCGGTGCAGTAGGTCAAGGTAATGTTACACGACCAGAGCGCGAAGTTGCTCAGCGTCCTGCAACTAATAGTCGCACATTTGTACCAACAGGTACTGGTGCGCTTAAGACTAGCAGCTATGCTCGACCAGGTAACGCAGTACAAGCTCAATCTGCACAAAGACCAGCAGCCATTCGTTCAATGGCATCTGCTGATGCGTTTAGTAATGCGGTGCGTAAGCATTTGAATTACGACACACCAGAAGTGTACAATGTACCACTTGCTGTGTTACCAGACCACACCATTTTGTATCGTGAACAAGATGGTACAAGTCAATTAGAATACTACGGTGTCCCCACTAACCAATTAGAAGGAGTTCCAGGCGTGGACTATTTAAAACTCGAAACCGACCCACGTGCTTTAGCGCGCGCAACGCAATCTCAAACCAAAACCAAACTGGCTGATTTACCAGCAGAAGCTCCAGCAGTACCTACTGCTGATACCAAAGAAACGTTTGTGAAAACGCTGGCACCGATTGTGTTACCTGAAACTATCCAGGCCAACACATTGTCGCAAGCTATTGCTGACGCTCAGTCTATTCTGTTCTCTACGTTTGATATTGAACCAAACGAAAACAGAATCCTGGAATTTAAAGTGGACATGATTAACGAGCATCTGTATTGCAGTGTAGAAGATGCCGACCACATCCGTTCACTTAGCCGTAAGCAGGAATTCCACACACTTCGTGATTTGTTAAAGACTGTTCGCAGTGAAGTGGATGAAAGCGTGTACTGGGCGATTGAAGACCGTATCACGATGATGTTTAACAACACCATCGAAAGCAGCTTAGGTTTGAAAGTTAAGATTGATTCGTTCAGTCAAGACTTCGACGAGCTGATTCCTTATCTGGGTAAAAAGTATCCAAACATCAGCGAAACTGCGGTGCAGAAGTTCTTAGCTACTGCACTCTTTGCGATGACTCGTTCATTAACTGACAAAACACCAAAAGACCCAACGAAGTACGATGGTATCTTGCGGTTATCAGTTCCTATGTACGTTGCTTTATTACCCGTTCCTGCTGGCAATTTAAACATTGCATTGATTGAACGCTTCTCGTTGTTAAGTTCAGAAACACATCCTGAGCTGCACAACATCCTGACTAACCTGATTGAACGTACTACAGATGCAAAAGGTGCAACCGTTGTATCTCGTATTGTTCGTACCATCGACGGTATCTATCTGGAAGTCAGTCAGAACGCGTTTGCCAATGACCAGGTGATGATTCGCCAGTATAAACCAAGACCGTTTTAAACGACAGTGGGGTCGTTAGTGGGATAGGGGTACATTTGTACCCCTTCCACTTTTTTATGCCCACTAAGGACATTTGTGAACACTCTATTGTTTTTAGTTGAAGCATGGTTATCGTTTGCAATCACAAAGCAAGCCGTACCTAAGCTAAATCGAACTGCTTACTTTCGCGACTATTTAAGACTGTACGATGTTTCAACACTTGATGAAGAAACAAAAGTATTTGTACATGAGTGTTTATCGCATTCATCTGACGATGCATTTTATCAGCATCTCTTAACACGGACAAAACAAGTGACACGTTGAGCGATGTGCTCAACGTGTCACTATGTATCGATTTTACTCTGACATCACTTGATGTCTAAAAAAATGGCAGGAAGTACCACTTCGGTGGACGTAAAAGTAAGGGGTGTTATCACCCCTTCTTTTTTTGTTTATTTTTTGTACACACTATTCATTTGGGAATGAAGCAAGTACCTTAGGACGCATTGATGGAATAGGCACAAAGTAGCGAGCACTCGATTCTGTAAAGAACCGCACTCCAATGGTCATCTTCACATCGTGACGCGACACCCCTTGACGAAGTGTTTTGTCTTCCCATCGGTTTAAGTTCACGACATCAAACTTAGCAGATACACCCAATCCTTTTACACTGATAGGTGCAATAGTTGGTATCTCTACTCGATGGAATGCTTCCCCTTTTGTATCAATATTACCCGGCTTAATAAACGGGATATCAAGTACACGGTACGCAGACGAGTTGATGGTTTGAATGTATTGCACAGAGTAGCTACTTAAATCACGCATGATGTTAAGCATCGCGCGTTGTAACGCTTCAAGTGACGTTACTTTCTGTGCACTGGACTGAGTTAATTCACTTAAGATACTTGCGTAAAATAAATCCGCGTTGTAATCATTAAAGTCTAAGAAATCAAATCCACGCTCTTGCATCCACTCTTCTAAGTTCTGTCCAGCATTAATATCACAGAACACCCCCATGTGAAAACGACGACTTGCATTCTTAAGAACACCACGACGCATGTAGTGACCTTGTTTTGCATAGTACAATCGTTTATTATTTTGATACGTGTAAATAGTGCGAACCTGTTCATAAAACGCAGCAATGGATAAATACAATCCTGTTTGAGGTGTATTGTCACGAAGCATATTGAGTTCCGCATCCGTCACATACCCAGGTATACAGACTGCTTTTAATTGAGCTAACGTGGGTATTTGTGGATTCAACACAAAGTTGACTTTAAAACGAGGAATACGTTCTATGTTCAACCCGTTACGTCGCGCCACAATAAACCAAGCCGTTACCCATGCTTCTCGTGCAGACAAGTTAATCCGTTGACCAGTGATAGGGTGTGTGACGTTAACAAACGCGTTTAAGCGATTTGTAGCTGCGTAATACTGCCAGTGTTCTAACAACAAATCCTCAAACGAATGAGGTACACTATCTGTTGCATCAAGAAGCGCTGATTCATACACCTTTGTATCTAACCGGTTAATCTGCGAATACGCAAATGCTGTTTCAGCTTCAACGATAGCTGTATCCACAACCCGTGGATTGTGGCGTGCCATGGAGTTCTCTAAACGCATCACGTAATCTACTGACTTCTCTGGATTACTACCATCACCAGGGTGGTCGTTGACCGGTTCTCTAAACACCTCTATCATTGGGATAAGTTCATCCGGCATGTTGTCTAAACGATGCTTAATGACATACCGAGCCAATGGTAAGTTTCTGTCATTGATAATGTTTTGCAAGAGCAATTCAAAGGTGCTTTGTTTACCGATGTGTTGCATGATGTATCGTAAATTACGATACAAGAACAGTTGTTGTTTTAAAGTTAAAAACGACATGTATTTATCAAGTCGACCATTGGAGGCTAAGTATTCACGAATGTGAAACGAGTGCACCATTGGTGTACCACAGTTCTCCACACGTAAGTTTAGAATCTCAGCTAAAATGGCACCATACAAGATACCTTGCGCAACTGCAGGGTAATAGTCGTCTGTGATTTCATATCCTGTTACATTCCAACGCGTTGATACGTTGTAAATGTGTTGTTGCAACCGAGGAATTAAATTCTCTTCTTGTGGTTCAACTAATGTTCTATCGTAATAAAGAATAGTACCATCAGGTGCATCAATGGCATATTGTCTATCAATAGGGTTTAATATCCCTTGAATCAAATCTTCTTGCAATGGAAATTTTTTGACTAAATCTCTGTAATAAAAACTACCATACGCGTAGGCGCGTGCTGTCGCTTTATGTATCTGTAAATTCTCTTTAGTGAACTGAATAGTTTCTAAAGTATCTAATGAGACTACTTCCATCATGCTGTCAGTGATATGGTAGTCACCTGCTAAATTCGCATAATACTTATATTGACGAACGTCTTCTTCAGAATAGCCGTGTGAGATTAACATGTACTGATTAACACGTTCAGCAGTGATTGTTGATTTTACTATCATGGTAAATGCAAGTTGTAGACATTTAGCACGGTATACGTTAAAAAAGCTTGACATGAGGGAACTCCGTTCAAGTCGTCATTCAATGGCTATATTATCCCCGATTAATGTTTATAGTAATCACCAATAATCTGAGCCTATCTTATTTTTTAACCACATCGATGTGAGTAGGGATTTTTATGACTAAAAGAGCCGATATTCGGACAGCTGATCACCGTCGACGTGTTCAAGCATCGATTATTCGTAAGCTAGTGGCAGACCCACAGCTAAACCCGTCGTATGACAGCGAAGGGAACCGTAGACTTGGCCAACCACCGACAACGTTAGCTAACACTATTTCAACGACAACAGCGCAGATATTGGATGATGTAGAATCGTTACGTCAGCTATTGCCTGACGTTGAAGTTGTAGACCAAATTTTGATTAGCAGTATCTTATCACCCAAAGATTTGTCTACACCTCATTTGACGTACTCTGCTGAGATTGAATCAGAATCCACAGAGTTATTGGGGTTAATGTTAAATTACGTGGAAGACTTTTTCACTAAAACATATCAGATTAACAAGAAGCTTCCTACGATGCTTCGTGATATGTTGTTTAAAACAGGTAGTCACATTAGTTTGATTATCCCTGAGTCGACGATTGACCGTTTAATCAACGGTGGTTCATTTACATTAGAGTCAGCTCAAAATATTGTGAATGAACATTTCGTTTTAAACACAAGTCGAGTCCAGAACATCGGATTGATTAGTGACCCTGAAGAGATTGCAAAACGTACTAATAAAGAAGTAGGAGCATTAACACTCCAAAGTTTTATGAGTACAAGCACCTCTGACCTTACACAAGAAATTACGTTGTGTAGATATGTCAATGTCATTGATAACCCTGAAGCGGTAAAAGTACCTAGTTTGTTTGACCAGGTTCGTAAAGAAAAAGCCAATCGCCAACTTTCGAGTCAGTACAGCATTTTAGGTAAAACACCTACGGCAACGTTACAAGCTGAGAAAGACCAACCAAAAGTCAAGAAGTTAAAGATAGAAAAGTTAGGTGCAAACGATGCTGAAATCGAACGTACATTAGCTGACCATCGTGACCGTAAAACTGAACAGATGGTTGAGTTAGGTGTGGACGATTCTGCACCCAACGTAGGGTACGCTGTTGAAATCAACGTCGGCGCTGATGCAGTTGTTCCTATCTGTGGCAACACTCCTGACCAACATTTAGCGTATTTGTTTATTCTTGACCAACAAGGTCAGTTTATCAATACACGCGTTGCACAAGACCACTACCGTGACTTGCAACAAAACTACAGCCGTCGTTCTGATGAAATGAATAGCTCTGTAAGTTCTATTTTACAAGAGCTTCGTGGTTCCAGCACATCAGGAGGTACATCAGGGTTTAGTAGCTTTGAAGAAGCCACTCGGGTATTCTCAGAGGCTATGGAGCGTCGTTTATTTAACATCGCTCGTACTGGTGCAGGTACTGAAGATATTAGTATCGGTGATATTAATAACATCAGTCAAGTCATGTTGGCTCGTATCCTTCAACAGAAGCAAACGCAGATTCTTTATGTTCCTGCACAACTTGTTTCATACATGGCGTTCTTTTACAACAACTACGGCGTAGGTCGTTCGTTGATGGAGAACACACGGGTACTTGCCAGTATGCGTGTACTGGTTATGGTAACCAACTTACTGACTGCAATTCGTAACAGCACCACAGATACAGAGTTAGACATTCAGTTAGACCCAACAGATAGTGACCCAGAAGGAAGCGTTGATGCTGTAGTTAATACCGCACTTCGGATGCGTTCTGCTGCAATTCCTCTTGGTCAAGGTAATATCGGTAGCATGATGGATTTTATCAATCGTGCAGGTATTACCGCTGTTGTATCAGGACACCCTGATTTGCCGGAAATGAAAGTAACGAAGAATGAGAAATCTCGTTCTATGGTTCGTCCTGATACTGAGTTGATGGAAGAACTACGTCGCTTACACTTACAAGGGTTTGGTTTAACACCTGAAGTCGCTGATGCGTCTAAAGACATCAACTTAGCAACAAGCGTGATTCAATCGAGTTTGTTACTAACCAAACGCACATTGGTTATGCAGTCTGAATTTGAACCTCAAGTCAGTGACAGATTGCGTAAGTTTGCAACGATGTCCGAACCTATTGTTTCTAAGTTGCGTGAAATCATTCAAACCAATGGTTCATCAAAAGACAAAACTAACATCGATTTATTGGTTGCGAAGTTCTTGGAAACGTTAGAAGTAACGTTACCTAAACCTGAACTGGTGAGCTTCCAAGCGTTGATGTCAGAATTTGATGAACGTATCACGGGCTGGGAAAAAGCTTTAGAATCGTACTTTGCTGATGAAGTGGGTCAAACTACTTCAAATCCGTTTGTGAATGAAAACATGGAGATGTTAAAACAATCCGTGCTTAACCATTTAAAACGGACATGGTTACGTAGCAACAACGTGTTCCCTGAATTGGATGCATTGATTGAGAAAGACTTAGATGGGAAGACCACATTTAAGTTAGGTGATATTCAATCAGAGCACACGAAAACCATTGACGATATCTGTAAATCGTTTGTGGCATACTACGAAAAACAGGCAAAGAAACGTGAAAAAGCACAAGCAGCCGAAGGTGATGAATTTGGTGGTGACGCAGGAGGTGGATTTGGTGGTGAAGAACCTGTAGATGCAGGTACAACCGAAACACCAACAGATGAAACTGCGGGTACTGTGGATGAAACTTCAGATGAAAATGTTCAAACAGAGAACCCTGTTGAAACATCTGGAGATGGTGCTACAGATGCAGAACCTACTGAGAGTAAAGATGAACCGAAAGAGGGTGCATCCGATACTCCACCTGAGCAACCTGATGATACTGACTTAGGAATGTAACGTGAAGCGGGTGGTCTCACCCGCTTGTTATCCTATGTAACTCCTTCTTTATTTTCTTTTATGAGAACAGAACAATGGAAAATGTAACTCCAACCGTGTATGCTGCAGCAATACAAACGTACAATCAATTGGGGTTAGTGCCTAAGTTTGATCCAGGCGCGACCTTTAATGACTATTTAGGTGTATTCGGTGGCGAAACATTAACTGCTACAGACCGTTATACCACTGGTTACATGAGCATCGGTATCGGTGGTCACACCAACGAAACTGGTCCTGATGGTTTCCCATTAGGTGGAAGCAACATTCACCAACCGGGTGATGTTCGTGCGTTTAAACCATTTCCGTTTATTATGCGGTTAATTACCGATGGATTAAATACCGAAGAACGGAAAAAGTACCGTGGTCGTCGTATTGAATCACATCAAGGTCGTCAGTATGAGTGCTGGTACATTCGCGTTATTGACAAAACACCTTTACAGGTAAACAAGTGGCGTCAAATTAACAACAACGGTCAGATTAGTACGGTGTTGTTTACACCGAATGATGAGAACATTAATCCGACTCCTGTGACACCTACTACATCAACAGGTAGCACGATTCAAGCGACAGGTGATTTCCTTTACACAAGTTGCGTGTACAACTTTGTACTGGATGAAAACGATGCGGCTGAACTTCGTAACTGCGCTGAGATTATTTACAATAACGAGCGTTATGCTGTTATTAGTGAAGTGGTTATTCAAGCAGGTACAGACCGTTTAAAAACAGGTCCAGGTCCAGGTCAAACAACAATCAACTACACAGAAGCTGTTTGTGTTCAACCCATGGCGTTCCTTGTGACTGAATCATCTATGGTAGTCAATAACAAAGGCTACACATGGACGATTGACTTAGGTGCAACTGAACCTCTGGCATCAGCAACCTAATCCTTTGTAAATTAACTTAAGGATATCGAGAGAGTGGTCACCCACTCTCTCGTTTTATATTTATGATTAATTTTGATGAAATCTTACAGTCTCTTCATCCGTATATTCCCGTGGATTCTACTGAGGCTATTTCTCGTGTGAAGTCAATAAACGGAAGCACATTCATGATTCTTTATAAAGCTCCACTTGCGATTGCACATAAGTGTGTGATAGTAACGTTGGAGTTTGCATTCGTAGATAATGTGTTTACCGTGGTGAATAAACAGATTCAATCGTGGTCACGCATTCCTTATCAATTAATTTAATGTTCGGAGTACGTTATGTTAGAAATGGCCCCAGTTATTGAAGCGCAAACATTAAAATATCAACAAATTACAGGTTATGGTTTGACATCAACTAGTGTTATGCACACTCATCCAGATATAGATTATTTTATAATCTATACACCAGGAACAGATCAAACCAGTCTCCAATTTTACACTACAGTTGACGGCAGCCCGATTTTCTTTGCGTTTGCTCAAGCAGATTATGCGGAGTTATCGACTATGCAAGTGCGGTGTATGGAGTATATTTCAACGTATGACGTTTGGGTGGTCTTAGGTAGAAACGGTGACGCCGCAATGCTTCGCATTTCAGATTTAGATTCGTTTCCAACTGTAGAAGTATTATGGCGTGGAACAATTGTTGGATTTGAAGCAGTATTACCTAGAAATATGATACACGGTGGATTTGGTTCCGATTTAATCTTTGTAACCAACGGTTCAAGTATTTATAGATTAATAATAACTCCAACCAAACCAGGTTCACAATCACTAGATTTAACGTACGACAGCGTAATTGCAATTACAGGTAGTCGCGCAATAACTCATTTTCATCGTCTTGATGGTCAAGATATCATTTTAGCATATGGAACCGATACAAGTACCACAAATAAAGTAGTCATTATAAATGGTTACAGCGTTGTTGTGTCTGGTGGTATAAACCCAACCTCTAGTTTATTTATAGGTGCGTGGTATGATCCAAACTGGGACCGTATTTGTGTAATGCTTTCGAGTGGCGGATGGGCTTGTTTTTCAAGAACAACAGGTGCTATTCAATCTCTTGGTGGTGGTACGATTAGTATTAGTGTAAGTAGTCCAACCGCGTGTTTTTACGTAAAGAAAAGTAAAAAGTTATTTATTGCAAGCACAGGTGCAACGCGGTTAATTTATCAGTGTTCACTCGCATCACCCGCAGCATCAAGTGGTACACCCACACTAACTCTTGAACAGAGCTATGCAACAACTGCAACTAATTTAGGTCTAGCTCCAGCTATATTCCTTGCTAGATTAAAACAATTAGTGTTTAGTGGTGGTCATTTATTAAAGTTTAAATAAGGTAACACTATGCTGTATCATCCTTCACAACAACCGTATTGGCATCGGTTCGCTGGGTTTGACCCTGGTAGTCACAATTTAGGTGCAGCTATTGTTGATATTAACTTTGTTACATCTGAGGTGTACGTAGCCGATACACGCACCTTTGTCTCTGAGAAGTTTATTCAGATTCATCAGCGACATGATTTAACAATTTATGGTGATAGACAAGGACGTTTACTGAGTATCGAAGAGTTTGTGTATCGTTACTTATGCGACCATCAACCTGATGTGATTGCAAGTGAAGGTCCGTTTTTACAAATGAGTGTTGATGCTTATGCAACCCTTATTGAGTGTGTTGCAAGTATTCGAAACGCCACGCGTAACTATACACTTGAAATACCGCTTCTTACGTATCAACCACGTAATGTAAAATCAGCAGTCAATGCAAAAGGAACTGAGAAATCAGATATGTATGATGCAGTGTTAGTCTATCCAAAGATTAGTTTTGCGCCACACATTCGTTACGAGAACTTAACTGAACACTCCATTGATGCGATTGCAGTTGCTATTACTGCTGCACTTGATTGGGGGTTTAAACCACAACCGTAGAAGAAGGGGTAATTCCCTTCTTCTATTTCCTTTTTCTTATGTAAGAAGTGAGTATCATTATGCCAACATTTTTACTATCATTGAAAAAAAACGCATTAAAAATTATTGCAGGGATTGCAGTAATCCTTTTACTTGGATGGTACATTCAATCGTTAAACCGAGATATTGCTACACTTCAAAGTGAAGTAACCTCAACAAAAGAAAAAGTCATTGATAGCAATGCCGTCGTGGAGTTTGAACAAAGCAAAGCGGCTATCACTGATACTGTAACAACCGCGACTGTGGAAGAGAAAGAAAAACTTACCACAGAAACTAAAACCATCATTGTTGAAGTGGAGAAGACCGTTGAACGCATCATTCAATCTGCACCTGAAAAGAACCACGTGCCTGCTGTTACTCACACTGTTGTTAATGGGATGTGGAACCAATACTGTTTACTTGCAAAAGACGACCCTGGCTGTACCGCCGAATCATCTCCTAAAGCCAGTGAAGGCAGTACCACCCCCACCTCGCGGTGAACTTGACAACCAACGTGCTGAAAAGATTATTGAAGCACTTGGTAAGTTGTACAACGCTCAAACGGCTGTAGTGGGTCAATGTAACATTCAGCTCAACGGCATGGACGTATGGATACGTGAGGCCAAAAAAGAATTGGAACGGATTGATAAGAAAACCAATGAGCAAAAGTTGGACAACTTATGATAGTTCTTGATTTATTAGACGAAGACTCCGCAGTCCCACTTGTTGAAGTCCCATGGGGTGTACCACTCATCCACTATGTGAACAAATGCGTAGGTGAATCGCTCTTAGGTTTATCTACACGGATATGTGATGTTCGTCCTCTTCTTGAAACAAAAGATAGCCAATTGCAATTTGAAGTGCTTACACGTGAAATTGTAAAAGGTGATTTTTACACTGGTGAAATCTGGGCAAAGCTTCAGACAGAAACAAGTGAGGTTCAGAAGAAATCTACTGAAGTGACGTATCCACTTTTTACACCTAAGGCTATTATCTTGTTTGCATTGTTGTTTTTAGTTGTACTTAAGATGTCGTACGAGTACGCATTGACTGGACAATTGAATCTGGAGATACTAAGTAAGGTTATAGACGCACTCTTATCGTTAGTTGGTTTAGGGTGATTCTATAATCTTACAGATATACATTATCTCTATGAGTTGATAACATAAACAAGGAAAGCTCGATGGATTACAGTAAGTTAAATAAACGGCTTGTAAAGGCTGTTTCAAAAGGCTGTTCGTTTTCTGGTATGACCACGTTAGATATGGACTCCATGCGTATTATCATTGAAGTAGATGCATCTGTAAACAAACACGCTGCTAAGAATGTGGGCGATTACTTCACTGGTGCAACTGCAAGTGCTATAGCGTCTGCCGCAGGGTTGCGTGGTAAGCTACGTGTTGTGTCATCTCCAACGTATTTGTTTGTTTGTGTGAAAGATGAGAAGGGTAAAACCACTCATGAGTTAAAATCATCGAACGAAGTAGTCGCATAGAGAGAGGAGCTAATGCTCCTCTCTCTAGCTTTATATACCTTTTCTAACAGCATACACTTAATGTATGGATTATAATTAAAAAGAGAAACACTATGAAAACACTGCGCATTGGTCAGGTTACGTTTACGCAAATAGACCCACATGAGCCTATTCCTGTACAAGATGGTTACATTCTTGTGCGTGAAGAGATTACAAAACAAACATACGTGTGTCAAACAGACAACATGGCAAATTTCTATGCTCGCTCTGTATTGGATACAGAGTTTCATGACAATGTGTTCAGAGCAATGATGTCATTTGTAAAACAACAAAAACGTAGTCGACTCACATACTGGTACAGCCCTCGGGGTTCGTTACGTATTTATCGAACGGCTGAGTTCACAGGAATGATAAACGAGTTACGACAACGAAGACTCTTAGTGACAGAACGAGTCCATAGTGATTTACATGCACGTGGGTATTACTTATTTTGCATCACTGCACTCGACCGTGAATGGTGTTGGTACACGATTCGTAAGATGACTCAAGGTCAATACAATCAAGAACGTTGTGATTTTATTGATTATTTTCATCAACGCTTAGTCGATGGTTACTCTATTGACGGTGACCAATTTATCATGCATCGTAATCGTAGTAGTCTAACTCCTAACCGAGTAAAGAATGAGCAACGATTATTTGAAGCAGGTCTTTTTGAAAGAAATGAGATTATAGTCACCACAGTGGCAAAGTGTTTACCAACCATCAGTGATGTAAAAGATAAACTACTTCGTCATCACGAACAACACACCCCTCATTTTCATGTATTAGAAGACCGTATCTTTTCACCAAACAATCCATTGTTTGTGTGTGACAAACCTTTATCAAAACAATTACCGCAAAAGGAAACCCCAGTATGTTAAGTTATACAGCGATTGACTCTATCATTAACGTGTTAAAACAAAACGCATCTGCTTTAGGTGCACTCCAAAATGCAGCAACACCCATACCACAGCTTGAATCGGCTATTAGCTTTTTAAAGAATCAACAACACCAGGCAGCGTGTTCGTTAGAAGCATTCTTAAAAACAGATTACCACCGTGTGACACAAGCGCTTTTAGGGTTAAATGGTTTAACGTATTACAACTTAAGCCAACAAAAACAAGAGTTCTTTGCTTTGTTAAGACAACACTTAATGTATCACCAAACAACACTTGTCAGTAACCAGTTTGTTCAGGTAGAAACAAAAGAAGGGTCTAGTTATCTGACTATTACGTTAGAACCGAAAGACGATTCACGTAACCCTCATGACAACAATTCTATTCAAATACCTAGTCCCACTATTGACGTACGCATTTCAAGTCGCAGTGTGTACGATGTTAATCTATACACTCCTGTAGTTCATCCATTTACAGGAGACCATATTAACCTTAACATCTGTACAGTCTCCGATAGTGAAATTGACTTTATGTTAAGTCAACTGCAAAGTAGCGTGGGTATGATTTCGTACGAACCACTGGAGTTTTACATTACCTCTATCGCCAACTTACTGTACGAGTATGAACAGCTTCTGTATAAAAACAGAGCGTTTCAAATTCACGGTAAGGAAAGTCGTGGTAAGACAAAGATTAGTCAGTTGGATATGACGAATCGAGAAATTGCAGTCAGTCACGAAGTAGATAGCATTTCTAGCTTCATAGCAAATCAAGGCGATGTATTTATTACTGTGGATAATGCTGAATCGTACGGTGTGTTGGATTCAGGATACGCATGGGAGTTATTACTTGATGGAAGTTTAGTGCTTAACCATCAGTTTAATAAGTACATCGACTATCGTTACTGTCGTTCAGAGGAGGATAAGAAATACGGTCGTGTATCTAATCCATTTGGTTCTCGTAACAACAACACTGATTTACGTCCGTTCTATAATCCAATCCGGTTTTTAGAACAGATGTTTAACGATGATACACCAACGTCAATTCGTGTGCTGTTAAACGACAATGGTGTAGTTCATCCATGGGCGCGTAATTTGGATATGACTACGTTTGAACCGCTGCAAGAGTATAAACCTGAAGATGTTGTAAAATTGAATCTGATGCGTTTAGAACTTATAAAGCGTGTCAGTGTTCAGTATCTGAAAAACAAATCAATGGGGGTATTCAACGATGTTTAAAAACAGCAAACGTTTGCCTCTAGCAATTATACTTGTGAACTTGTTCACTTGTTTATTGTTATTGGTTACATTACCGTCTAAAGCGAATGCTAATGCGTTTTACACCACGTTAACTAAAGGAGGTGAAAGTATACCTTGTTTAGAGAAACAAGCGTGTAAGCTCGTTGTAGCGCGTTATAACGGCAATTTAAAAGTGACAGTGCATCTAAATGATGCACGTTGTCAACGACTGACAGCATTTGTATTAGATGAAACAAAACTTCCTATGTTTAACGACTATTTTATTATCGAAAAACATAAGTGGTCACCTATCCAACCTGCTACGTTAAAATCATGGGAATGTGTGGCTGGAGTGCGTACTACATTAAGTTAATAATTGACTTATTCTATGGTTGCACGCCATTACACCTCATGTAGGTATACCGAGAGATAGCGCTAAAGGACTCGTGTCTTTTTCCTGTCTCTCGGTTCATCTTTTTATTTTTTCAGATACTTATTTTTTGTTTAGTGTAGATGAGGTTGTATATGTTAGAACTTGTTCAGTTCGCAAAAGATAGACCACGATTTATTCAAAGTGGGTTAAAGTTGTATCTAGATGCATCAGACCAACGTTCTTACAACGGTGGTTCACAGTGGAATGATTTAAGTGGGAACAACAACCACATTGCATTTACAGGACCTATTGTAAAAGAAGGCGCGTTTTTACATGGCAATGCTATTAATAGTTTTGGTCGAACTATTAATACGTTTGATTTAACAAACAAACGTGCTGTCACTATTTTTTGTTTGATGAAACACCCTGACACAGGTACTGCTCCAGCTATTGATGGGATTGTGTACGAACACACCCCTGATTGGAACGCAGGTAATACCTATGGGTCAGTAACATACGGTGGTTTTGGTGTGGCTATGAATACAAGTGGTACTGCACATTTAGCACACGGTATTCATGCTCAGTATCAAGGTAATTCCCCTTACTCAGGTGTAAATATCTTATCACCAGATATAACCAAAGAAACACTGTACACGTTTATCCACGACACCAATCAAGTTACACCACCTCAATCTAAAGCGTATATTAACGCTGTTGAATTTACAGGTGAAGTGGGAATACCTTACAATGGTATTTCTAATCAATCCATGGGAAATGATTATTTGTTCTTATGGACTCGTGGCGGTGTAGGGTCATTTAACGATACACGAATTGCGTTAATGTTGATTTATGATAGAGTCTTAAGTTTGTCGGAGATTCAATACACGCGTTCTATCTTGTTAGATAGATTTACTTTGTAGCTCGATAATTCCCCATAGAGACTATTATGTTAGAATTCTTCAAACCTTCCTACATTTCCAATATAGACGATGCGTTACTTCATTCGTTTTCATTGCGAAATACATTACGTGATGAAAGGACTCCCACTATTTTAAGCGCACCTAAAGGTACGATTCGCTCTACTTACTTAGATGTGAAAAGTGGAGATGTTAGCATACCAGGCGATACAACGGATGGTTATGATGTGTTAACAATAGGGTTCTGGTTGCGTTACAAAACGGTGAAAGGATTCAACACAAATTCATTATACACCCCCACAGATACCTTGTGGCATTTTTGGGTAATGGTGGTCACACGTGAAGAAGATAAATTGCGATTTGATTGTGTTATAGATAATGAGAGTGCGTTTACGCTCACATGGGATAAACCCAGAGAAAAAGCGTCTATGATGTTAAAACAGTTGTTTAATAAAAAAGATGTATCACTTGCAATGTTGCGTGTGTATACGCAAGGAATGGTAATGTCTGATGCCCGTACGTTGTACGGAAAAGCTCAACGTGTAAAACCTTAGTATTTAGGTGGTAGTGTATGTTAGAAATAACGCGGCAACGAGATGCGTTTCAAATATTGGGAAAGAAATTAAAAGCACATTTCCCGTGTCGTAATTTGAATGATAGTAAAGGTGGTAGTCCTCTACTAGGTGATGGATTAGTTCAAACTGATTCAATTAATGTACAAAACCGTTCTATCACTATTCCATCTGCATCCATGCCACAGAATGTATTTACGTTAGCATTTTGGATGAAGCACAATACTTCTCCAACGGGTGGTTGGGATAGACCGTTATTAATGCGGCAATCAAGACAGCCCGGAATGTGGTTGTACGATGGAAACAACGCGCTTCACATGTCAACATTTTTAGTTGACACACAAGGCGGACAACATAATTGTACTCCAGACAACCCAAGTCTTCCTGAAAGTCAAGTTAATCCAAATGTCTGGGTACATGTGTTGTATCGATTTAGATACAATCCACAAAACGGTGTAAGCAGTATGTCACAGTTTATCAATGGTGTAAAGATAGGACATAGTGACTATCCATATGCACCACTAGCCGCAACGACTGATTTAACGATTAGCACGTGGTATCCATGTAGCATATCTGATATAAGAACGTATGGACATTACTTAACAGACATTGAATGTGGGTTAGTCTATGCGCAATCGAATAAGTTAAAACCGGTAGGGAGTTAATCATGTTAGAAGTAATGAGTGGCACTGATTTACGTCCTATTGATAAAACGCTAATTCATGCTTCAGATTGGAGTTTTACACAATCTCAGTTTTTTACCTTAAGAGGATATTACGAACCTATGTTAGTAGGTCCTCACGGTCAGAAGCAAGTATTGCGTTCATTATCGGATGGATCTAATGGATGGACCGGTGGCTGGGATAGTTATCTTGTGAAAGCTAATCCTAATGTATTACATCGTATCACATGTTGGGTTAAAATAAAAAATAAAGGTGGTGTTGTTCCAAACGGTGTGTTACGTGGGTATATTTACCTTGGTACAAACTGGTCAGGTAATGAACCAGTACAAACATTGCGCGATGGTTCAGATAATTTTAATCCTTATTTCCATGTCACCTTTGTAGATAACTTACCTGAAAACGAATGGTTATTACTTGTAGGATATGTGCATCCTGTAAATACACCATTCGGTGGTCCTCGTAGTGAGTCTGGTATATGGCAATTATCCACAAATCAGAAAATAGTAAATGCATGGGATGATTTTAGATTTAAATCTGGGACGACCAAAATCTTAAATCGTTGCTATCACTACTACGACCAGATTCCCGGAATCGAAGTATTGTACAACGACCCACGAATTGATGTGTGTGATGGAAGTGAACCTACCATAACTCAGTTATTAAACGGGTATGGTGTCAATATGCGAAAACGTCCAATCGTAACTTAGAGAAGAGAGAGGCAACTGCCTCTCTCTTCTATGTCCTTTTTTATCTTTTTATAAACATACATTATCATTGTGTATTAATCACCTGTGTATAAAAACACAGAATGACATTATCATCATGGAAGTAGTTTCCATCAGGGAGTTGAATATGCGCGATAAGTTAATAAAACTAATTCACAACTTTAAAAACGCACATCGGTTAAATGACGAAGATGTGATTGTTAACTTCGGTGCTGCGATGGTTATCTTGTACTTACGAGATAGTTGTAATGACATCGACATGTGTGTTAGTCCACTTCATTATAAAGCAATCAAAACAGCGTATGAAGATGACATTCGTGGTGGTGAGCTATGTACAGTTCAAACCTGTATTGACATTATTGATGGGAAAAGTGTTTCAAAAGAATACCTTGAGATACAGTTTCAAGGTCACACGTTTGAAGTGCATAGTGATGATTTTAATCGTCGTCAGTATCATCAACTACAAACTGTTGGCTTACAGGTTGATAGTGCGTTTCAAATTTTAGAAGATAAGCAGCGGTTGAACCGTCCTAAAGATGCAGACGATATTTCTCGTCTGCAAAAAGAAGTGAGTCGTCTAAGAGCAGAGTTAGATGAACAAAAACAATGTTCTGTGTTTAAATCATAATAATTGAAAAGGTAAATCCCCATGACCGTATTATCCGCAGCAATGCAATTTGCATTAAACATTAAAGACCCTGTTGTGTTTTCTATGTACAACCCAGTCATCCAACACACGGTGCAGACATTCACGTCGTTTAACGACCACTATCCACCAAACAAAGCAAACCAGTTAGTCTGTCAAAGTCTGTTCTTTCAAGACCTGTCTGCGTTGTTACAGATACCTATACCACCTTTAAGACAAACAGAGATGTTGATGTACGCACCATCGTTACCCCTGTATTTCTTTGGCCCTGAATTTTGTAACATGATTCATCGTTCTATCATGAACGAAATTCATCGTACGGCAGGACCTACTGTACTTGGGAACATCAGTACCTACAACACGTATGCGCAGTACACTGATGTCTCTTTAATTATTAAAGATGTGTTGTCGTATTACTCAGCACAGTATGACGATATATTCGGTCATCTGTATCCTCTTTTGTTTTGTATTTACAAAGAGGTCTTTGCAAAACCATTTACTGATTTTTCAGACTGGGAGTTAGTTCCATTAGACCTTCCTGATAGCTCACCATTAAAAGAGCACTCAAACTATCTGTTTGAGTTAAAGGAGAGTGACCCTGTTGCATTTCAGTTGTGGTTAGACATGGGGACGATGGTGATTCAAAGCCTTCGTGATTATTTACGTGCTGCTTTAGTGGTGAATGAATTCGCTGAGTTTTATTATCATACGGTTCATAAGTCAAAAGTTACATTTGACTATGCAGGTGATATTAACATTCACGATTCAAAAGTGAAGCGGTATATTGAAGCATTCAGTCACCAATCCATGTATGTATCTAATCGTCGCTACCTGTATCGTACGTTTATTGCAAACATGGTAGAACAGTTATCACACATCTTAGATGCAGGCATCACCACTGCATTTGGTGTAGTACCTATCTACTTTACACCACATGGATGGGTATTAGCTATTTGCAGTGACCAGCTATTGGTTGATGCGCAGAAGGTCATTCCTACTATCAAAACTAAAGATGATTTGATAGAGCATTTGGTAGCCTCTGAGCACAACCCGTTTAGTTTAAGTGATGACCAGACTGTGTTTATCATGAGTTCGGTTCCATCTGCATCAATACACGTTACACCTGTTAATTCAGGTGCACCTTCGCTTAAAGTGGTTCAATAAGGAAAACCCACATGACTATTAAAAATAATGCTGACAAACAGTACCGCGATTTAATTCAGTACATCTTAACGAACGGTCGTTTTAAAGGTGACCGAACTGGCGTAGGTACAAAGTCAGTCTTTGGTTACCAGATGCGTTTTGATTTAAGTAAAGACTTTCCATTGATTACAGGGAAGTTTACATCATTCAAAGCGTTAAAGGCGGAGAACATCTGGTTTGCGTCTGGTTCATGCAACAACAAAGACCTGAATGAATTAGGTGCTACCATTTGGGATGAATGGGATGTTGTTCCTGAGAACTTTATCACCTTAGTTAATCGTATTCGTTTAAATACCGAACATGAAACATTGTGGTTAGAACGCACCGGTCAGCTTAGTATTGAAATGGCTAACCTTAGAGAAATGCCAGCATTTACATTAGATAGCAACACAATAAAAGTCAAAGAAACACATTCAGCTAAAAACGTTCAGGGTTTAACTGCACGTGAATTACTGATTAGCGGCCCTTTCACAGACAAATGTCTGGAAGACGGGTTCAGTGAGCATTTGATTAAATACAATCAACTACAACATCAACTGTATAAGGAATCCATTGCGTTTTGTCAGGAACACAACATTCCATGGACAATCGGCGATTTAGGTCCGGTGTATGGTAAAATGTGGCGTTCATGGCCTTGTGTTGACGGTACAACTGTTGACCAGTTAAGTCGTGCGATAGCGACACTCAGAACAAATCCGACATCCCGTCGTATCATTGTTACTGGTTGGAATCCTGAGTTACTGCCAGAAGAAGGTCAGTCACACGCTGTTAACGTAGTTAACGGTAAACAAGTATTGCCACCATGTCATTTGTTGTTTCAGTTCTATGCTGAAGAGTTGACTGTTGGTGAACGAGATTGGTATGCTACTCGTCTGAAAAACAAAGACGGTGTGTACTATGATGAAGCAATGGAAATCGCTGCATTATTGAATGAACACCAAGATAAATCTGAAGAAGAACGCGATGAGTTGTTGACAGCTCTTCTTAACAGACTGGGTGTGCCTAAACATCGTTTATCGTGTCAGATGTATATTCGGTCTAACGATGTGTTCTTAGGTACTCCGTTTAACATCGCTGGTTATGCTTTAGTAACGTTAATGGCTGCACAGGTAGTCGATATGGTTCCAGGTGATTTAGTGTACACCATTGGTGATGCACATATCTACACCAACCATATGGAACAGATTGAGCAGTATCTGGCACAAGAAACGTTTCCTTTACCTACAGTGAAGTTAAATCCAAACGTAAAAGAAATAACTGATTTTACGATGGATGATATCGAACTCATTGGTTATCAGCATGGCGGTAAGATATCTGCACCTGTAGCTGTTTAGCAAAATAGAGAGAGGAGCATTGCTCCTCTCTCTTATCCGTTTTGATGAGGTTAAATTGTGGATAGCGCAATAGAATTGTTAAGCTTCTTAGAAAAATTGCAAGACAATTCAAAATACAAAGTAAACTGGTTTATTAAGTTAAGTGAGGCAGAAGATTTTCGAATTGTGTGTGGTGTGGATTCTGATTCAAAAGAACCTATCATACCTACTAATCTACATGCTGAACGAGTGATTGTCACACATGATTCTCGAATGTTTAATTTAGCCATAGTGGTGAGTAAAAATGCTGTTGATGAGGTTGATGTTGACCCATTAAGATTTGGTGCATATTTGCTATTAAACGAACCAAAACCATTACCTAACGTTCCCAAAGTTGTGTTCTATGGTAACGGTGGTGGTATTGATAATCATCTTGCTAACGCAACTGTAGTGCGTTATGACACCATCAACGAGTATGTTGCTGATTTAATAAAAGAGTTAGCGAGGTATAGTGAATGTAAGTTAGTATTCGGTATAAAGAATCCGAATCTACGTTGTCATGCGTATGATTCGCGCATCAACAAATTTGTGTGGATGTTAACTGCTGACCATATTGGCCCATCTCATATTACACCAAGTCAGTTTGTAAAATGGTGTTATTTTGAAGATGGTAGCGACCGCACTATGTCGTTAAATAAAGAAATCATTAAACAACAACTCAGTTGTTTAACAGCTAATAATTAGCGGTGGTGTGCAAATGTTTAAAGATATTTCTGTGGTTCTATTAACAGTAGTTATTTGTGCTGCTGTTTACATTGCTGCTGTTTGTTTAACGTGGCAAACGCTAGTGTTTATACAAGGCGGTGTTTCAGGATACGATTATTACACTGGTAGTATTGTAGGACTTGTAACTCTTGCTTTGTCTAATAAATGGATATTAAAAGCTGTGTACAAGTTGATAGATTGGTTAAAACTTGATTAACTCTATTAGGAGAATTTAAATGTCAGCATCATTAACTGAGCAACAAAAGTTGGAAATCACAATTGAGTTTTGTGACTTTATTGAACAGCGTATAAAAAGTCGCAACACAATGGCAGCAACATTAACTGCTGCTATAAAACCAGAAGTGTTACCGTCTGTTCATTTGTTTGACTTTCGTTCTAATTTTGTAGACACTACTGTGATTGTTGGGATTGATTCTGTTACAGGCGAATCTATTCTACCATCTAATTTTACACTAGATAACGTAAAGTTAGTATTCAGTAGCGACGAACGTATGGTTAACCATTTGATTATCATTGATAACGAAGATACTCAGATTACCGCAATAGACGATATCCATCCAGATCGTTTTGGAACTGAGACTATGTTGTCTGGTTCTATACCTATCGGCGTCACTTGTGCTAGTGATTTGTTAAAAAGAACAGTCGTTCCGTAGATGTGTTTTAATGCATCTACTTATAAAAAAGAGAGAATCCCCATGCAGAACAATGTCGTTGATTTATTTTCTAGAAAACCACATATACCTACAACTACTCAGTGGGAGTTAGAAGCACTTTCTGCGTTTCTGAATCAACCCTTGATGCCTAATAAACTAAAAGGTATTAGCACAGAAGAACGTGTAGGTTTGAATCAAGTAGGGTATTACGTTCGTCAATACCGCAGTGAAATGGATGCTATCTCAAAAACATTTGATGGTGGAGTTAACTACGGTTATTTCTACCGAGTCATCAATGGTCAAGAAGTAGACTACATTGCAATTGGCGAAGTTCACTTTGCAAGACGTACCACTGAGACGTCAATACTTGAGCAACTTCATCATCCGATTATGTATCTGTCTATGCGACGTGTTCGCAGTGAAACAGATTACCAATACACACCTAACAGTAGTGCGATAGATAAATGCGTAAGTTTATCCCTTATGAATGACATCGTGGATGATTTTAATCCTCAGCACTATTCGATTGGTAAACGTAATCTTCAGCGTATCATTGAACTATTTGTTCGAAACGCTGAAACCACAATAGGTGGTGCTGTCGTTGAGAAAAATGACAGTAAATACATACTGGCTCACTACTTCACTATGAGCGTGTTAAAAACAATGTGGGTTGTAGAAGCCACGTTAGTTATCCCAAGAAACAAACGGAGATTGTAATGGATAAAGAACAAATGAATGGAATAACAATCACACCGATGGTTCCTGTGTACCGGATATGTATCGATACTGAACACGGGGACTACGGTCCATTTAGTGCAAACTTTCACACGGATGACTTGGTTGTGAAAGATGTGTGTGATGCATACCGCTTTCACTTTGCGATGCAAAAAGAACCACGAGAGGATGGAATTCCAAATCCATCAGGGTATCGGTCTGGGTTTTTACCTAATACACAACAACTTTATTGGTTACAGAATCCATTCTTTGGAACCAAAGGTCGTTTGTTAAACAAAATGCAAGAGGTAGGATTTGTCATTCGTGAATATCTTGTTCCATTGAAGTATATCCACATTGGCGAACATCAAGTTATGTTTCACCCAGAACGAGCTACGTTTGTAAAGAACCACGCTATACTGGATGTCCTTGATGAAATGGACGAACATTTAGACCCACGTAACTTAGATACCGATGTATTGATTAAACAATACAAAGAAGTTCATGGTATTTTAGTATCCACATCTAAATCTCCATCTATTCTATCTCGTTTTCAACTTAATCAATCTGTTCGGAAATACTTCAAAAAGTACAGGAACATGTTGGCAACGTCTAATTAACTTTTACCCACAACTAGGAATCAATGTATGTTTCCAAACCGCATATCGCTATTTTTAATTGGTACAGCGCTTACACTGTTGTACATAATGTTTGTTGATTTGTTACCTTACGTTCAACGTGTTGATGAGAGGGATTGGAACTCTCTTCAAGTGGAGCGACGTATTGAAACTACTGTTCTTGAGAAGTATCAAGACTTGACACCCATCACAGGTGTCAAACACTATCTTCATTTACAGTGGCGTGACTTACGTGTGAAGATAGATGTTCCTTCAAGTGACTATCATGACGCAGTGAAAGGTCAGATGTATGAGATTCGCTGCTACGAAGATTTCTTCTCGTTTGATTGTACGTACCCTGCGTACTTTGATAACGGTGCTGAAGTCTGGTCGAAACTTATTATTCCATTTTGGCTAGGTGTATTTCTACTCTTGGTTATCATTGGTTTATTGATAACATCGATATATCGTCGTCGTGAGCTTGATATTCACAATCGGGTATTTGGTAACTACGTAGACAAGTATCAGTTTGATGAAGCTAAAGTGGAAGAGATGTTGGTAGGTACGATGAATGATAAACCTATATCACCAGCAACGTTAGCCAAACAATTTGATAACGACGATTCAGTTAAACAAGAGGAGAGGACTTCGTAATGGAATTACCTGAGAACTTTAATCACGACTTGATGAACAACGCATTTAAACCTCCTGAAGATTTTCAAGCATGGATAGATAAAATGCGTTTATTAGGCGATGTACGAGAAGTGCGTGAACTTGCGTTAGAATATTCTCAAGCAAAGGTACGTAAATCTACATTGACTGTTCTTCGCATGAAAGCAAAAACGCAGATGTGGTTAGAGAAATCTAAATCACATACGGTGGTGTTAAATCGCTATACGTTAGGTGAACATTTCGATGTCTTTCATCAACTGACTACTTCACAAATGGTGGAGTTGTTAAATGAGTTGGTTGATGATAACTCAACCCACATTACGCTTAAAACCCGTAAATTCAAAACACGTAACACCTTTACAGTTACGTTCCACAAACTAAACTAATAGTGACAGGGAGTTAATCATCGATGCGTAAGTTACACTATCTGGTTGAGTTCATTTATAAAGGGCGTTCGTTTACGCTCTGCATACAAGCAGAACTTCAAGAGTTAGGTCAGTTGATGTTTATCCAGACGTGCATTGAAGAGCAGTTGAAAGAAGGTATCTTTCGAAGCATCATTTATGTTGAAGGAGATACACCACCTGAGTATGAAGTGCTTCCGCAATTTGAACTTCGTGATGGTTTTGTTTTACAGGTGTGTAATCAAACACATGTGTTAAAACACGGTCAGCGTTATGGTCGTGACCAATTGGTGAAGTTCATTAAAGAACAACTGAAGTTAGAAACTGAATAAGACGGAGGGCAATTGCCCTCCTCTTTATTTTTTTATTTGTTTTTTAACAAAAAATCAAACCTACATCATCGTTGTGTTAACCGTCATTATAACTAAAGAGAACTATTTATGTTACCAACAACTATTTATAGCGTAGAAGAACTCCGTGTGTTTTTATCAAAGCAATTGTTAGAAGCACGTAAGAAAACTGGATTGTCGCAATTAGAATTTGGTTTACTTGTCAATCGCTCATCTTCTCAAGTGTCCCGTTGGGAAAATATAGCCAACGGAAAAGCAGTGAAAACACTACCCTCAAACGATTCACTATTGATTACCTTATTTGGGTTAAACCATAAGTTAATCGTTAAAGCAGAACCTAAACCTTAGATTTCTTTACGGTGTTGATTTAAGGTATGTATCTTAATTAACTACTACTCCAGTGAGGGTGTATGAAATCTATGGAATTTGTGACGTCAGACTTACATCTTGACCACAAGAAAGCAATCCCATTAAACAACAGACCGTTTGAATCATTGGAAGAACAACGTGCTGTGTTTTTAGAACAAGTAAAAGAGTTACCTGAGAATGCTATTCTGTATATCTTAGGTGATATGTTTACAAAGAGTAACACCAAGTGTCATGAAGATAATTTCATCTACTGCACACTTGAAATGATACATGCGGTGCATCCAACCATTACATTAGTGTTTGTTGTTGGAAACCATGACAAACAGTTACGTACACTGTACGAGTGTTTTGGTCAAGTCCATGACATGCTTTATCTTCGTTATAAAACTCACAGGATAATCATGTCTCATTATCCGATGATGGAATGGGATAGAGGGCAGTATGGAACGATGCACTTCTTCGGACACTGTCATGGTCGCATGGAACATCCAGGTCGTGCATTGGATGTAGGTTGGGATGCACATCAGTTGAAGATTCAATCGATTGATACACACGTTGAAACTTTATTGAAGAAACCTATTTACCAACCGTGTCATGACAAGAACAATGGTAAACTTAGTTTAACGGAGTAATATATGTATCCACATCCAAGTCGTGTGAAACAAATGTGTAACGATGGTAAAGTTGTTGCTATTGCTTGTGTTATTGCAACGCTGATTCCAGTCGCTGCGTTCTTTTACGGTGTATTCACTAACTAAAGGAAACTGTTATGCACCACAATCAACAGATGGTAGATAACTGCTGTGTTACGGCAACTACCATGTGTAAACGTTTAGGGATGAATCGGCAACAAATCAACGTTGTGGTTCGAACCATTGAAACGCTTGACCCACAGATGTCTGTTTTACAAGACTTCTTACGTGATTTATCAATGTTAAAAACGTCACAAGATGTCAGTGACTTTATTACTAAACTAGAAGGATAGTCCCATGTCTATTGAATTAAACGATAACGTAAAGAAAGGGTTGTTGTTATTAACGTTAGTAGCTGCTCTTATTGCTGTAATAGCGGTATTACGCTTTGGTCGAATAGTAGTTGCGTTTGACAGACCTACTGCATTTGCTACGTTTACACAAGAAGCACAATTTAGTACACAACATCCGGTGCATCGTTGTTTGATGAATGAACGCTGTGTTGTGTACTTATACCCGACATACCGTGGTGTGCAAGCACTTATGTTTACTGAGGTAGGTGGTGATAAAGATATTCATTATGCAGCACCTCAGGGTATTAACCAAATCCTAGCACCTGCTATTGTCGGAAGTGGTTTGCACTTACGTCCATGTGGTGAACGCGTTTGTGTCAGAACTAGCGAGATGAGTCCTGCCTCTGTTGCATTATTAAGTACGATGAATCTAAGTGGTTCTGTTGAAATAGGTTCCAGTATAAACGTGTACAGATGAGGTCACTATGAATACAAAAAAATTACCGAACATGACTGAGTTATCGTCAGGTAATTATTTGTGTAGAACTCAAGCTGGGTTTAAGAAAGCTTGCAAACTTGAGTATGATAAGCGAAGCTGGGACACTGATATGGTTAGGGAAGGATTCCCAAAGAAATATCCATGTGTGGTTTGGTTCAGTGAGTTCTATCGTGGTTATGAAGGTGTTGCTGTTCACTCAATGTCTCTTAACCGCTACGCTAAAAACGTATTCAAAGAACTTCAGGAGCTTTTAGATTTAGACCCTGTGCTTTGTGAAACAATCAAATTACCTAAGTGAGGGTATTATGTTCAACTGCCCTAAATGTTGGGATAATCCATGTACATGTGCATTGGATAGAACCATCGTGCTCCCTGAAGCGCTTCATCCAGATACTGTGAAAACGTTAAAGACAATGGCTGAGGATTTAGGAAATAAACTTCTAAGTTCTCAAGTCAAACTCAATCTAACAAACGGGTGGAAACACCCACCTCAATCTGGTGATATGAATCAAGGTCGTTTCTTTACTACCAGAGAAGGGTGTATTGAAGCGGTTATCAAACATTTTGAAAAAGGTGATGTTCTAGATGTGATTGCCTATCTGATGTTTATGCGGGAACTTGGTTGGTCGTTGCCGTGGATTGCTAAAGTAAATGACGTGATGTTATCTGAAAATGATAAACTCACGATTGAACAGATAGCACAACAAACGCAGAAAGAAGAGGAAGAATAAAATGGAATCTATTCTGTTTGCTGGGGTTCTTATTCTAAGTTGCGTGGTATTAATCCAACAGCTAAAAATAAGAAAGATGTATTTGGATTGGCGGACAAATCAGGATTTATTTAAATTCATCACTGAGTTGTCTGATAAAGTAGCATCTATCAATGGGTTACATGTCCACATCCCCAGTGCGTATTATGATAACCGAGTGGATGAGTACCAGTTCACACCTATTGGTGCAGTCCACTCACCAATCCTTTCTTTCTCTGTGTTTGTGAAGTTCAACTGTGGTGAACGTTATTTTGTTGGTGTTATTGAAGTACACCGACACGATGTGCAATACACCAACTTAGACCCTGCAAAACTATTTCCTTTATTGTTTAATAAAATAGACAAAGAGTTAATGGTGCAGGTATGGAACCATGAGCGTGAGTGTTAACACTCACCTCGTTTTATTATTTATAACAAAGAAGAGATAATCATGGCTAAATATGACCCCCTATTGACGAAAACAATAAACCCTACACAGGTTGTTGATACTCCCACTCACGTGAAAACTCCAGAGCCTGTTTCTGACAAGAAAGCACAAAAGTCAGAAGACAGTTCAAAGACCTCTAAACGTTCAAGTAGTTTAGACCACAGAGAACAGTATTGGTTTTTCTAAGTAGAAAGGATTCTTCAAATGAATACATTAACCTTAGCAGGGTTTACTTTTAAACAGATTGACCGAAGTACCGTGAACTTACCTGAGTTGTCTGATTTGCCGGGACTTATTTTGCTTCAACATAAAGTCACTAAAAAGATGTCAGTCAGTGCTGTAAAAAGTATTCGGCAATCCTGTGCATTTTATGACTTTAGTGCGTTTGTAACGAATCATCAAGGTCGTAGGACACATTCACGTGAACATGGGTTTCATTGGGATATGTTTATTGGTGAACGCTTGTACACTCATGCACAAAAAGTAACAAATGCTTTACGTCAAAGTAGTGAGTTAATCTTCTCACCGCAAGGTACTGAAGCACACTCAAGTCGTAAAAGCAAACAATACGGCGTGTATCGCTTTCTCATTGACATTGATGGTCGTCGAGCATATTACCTTAGTGCTACACCAAAGACGCATTACGAGGTTCTGGTGTGGCTTAATCGTGTAAGAGACGGTGAAGTGAATCGTGGTACAAAAGAGCTTCGTGAGTTCTTAAGTACCCTTCCACGTAAACTTCTTGCAGGTGATGTGTATCCACTTAGTGTCACAGAAACGTTTGAGTACATGATGCAGGCACGTAATGCGTTGTATGAAGAACGTCGTTCATTAGAGAAGCGAGGTTGTAAAGTGGTATGAATACACAACAGGTCATTCTAGACTTACATCCAATTGAACCACTGATGCAAGAACTTGCGGATTTATATCCACCGGGTGCACATTGGTTAGAACGGTTTTGTGTTGAACTTTGTCCAGATGTCATGACTGCGTATTACTATCACTTTGATGATCAACCTTATAGCCCAGGGTTTAATTTTGGTGATTCGATTAAGCAAATCGCCGCTATTTCAGTTGTTGAAAGTGCCACTACGTGGTTACATGAACACCTTGAAGAACATGACATGCTTGAGATGTTTAATGCTGTTTATGACGAACGCGCTATTATTGAACTCATTGTGTGTATTGTGATTGAACTTGCAGCACCCCTTATTCAACATGCGTATCGGGATAAGTGGGTAGATGTACTTGCAGACACTACGGTATATGTAGAAGAAATAAACCGTTACACTGCATGTATTGTTTTTGAATATTATTAAAAAGGACTATCATGACTATCAGACCCCTTGTTGTATCATTTGATTTAGATGATACTCTCTTTAATACGTCTACGTATTTTAAAGAAGAGTTATTAAAAGTAGGTGCACATATCACGGGTGAAGAAGGGTTTTACACCCCTGAAAACACACAAGGTAAAATCACTCCTTTATTAGAGTCTGCAGACTTTATGAAAGAAGCGGATATTTATCCTGCGTTTAAAGAACTATCACAGTGGATGAAATGGACGCGTACGATGTATCCAACTATTCAGTTTGTTGTGTGTTCTCACCGTGGGTTTCATGAACGTGGCAAAGAGTACAGTCAAATTCAACTGAGCAAACACAATTTACAGTTTGACTTTGAGTTTTACATTTGCCATGAAAAAGAACCGTGTAAGTTGGACTTTTTAAATGTTATGTTTAGCGAAACTGTTTATCTACATGTGGATGATAAACCAAGCCATTCAGCGACGGAGCTTTCAGAACGTATTATTATCGTTGATAAGCCATGGAATCAACACTACACAGGAGCCTATACCCGTGAAACAACAGACACCATATTACCCCATCTCACCAAACGAATCGCCGACTATTATACCGGTGTCTAATGACCACCCATCGATTGTTCAAATCACAGGGCGTTCTATCGTAAACGAACCTCTGCGGGCTGTATCTATTCTTCTTGTAGATGAAAGCGAATGTGTGTTGTATTCGTACGAACCTACGGAAGTACAGGTGATGGGAGATATGGAAATTGTGATGAAGTTTGCAAAAGAACACATCAATGGTGACTTTAGTTTGTATATCCCTGTAGCAGATAGCACAGTTGGACATTACATGACTGGTGTGTCTCTTCAGTTAGTTGCACGTAAACGTTCAAACCAATATCTGTATCCACCACAACAACCTGACCATCTGTTAAGTGTGTTTACAAGCCCACCGCAATGTGTACATGGATACAATCCGTATGCTGTGTCAAAAGAGTTGACCTCAGTTGTGGATTCTATCCAAACAAAGAACCCAATACTTCATGCTACGCTTTCTGAGTTTAGTGTAGAAGAGCTAGGGTTGTTGTTTGTAAGTGCGCTCTTTACCATTCCGTTAGACAGACATAGAACACATTAATGTGCCTATGATATGTACGAATACCGTACACTGAAGTGTACGTGCTTCTTTAACAATTTGGTAAACCACAGACAAACCGATTCGATTCGGAGTAATGCAGTTGTGTATCCACCTCACAGACCACGATGAACCTACATGTAGAGTTTTGACACAGGTCGTGTTAGGGGTAACGTAGTGATGCTTGTCACAAGTGATTGTACTTAGAGGAAACTCTGGTGCAGTTGCTTGTGACATTATTTTCTTTTTTTCCCTTTTTATTTTTTTGTTTTTATAATTTTACAGATATACATTATTAGTGTGGTAACATCCTGTTAATAACTCATAGAAGAATAGGGTATATGGATAGAGAAATCATTGTAGACTTGTATGAGTTTTATGGCGATACAGTGAACGCAAAGTACGCTAAAGATAAGTTAAGTGCCTTACAACTGGTGGTGCATTCAGCACAAGCAATTGTCAATGGAGACACTACATTTACGTATCGTCCTGAAAAAGACAGTTCACTTAATCTGTTTATGAATCATGTTGTTTATCATGTTAAGAAGTTGATGATACAAAACAATGTGATTCGAGTTCAGTTGATTGCATTTGATTTAACAAAAGACAGTATCACCATTCGTGTGACAGCATTGAAGAAGGTTTCTGATGGAAAAAATACAAGCGATTAAACTGGACATTATGGATATTCAGTATTTTGTTCAGCAAATGAATATCGATGATGAACACATCCACAACATCTTACAATGGGTGTTGTTAAAAACACCAGAGCTGGTGACGTATGTAGAACACCTTCGTTATCATGGTAAGGTTCATGTGTCTAAGAACCAACACTCACAACACGCGAATGTGCGGTATAAACAACCTGCAAGTTCAAGTGTTATTAACGATTTGATAGAGGACTTCAAAGAAACCTTTACCAATAAAATTGTGTTCAACGGCTATGACACACTTGAGAACAACACAGTAGATTTCTCGTTAACGCAAAACAGAGAAGTCACTGAATACATCACACGGCACGTGTATGCTGCACTTGCCATGATGTGTGAATTATTACAGACGTTTGTTTCGTTAACGTTAAGCCGTGTTCATGCAAACGAAGTAAAACAGTGGGAATTAGATAGACCTGATTGCCCATTCCAATTTGACGTCATTGACTTTGAACTTGCTGAGTTTGAATACAGTGATGTCACATACACCATCACGTATGCTACGTCATACGACCAACCCATAGACCCAGTAGAGGAATAACCATGTCAAACGGAAAAGTCAGCTCGTTACCGTTATTTGTTTTACACACCGCAGTCAGTGCCGCACGTATCGTAGGTGCTCGTCATAGTGACACACCACGGTTTCTTACGTTAACACTTCAACCCGATGAACACTCACCAGAAACACTTGAGATTGAAGTGTCTCATGCGTATCTGCGTGAAGTGCCTGGTGGTCGCGTTCCACATGAAAGTCTGGAACGTTGTTTCACGTACCATGAAACAAAAGCGATTGGTGGGTTTTACGTACTGATGCACCACGGCGTCCAGCGTCAGGAAATGTGGTGGACTGAAGAGATGGTGAACGACCATCTGAAGAAAATCGGTAGCGTTGAAAAGCTGTCAGTGGCGTACTCGTTGCCACAGTCTATTGTGGAGTCATTCGCTAAGTTTTCAGGGTTTGATGCTGTCAAATACATCAACGATTTGGTTGGCAATGAATTAGTTATTGACCCAGTGGGTGCTCATGCACCTATCGGTTTAGAATATGTATCACCGGATGATCGCCGTCGTTTATTGACACAGCGTGATTTTGTTCTACACGAACTGAATGAATTGACTGAAAACCTAGAGCTGAACAACACAGCATTATTAGGTGATGATGTTCAGGACCTTCTGTTCACATCTAATGGTGTCGGTTATTTAATCGGTCAGGATTCAGATGCCAACAATGTGCATGTGAATTTATCCAACATGACCAAGTTCGACACAACCCGTGAAGACTTGGAAAAGACCATCGTTAAGTATGAAAGCAAAGGTCTGGATATCTTAGTCGTCCAAAAACAATGTACATTCGGTGATGAAGAGTTCACCTTCTTTATTGTCATCTCTGCAAAAGACCAAGCGGATGACCGGGGTCACCCAGCACCAAAAGGGAAGTGGTTAAAGTCGCATAAGTTTGTAGAACCGAAGTACGGTATGTAAGTGTAGTCAGGAGTAGGGTATACCCTACTCCTCTTTCTATTCACAAGGAATCATCATGAGATTAAAAGAAATCGACGTTGAAAAATGTCAAGAGATTCGTGACGAAGTAGCTCGCCTTATTGAAATTGTGAAGACGGGTAATTATCCAAATGCTAAAGCCACCATTGGACTGCTGTATGTGAAGTATTTGGTAGGAAAAACATTTACTGAAGATTATGTACGTCGTTTAGCGGAAGCGTCATACACACCCAACACATGGGAAGCCTACGCTGCTGTACGTCGTTTATTTCAACACAATGGCTTTACAGCGATGTTTCCGCACAACACGCGTCGTTACCCTCACCCATTGACACACTTCCCTTGGTCATTGGACTTAGAACTTACCCCTGAGCAGAAAACATACATGGTCGAATGTGCATGGTCTGTCAAAGCGATGCGCGTTAAGAAAGAAACGGTGTAGTGTTCTATGTGTCGAGTAAAAACCCCACTTCCTTTACACATTCGTGAAGCACTGTCTGATGAACTTATTTCTATTTTAAATGAAGATAGACACTGCATGTCATTTCCTAATCAACATTTGATTCAGGTACGGATGCAATATCAGAAGAAAGTCATCTTCAAAAAATCATACTCGTTAAAATCATTTGCTTCTATTCAAGAAGCGGTTGAGACGATTATTGTTGAAGTAAAAACTCAACGACAGACGGTACTTACGAACTATGTTCCTATTCACACATCTGCACGAGGTTTGAATGGATTTAACCAATACACAAAAGTAGACAAACGTCGAAAACAAAACAACGTCTATTATGCGTATTACTTTAACTACAAATGCCCACAAGCAAATAAATGGAGACAACGTATCTTCCATCACGGTGCAACACCACCTACACCTGCGCAACATTTACACGTGTTACACACCGTCTTATTCTTAAGACATGAGCTTCGCCAAAAGAAAGAAGCATTTCGAATGAGTGATTACCCAGAATGGCGTAATTACCGGTATTACAATACACCCCACGAACCAATTGATTATTTAAACCTTCATTAAAAAGAGAGAATCCCCATGCAAATGCCAAATGTAAAAGATATGTTAACTCCACAACAAAACCTGTTCAATGAAACAGTAGTGACTATTTATCAGCGCACATCAGAACGGTTAAATAAAAAAGGAACTGAACATCGTCAGGTCTTAGATAGTGCTATTGTGCGCATTTTTGCTGCGTATGTGGAAGGTGTACAAGATGGTAGTGATTTACCAACGTACAATCGAACAGAACGGATTGCTGATTTATATCCCTCATTTCGCTTAGCGATGTCACGTTTATTAAACGCGTATGGAAACAAACCATTGACGTTTGGACGAGACACTAAGACACCCGATATTAGTGCATCTATCAAACGTAGTCTTTTGGTATTTCGTGAACATCAAAGCGCACTGTTTCCAAATCAGAATGAACTTCCGTATGTTCAGATTCTTTTAGATAGACTGTTATAAGGAGAGTAGTATGTCTACCGTTACCGCAATTGAATTATTTTTAGAACAACCCCGGTCGTTAAAGATTCGTGGTGTGACGTATGAACTCATTCGCGATTTTAGCCAACAGGAGCTTCTACAGAACACGTGCTTATTAATCCTTACTGAGTTAGGGATGGCAATGTTTGTAGCGACTACGCCTCAGGTGCTTACGTTTGATGACATTCAAGAAGCCAATGCTCAAGCATTTCCAATGATGGTTGATGATTGGTATGCATATCACATTGTGTGTGCTGAAAAATCACTTCGTGTCATGACGACTGAAAACGCATCCTGGTACGTTGTTGAAACCGTTCACGGAAAACGCCCTTTTGGAACAACGTTCTTAGGTGTGTCTACTTCTAAAGAAGAAGGAACGGCAGCGATTGCTATCTCACCATCAGTTGTAGAACGTGCTAAAGCACATGCTCGTTTAGTAACAGGCGTTACTGAACACTTAGAGTCCATGACTGGGTTAGCACTTCTTCATCGACAATGGGTTCGTTTCATTGAGACTATGAGCGCGTAAGCGCTCTTCTTAGGAAAAAGTCATGTACAAAATATCAAGTAAAGTAAAATGGATAGCAACGTGTATTCATGCGTTATTTATCTTTGGTGTTATTTGTGCTAACGAACTATTTATCGCACCTAAAGTTATCGCACACGATGCTCGTATTGTTCAGGAGTTTGTAAGTCTTAATAAACCAGTGATTACTGTAGAAACAAAACTTGTTGAATACGATAGACATGGGACAGATTACTTTGTTTTGGATAAAGAAGGTAACAGTGTGTCTGTCACTCGTGGAACCTATGCGACGTCTAAGAAAGGTGATGTGCTCACATTCATGTGTGACCAAGGTCCATTTTTAGTGACGTGTATAAAAATTGAAGGTGGTTTTGATGGAACCCCCTTAATCACGGGTTGGTTGTATTCTTTGTTGATTGCTGGTGTGATTGTTCTACTGTGCTTTTGGTCAACTACAGTACGAGCAGTCTGGTGGATTCGTACTAAGTTTTACGCATGGCGTGAGGCTAGAAAATTTATTGGGGATATGGACGTATGAAAACAAAGCTGTTTGCGTTTATGGGAAGACTGGGTGAAATTGAAACAGGGTATTTGTACACTGCATTAACGCCACAAACGTTGTTATTAATCCAACGCGACGTAGCTGTCATTGTAGTCACTAACTTACCCATCCGTACACTGGACTACATTGATTTTGAAAAGACGTCGTTTGAAGAGGTATCTCGTTTTCCAACAAACAACTTCTTTGCACAGTACCCAGTATTGTTGCGGCGCACTGTCTTTGATAAAAGCTTTTATCAGTCACTGGATGATGACAGACATCGTGTTATGAATTGGCAACCTAGTGAGATATCTACATTGGGTCAATTGTCTCATCCATCGACTGTTTTATTAAACCCACAGTTTACGAAAGATGACGAACGTAGTCCTAACTTTCATCAGACTAAACTGGAAGTACAGTGTAAACATTTAAGTAAAGTAAATGCTTCACTGTCTATGGCTCGGTTAATGGTAGCTGAAGCTACCACGTTGTCAGACATCATTACTAAAAATGATTTTGACCTACTGTGTACTAAGTACAAGCCTCTCTCAACTAAACCTGTACAGGGTGCTGACCGGTTTGTTACACAGTTACCAGACAACTCAGAAGTTGTTTCTGTTCGTGAAGAAGGTGAAACATTTAGACTATTTGTTTCAGAAAAATTTTAAACTATTCAAAGAAGGAAATTAAGATGAACGCAGTTACTACAGAAATCGTTACTAATGATAAACAGCAAAAAGTTGCGATTGCTAGAATTGGTAATCAACAACACACATTAATTCTGGACAACCACGAAGAACATCTCGCCGGGATGATGAAGTTGTTATTTCATCGCACTGATTACCACAAAGGGATGTGTATTCGCGTACACGATGAAGCAGTTGAAGTGAACATCATTAACTTCCAACCAGGTGAATGGATAGATGAGTCTATCGACTCGATATTGTTGGCGTTAATTTCAACAGTTGAGCACTGGATGCCGTTTAAAGATGTATTCATTGACCGCGACTTTAAAGGTGGCGTTGTAAGCCTTGTTTTCAAACACAGCGGTTATGTCACTACAGTGAATACAATTGTTTCGTATATCCAGACGTTAACGGGTTGCCGTCTGAATTTACCGCCAGTGTTTATTGCAGCACAAGCTCAACAAGGGTCTATTGAATTGCCAACGCAATGTATCGGTTACGTTGACCATGTGGATTTAACTGACATCAGCAGTTCGTTTATTGCAAACTTTAACTACGGTGAATTTACACATCATGTTGGTTTGGCATCTCGCGACTACGGTAGTGTCAACGTTGAACGTATCCCCAATACATCGTTGTGGATGGTTATCGAATCGTTAATCAAGAAAGTGGGCGTACTTAAATAACGGAGTAGGTACATGTTCACATTATCGTTGGAAACTATGTTGTCTACGATGGTTGCTGGGAATGGTTTCTTGTTTATTTCACTAAGGAATAAACAGATATCCCATCCACCAGAGATTCATTCAGACCATATCCCACAAGCGTATGTTCCTAGTGTTCAGAAATGGTTAGCTGCTTTAACTGAAGTTAGTGTAACCAAATGGATAGAAGTAGCTATCTATCCAAAAATCTCTGAACAGGATAAAAAGGATATCGATTCGATTTTAAAAGAGTCGGAATATTGTCACGTGATTGCGACTATCGATGGGTATCTTTTTATTTGTGACCGGGATAAGAAACATGTGTGTATTGACTTGTTGACTGTAAATTGCGGTTTACATCCTGTCTTTGATACGTTTCGCTTTAACCGTGTGTACAAAGGTCCTTCACAGACTGCATACTTAATGGTGTGCGTAGGTCCTGATGGGAACTGTGTTTTAAAACCACAGACTGAAGAGTTGAGTCTTGCGTCATTAAAAGACTTACCTGTACTTCGGTTTCATCCATACAGTAGTCAACAACGATTTATGCGACAGTATGTATCTGCTGATGTGTGGTCAAGACTACCTTAAACCCATAGACACATAAGAGAAGGAGCAACTGCTCCTTCTCTTATTTTTTCAAGGAAATAAACAAGTATGAAAAAGCAAACTTCTATGTCTACTTTTAGTGAAAATGAACTGATGATGGCGTTTATTCTTATACGGTTTGGTCTTAGCCACAAACTTCCCTATGTCCAGTACATGGATGAAAATGGCGTTACGAACACTAGTCTCTTTACCGACCTTACTGGTGCTTATAGTGCATTATCCTTTATTGAATTTGTAACGTGGGCCAATGGAATCTCATTATCAATTGATAATGAAGAACGTCGCTCTTTTATATCTACTGTTAATGAACTCATTCCTGCTGAGAAAGAGTTTTACAAAGAATTACCTGAAGACAAATGGGATGATACATACTTAGTTGATGAATCTACCCAGGTACAGATAGCAAATATTTTATCACCACATTTCTACTCATTAGTTCATCCTGCAATGTCGTTGTTAGAAAAACAAATGATGCGCACATTAGCCATGCACCAACAGATTGATATGATTTTGTTTTTAGACCCAGTGCGTGAGTTACGCTCTTACGGAACGATTCATGAACATGATGAATACATTGATATCATGGCAACACCGATGTACTGGCGTAATGCCAGTGACCGCGCTGTTGCGCACATGATGGCATACAACGTCATGGTGCATCCTCTGTTAACTAACGTAGGGTATTTTATCGATGATTCCCGATTAAAAGATATTGAATTATATCGACCAATCGCATTACCGCACCAACACCAACAACGATATGATGATCGTAGAGTTAATGATACGTTTATTGTGGGGATACTTACGGATTATGAACCTACCACGCCGTATTGTGATGTTGTTCTTTATTGTTACACATCCAAAGGGTTCTGGTTTGTAGATTACGATAGTCGTCTGTTAGTTAAAGTTAACCCCGGTGAACTGCAGGAAAGTTCACTTAACTTAACAAAGTCTGTTTTAGGTGAACGCACAATGGCTGTAGATGCGATTCTATCAGAGAAAAGTTCTACAGGTGATGGCTTGGTTGATGTGTTAAACGACATAAATCAAACGTTACGTAAATCATAAACAATAGACGAGGTGGTACATGTCTACCGTAAGTCCAGCAGGAAGTATTGTTACGCTAGGTTGCAAATACTATCACGAATATGACCTGATAGTCAAATGCTTAAAAGAAATCGACATCGTTATTGAAGTCCAAAAGGTTAGGACCACATTAGGTGTTTTAGATGAACCGATTGACGATTACCTTCCTCAAGTTATAGTGGAGTTACAACGCAGTGGTTTAATTGAACTTGTGCGGCCTGTTCACCACATACATTGGGATATTGGTTCGTCAGATATCAACTTGTTATTTAAAGAGGCTCCGTTTTTCTACGATGAAGTAGTAGAATTGTTAGAAAAAGAACCCACTTAAAGATATATAGAAGAGAAGAGGCACATGCCTCTTCTCTTTATTTTTTGTCGATTTAACTAGATTTCAAACCTATATCAATACGGTGACATAGTGCAATGAATAACAGCGCACTACTTAACTTCACTTAAAAGGATATACAATCATGAAATTAACAAAAAGAGAAATCTTAGAAAACGCTCCTATTTACTTAAACGAAGTAAATGGTTGGTTAGACCGTTCATTATCACCAAGTAACGAAGACTGGACTATTGGTCACTTCGTTGTGTTCATCAAAGCGTATCGTTTTAATGCTGACAATCACAAGTCACGTTACTACGTTCGTTTAATCAAAGCATTAATCACTCGTTTCCCTAGCTGGAAGAAAGTGATTGAGAATGCTAAAGCGTACATGCAAGCGTAAGAGGGTGGTTATGAAAACACCCTCTGTCTTTTCATAACCATCTTTTATTAGTAGTTACATCAAAGAGTTTTATCAAAGACTCTTCTATTGTAATTATTTCAATTACAGTTAACCAACAAAAGGAAAGTCCCATGATAACTTTAAACGTATTAACAAAAGAACAACAACAAACTATTTTCAACTCAACTGTCCGTACATTCAAACGCGTTGTTGAATGCATACGCGCAGTAAACGTTGAGGAAGCGGTTGAAACACATCGTGTTGAGTTTACCACATATCGCACCACTATCGATACCATCATTAACAAAAACGTAACTGCGTTGGTTGAGGTGAGTATAATTGGCATGATTGCTACATTGTACACTATCCCATTGGTGTATCCAACAAAACCAACACTTGCAGCAGACGTTGGTTTCATTCAGATGAAGTCTTATCTGAGAGAACGTATCACAGATATTCGTCTGATTGAACAAACTGAACAAGAATTGATGTTCTTTGGTAAATCACAATTCATGTTCAGCGACTTGAACACACACCAGTTAGAAGAAGCACAAGCGCTTATGGACGATTATGCTCCGTATGTACTTGCGATGTTTGAAAACATTGAAGCAGCACCTGGTTTACTTCAGTTAACTGTGGAGGTATAAGCTAATGGTAACGCAAGGTAATTTCGATAAGACTATCGTAAAAGGTCAAAAGGTTGTCGTTCGGTTAGACGATAACAAAACCATTGTATTGGTTGGTACTGTGTTTCGCAACACAGGTAAAGCACTGTATGTTACACATGCGGATGGTTTGTGTATCTGTTTTCCATCGCAGTATCCAAACCATGTTCAGTCAACTATCTTCATGACTGCTAAATTTGCAGCGAAACATTTAAAGAATATATCTTTAGATGAATTAACTGCGTTTGTAGCAGCACATCCATCCACAGTTATGGCGTCTGATTTTAAAACAGACATAGACGCAGCAGAATATGCTGAAGTGGTCGCATTAGAGGGTCAGTACAATGACATTACATCTATCTGAGTTAGAACTGCAACTGTTGTTAAAACGTGACAGTGGTGATTTAGACATCTATGGGTTTATTAAAAAATGCATAGAAGAGGATTGCGTGGTTGTACTCAGAGCTGCGTCAATACCTAATTGGTTTGGAAATGATGAACCGATATCGCTAGTTAGCTTATCTAGCTACAGTACGTTGTTATCAGGTCCTGAAGAATCAACCACAGCAGTCATTACACAGGACGACAACATTCTGTGGTTTATTTTAAATTTGTGTCACACCATCACGATTGGTCCTGAGAAATACAGTGACTGTACGTATGTGGTAAGTGGTGTGGATGCGAATATCAGTTTACTGATAAAGCGTACAACTGCACGATTATTGGCTGACCACCGGGTTGAAGGAGTAGATTAATGTACTGGAGTCCAGAAGACACTAAACGGATTGCTATCACGCAACTTCAACGAAAGTCTATTTTAGCGCCATTTGTAGTAAATACAACTGTTCCTGAATTAGATGTAAGTGAGTTTAATAATCGTAAACTCAATTGTTTGCTTGTTTACTGGACAACCATATCGGAAACGTACCCGATAACATCGTATCCTCAATTGGATGCGTTGATGAATCAAGTAGACAAAACAACATCAGAGTTTCCGACTACTGTAGTGATAGACACGCGTCCAGGTAAAGGGGAGACTGAATCACAATCACGTGATAAGTATCTTCGCCAACGACGAGACAAAGAACAACATCTTGCGTGTATTGAAGCTGGAAAGTTATTGGTGGAGTTATTTAATGATCCTGATGAAAACAAGAGGATAATTCAGTTTATGAAATCTATTGTTTCTATAAGCACCCGAAGTAAACAAACAGTTGTACCGTCTAAATAGTAATTACATCGAAGAGATTCTGTGAGTCTCTTCTATTGTACTTATTTACACTTCCGTAAAAAGTCAACTTGATAAAGGAAATCACTATGTATTTAAAAGCTTTAATTCAACTCATCATGAACCCATCACTGGTTGGTGTGGGTTCACATATTGACAAACTGTGGGAAGTCTATGAGCAGGAAGTTAATCCAAAAGTAAAAGCACCCGGTAGCGTAATGAAACGCTACTTCGAGCAGATTAAAAACCCATCCGCCATTCATGGTGAGTCTCTGCTTATTTCACATCAGTACATTATGAATGGGGTAAACATTGAAACGTTTCCCTTTTCACAGATGGTGTGTATTGAGCGTTTAACCGGCGATTTAAATCGATTAGACAATGAGCAGTTAATGGCATTGTGGAATCGTGCTCTTCGTGTGGACGCACGGTATGCAAGTGGTCTGATTAACCTAGATGGTAAACCATTAACACCACGTACTAACCCGCGTACACACATTCAGTGGATAAACTGGGTGACGGTGAACTGTTCTCGTTTATTTGTTCAAGGTGAAACAACGATTGATGAATCGTGTTTATTTGTAAAAGTCACTAAGTAATTCAACCCCTATCTGGAGATATGACCTATGAGTCTTACAGCAGCAGAAGTACAAGCGTTCCATTCGTATTTAAACTCGGTCGATTGGACGTACAATTACAGCGATGACATTACAGCATGGCGTCGTGGTGAACAGCAACAAACTGAATTAAAACAGCAGTGTGAAGAGCACTCGTGGAAACACCGCCATTTTGTGTTATACAAAGCGATGCGGAAGATTCTACAAGATGCGTGGGAAAATGCAGGGTATGGTAAAAACCACCGTCTGTATTATCGCCAAGCGTATTTAAATATGCAGGCGTTTGTAGATACCGTAGAAGAACTCTACAAAGACGTGTTCTCAGTAGAATTAGCTCGTTATCAAAAAGAGCGAATTGCTACATGCAGTGATGAAGAGTACACGCAAGTGAGTTCTATTTACTTAGCTTTAACAAAAGAGTTGTATGAGCATCGCGATAAACTCAATCTGAGTATATACGAGAACTACGTTGAGCGTCATATGCGTGACTATCTAAAACTGTGGCCTGATGCACGTGCTGATTTAGCACCAACATTTATGATTGGTGTAAGTATTAACCACGTCGCTTTGCCTATGGAAATTTACGATGCTATTAAACGAGTAACGTTAGATATCCGTAAATTAGGACCTGTGGAATCGTTGGATATTCAGTTCCATCACAAAGTGATGCAAACTGTAGACTATCTGTTCTCAGAAGAAGTTCCTGAGTATCGCAAATACTGCGCCAACAATGGTCGTTGGGGTCCTTGGTTTAGTATTCAACCAAAGTATCTCATTACTAGTTCCATTAGTCGTTCAACTGATTGTGAGTTCAGTAGTAAAGCACAGTTTAAACTAATGAACTGTTTACCAGCATTCATGGTTGGTAAATTAGGTTTTTATATTTAATGAGAGGGAGCAATTGCTCCCTCTTTTATTCCGTCTTATTACGAGGTAAGTTTTATGTACCATTTAATTATTAACTTAAGTTTTCGAGAAAAAATAGTACAACACCCATTAAACAACACCCCAACGCTTACGTTAGAAGACAGCATCACTGTTCCGTTACTGGTAGACCCGTACAGTATTGTCAGTGGTATCGAATTGATTAAACGTGCTGTAGCAGAACATTTTGAGTGCAGAGAAGGTATGAACCCAACGGGTCTTTTCGCATCAATAGCTCAACGTGTACCTACGAATGCAATAGGTGCTGCACGCGTGTATTGGAAACAACTGCGTAGTATTTGTAACGAACTCAACGAAGTGATAGGTGAAGGGTATTTACCTACATGGCACGAAGTCATTGAAGTGAGTAATTTACAATGCGGCGTCCAGTTTATGGTTGTAAGACATGGTGATATTATCAATGACTTCACAAGCAATACTGGTTTTATTAACTTACAAGCCGCGATAAACGCAAATTCTGAACTGTGGATGAAAGATGGGTTAACAATGTCTGTTATTCCACCAGCTCGTGACATGGTTCTTATTTTTAATAACAAAGAACAGATGGATACGTTTGTTCACGTTATTAAATTAATGGCACCATTTAACAAAGTACAAGTTATCATCCGTAACGCAGAAGGTACTGCACTTACTGCACCGGCAGTTGTGAATCACCCAAGTGTTTACATTCGCGCTGGTTGTATTGACAATGATAAAGATGTTAACGAGTTAGCGGGTTTTACTGAGAATCTTGAACTTAACGAACATCAATTAGAATCAGGTGTTCGTGTGTACTTTAGTTCTGAAGTAAAAGATGCTGTTGATATTGTTTCTAACTTAGAATACGCAATTGGTTTTGTGCTTTCTGAGAATAACTATCATGGCGATACATATCGTCGGGTTGTGACAAAGGAATCATATCCACTTACACGTCGCAACTCATCGTTACGCCCACATCGTTTACCATTAGAACTTTTTAGTCGTGGGTTCCAATAAACTGATTCAAAAACAAGTTAGACCTATATCACTAATGTGACCCTCGCGTTGGAAATCTATCCGAGGGTTATTCACTTATCTTTAATTACTGTAAAAGGAAATCATCATGAATGGTTCAGAAATGTTAGAGAAGTTACACGCTCGTTGTGAAAACAAAATTGACTTCAAGTCAGAATGGGAAAATGGCACTGGGTATTTAGATGGTGCTGTCCACATGCAGTTGAAAGGTGCTGACGGTACAGTGTATGCATCTGTTGATGATCATCAGCGTAAAATCATTTTAGTCAAAACCTGTTTTGGTAACGTCGTTGTATTTCAACGTTATAAAGATGGAGCACATGGCGCAGTCGTAGGTAATGTACCTAGTGAGTTACGTACGTGGTTACCGACCGGTGCATGGTCTGCTGATGCGTTAGAGATGAACACCAATACGTATCAAGAACCAAGTCTCAATATCGGTATACGTTTAAATGTATTACGTAGAGATTTTGACCGTATCGGATACAAAACGTTACAGACGGTTAACGGTACACCAATGAAAAAGGTGATGGTATTGTTAGGTAACTCAACAGACACCGACGGCATCACTATCTCTGAAGGTATTGTCGTTCGAGAAGACAAAAATGGGCATTCATTTGCCATTGCATTACCTTACGGCGTGTGCATTGCTACAAACATCGTGGAAAAAGTAAACGAAACAGACGAGTATTATTATTCTACTTCGTCGTTACCGTTAAGTGCGACTAATTTAAAATATCGCACTGCTATTGAAAACATGTATGGTGTTCCGTATAGTGATGAATTACTTTTAGCTATGCGTAGTGTCAAAACGTTAAAGACATTCATTCGCTCTAAACAAGAAGCGATGAAGTACATTTCTGAACGTTGTGAGTTTATAAACGATTAATCGCTTGTAACAGATAAGGAGAGGTATACCTCTCCTTATTTTTTTATCTCTATTATAAAAAGGAAAATGCCATGTCTGGTATTGCTTTAAACAAACAATTGTTGATGATTTTAAACAAAGTCAATGGTTATGAAAAATTACCTCTGTCTGAACACTTTGGTAGTCGTATGCAACGTACCATTTACATTAAAGGTGAAGGCGAAACGACGATTGCTGTAATAGATTCAATTGTAGTGGGTGATTGGGCATTAATTTCTACACGCTACATCACTCACCCTGTTGACTCTTACTTAATTGTGGCGGTGAGTAGAGCAGAAATGTATCGTCGAATGGCATGTATTTCTGAATTTGATGCACCTCTTTATGTCACAGAAGAAGTAGCTAGACATGTGTTAAAACAAGTGACTTATTCAGCATCGCAAAGTTTATGTTGGAGAATCGGTGAGTATGATTCATGTAAAACAACCGATGTGTTTTTAGAATTAATGTTAAGGGGAATCAAATGACAACGACTGGTTGGTGGATAGTTATATTCATTTGTGTACTTGTTATTGCTGTAGACGCTACACGTTCACTACGGAAGATGCACAAGCGTCAAATTGAACGAATTGAACGCAACGCACAAATTCATTTAGAGCAATCTGTGTTTAATGACCTACTTCCTCAACTGAACACGTTTATTGTAAACTGGATACATTCTTTTGAACGAATATCTGGTATGGCACCTAATCTGAAAGAGAGATTAGCGGCGTTAGATGAGGCAATCCCGGACAAGATTCCGCACTTCTGGTTTGTCCGAGACACTGGTATTGAACTGGAAGATTCATTTAAACTATCGGTAAAGATGGATGATGACGGCATTGAACCAGATACGTTTAAACAGCAGTTGAATCAAAAACAAACTGATGTGAACACGCTGCGTGCTGACTTTGTTTTAACAACGCTGTCAAAGGTTACAGAAGACCGTTTACTTGGGTTTGATTTGTATCCTATTTTAGAGTTGATGTTTAACTTAGTGCATCGTGTAGGTGGCTCTATACACGATGTGTACCCAGTGTACAACGATGGTCCGTTAGATGGCTTTGCGTTAAGAACAAAACACCATGTTGTTTATTTAACAGGTGTTTATCCTACCGATAAAGAATTTAAATTAAAAGGAATTGTATCGTGAGAACAGTTTCAATTAAATGGGGTGGAAATATGGATGCTAATCAAGTTCATCCGTCAGGGTTATTAACTGAAGAACAAAAGGATAAGTTAAACGAACTAATGACATATGGCGTACCTTCATTGGTAAGTTATGCAGGTGTGTTCTTTGCAGTAATGGATGAAGGTGAAGTGGAGGAGGAAGTAGTTACGTTTCCACTAGAGATGCTTTCTGGTACAACTGAAGCATTTACTCGTGTGTTACGTGTTATCACACCACATGTCGATGACCGAATTCCTGCGGGTGGTATTTCTATTAACGTTGTTGTATCTATAGACGGTATCTCTGAAGCCAGCGTATTTGATTTATGGTACGTGGGTCGTCAACTGATGATACCTCAGCGAGTATTGACTGAAGTTCAAAATCACATGTACGCAAGCGCGAATGCGCTGGATGAACAACTGATTCAACAATTGTTAACCTCGGATTATAAAACAATTATTGGTGATAGTAATCCGTTTATTCACGTAAAGCTGTAACTACGCTACAACAAGGGAAGAAATGTCTCTTCCCTTTACTCTCTATAAGGAGAACCTTATGTCAGATTCTAAAAAACCGCCAGTTAAAATCAATTTACCACAACCTGAAGTCACTACGTTAAATGCATATCGTCCTAATCCAGTGCGTGACAATGCAGATAATGAATTGCGGTCTGAATTGTACAGTCGCTTCTTATTGCCTGGTGAGACGTTAGAAGAATGTGAAGCACGCATGAATAAAGATTTGCGTGAATCGCGTAAAGCATCCCTACGCTTACTTTCGGAAAAAAGTGGGATGGTCAAGCCGGGTGTCTTCAGAAAGCGAAAAGTCAAAGAACGGTCACAAGTTGCAGGTAGTGTAACAATGAAGTTCTTACTGGACAATGGGTTTACTCAGGAGAAACCATTAAACATTGTACTGTCAAGAATAGACCAAGTTGTAGCACAAGGTCGGTTACACATCATTGTTTCACCTACTGCTAAAGATGGATACAGAACAGTAGTCACTCGTTCTGAACCATGTCTAGTTGATACATTTGGTGTTTATTTTATTTTGATGCCTGTAAATGTGGAAAATGATAGCGTAAGCTGTCAACAGTCTAACGTTTTGGATGACTTGGTTCGCAGTCACACTGTACCTGAAGACCAAGCATTTGACGTGATAGTTATACCAATGCACTTACCACTACGTGCTTATAAATCATTAAGTGGTCCAAACAAAGATATGGATAACTGGGTGCAAGAAATGGATGCGCTTATTGAACAAGATGTATTATCTCGCGCACGACATTGTTCTGCATGGGAAGAGGTTCGAAACAAACCAAACTACCCAGAAGAGTTACAGGACAGTGTTAGTCTGGCTAGTGATGACTTTGTTGAAGGGATGGAAATCGTGGGACAACCTACCAATAGAGATTTGTTGTTTGGTTCACAAGCAGATAAAATGTACGTACCCGAGTTGGTGGAACGTATAAAAGAATCTTGCAAAGACAAACCGGTTGTTGTAGTTACACCACGTCGCCCAAGATTTCCTTCGTTCTTTGCAGGAAATGTTGCAATGGATAGCGAAGCGGATGTTGTATTCTCCATAAGCAACACTGTGTTTAGTGGTGATACGCATTTAGCGATACATCAACCTAAGAAACGTCCAGAAGGTATCTCTGGTGTTCAATTAAAACAAACACCTAAACGTGTGTTTGTGCAATTAGGAAATGGTGCTGTGTATTTTGCAGCAAATCATCAACATGCTGAAGAGGTACATCGCGTCATTATTGATGCAGTTAAGCCTATTCGAAACAGTAAGTCGTAGGAGAACATTCTCATGAATGAAGTTACTAAGTTTTTAGAACAACAAGTAGAAGCACGGCGCAAAGCAAAGAAACAACTGCTTCAACAACCTAAGTGTAGTGTTATCACGATTCAAAACGATACACGTCCTTGGAAAGCGTGGGGTGAAGATATTTCAGCTAACGTGGTCTCTATTTTGGGTGATGGTACGATTCGTCGTTACACGTCTCACCAATCAGCAGAGATAGGGAATAAACTGAGCAGACAATAACGTCTGCTCGATTATTGTGAGGATGTCGTATGTTTAAAAAGTGGAATGAACGCCGTAAACTCTGTAAGTTAGTTGAGATGTATAATGCAAGACTACCTTCAGGTCGTCGTGCTCCTGAACTGGTGCTAAAAACAGTGAATGAAAATACGCTTACAGGAACTTCGATGTTTAGTATTGATGTCGTCAATTTCATTCAGAAAGCATTACATAATGCGCAGGTCACAAACACAGTGACTGAAGCACACATTGCACTAGAGAAACAAACAAAGCGTTGGTTCTTTAGACCTGCAGCGGATGCTGGACATTGGAATGTATTTATTTATCATTTCAAATACCACGTTGTTGAACTGTTTGTTAGCTTAGACTAAGGAGGTGATGTGGACAGTGCATTTAAAATAAAACTTCAACAGATAATCGGTTCTAACGCTCGTTTGAGTATTGTAACTGATTCTGTAGGTTCTGTGAAAGTAACTGTGAAGCGAAAGCTTAAACAGTTACCTAAAACACAAATGGTAGAAAAGGTTTTAACTGAAGCCAATCCGTGGTTTGATGGTGATGTGTTAAACACATTAAAGTTTCAAGACGCGTACGTATTTACCGTCCCTAGTTTATTAATTCAACAATCTGTAGGAGTAGATTATCGTGGTTAAAATTCAAAACTCTGGTGTTTATGGTCAACACGTAACACCGCGTGGTATCACTGAAGAAATGGCTGATGAATTTAACAGTAAGGTTCTAAAGACATTTGGTTTACCGCAAACCATCCTTAAATCAAAGAACCACCCTGACATCATCAATCAAGCAGCACATGTTCATTATGTGCCTGACACTGAAGTTAATTATTCAAATTCAGTGGCTCGTTTGCAGGCTAAATTCTTGTTAACCAAAATCAAGAACTTTAATCCAGCAAATCCATCCTTTATGTTGTTAGCACAACGCGCTGGTCCTATCTGCGTTCGTTTAAGTTGTGGTATCACGTATCGTGTGTTTTCGCATCAACACGCAGAACGTTTACGGCGGTTGAACTACATACCTAATAAGAACGTGAATCAAGCTTCGCTTGATGACATGATACTTTCATTGGGCGTTGATTTATTCAATCCACCCAATACCCCTTGTTAACTGGAGATAAATAAGATGGATAACGTGTTTTTGTTTGGTACTTTATTGATAGTTGGATTTGTAATTGGTGTAGCGACTGGCTTGCCTCTTGTGTACAAATACATTCAACATAAGCAAGGTATCGCAGGTACTGAAGAGGAAGTGATTACTGTGGAAAAGTTTGAAGCAGAACCTGTTGTCGATGCTGGTTTTGAAGTAGAACTTAAAACCATTGGTCCACTTTTTGTTAAGCTGTGGAAGTGCATTGTACAAAAAGAAGCCATGTTAGGTTCAAAGTTAGAGAAGCACTATCGACGTTTTGTTGTGCGAGGTGTTGAACTTAACGAACATCCAAAAGATGATAAATACAATTGCACTTCATGTACTGAAGCGTTTGCGATGGATTATCTTTCAGAACAATCGTTGATACTTCATGCGATGCCTCTTGACTATTGTGAAGATTTCTTAAAGTACGTCACCAGAGATGTGTTTGAACGATTGGGTATTGACCGGACTATGTATCCTAGTCGCTGGTTTATCTTAAGCTACAAAGACATTGATACACGTATTGTGGGTGTACGGATGCGCACAGCGAATGTGTGTATTGACTACATAGCGTGAGGTCAGTATGTCAGCATCAGTGACAAGTCACTTCACGTACCACAGCCTCGAAAAGGTCAAAGTGCGAACAGCGTTGACTGCGGAACAAGTGGCATGGATACTCCACTACAGACTTGCATTAAAGCTCGGTACAGATGTAGGTACTGTAAAGATGCGTTTTCTATTATGGTCACCGGTTGATAATGACTACTTTGTGATTTTACAAGACACCTTAAACGGTGATGTGATTACGCTGTTACCTATCGAGTACCATGAAAATCTAGCGTATAAAATTGACGATGTTAAACGCGAATACGCAAAGCGGTTACTTCCGTCAATGGAAGTGTTAGATTATTGGATGTTAACGCAGGAGCAACAAAGTAAGCCTAGTAACTTCTTTGTAAATGTCTTGTACACCAATAGTGAAGGGTTAGCTAAAGCAAAACAATTGTTTAGTTGTCCAATCACTGACCAGTGTTCAACCATCGATGAGTTAATAAAACACGGCTTATCTAAAAAAGATGTAGAACGTGCTATCGCCTCACTTGAAATAGACCCTAGTTCAGTCACTGGTCTATCTGTTCGAATGGGTCGAAAAGGAAATCCACTGTATCAGCCACTGTCGGCAATACAAACCAAATAGAAGGTAAAACGTTATGACTATTTTAGAACAACTAATGATTATCCTTGCTCAACTGCCTGGACATAAAACTTTACCTATTTATAACAAAATAGGTGCTATTCATCAATCTACTGTCTATGTCCCAGATACAACAATTGGAACTGAAGTTTTACTTGTAACCGCATGTGTTGTGGGTGACGCCAGTGTGTTCTGGATTCATGATGTGAAAATGAAAACACCAAACATGTTGTTAGGTATTGGTAAACGCGAAGACTTTTATACAGTCGTTAAAGCGTTTCCTTCACTAGGTCAAGTATTGATTCGAACGAATGACGAGATTGAAACAATACTTGCAGAACTTAGTAAAGTGTATCACTCTGGAATGACAACAAAAGTAGGTTTGACCACACAAAGTGTCACTGACGAATTTTTAGCTCTTTTTCAATAAGGATAGTCGATATGTTAAATAAATTAAAACTACCTAGTTTTAAACTTTCCAACGGCAATACGCACGTTACGTTACACATGCCACTTATTCCAAATACAGCCAATTGGGACGTAGATGGAGACATTGACTCAACAGATGGTCGTGCAGTGTACTACGACGACAAACAACAATCGTGGGTGAAAGTATACGGCGGTGAGTTGTTTAGTGAAACAGCTTTGAATGACCAGGCTGTAGTAAAATGGGTAGGTAACACAGAACCACGGATGTTAACCTTCAGCGACCGTTACAGTTGCTTATCTCCAGACAATGGTTTTATTACGTTAATTACGTGCGAAAATTCATCAGTTAATTTAAATCAATTAGAAGATGATTTAACGTACAAATACACGTTTCATGATGCGTCTAAACATCTACTAAATCAACTTGAACGGAAGAATGTGCAATTTGGTTCTGGTGAGACTTTGCAAGAATCGGTGCAACATGCAGTCTACATGTATTCTGCAATCGCATTAAAGTACGTATTCCCGTTAAACTACACTGATGATTTGGTGTACATGTTCTTAAATGAATATGCGCAAAAACTAAACAGCGGTATAGAGTCTGATGTTTGAACTAGGGGTTTATACTCCTTAATCAATCCAAAGTAAATAACAACATGGGGATGAGTATTTATTCATTCCCAAGGGAGTGTGTTATGAATGGACAGGTGAATGAACTTGTTGTGGGAATCATAGGTGCTATTGTTGTTTTGTTTATGATTGTTGCTATTGTATCAATCATTCGACAAAGAGACGCAGCTAGTCGGATGGCGGTGTTGCATCAAGAGAAGCTGTTAAAGCAGAGATTGCGTAAAGAGGAACATCTTCGTTTTGAACCGTTTGTTCGTGATTTTAACGAACGTATACGTAAACATCTCGATGGGATGGTGACTCAAAATGCGTTATCAGGATGGATTGAACCCCATCCTCGTTTCTTGTTGCTTGAAAAACATATTCCAATTGTAGATGTACTTAATAACGTTTACTACGGAGTGTGGAGTTCTTACTCTCTGAAGTGGTTCTCTACCGATTACATTGAAGATGCTAAATTGTTAGACAATGAAAACTCATTACATACCTACGTTAATCAGGTTGTTTCTAGAGATAGGAACTCAGATGACCAATGGACAGTGGATAAGTGTGATGCTATTATTCTACATTTAGCAAAACAATGCATACTCAAGTATCGTGTGTTAGACCCTTCCACTTACTTTAATGAGCTACAAGAAGCTGCAAGACGAACAACGCTGGATAATCGTTACCCAGTTCAGGTTATCACTGGGCAGACGAAAGATGTCCCTTCTCAACACTACATACGTGGTATTGTGCTTCACCTCACCTATCACAAATTAGTGTTCTTAATTGACTAAGGTATATTTGGAGTTTTTATGGCACTCTATTCTGAAACAAAACCAGCGGTTGTTATTCTGAAAGACTACAGTCGCTTACCCGTAGTAGCAAAGTACGTTGCGTTTCTTGCTGTTGACGATGTATATATGTTAGTTGCCACGCAGGAAGTTGCACATGGGGATGTGGTTACACAGCTTTATCACACACCACCTGTGGATATGTCAGAAAACCATATCCCGTTGACGGTGACTGGTTTACTTCACCGGTATCAAGTGGAAGATGTCTTTTCAGATATTTTTCGCACTGATAAGGTGGTGGATAAACGATTCTTTGCTAAAGTAGAACCTTACGTTAGTTTCTTTGGTTTACATCAATTCTTTAGTGATAGAGCCAGCCATGAGATAGACGACGAAAAACCGTTGAGTGCTTTAATCCGCGAACGACAACGGGATGCTTTCTATCAACGTGACCAGTTGGGTGAGTTTAGCACGTATGAACCTGTAACAACCAACACACATTTACATGACTTAGTAGTTCAGTTTGTTGAACAGAAACAACACATTGCGCTCACTATTCCTGTAAGTGAATTTAAGTCCTTTAAACCAACTGTAGCTGGATGGGTGTATTGGCATACAGGACATGCAACAGAAGACGAATAAGAGGAAGGGCAATTGCCCTTCCCTTTATTTTTTGTCTTTTTTTCAAACATACATTATACTCATGACACGATTGAATAAAAACAAAAGGAGGTTATCATGTCAATTCTATTTATTAAAGTTCTTTACGTTTTACTATTAAATACAACGGCAAGTTACTTTGTTAAGAAAGGTCTTTTAAAAGCAAATAAGACAGAGGTGGTGTGTATTTCATTTTCACGTATTTATCTTACGACTGAAAAGAAAGCACTTGGGTATTTACCTCCTCATGCGATTCGTTTTGTAAAACACAAACAAGAGATTCGTATCTATCCTCATTTACTTTTAAAAGGGTTTTCTCTTATTAAATAATCAAAAGAAGGAACATCACATGTCAACAAATAAATCAACACAATACACGATACCACCTGAGCTTATCGCTCAGTTTGGTACAGATACAGTTCGAGACCACATGGCTCGCTCTTTAGGAAGACCTCCATCAAGTGATGAGTTATTGGCTGCTGTAAAGATGAAAGATGCGTATGCTTTTCCTAAAGACATTTTCTACGCGTATGAACATGCTCAACATTACTTAAGTCAAGACCGACGTCTTGCACTAGGGTTAGATTCGAATAAACAATACTTTGTTCGCATACAACCACCTGCTGATAATTCAGCAGGTATTTTTCCACCCAACGAACTTAGACAACGTTTGTCATCTATTTATGAACAATATGTTGAATACAACATACCTAAAGCAGGACCCTACGGTAGTCATGTTGTTCATCGAAGTTGGGGTATGTTATCTTTGGTCGCAAAAGCTGTTAATAAAGCATTAAAGCTTACATGCAGTGGTCAATTTGGCGCACCCACGCCATATATTCGAAACTAAAAACATACAGGGTAGGTACTTTTTATAGTCAACTACCCCTTTTCTTTATAAGGATTATAACGATGCCCACTTCAAAAGATATACCTGCACAACAGTTTGTGAATCTTTTTGGTTCTACGCCATTTCAAAATATTGTTGTGATTCAAAAACGTTCTATCGCATCTCGCAGTGATGCGTTTGATAACGAACCCTACTACCGTGGTCTTACGTTAAGTAAAGGGTGGTTAGAACACGTTATTCTTTTATTAAAGAAACCGTACGTTGCTGCAATAGACGATATTACAGCATATTCTATCCTTCGTGCAAGCGATTCAGATATCAAAGCATCACCGTGGGTGCTTACTCATGCGGCTATCGCTATAGTGACGCCATACGGCCCTGTGGTTGCGTATACAGTGGCTGGTGAGGAGATTATTCGTTCTCATGTACCAAATGAGTTAAAGTGCTACTTACCTTCTGAGTTTTGGGTAGGTGAATCATTGAATTACTTCATCCCTAAACTTGCTGATTTCTGCAGACGAAGAGCATTGGATGTTGCAGCGGCAAAAAATCCAACATTAGAAACAATCAAAGAATCGGTAGGTAACTCGTGAGTACATTAATTGTTGAAGCCTTTACCCATCAAGCCCTTTGGTCTGCAAAGTCTCCATTTCGAAATAGTCCGCTTGCAAAGAGCACAGACCGTTTTATAAACCACGTTCGTATCGAGTTAAACTTAGAAGGTGTGTATTACGTCATTACTAAGTTGATGAAGAAACAGTATGCAGGTGGTCGTCCTGCGGTGTTAAAACATTTAGCCATGTTAACTAAGGTTGGTACACTTACTCGTATCGAAAATGGTAAAGAAACAACGTGGATGATGATGGTCGATGTATCACAACAACAAAATCAAGGAGCGACGTCATGAAAGACATTATTTTAACAGCCTTTGCAGACCATGCAAAGAAAGCGTTGGGTGAAGGTCAAGCTCAATTAAGTAAACCAGATGTGGTACGCAATACCGTCAAAGCAACACCTGGGTATGTCGTTGTTACTCCACAAGGTGACATTGTAGTACAAAAAGCATTTAAAGATATTGTGGATGTGATTCGTACTGTATTAGGTAAAGATGTACCCGGCGGTAAACCTGCAGTCAGTCGTGTGGTTGATACCTTAGTACGACAAAACGTGTTTAAACGTGTTGTTTGCAATTTAACGGGCGGTACGTTGCTTGAGTACAAGTTACCTAACAACGTCAAGGTAGATGTACTTGAGTATGCTACGCATCGAATTGCAGCAAATCAATTAGCAAAACAACAAATGCGTTCGTCATTAGGTCAGTTGACCTCAAAGGTGATTCGAACCGCTAAACAATTTATCCGAGGTAGTGAATGAAAGAGTTAATTTTAAAAGCATTTAAGTCGCGATTAGCGGGTGTGCTGCAAACACGTTTACTTAAACAGTCACCGTTTTATCATGAAGTAAATGGTAGTCCAGTTGCAGTGATTGCATTAGATTTAAATGGTATCTTCTACGGTGCGACTGAGCAGAAACCAAATGAGCGTGTTCGGTACATTCCAGGTGGTCGTCCAGCGCTTTTAAACCATCTAAAGAAGTTAGTAAACGATGGCGTATTGATTGACCAAGGAACCAATTGGGGTCCTCGGTATTGGGCGTACAAATTTACTGGTGAAGAGTTGGAAACTATCGTTGAAGAAACGAAGCGTCCACGTGAATTTGCTGAAGTATTCTTTCCAGTTAAAACTGAAGAGGTGAATCAACATGAAACGAGTGAACAGCTCTAAAGAGCAAACTATCACTGAAGTGACTCGCGACGATGGTAGTGTAGTTCGTTTTAGAAAGTTATTAACAGCTAAAATGGTGTGTGAGCTTTTAAGCATTAGTCGTTCAACGTTAGAACGTCATCTCAAAGATGGAAAGTTAATGTCTCCAACATTCTATCTAGGACAATCACCTCGTTGGGCTGATATCATGTTAATTGATTGGCTAAAACAAAAGACAGGAGGTCAATGTGGCTGAAGGGTCTATTCAAGCTTATCTACATCAATGTAGGGCTGCTAAAGGTATCATTGGTTTTACGCCAGAAGAATTGGCCACTGAAACAAAAACAGATGCGTTGTTAAAGCGCATTGTGAAACATTTAGACGCAGTTGTTGAGATGGGTATTAATTGCGCAGACTCAGATACGGTACTTACTAACCATGCTGAGTTCTGTGAACTTGCAAGTCTTATCCATGATGTACCTACCATTGAGTTCATTGAGGCAGTAGTCAAGAACGATTATCGCTGTTCAATAGAACATCACTTTGGTTTATTATCAATGATGGTCATGTTAACCACCTTTAGAAACAAAGGTCAGATTTCAATCCTAGAATGGATGCAGTCTATCTTGTTGTGGGGTTGTTTAGCTGACCATTCACGTCAACCTATCAAAGACAATATTGTAAAACACGATTGGGGGCGTGCTGCTGCTTTCTACACTAAACTATTGGCTAAAGAAATAGCAATGGCACCCATTGTTCATTTCACAGCCCCTAAAATGGTAGATGTGTACGATGAAGTGGTTAATGGATTAACTGATATGGTTGGACAACACTTTGTAGATGCTGGAATTGCAAAGCGAATCAACACTAAAGTAGTCGTTATTGGAAGCGTTGGACACCCCACTATAACGACAGCGTGTCGTGTGCCGGGTAAGTTGTTGGAACCATCATTCTCAGCAAAACCATTTTGGGTTCAACGTCAAGAAAAACAGTCTCGTCGACAACATCGACGTTAAATTACAAGGAGTGCGTATGGATTTAGACAACCACAAAATGATAGCGTTTTTTGGTGAAGAATTTACTCAGTTACTACTCGTTGTTTTTAAACTATCACCAACTACTACAGTGAAATTACTTCGTCATCACGACAAACATTATAGAATCGAAGTAGTTTCACCTAATCCGATTTCACTTGAATTGGAGCAAGTTATACAAAAATTAGTAACGTCAGCGGTACTTAGCGATTACATTCAGAAAAGGTTGTTTGTAAGTGGTGAATTAACGATATGGCAAACTAGTGATTCACCACCTAGTATTATGTTAACAAGTTGATCTAATATAAAGGATGGATATGAGTAACTTTAAAAAACTATGCAGTGGTTATGGTGCTTATATCCATCTTTGGTTTCTATTTTATAAAACAAGGAGGTGGTTACGAAAAGACCTTACACCATTAAAACGAATGGTTATTGAACTTCAGTATCAAATGGTAGTAACAACATTCTTAGCGATAAAAGGAAAGCGTAAGTGGATACCTATCCCTTCTGAATGTAATGCAATCAAACCAGACATTACGGAGACCTATGAGAAAATAAACAAACGGCAACTTGCTGTAGAAGCAATACGTGAACGACAAACCATTCAACAACAACAAAAGGACCTCTAACTCTTTTATTTATTCTTTTTGTTTTGTGTAAGATGTACGCGCTCATACTTACGCAAATTGACTTCCAATAGAAAGGACGATGTGATGAAAACAGTATTATTCTTATTATTAACCCTGGTTGCATTCAACTCGAACGCTTCATTCGATCAATTTGGCACAACAATTATCAAAGCCGCACAAACTGTTAACGTAGACCCATTGGTACTTAGTGCGTTTGCTCACAAAGAAACAAACTTCAGAAACGTGAAAGCAACGTATAAAAAATCTACCGCTGCTGGTCTTTTTCAAATTAACAACAGAACCTGGAAAGGTCTTCTTGAAAAGTATGGACATGAAGTCCATTTAGATACAACCGCAAGTAAATTTGACCCACGTGCTAATAGCTTAATGGCTGGTATCTATGTACGTGAAAACGCAAAAGCATTGAAACGTGTTTTAGGTCGTAAAGCAACCCCTGCTGAAATGTACATGTCACATCTACTAGGGTTAGGTGGTGCTATTAAAGTATTAACCGCTAAACGTAGTAAAGTCATCGCTGATGTTGTAGCTTATGCCATCGCTGGAAATAAACGTTTATTTGTGACTGAAAAAGGTAAGTTCAGAACCGTTGGACAATTCCGTGATTACATGCATTGGAAGTTTAGTCAGGTGATGAATGATATCAAAGATACTGTAGATACCACTGTGGCTAAAATAGAAGCCCAGAAGCACTACAATGAAATGAAACGCAAAGCCACTACCTATGTGTCAAGTATAGGTGATGTCTCGTTAAAATTGATTACCGTGTCCATATTTGGACGAACACTAACCTAAGAAGAAGGACAGAGCAAATGCTCTGTCCTTCTCTATGCTTTTTTTATAAAAGGACCCCACAATGAACATTAGAAACCCATTAGTTATTCCAAAAGAAGTGTACAATTCATCCACGTGTGATGATGAGACCTTTAAAGAATTTACAGCAACGCTTCGTTATATGCAGGGAATCGGAGAATCTCCTATTCGATTGATTCTACCAGAAGACTACGATGTAAATCAAACAAGGGCGTTTGTAGAACGTCTGTGCCTACGCGAAGGGATGATGTTGAGTTGGTTCTATTACGACCGTATTCAAATGTTAACTCCTGAACGTCAAGTGGAGATGTTAGGTGTCAACATTTCTCAATTGATTGCACACGATGTAATTCGTGATGTACAACATCTTCTTCGCAGACGGTTGTCTGAGACTATCATGAAAGACATTCATGTCAACCCAGAAGAACCTGACGTAGGTGCCCCATTGTTGGACCAATATAAACTTACGAGTGATTTAGTTGCAGGTGGGTATGATGTTAAGATTACACCGATACCTGCGTATATCTGTGGCTTACACCCACTTGTTGTACATGTGTCTGTAAATACACATCAACTTAATCACCGGTATGAAGAATACGCTTTAGTCGTCAATCAATCCTTCGTTGTGTTTGAACACATGTTAGAAGGTCAGGTGACTTCAGCATCGCAACATTTATCTCATTTGTTTAAAGAATATTTTAAACAGATTAAATCACAAATTAAACCAAAACAAGAAGGCTAATCTTTTTATGGAAACAAAACGTGTCTTTGTCCCAGACAACAACCGCTTTATTTTGCAGACGTTAAATCCATCTCCGGTTGCTGAGAAGCTACCACCAAAAATATACCGTGCTTGCTTTGACCCACAGACAGGTACTATCTTTGTTGAACACCTGTATGACAAATTTGTTCTGCCAAAGAAGATATACGGTAGTTTACACCATCAGCGTGTTCAGCGCGTATTAGACCATCATGCCACAAGCAAAAGCTCGTTAGGTGTCTTATTGATGGGTTTAAAGGGAACAGGGAAAACACTGTTTTCCTTTCTTATCTGCAATAAGTTATTGGAGAAAGGGCATCCTGTTATTTACTTTGATACCCCTATCCCAGCGTTTGTGGCTCGCCATCTGATTGAGTTTATTGATGATGGTGTGTTCTTACTGGATGAGTTTGGTAAGTTGTTTAAAGCGTATGCTAATGAGCCAAATGGAAGTACAGTAGATGCACAGTCGCAATTGTTAACTGCGTTCAGTGACCGCAACTTAACACGTCGCATGATTTTGGTGACAGATAACAACGAATCTAATTTGTTGTACGAACTGAAAGACAGACCAGGTCGTTTTCATTACCGTTTCATGTATGCTCGTTTACCTAACTCAGCGATTGAAGAGCGTGTAGATGCAGACATCACCGACCCTGAACAGGCGTTATTGTTGAAGTATTACGGGTTCTATCAGGAAGTCTCTATGGATTGCTTAGATGCAGCTGTGGGATTGATGAAAGAAGTCAATGATGTGGATACATGGTTAGAACAAATCTCATGGATTAACATTCCTGTGATGCGTTTCTTCCGCTTGTATTGCTCACCTAACGTAAACTATTCATCAATGCGTCACCAGTACAGCAAAGATAAAGACGAACAGCCTGAGTACCCAACCTACAGTTGCCAAATCACCATGACAACAGCAACCAGTGGTCAGGTTTCTTTATTGAAACTCAACATGGATGAAAATGGTAAACAAATCGGAGCTGAACTGTTAGACACAGTAAGTTGGCATTACAACGATACATTGATTATTGGTGATAAGTACATTACTGATAAACAGTGGATACGTATGGACCGCCCAAGTCGTATTGTTGCAGGTCGTGTTGAGAACATGGTGTTGTTCCCTGATTTTCCGTTAGTCACGTGTACTATCTTTACACAGCTCACTATGGAGCGTTTGCACTACCCACTGGTGTTAGATTGTCCAATGGGGATGATGTTAAACGACAATGGTGAACCTGCAAAAGGTAGTTTGGATGGGCGTTCTTCCAGATTCCTTGAATCACATTTCTAAGAAGGTTTTGTATGGACTTTGAAACATTCCTTTTAGTAGTGAATGCACGGGTCATCAATGCACGTTTAAATGCTGAAGAACAAAAAGAGCGCTTCAATCGAAAAGAAGCGCTTTACCATGCGTTGCTGTATGTAACCAACAACTTTAAACTTGATGCTGAATGCAATCAAGCGATAACACGGTTGTTAATTACGTACGGTTCAACAAAGACGAATTATGGTGTCACTCAAATAGAGTATCACTTTGATTCGTACATGGTGATGTTGTTTGGTCGTCAGTATATTCCTAATGACGGTGCTAAGTTACCTGAGCACATCTTAGCGGATTTTGAATCATCAATAGCACGAGGTGTAGTAGTGGGTTAACCCACTACTACACTCTTATACCCCACAGGAGTTTATCGTGAATATAAATCGACTTATGCAATCAGGGTTTCCAGTTGAAGCAATGAAAAACTTAGTTGCATCTATTAACCATGCAATGAACACCAATCAAACCTTTGAATTAGAGTTTGATGAGACTATTTTACGCAGTGCATTTGCTATCAAAAACTTTATTCGAACGCTGTGTTTTGATTATGACTTACCGCTGCATTATATCGTCAATAATCGACTCACGTTAAAATCATCTAAAGTGATTACGCAGGAATTTATTAACGCTGCTAAAGCATGGACAGACGATGTTGTTGCGATCATTCGTAATGATGTTATCATTGCCATTCCAGAACTGGTTGCTAAATGGAAAGAAGCTGAAAAGAATAGCGATGCATTAATCTCTATTGAGATTGACATTGTTACGTCAAACAACGCTTTAGGTTCTGTAACATTCAAGACTATTCCTGTGAACAACAAACGTTGTCTGATAGGGTTAGTGAGAATGACACATCCTCACCTTAAAGAACCGTTTAAAGATGTAATCATTGAACTGGTGGAAGGTGTGTATTTAGCTCAATCAGACTTAACTGAATTGGACTACATAAAGACCGACTTAATTGAGTTCTCTAAACTGGTGGACCAACAGTTAAAAACAGAAGGTGTAAATTAAAATGGATGCACTGTGTATTGTTAATTATTATTGCAGCGAAATTGGTCGTGAGATAGATGTAGAACTATCAACACTTTCACAGTCAGAAACTGGTACATTTCACATCAAACAAACAAACGGTGATGTGCATGTATTTCACTCACATGAAGATATCTATTCACACATTGTTCACAGCGTGCTTAGATTCTGTGGGTGTGGGATGCCTGAAGATGCAATGCATTTTTACATGCAGCAATTAATGGCTTTGGAAGTAACTCCTATAAAAGACTATAATGGTCGTGTAGGTGGTTTGGATTTCTTTATCCACATTGCTGAATTGCAACAGATGTTTGATAAAGCGACTCAAACCTTAACACCTAAAGCAAGAGCCATTCTTCACGCGCTGTCTATTCTTTTTCCAGTTCATCTCAAAAACGAAGAACATGAGTTGTGTCCGTTAAATGAATTTGTGATGGACAAAGAAGCGTATGATGCAATAATCCATACGGAGATTGATCCTGTATGGAAAAAAGCACAAGAAGATGCAGGAGTATCGTTTGAAAAAGAACAACTGCCTATTCACTGGTATGTGTTTAACCATGTGAATGTATTAGGTTTCCATCTTTTATTGGACATCTATAAACACATAGATCAAATAAAGAACCCTGAGTGTGCAAAAATTCAACGAAGTGAATGGTGTTCATCTAACTACGGTGCTCAGTATTGGACGTGGTACATGATTGACAACATTTTAGACCTTGAACAACACGGCGGTTCATCGCCTGGGTGGTTAAGTGAAACAGGTCAGAAAACGATTGTACATTTACATCAATTGTTTGTGGCCAGTCCATTACCGTCGTATGTTGAAGAACTGTTGGTGCATCGTTGTGAGTTTAGTGTTGTATCTGATTACAAAGCGGACTACGTTAAAGCGGTGTTATCTATTTTGAAACAACGGTTTACAAAAGAAAATAATACAGTTGGTCTTGAATCAATTGAGGGTATTCAATACGAGAAGAGGAAATAATGAAAGCAAAAGACTATTGGCGTTACAACACTCCAGTAACTGCGTTTCGCAACTGCCCAGAAGACGTTGCGGAAGGGTGTGGTGAAATCGATGGGTCTATGTTAGATTTAGATAACGTAGTTCCATCTGTGGCAGCTCGCAAGAATCAAACCTGTAATATCTTTGATGATGGTATTCCTGAAGACCAGACTCAAGAGCAATTCTTTTTAACTGCAGCGAATATGCATCTGGAATTAGCAAAAGGTTTTTATGAATTGAGTCAGGGTTTAACCACATCTGTAGCTCCGCACGACAAATATTTACCTGATGTTGAAATCGTTACTGATGAAAACGTAGCAAATGTTCGTAAACGTTGGGCCATGCAAATGGGTACGGGTTTCATTGCTTTACGAAAAGACGAATAAGACGGAGGGCAATTGCCCTCCTCTTTATTTTTTGTTTACCATTTAGACCAATGACTTAATCCAAGGCTTACAGCAGGTGGTACACTACAGGTTAATTGTAATTCATTGACTACCAGTTGAAGCACAGGGTCATTCACACGCTGTAATTCATAAACAGATTTAAACGCTAAATCAGAATGCATCTCTGGTTCATTGTTTACAATTGGTCCATCAAAGGCAACTACCATAAACACATGTGTTGTGTAATGAATATCTTGCACTCCATTGGCTTGTTTCTTTACAGCAGAGTGTTCAATCTCATACAGTTTATGAAAGTCAGTCACATCAATATTGAGTTCTTCCTTTAACTCACGAACTAATGTAGTCTCAGGTTTCTCACCTGGGTCTATTGTTCCTGTAGGTAAACTAATACTTCCACGACTCTTATGAAAGAGCGTAAAGATTCTGTCTTTCTTCTTAGAGAGAATAACCGCTGCGATTCCTGATTGGAAAACAGGGTGTGTGACAAGTTTAGTCATTTTTTGTTCCACGCATTAAAGCTGAACCTGTAAGTAGAGCACCGTATGCAATATGAATCAAGCCACTGTTTTGAAGTGTGTAAGGAATATGTGCTCGGTATGCAGTTTCCATAATACGCAGTTGCATGTCTGGTGTGAACGTCTGCATCTGAGTTAGCAATTCACTCATTGAGGGGCGATGCCAACCTAACCATGCAGGGACTATAATAAAGTCAAACAGACAAATAAGGCTGTAGACAAAAGCAAGACCTGCCTTCCAGTGTGATGCCATCCACGTTTTTAATTCAGGCTTTGTTTGATTTTCTTCATCCATTTGACTATCCTCATACATTCAGTGGGCTATACGATGATTATTTTTAAATGCTGACGTTATCTTACGAGACCTTTACGCATTTATTTCGAATTAAGACAAAGGACGTTTGCTATGAGCACACCCATTATTTCTGTTCGTCTACGTGACTATGTGGAGAGCACTGTAGGTATACTTACATGCATCGATGCTAAACGTATTGTCAGAAAAATAAAAGAAGATATACAACAGGACTATGTAGAACAATTGTCAGTATCGTTAACTGGGTACAACCGTTGGACTCGTAGTTTTTTAAATGCTGTTGTAGATGAGATGTATAAACAATTTGAGTGGACAAAACGTCCGTCGTATCATTTACAGTTTCATCATCAATTAATACAATCGTTAGCTACGCTTGCAGCAATGCAAACACCACATCCCCATACACTTCATGCAAATATGTTGTCTGTAATAAAAGAAGACATGGAAGAAATATGGTGTGAAGATATTCCATTCTATTTCTGTGTGGATGAACATCATTTATCTATGCATCCTGTATTAGTAGATGATGATGAACTAGGTGCAATGACATGCGCTTATGTCAATAGTGTTGTGTTTCAAGGTGTAGATGGAATTGATGTTCATGTAGTTCCTGATGTGGTCTTGTTTCACAAAGGTCAACTCTACAGTTATTTAGCTGTACATGCATTAGTTTATGAAAAACACCTAACAGAACACCACAAACTTTTACTTCGTTGGTTCCAATCGATTTTAAAGCATCTGGAATTGACGGAGGACTACTTTAAAGTAGAACTAACACATATACTGCCTGATGGTGGTAACTTAGCACAGGAGCGCGTATGAGGCGTTTTGATGCATTAGAAACATTCTTCAATAAACATTTAGCGGATAATGACTTCAGTCCATTAAATGTATTGTCTGAACAAGACTTGTATATCCAACCCGGTGAATACGTTGCTCACTATTTATACAACCTTACTCAGAAAAAAGAACTCGTTTCTTTTATGAAAGAACATTACCCTGAAGTTGTTGCTGAGATGGAAAATCATTGTGTAGATGTCATGAGTACCTTCTGCACTTTATTCACTGCACTTCGTACAGGTGTTGAACACGATGTTGGTTTCTATGGTTACTGTGCTAAACGCATTTCGCCGAATGAAGGTGATGGTCGTTCTTACAATCAGTTAACCAAACAGTGTCAGCTTTGGTTTTTTAATAACAGAGAAAAAGCCAAGACGATGTTTGAAGCGTTGGAATTTAAAGACGCACTATTTGACGATGCTCACGTAGACGAGTTTGTTTTATTAGTAAGTTATTCTACGTATGCAAATAACGTGATTAAATTAAATCATGTATGGGTATGTGGTCCTTAGACAGAATAGAAGATACAGAGGAGCTGATGCTCCTCTGTATCTTTATATCACCAATTTAAACTCAAACGAGGACTTTCTGATTGAAGTGTAATCTCTCCACGTTTTTGAAGACGTTTAAGATTCTTCTCACATTGTTCATCCGTAAACTTTGTATCACTATTCCAAGCCCATTGCAACAACCCTTGTCGCTGTCGTGTATTGCAAGATTTATCGCCTACCTTACACTTCGCTTGAACTTGTGCGTTGTGTCTAGCAACAAAACTTCTCCAACGACCAATCTGCCATTCATCTTCTTTTGGGATACGACGACCTAAGTAATAAAGACAATACCAACCAAACCATCCGTAGGGTGAGTCCTTAGTAAGCCACCCATTCTTCTTCCACTCAGATAATCCTTGTCGAGACTTTACACCGTAGTAATTAATGCTTTCATCAGGTTCATCGTTAGGTCCTAACACCTTAGGAAGTTTATACCACGACGCAGGTAATCCTTTTATTGCGTTGATGTACTTCCCTTCAAAGACACCCATCTCTAACATTTCAAGAGGTGTATAACTTGGTGCAAAACGAGGGTCCCACACGCTATCTTTTTTTATCATTACGTAACCCTCGTTTGTTAATGTAGGTAAACACTCTTTGGATTTGAATCATTCACATGATTTCCATTAGTTAATGTAAAGAAAAACATTGTAAATGGTTTCTGAATCAAACCAGACGAATGTGTTTGGTCAGCATAGCCGGTACTGGTATGGGTATAAGTTGAACCACCTATTGTGATTTCAGTAAAATCGATAGGGGTGTTTCTATGATCACCATCGACAGCAATCTCCAGCGTTGTTGAAAGGGCACCAGATGCGGTTTCATGCATGATACCGATAGTTAAGACTTTCATCCTGGGTCGAATGTACAGAGTTTTGTTAGAAAACCCTTGTGGTGGTGAGTTTAAAACCCATTCTTCATAATTATGGATTCTGTAGGTTAAAAAATCATTCCACCAAAAATTAGATGCTCGTTCAAATGCGATAACAGCTTTTAAATCTAACCCGCCATTTTTTGTAAAAGAAGAACTAAACTCTAACATATCGTTCTCACTTATTGACCGTAGTCTAATTTAACCAATTGACTACCACGGTATCCAAAGTTACTGTACTTTACATCAGAACGAAGAAACTCTTCTGCGAGTTGACTATCTTTTATCATTCGTTCTAAATGTAACCAAAATAAACCAGTGTGGTGGATAGGTCTTACTCGTTCCTGTATTAAGAACCATCCACCTGGACACATCCAATACACTTTGGCCAATTCTGGAAAACCACAGCGACCAAAGGTGTGTTCTTGTATGTTGCAAAGTAATCCTGTTAGGAATAATTTCCATGAACAGAACGAAGGGAATTTAATCGCATAGTTAGAAACTAATAACACATAGCGCGTGGTTCCCTTGTGAAACTGAATAGACATGTCACCACCTATTTATTCTACTTACGGATAACGAGCAGAGATGTAATGTGCAAAACGTTTTAACGCTTCCCATGTACGGTTTTTCCAACCGTTCATAAAATCTTCATTGGCTTCACGCTTCAATGAGATTTCAACGTAATGTACGTTTTGGAATCCATCTAACAACATGTACAGTTGGTCTACTGCTTCAGAACTACCTTTGTTGCGTTTGAAATACGCATTTAAAGAACTGATGGTTTGACCGCCAATTGAACCATCAATGGTAATATCAGGATAATCCACACTACGGCGGTTTAACACATTCAGTATTTTTTGGATAGATGTACCGACGTTACCACGACCAGCGTTTACACCAAAATCCAATACCTTCTCAGCCAACATAGGACTTAATGCGTATATTTCGTGACAACGCATTTTCTCCCACCATGAGGTACGATATATCTCTTGTGCCAATGCGATTGGAAGGGTTTTCATATCTCCATCCCAATTGTATTTTGGCCACAGGTGTTTGTGTTCTAATGCAGTAGCCACTGTGATACCATGATTAGTGGCTTTCCCTGTATCGCTAGGATGGTCGACATATCCTGATTCAACACCACATAAGTGGTCGATAATTTCTTGTTCAGTCATTGCTTTAACTGGCATAATAAACTCCATAACAAAAAAATAAAAGAAGAGGGAGTTTTCACTCCCTCACTTTTAAACTATTATTGATTAAACAAAATACCAGAACGACTTTGCTCTAATAAAGTGTTTAACTCATCTGTAGATTTCCCATCGCAAACCTTTGTTACATCTCTTAAAAATTCACGACGATTAAGTGCTGATATTTTTAATTCATCATCACCTAATGCTACAGCTAACGTAATCTGACGATCATTTTCTTCAAACTGCCTTACTCGACGAAGACGAATGTCATCTTTGACCAATTGAGTAGCGGCGTCTAAGTTTACTTTAAACATCAGAAGCAACTCCTTCAAATGTATCATGTATTGAACCTACACCACTTGGTGGTCCAGCTTCTTTTTCATCGATAACCATGGCATCTAACAAAAATTCATCATTAGGTAGCTGTGATTCATCAATAATCCAGAATGGAACTTTAGGTGGAACATCTTTTTTACCGATAACTTCCAGCGAAAAATGTTGCAACGCTTCAAGTGTTGGAATGAGTAAAATAACCCCAGCGGCAGCGTCAGGATTGTTGTAAACTATGACTTTTGACATCAATAAGCTCCCTAAATTAATTAACGGCCATCACAGACACGTATGGTAAATCGCGCGCATCAAAACCGTTAACGTTCGTACTTACGTTCAACGAGTTAACAGGTCTTGTATCACTAGATTGTTGACTCACCGTACCGTCACCAGACGCATCATTATCACTAGCAAAACCAAATACAGCATAGTTAGTATTCGCTATAGAGTTCAGATAATTTATGCGATAACGACCTTGTGAGATTCGAGTAATTGATGACACATTGCTTGAACGCTGGATAGAAGGGGTTGAGTTACCAGAACCCGTACCTAGCCATGCGACAAACATAACGATGTTACCACCACCAGTTAACAGTGAATTTAACTGTTGCACTTGTGTAGCAGTCATCACACCCGCATTACCAGTGGTTGCAGCAGCGATAGCTACAGCACCGCCTGTGGACGAATACAGAGTGACATTACTACCGCCATATGCAGCACTTAGGTTAGTGCCCACATTGACCTGTGCACCGGCTTGGATGCCGTTTAGTTTAGCCTTATCAGAAGCACTTAACAAACCAGCGTAGCTAGTTGTTGCACCCAAAACAGTACCAGTAGCACCCGTTGATGAGTACATATAACCGTTAGTAGGGTCAGCACCATAACTAAGGTTAGTAGGAACGTTGACTTGAGCACCAGCTTGGATGCTGTCAATTTTCTGAATATAAGCAGCAGTAACAATACCTGCACCTGATGCACTTGCTCGCGGTAAGTTAACACCACTACCTGTTGATGAATATACCGCCGCGTCAACTGTCGATTGTCCAACTGACAGATTAGTACCTACGTTCACTTGGGCACCAGCTTGGATACCATCTAACTTCGCTTTATCTGCTGCAGATAATGTACCAGCATTAGATTGCGTAGCAGCAGGAAATACTGTGCCGGAACCCGTTGATGAACTTACTGTCACATTCGATGCGTTTGCCGTACTGCCTAAATTGGTTGGTACGTTGACTTGAGCACCTGCGGCGATACCATTCAACTTAGACAACAATGCGTCAGTAAAGTCGTTCTTACTTAATGCATAACCCGTCACTTTATCCACTTTCAAGTTAAGGGCGTTTTGTTGTGCAGTTGAAACAGGTTTATTTACATCACTGGTGTTATCTGCATTTCCCAAACCTACTTGTGCTTTGGTCACACTGTGTGGGTTATCCGTACGTGCGATGTGTGCGTTAAGTGGTGTAACCGCTTGTGATGTAATTGCTTCTTTGACACGCAGTGGTGTCATGTACTCAGTATTCACTGTACCAGCAACTGCTTCCGCAGTGGTAGCAATACCGTAGTTCTCCACGCTACCTAACCCCACTTGCGCTTTAGTGGTTGCATGTGGGTTATCAGTTCTGGCGATGTGTGCGTTTAACGGTGTTACAGCTTGAGCCGTAATAGCCTCTTTGACGCGCAGTGGTGTCATATACCGATTAGATACAGTACCCGCAGTCGCTTCAGCAGTTGATGAGATTGGATAATCTTCGACACTACCTAATCCCACTTGCGCCTTAGTCGTCGCATGTGGATTGTCAGTACGCGCGATGTGCGCGTTCAGAGGAGTCACTGCCTGCAATGTGATTGCCTGCTTTACTCTCAGGGGTGTCATGTAAAGAATGTTTGATGTACCTGTTTCAGCAGATGCTTGGTCAGATATTCCATAATTCTCTACACTTCCAAGTCCAACCTGTGCTTTAGTCGTTGAATGTGGGTTGTTGGTATTCACCAAGTGGTCAGTAATAGGTTTACCATTTCCTGTTTGGAAATAATACGTCATCGCTAACGGAGTCACATAACTCGTTGCTTGCAACGTTCCTAACATCTGAGCTTGAGTCGATAAACCGTAGTTCTGCACTAACCCTAATCCCACTTGCGCCTTAGTCGTCGCATGTGGGTTACTGGTATTGTTGACGTGGCTGTTTAAATTAGCGTTAGTGGTATCGATGCGAGCATGAAGCTCAGCGTCTTTTAAATTTACCCACTGACGCATTTCATCAAATGCAGCTTGGTCACCATAAAGAACAGCACGTGTACATCTGTCAACCGCTTCAACCACGTATTCAAAACCGTAGATGTCACCGATGTCATGTAAGTGATGTACTGGTGTAAATGCGTGAGGTTTGCCTAATAAGTCACCCCAGCGGACGCTGCGATTATCTAAGTTTAAGTTAGCAATTAACTCAAACAGAATATCAACAACGCTTGTGTAACGACCACCCACATACCGCAAATCAACTGTAACAGCACTATCCACTTGCGGATTAGTGACTATGATAGCTGCCATGGTTTCTAAACCACTGCGTTCACTTGCTTCTTTGTGATACATGACTGGTACGTAATCAACGACAGGAATCAACACACGACCTGTGATAGATTCACGAACCACTAAATCTTTCGTAGAATAGAAGCAACCCAAACGAGGGATGATAAGACGATTAACACCAGCAGCTAATGTGTGTTGTTCACCGCGTATGTAGTTTGAACTGAGTACACCTTCCAAATCTAGCGGAAGTGGGGTGGTGATAATAGTATCCGTCATTTGGATTCTCCGTCAATCCACTTTTATTGAAGTGGTAAATTCAAATAAAACTCTTGCTTAAGTACAACCAGTTTTCGTGGTTCTTTTTCGGTTGCAGGAGCAAGAACACCGTACCGGTCCTCACCCATTAAACGCACTGCAAGATACATTCCTTTTGCACGCCACTTAGCGACACCTTCACGAAGTAATAATTCGTAAAATTTCTTATCCGCGTCTTTACGGGATAACTCCGCTGTCGTGTACAACCAATCGTGTACTAACGCTGCAACGCGAGTGTGACCTTTAAATAAAACATAAATAAAGGGTAAGCGATAAACAGAATCGAGGTCTGTGTAAAAGCCAGCAGGGACAGTGATACCATCCACTTCATACGCTTCTTCCAGTATCCACCATTCGGGTTTGTTAAGCGGGCGCAATAAAGGTTGTTTGTCAATCGGTTTAAACATGATACATTTCCTTTATAGTGTCCATCATAAGAATAAGCAAAACGACTTTGACCACATTACCACTGATGGTAACACCATTTCCACTGTGAAACACTAGCATTATCTGTGCCTAGAATAAGTGCTTGAGTTGCTTTGTTCTTAATAGTGCACGCGAATAGATGTTTTTCATTATACGCAGTACAACACAGAAGAACCAATCGATACGTTCCGGGTTGAAGTGTTATTTCAAACACACTTGATTTAATGTTAAAATGAAGTCCGTCTGAATGGACAGTTCGTGTCATAACACGATCATCTATATACGCTGCAATCACTCCATCTCTTGCTTTTGCAAGCACTTGAATTGTTGTCGTCTGAGATATCGTTAACGTAACATACGGGGTGTAATACGCAGTTTCAGGACCTGACGACTCATAATAACCCACACCAAATGGATGGTCTGACGAGATAATGGATTGTGATGACACTGTAAAAGGAAAACTAATTGTGTTGAAATTAGCTAATCCTTCTTTGATTTTAAATTTAGTGTATGGTGTTACAACAGATTGATAAAATGTTTCCCTACGTTTTACTGATTGGCGAGCAGTAAAGTCGTTAATAAGAGAAGCAATCGTAGGTTGTCTACCGTTTACTAAATCAATTCGAGGCATTGTGAAATCTGTAAACTCATCTGGGCTTTCTGCGTAATACATAAACGCTCGAATACCCAAACGAATAGTGTCTGAACGCATCCGAAATTCGTTGTATGCATTGTTTGGATTCACCATCAGTCCATGGTCAGTTATTTTTTCACCTGTCATCCGATACACACCCGTATCGTCAAACTGTATTTGTGATGTATTACTGTAAGGGCGCATGTGTGAAACAACTAATAACCATTCATCGCAATAAGCTTCATTTAAAAACCCATAGAAGAAATAAGGATTTGAGTACGTTGTTGTAGAACTACCTAATAAATGAACGTTCAATCCTGTAAAATCAATTGGGTCTTCAGTAGAAGTGTTTGTTGCGTACACACCAAAATAAATCCGACCTATTAATGTATTTTGAGTTTTATGTCTTTTTACAAACATACATAACCGGTACACTTGGTTAGGGTCTACTGGTTTTAATTTAGTAATAAAACCACCATCGGGACCTGGTGGCGATACATTGCGACTACGTGCCTGTTGAGACACAATAATACACGACCCTGCGGGCGATAATCGCGCTATCTTTGTATTTTCTGGAGGAAATGTTTCATCTCCATTTAAACTACCTAAATCAGTAAACGCAGAACCTGCTAGTGGTGACAATAGATTATTATCTACCATCGCTTCATTAAAGCCTTGCAATGATTCTAACATGATACACCTTTTTATAAAAATGAAATAAGAAGGAGGGCAAATGCCCTCCTTTCTTTTTCGACGATTAAACTCCAGCAGCGTCTTTTACGTTCCAGCTTTCAACCATGATAGCTTCACAGTGGTCAAACACAGCATTACACATCTCAACTGCTTCTTGTGGAGTCAATACGTGTGTGTTGTTATTTTGACTTCTGAAATGAAACACCGTGGTATCGTTTGCAGATATACGGTCTTGTGCGCGAGACTTTAACGCAATCAAGTTAATCATGTCTTGTGGTCTGGTTTGAACGTAGTCTTCACCATCGTTGAATATCCAGAGCATCCCTTCAAAGAATTTCTGTTCACGTACAGTGTTTGCGCGGTCAGCTAATTCCTGAACAGTGAATGGACGTGAAGTAAACGCTTGAACATAAACGTTCTCTTCCACTTGATGGATGGGAGCGATTTCTTCAACCACATCACCTTCGGGGCGAATAGATGGTAACACTTTCGCATAACCCAGCTCCGCTAACAAATCGTCATCTGGGTCCGTTGGAATACTCATGTCTGGGTGTTCCATACGGATGCTGTGAAGCGTTGCTGGATAAAAACCAGTCGCTAATTTAATGTAATTCATCTACGCACTCCTTAAGCGCTTGGACCAACAGAGCCGTAAACAACTCCATCGATATACGTTAAAATAATCATCGTCCAGTTAGCAGCTAACACTGGGGCTAAGCCATCTGCCCATTGAACACCGGCTGGCCAGTTTGTCGCTCTGTTACCGATCACTTGCAATACAACACTCATAGAGCGTGTAGCCGCTGGTGGGTTAGTAATAGAGATAGTTCTGGTTGAACCTGGGTCGGTAATTTTCCACACTTGTGATGTAGCTAAGTTTACAGCGCCAGTAGATGTTCCTAACAATAATGAATACTTGTTAAGTAACGTACCATCGCCTGATTTTGTAAACAGATCATCCAAACGACTACGATCCACAGCACGCATCAAACCAGCATCAGTTGCGCTCGCATTTAACAGAGTTATCGTGTTACCAGTCGATGAACTGATGTCTATATCGAACAAACCTACTCTGGTGATACTTAAGTTTGTGGCCACATTCACTTGAGCGCCTGCGGCGATGCCGTCTAACTTAGTTTTATCAGCAGAAGACATTACACCAGCTAAAGATGTAGTTGCAACAGGGAGTGAAGCGCTAGAACCCGTAGAAGATGTCACAGGAACCGTAGTGGTTGTGCGAGTACCTACACCTAAGTTCGTCGCAACGTTCACTTGGGCACCAGCTTGGATACCATCTAACTTTGTCTTCATGGCTGATGCGTTCCACCACGCGTTAATCGCTTGGAACACGCGCTGTGCAGTCCAAGCACGGCGAGTAGTCGCTGTACCAGCTTCAGCTTCTGCTTGTGTGATAGTAGCGGCAGTCCACTCACGAGCGTCTGTGAGACGCGCATCAGATGTATCTACTTTTAAATCCAAAGCAGCTTGTAAACCAGCAATAGACGCAATGCTTAACGAATCTAACTCAGCGCGGTTTAACTTGATATAATCCACAATTTCTTGCAACTCATCAAGTGTAGTGTCATCAGACGTTAACAGTGTGTTAATACTGTCAATCAACCCTTTTAACACTTTACCTTGTTCAGCAGATAACGGAACTGTTGTTCCACCAGCAGTCAAGTTATTGACAACCGATGCGATGTTTAACTTTAAGTTCAGTGCAGTTTGCTGCGCTGTACTGACTGGTTTGTTAGCATCAGATGTGTTATCGACGTTAGCTAAACCTACATCAGCTTTCACTAATGTCACAGCACCGGTTTTACTGGCTACTGAGGTTACGGTGTTAACCTGTGCTCCAGTTTCAATACCGTCTAATTTGGTTTTGAATGTCGAAGACGCCCACCATGCAGCGATTGCTTGAAATACGCGTAATGGTGTAAATGCAAAGCGAGAGGTAGAGATACCAGCTTCTGCGTCCGCTTGGCTTACTGTAGATGCAGTCCACTCACGAGCATTTGTTAAGCGAGTATCGTTGATACCTACTTTGTTAGCTTCCAACCCATCTGTTAGTTGTTTTAAGACGTAACCTTGGTTAGCTGTTAATGGTTCTATGCTACCCGGACTGGTTAAGTTATCGACCGTTGCTGGAATAGATAAATTCCAATCAGAAGACCACACTACATTGTTATCAACACCATTACTGAGTGCTGTATTACAGTGACGAGTGAAACGTTTATTAGTTGCGTTTTCTTGCGCTACAAAACTAATCCGTTTAGACGTTGTACCAAACACGACTACGGAGAACTCCATCGCTACTGAAGAATTCAAACCAGGGAACGCACTTGGTAGTGCTGTAAACTGGTAAATACCTTGTGGAATAGCACCCAATACAGTTTTGTCCTGACTGTAGAACGGGTCTCTGGATGTTCCTGTTAAGAAGTTAACATACTGCACAGGAATCGCAGTGATATCAGCTTTTAAATCTAGCGCAGCCTGCAATCCAGCGATTGATGCGATGTTCAGTGATTCCAAATCTGCGCGGTTTAACTTGATGTAATCCACAATTTCTTGTAGTTCATCTAACGTACCGTCGTCAGTTTGTAACACAGAGTTAATCGTATCGATTAAACCCTTTAACACACGACCTTGATTTGCTGATAAAGCTGCAGCACCATCTGTCGATGTCAAGTTATCAATCACGTCACTTGCATCTAACTTGGTTTCGTTTAATGCATCAGTTAATGCTTTTAACGCAACACCTTGTGCTGCGGACAACGCTTTAGCTGGGTCATTCGTGATTAAGTTATTCACAACTTCCACAGTTGTACCAAATGAGTGGTATGCACCTGTGTCGTAGTAATACGCGACACTAGTGTCGCGAGCTACGTAGATAACTTTCTCTTGACCTATTTGTGGGAAACCTGCAAACGTCGTGAAGAACTCGTAAGCAATACCAGTATCTGGTGCACCGCTAAATAAGTTATCTGTAGAGATAACCACCAGGCGACCCGCTGTCTCTGCAGTATGTGTTACTGTGATAGTTTCTTCTGTCACTTGAATTGACGGAAAATACGCGTAACCATTTGTGTCATACGCTTGAACAGTGACGTCTGTTGAGCCAAAAACGTTATCCACGTTCCATGTAAAGACTGGAATCGTTTGGATATGAGTTTTCACCATACCAGCACGACCTAATGGAACCCACACAGTCGTTGCATTTTCACCAGAACCTAAAATTGCGCTTAACCACAATTGATTCTGATAAATAGCAAGAATGTGTGCTTCTGCGGTAGGCGACAATTCAGACACCGTACCTGTAAACCGGGTTTGACCTTGGTTCACTGTATTTTGTAACACTCGTACTGACCGAGTCATACGTGATACTCCTTCGAATAAACAATAAAAAAGATGGACTTCAGTTCGAAGTCATCACGAACTAGATAAACGTGGGCTACCTACTAAATATGTTTCATTAGCTGTGACGTCAATGGCGCATTTTAGTAGTCGGCGCTGTTCTTTGAGTAAACTTACTTTCTGTTCAACCGTCAGTTGTTCAGATGCAGTACGAATGTCTCGAACAGTTTGTTGCATTGGTATTAACCATGCTGCCATTTGTTTTGTAAAAGGAGAATTCATGACTCTATCTCCAACGATTGAATTAACATTAATAGTTGATTATCTATGTCAGTTAACTGTTGATTCAGGGTTTGTTTTGCACCGCGACCTAAAGGAAGTCGGTGATTTAATGTACTTAAGAATGAAATCGATTCACTGAGTTTATGTTCGATTTGTTCAATCTCATTATTAAATAAATTGGTATCCATAATACACCTTTTTGTGTAGACATAGAAAACTGGGAGAGCGAACTCTCCCAGTGTTAGCTATTAAGCGATAGCAGCTAAGTTTTCTTTCTTCTCAACCACAGCGATAACGTTCACTGCTTCGGAAGCTTCGATTACAATGCTGTTACCATCTGCAGAGTTACGTACAGATACTACGTCGTTGTAGTAGTGGCCTGATACTTCGTCTTTTACCCACACAGTCACAGCAACGTTCTTGCTGTCAAAGTTGTGAGTGATGGTGTGCAATACGTTTGCAACAGTAGACTCGTAGCGAGCTACGTTGCCGTTGATAGCTACGCGCAGAGCATCTACTTTTGTAGCGTCATCAGCAACAGCTTTCAACTGAGTATCTAAACGACCTAATGCATCAGCTACAGAAGAGCTGGCGTCTAAGTAGTTTGTACCAGTTGGTGTAACGTAGTTACCAGATGCATCCAGGCCAACAGCGGCTTTTACAGCAGCCATCTGAGTTAACAGAGTAGATACTGAAGAACTTAAGTTGGTTAACTGAGTGCGAACAGCAGCAGCTAAACGAACAGTGAATCCGGTGTCGGAAGAACCAGTGACTTCAACTTCATCAGCAGTACCTTGTACTTCTGAGTTGCTGTTGTCAATAACGTCATAACCACCTAAGCTGTTGAACAGAACACCGTCTTTTGCTTTAACAAATTTGGTGTCTGCAGCTAACGTGACATAACCGTCGCCAGTGGCTTTGTAGTAATGGCCTGATTCACCGTTTAAGGTGCCTAAGTCAAACGCAGAACCCGTATCGGCACCTGGAGTGATAGTACCACGGTAAGAGAACGCAGCACCTAATGCAGCGATTTCACTGTCAACGTACGAACGTAACTCTGTGTCTAAATCAGCAATTGCTGCTTCTAATTCAGAGGTATCGCCGATAGCGATGGCAGTTGGGTTACCAGTTACTAATTTACTGTACTTGATAACACCTTCAGTCGTGTTGAACCAAATACGTGGTACAGTTAACGGTGTTGGGTCGGCAGCTAACTGCTCTGGTACTAAGTTATAGAACTGAGAACCAGCAGCTAAACGAATATTGTGAAACTCAATAGGACGCATTGAAGATACCTCATGCTAAACAATTTATGGTGAGGAAACAGTCATCTGCTTCCCTTACTGTATTCGGTGAACTTACAAACCAACTTTAAAAAAACCTCATACATAGGATTTGTCGTATTTTATTCGATAACTTCGCCTAAAACCGTTTCCCATGAAAGTGGGTGTGCATACGCAGATGTTTCCACCGAAACAACATCTTTCGTTTCATTACGTGTCACTTCACAGCGCAATGTATTTTTTGTGTTGGTAAAAGCTAAACCGCTTTCTGGTGTATAAAGTGCGACGTGTGATGCTTGAACCACAGAGTGTCCCTTAATAGAGAACACACTTGTATTTCGAAGAATGTTACGCGCCATCGTAGATTCAAATGTAGGAGTTAGCTTATGTGCTAATACTACACTTAAAAAATGTTCCATGACTTTTGTCAATAGAAAATCAATATCAATATTTGCCACTGGAATGTTAAAACAAAACTGAACTTCACCGGTGTTATCAGATTTGTAAAATGGTGCATTTAAGAAAACAGTGCCGTCGGTTGGTTTCTCCGACAACATCTTCATCGAGTACACCACATGACGGACATGTATGGGTGCTGGATAAGTGAAGATTTTAATTTCATAAGGTTTAAAATACTGCAACCCTATTTTTTTATTCATGTACACCATTTGTCGTGCTAAAAATAAACCGTGGTCAAAGGTTTCCATTTAATTCCTCACAAAAGAAAAATAGGAGAGGGGAATTCCCCTCTCCTAGTGTTAATAAGGTACGTAAAACGTGACATATGCCACTAACGTCCGAGCTTCAGTTAACGTGATTGTTATCTGGTTTGAATTCGTTGTATCAATCGAGGCAAAGATTGGATTGTTATCAATCGCATCTTTTAACACCACCGAGTAATCTTCCGTATTCATGTTGTGTGTGATACTTATGGTCTCAGTATCTGCTGAGGTAAAACGACGTGTAATTGCACGAACGTAAGATGCGTCACGTACATCATTAAATGGGTTTTGCAATTTACTTTTCAGCAATTGAACACCCACATACGCTTGTGTATTTGTATCGTAATCTTCAACTGTTCCCAATCTCAGATTTTCCACACTACCAAGACCCACCTGTGCTTTTGTTACAGCATGTGGATTCTCTTGATTTGAAATGTGGTTTGTAATCTGTGTTTGAATTGGGTTAAACCATTGCAATAACACACTTGGCGTTAAATACGTTGTGTTACTATTCTGAGTTACATCAGTTGCCGTTGCAACAGCATAGTTTTGTACTAATCCTAATCCCACTTGGTCTTTAGTGACTTGGTGTGGATTGTCTCTAGCATCAACGTGAGTGGTTATTGTTGTTGCAACAAACGAGACCATAGCTTCTTTCACACGAAGTGGAGTCATGTAACTTGCGTTATCAGTACCCGCTTCAGCCACAACTTTTGTTGCAACCGCGTAGTTCTCTACGCTACCTAATCCCACTTGCGCCTTTGTAGTCGCATGTGGATTATCGGTGCGTTGAGTGTGAGCAGTCAATGGAGTAATGGCTTGTAAAACAATGGCTTCACTGACTCGAAGTGGAGTCATGTATTTTGTGTTACTAGCTCCTTCTTCAGCTTCTTGTTTTGTAGCCACACCGTAGTTTTCAACATCACTTAACCCCACTTGAGTCTTAGTCACTTGGTGAGGGTTATTTGTACTATTGATGTGAGACGATGTATCAGTTAAACGACCGTTAACAAAAGCAACGACACCCGCAGGTGTTGCGTAATGTGTGGTACTACCAGAGGTGTAATCGTCAATACCTGCTATTTCAAAGTTTTGAACATTACCTAAACCTACCTGAGTTTTGGTCGTGTTGTGTGGGTTACTTGTACTACTAATGTGTTGTACAATGGCTAAACCACTACCCGCAGCAAAATACGTCGCAAGAGACGCAGGTGTCATGTATTTATCAGATGGAAGTGTTGTGCCACTCATGTCTGATGTACTTGCGATACCGTAGTTCTGAACGTTACTTAACCCCACTTGAGTTTTAGTGGTCTCATGTGGATTGTTCTTATCAGCGACGTGTTCTGCAACACCACCTTCAGAGAGCTGTGCAATTAATGAACGAGTTAATGAAGGTGTCATTAGCTTGTCTTGTGCACCAGCGCCATCTAAATCAGATAACAATGCTACTGCAAAGTTAGGCACATTGCCAAGACCTACTTGCTCTTTAGTGACTTGGTGAGGGTTAGCTAAGTTGTTGATGTGCTCGTCAGGAGTTTGACCACCTGTGTTTCCAGTGATAGCTTCTGCTAAGTTGTGAATACTTTCAACCAACTCAGTCGCACCTACCATGTCATCTAAATCCCACTCGTGGTCGATGACAGGGAAACCATACGGTAGTTCTTGAACTTCTTCCCATGCAGTGATACGTGGGTTTACTGCGTTGCTTAGCAGCAATTCTAACGCACGTGCTTCATCAATCTGCCAATCACCACCTAAGTAACGAATACGTTCAACAGCGATTGTACCTGCAAGTGTTCTATCTAAAATACAGATAGCACCATATACAGGTTTTGCAGTAGCACGTGATGCACTAACAAACGGCCAACCTAAGTGGTAATCTACACCGTTCACTAGTTGACGACCAGATGGGTAATGGACTAGCTTTAAATCACGTTCAAAGAAAGGACCAGACTTTGGTACGATGAAATAAAAATCAGGAGTCACATCCGGTGGAGCAATGATGTGCTGTTCATCGGTGCGAACGTTTGACGCAGCCGTCCCGGTAGGGTCAAACGGGTAACGTAAAGTAATATCAGACATAGTTCAGACCTCAACCGGTGCTGGGTTTTAATAAATGATATAGTCTGTTTTAAAGACTCCATACCATAACGACCACTTCATTGGAGCTGCTTATGTATAGTTATGTCAGCGCTTTAGGAATTTTGAATCAGCGGAACAGTCGTTGGACTGACGTTGATTTACAAAACGTTCCTTTTAGCCACATATTTGAACACTACAAAGATGTGATTGTGCATCTTTCTAACCCACATATAAGCGAAGTGGTACATATTCGTTTAGCTTTTTTTATTGACAAACAGGTTGCAGTCAATCAGACGATAAACCAGTGGCTCGTGTCAAATGGTTCAAACACAATAAATGCAACACCGGGTGTGATTGAATTAAAGCCAAAAACTGTCTTGTATAAAGATGCAGTGCAGGCTGATTTTACGATACGTCCTGTGAAGATGGGAACGCATCACGACATTGACTGGCCACTCGATGTAGCCAGAGATTTGTTGTTGATAAAAGAAAACGTTGATTATTTAGACATGTACAATCATTGTCTTGTCACTGTCAACGGACTCCTTCATCGAACTTCATTTAGCGTGAATGGTTTGTATGTTGTGGACGGCGCATACTCTCGTACCTTGTGTAACGATGTCAATGTGGGTATACTTAACTTCAAAGACGTAGGTGGTCTTGAATTTGTTAACCTACGGTCTGATATGTTGTTCTCACCTAAACCAGATAACAAGCTGTACAATCGAGCATATATTAAATCCCCAGTTCCACTGAATGATAAAGTTGTTTTATTATCATTAGGTGGTTATCTACATGTGCTTGATAATGTATACCGGGTTATTGGTGACAACACCATGGTGATTGACTTTAACAATCTACCCATACTTGAACGTTACTTTGAAAGTTGTAAGGTGATAGATTTATCATCGTTGCAGCTAAGTAAAAGTTCTCGAAATAAAGACCAAGTGGTTGTAGATGAATTAATTGCTAATGAAGATACCATTCGACGTTACATTGATTTATCGCAATCGTTTTTAATTTTAGTGGACACGCCTAGTTTTTACAAAACAATGCATTTGTTAAAACCGGGTGTGACTACTGGAAGTTTTGTCACTCCCCTGTTACCTAAATGGCCGTTACGTACGTTAAATGGCAAATTGATGGAGTATTACTCCCGTCAAGATAACGAATTGTTTATGCTGCATTGCACCAGCTATTTAATTCCTAACTATCAATTTACAACCACCCACTGGCAAGAGTTAACCAGTGTGTCTAACAGCGCAGTTCCATTTGAACCTGTAGTGAAAGACCGTGGTTTCTTTTTAGAGATGGGGCGAGACTTTTAATTGGAGAGGACATTTGTCCTCTCCTTTATTCCCTAATGTGTGGTGGATGTATGTTAGAATTTACACCTGTTGTGTTTTCAAAAACGTTGATGTATGACAATTTAACGCTGTTTGCAAATAACCCACAATGGACATGGAACGCAACCTACGGTTGGCGACGTGATGTTAACGCAGGTGATACTGAGTTTATGGTGGAGGTAGGGTATATCCCTGTTCCAATAAATCGTATTCGTAAATTAAAACAAATTGAAGCATTGTTTTCATCGTTTTACAATACACCTGAAAATTGTTTAGGTACAAACATCTTGAAGATTAATTTTCAAGATGGGACATTTAAGTACATTGGAACAAGTGATAGCCATTCTGATGGAGCCAAAGGTCAATTCATGTACAATGGTGATTTACCTGATGAATCGTTAACTCCGACTAATGTTATCAATCGCGTTATTCGTTACACTATCCCACTTGATAAAACACCAGTTTCCATTGGTTTAATCTCAAGTGGGTTTTATGCCATTTACCCATTTACATTACGCGGATTTAAAGATTTAAAACTTACATTCTGGTGAGGCTTATGTTAGAAAATACGTTACGTTTACGAAGTAAACAATTTCCTGTCTCTGTTCTGGCACAACAGTGGCCTCAAGATTTAACTGAGATACCTTACTCTGGGGTTTATCACAATGGTCGTCATGTAGGTGAATTTTCAAGGAACTGGCATTTGTTTTGCTGGAATCCACGTGTGGGTCGATGGGCAGATGTTCCTAACCCATCCAACCCACTACGCATGTATTACGGTGAACGTGGATTAACTATCTGTAATTACGATACGACTGGATTTGATGTAGCTGAAGGGAAGATAGAACAACAGATGGCTGCGTTTTGTACTGCGTTTGATAGCATCCCCAATCATTACTTAATATTTGTTGCAGCTTCACACTACACCACATCGGGTACGTTAAACGATGCAATGAAAACGCGACTAATTTCAATTGGAGTTCCCTCTGAAACATTAGCGTGGCAAAATGCAGGACAAGATGCTAAATTTAATCAGGTAATGGCAGGATTTAAGGGAAGTGCACCGGGACAATGTTTAGCCAATGCACAAAACAATGCGGTTGAAAATGGTGTGACTGCAGCATGGAGTCATTTTAGATTGTAACGATATAGAAGAGAGTAGAGAGGGCACATGCCCTCTCTACTCTATATATTCCACAAATTCAGTTTCACTTCCATCACTGTACTTTTCTTTCACAGTCCATTTAATCTTCTTTACCGCCATGGTTTCAAGATTACGTAAGAATCGGTGGTAGTACGGTTTACTTTCAACCGTCGTTAAACTCGCTTCTATCGCTTGTTGAAACAAACCCACATTCGCTAATGCGTCATTCTTTACATCAACCGTTTCTACACCCCCATGACCAGGGGGTCCTTTCACTAATGCAATTTCACTCCAGAACAATGCGAATGCTTGTGCAAATTCACTTGTAGTGACATGTGTGGTTCTTTGCAACACTGACGTTAAGTGAGATGGGTTTCCACCTTCATTGGTTGAACCTAACACGACTCCTTGTTTAGCATAAGCATTATACGCTTGTCCAAAATCAGAAGCATATGTACTTATATCAGCTTTTCCATTTGGAATAGGAGTTCCATCTGGATTAATTGCACACGCCTTACACAAAGCCGCTAGAAGCGGCGTAGCGGCTGTTTGTATTTGAAGGGTCATAAGTCCTCACTGATTTGTATTGCGCGTACTGTAGGACGCCCCATTAGGTTTTAACGCAGGTACATCAATTTCTCGAACAGCAGCAATCGTAGATGTTGGAATACCAAGATTACCAATCACTTGTGACGTGTTAATCAACTGTTCTAGTTGAGCATGGGCTTGTGCATGAGTATCACCTAACACTGATTTCTGAACATGTGCATCTTGTCCAAATTGCATTTTAGGTGCTCTGACGATACAAGGTCCTTCGGAGTCTACTTCCACGCCACCTTTACCCACTACGCCTTTTACTTTGTTTGGAACATCCACAAAGAGATTCACATCACGCATCTCTATTTTTTGTTCAGAAGCATTCTTTGCCAGAATGATGTCGTTCACAAAATCCACTTCAATATCCACACCTTCACTATTCGTGAGTGTAAACACCCCATCTCCTGCATTAATCTGTAGTGTTAATGCAAAAGGTTCACCATTGGCTTTTGTGGTATTGACGGTGATATGTTTACCATCACTAGACATTTCAACGGTGTACATGTTTTTAGATGGGTCTAAATCGGTTTTTGCATCAGGTCGAGCAGCTATGCCATACACAATCGTTTCTGTTAAACGACGCTCATCAGTACGACCTGGTGTCATCCAGAATAACTGTTTGCTATCACCGTATTTGTAAATCCAGACTTCCTCACCTCGACGCACATTCGGTGCAGTAATGCGGTTAGTACCCATAGGTAACCATGTGGCTGGAACGCTGTTGCTAGTGTTTAACGTGATGGTGTAAGTGCTACCATCCTCAGATAATCCACTCACCGCTTGTTTTTGTCGATTAGCAGTTAACATACCGTCTGTTAATGATGTTAATTCAATCAATGAAACTTCAATCGTATTTGAGTCAGAACCGGGTAACAAATCGGTCAAGACAACAGCAGAACAATGGTAATGCCATGAGTTTATTTTATTTTCAGAAGACATGTTACTATCTCACAGTTATAAATGTATCTAGAAGATAGTGGTGGTCTGTCTATCAATATTTACAGTATGTCGTTGTGATATAGTAAAATTAAAGTGGTGTGTACACAATGATTATTGATGAATTAGAATTGTGTGGATTTAAGCGGATTGCATTAAGTTGTATTGAACGAATCTGCATTACTCCAACCAATGCGTATCAAATCTTTCTAGGTGGGAATGGGTGTGGTAAATCATCTATCCTCGATGAATGGTCACCACTTCCACCGAACGATAATGACTTTTATGAGAACGGGTTTAAACGGTGTGCATTTAGACATAACGAAGTTAGTTACACTGTGTTATCTACCATGGGGAAAAAGAAACACCATAGTTTTATTCGACATGATGAAACAGGGGATATAGAACTCAATGAAGGTGGAACGATTTCAGTTCAACGTGAGTTATGTCAACAACTGTTTAATCTTAATCGTGAGATGTTTGACTTGCTATTAGGGAAGTCTCTTTTTACAGAGATGTCTCCGACAGTTGAACGTCGTTCATTGATTACTCGAATGAGTGCGGATGATTTAACATTTGCTACTAAATTTTACAATCAAATGGCAAGTGCTGAGCGTGATGCTAAAGGTGCTCTTGCACACGCCCATAAACGATTAACCGCAGAAACTGATAAGCTACTAGCTCTTAATGCAGACGATAGCTTAGAGAACGATGTAGAGGCCATACAGAACGATTTAACATCGCTACTGGAATTAAAACGCCCTCAACATGAAGATGCGTTTACTATCGAGCAAAAACTTCACCACGTGTATACAGAATTAGAACGTGTCATTGATAGTTCTGTTATGCATCCGTTTTATGAACACAACACACAAGGTTATGCATCCAGTGAAGCAATTCGTGATGATTTAAATCATTATCGAACTAAAAAGCAAATGACCATAGAAGTCTTGAATACCCACGTTCAAGATTACGAAGCAAAGCAGAAGTTTATTGAAACGTTTGATAAACTGGGTGACGGTGAATCTCCTGATGAGTTGTATCAGCGTAAAGCTCAGTTGGAGTCTAAACGAGACAACTTAACAAAACGGATTAAGCTCTTTACGTTCAGCGGTGATGTGTCGCGAGACATCCCATCACTTCAAACATTCAGAGCTTCTGTACTTGGCGCATTAGGGCAGATTCCTGATAACTCTGATAAACAGTTTAGTCGGACTAACTTAACGATGTTTCAACAAAAACATCAGCAGTTAAACGATGAACGTGCATCGCTTATGATTCGATTAAATCGCATCGATGAATACCTTGACCATGTAAAACACGCACATCAGAACAACTGCCCTAAGTGTGGCTATGTATGGACCCCTGGTGTTGATGTCAGTCAACATGAACGACATGTAGCTGAGCGTGGTCAACTGATTATTCAAATAAAGCAATGTGAAGGTGCATTAGACGATACAAGTCAATCTATTGATAAAATACTGTATTACATCGATGCAATGCGTCGATTGAAGACTGTGTTCAATGACATGTCTCGTTCTCAAAACTTGTTAGACTACATCTTAAGTGAAGGTCGAATTTATAATCAGCCTGCGCATCTTGGTGGAGTTGTGGATACATGGGTTGAGGATATGTACATTCATCATGAACTCTCTCGTGTTCAAGTGGATATGCAGTGGGTAGTAGATGCGTTAGCGCTACATCAACAAACAGAAGGTGTTGATGCTAATGCAATGAAAACTTCGCTACAGTTACTTGAAGAGACCATAGGGCGAATTACACACGATGTTCATGAACTTCAATTTACAATTGACGTGTTAGAACGACTTTATAAAGAAGCACTGGATGTGGAACGCTTAGAACAACGGCGATTGCAGTTGGATGAAGAACGTACACGGTGGTTGTCTATTTATGAAAGTAGTGTGTTTGAGGAATCTCGGACGGAGTTAGTTCGCTACTACCAACAAGTCCTTGCACAAAAGACAGTGAAGTTAAATGAGAAACGTTCATTAACCGCAGTCATCTCTGACTTGAAGCGAGACACTGAGGAGTTGGAACAAACGTATCAAGGGTATAAACTAGCAGCAAAAGCGTTGTCACCGGTAGATGGTCTTATTGCAAAACAAATGATTCAATTTATTGAGGTGATTGTTGACCACATGAATGAAATTATTTCTGCAATATGGACGACACCGTTGGTTATTAAAGTGTGTGCGACTGAAGACAAAGGATTAAATTACAAATTCCCTATTGAAGTGGGTATTGAACAAAACCGAGTGAGTGATGTTTCAGAAGCCAGTAAAGGTCAAAAAGAAATCATTAACTTTGCGTTTCGTTTAGTGGCCATCCTGTATCTAGGGTTTGATGATTTTCCATTGTACTTGGATGAAGTCGGTCAGAACTTTGATGAAACACATGAGCCTGCGTTTATGAACTACGTCAAAATGTTAGTTGATGCACATCGTCATAGTCAACTTGTGATGGTGTCTCACTCTGCTGCATTTTACGGTGCGTTTAACACTGCAGACTTCTGTGTACTCAGTCAAACAAACATTACCGTTCCATCGCATCATAACGCACATGTGGTGATGTCATGATGTTATTTCTAACTTCCTACCTGCTAGGAGCTTGTATCTTAGCAGGTATTCAAATTGGTCTTAGGAGATGGTGTAATGCACACAACGTTTAAAGAACATAAGTCGGAGAAGTATACACCGAGAACGTATGCAAATGCATGTCGTGCTGATGTGACTGTAGCTATCGCTGTTGACTTTACTACGGCTGGTGAGAAGTGCACAAAAACTGCAGCAAAGAAAAAGTATGTCTCATACGACTTTGAAAGTGACCCTGTGACGTGTGGTGAGCTTTTCGCTAATCACTGTAAAACGTTTGGTGTGAAGATAGTGAATGTTGCTGGAAATGGAATTTATACATTCTCTCGACACAACTACACTCAACATCAGGTCAATGTATGGATGTTAGATTTTATTGAAACATTGATACTACACTATCCGCAGATAACTTTGTTTATTAGTGGGGGTCAGACTGGAGTTGATTTCTCAATTGGTGTTGTATGTGAGTTGTTAGGTCTTCAATGCGAGATGTTATTCCCAAAAGGATTTATACAGCGCCACACAAACAAACATGACCGGAGTATGGATACATTAGAGTTAGAGGAAGACTTAGAACGGTATGTTGAACAATTGCGTGAATTCATTCAGTTTCGTTTTGATTAGGTGTAGGGGTGCAGATGCACCTCTACACCTTTGATTGTATAAAATTTCAAATACATATTACACACGTGATATGGATAAAATAAATCCCACGGAGTTATGTATGAAGAATCAAAAACGCTATGTAAACACAATTGGTTTTTACCTTGTAATTCAAAACGGTAAAACAATCCGCAAATCATGTTCGCCTTCTCTTCAGGAGAAGAAATTAATAGGGACTAAATAGAAATGGAATTAGGGAAAGTATTGTACGTTGTTGTAGTGCTTGCAGTCTATGTAGGTGGTGTGTACTACATTCGTAAAGATGGTATTTCTAAAATGAAGAAGGATAAGACTCATGTTTAATTTTATAGTGATCTGTTTACTGTGTGTGATTATTTATCAATTAAATAAGATAGCGAAAAAGAAGTAGTATGGGTTGGTTAATGGTGTTACCAATCTCCTATGTGCTGTCTTCACTTTTATTGTTAGTAGCACTCCTCAAAGAAGACCATAAGCTCTGGAGACACATGATACTGTTAGTCGTGTTTAACGCACTCTTAACGTATATAGTGTACTCCAGCCAACAGCCGTGATTCGTCACGGCTTTTATTTTTTGTCGAGGTTCGTATGGCAACATTTCGAAAAGGAAATATGTTAGCCCATTGGAAAGAAGCTGACTTACTCTTAATTACAACAAACTCTACGTTAAAGAAAAATGGTGCGTTAGTCATGGGTGCAGGTATTGCTGTGACTATCCGTGACCGATTCAGAGATGTGGATAAGTTATTAGGTCGAATGATATCATCGGTGTGTGGACATCATGGTCTTTATGGTGTTATCACTGGGGATTGGTTAACGGATAAAAAGAAGAAACTAGGTATCTTTCAAGTCAAGAAAGACTGGGAAGGGTCTGCAGATATTGACATCATCAAATACAGCACGTTGCGTTTAATGGATATCGCTGAGAAACACCCAAACGCCGTTATCTTCTTAAATTTTCCTGGAATAGGGAATGGTAAACTTCCTCGTGAAGATGTTTTACCTATTATCTCTAAACTTCCTGATAACGTTGTGATATGGGAATACGACGAAGACTGTCGTTAAAGTATGACGCAATGTCGCTCTTTCATTATTAGTTAACTAACTTTAAGGTGGTTTTTATGGCAGTTGAATGCGAATTTCAATGGTATGCCAAACTCAAAGGTGCTGAAGATAAACCAACACCTGAGAAGCTTGCTCCTATTTTCCCAGCCGGTATTGTTTCTGTTGTTTTACAAGAACAGTTTCAAATGAAGTTAGTGACTGAAAAAGTAGAAAAAGCGATAGTGCGTTCCAGGATGAAAACGCCATGTGATGGTTTATTTCACGAAGTAGGCACACCAACGTACCACTTCGAACACAAAGTGGCTTTACCGAATACTGCAGGTCAGAACGAACCGTATTTAGCTGGGAGTGAAGAGATTCATTTAATCTACAAAGCCATTGGCAGTGGATTAGTTAAGTACCGTGTAAGTTATCCATGTATCATCTCACTTACAGATGTACATGGAGTCGTAACGGATTATGAGACTTTATGGGAAGTGGATGTATTTGTCAAACCAGACGGATATCTTCATGAGTGGGTAAAAGTCGATGTGGAGATACCTGAAGCGATTGCTGAACAGGTTTTATATCACGTTAAACACGATACAGGATTGGTGAAATTAAGCGCATTTCCATTACCTGTGGTCGATATGTTTGACGCCACATATGGGTTTATCGCCCCGGAAAATCAAGCAAGGGTAGATTCTATACTTGCTCAAGTCCGCCATTAAGTAAGGGTTGTACAATGGAAACTGCAAAACTCGTTGTTACACAGGAGTCGTTACGTGATTTAGCATTAAGAGACGCAGGTCTATTAGGTGTAGTTGACGTAAGCGATGTCATGGGTACGTTAAACGATCTTAAAAATCAAGTGACTGGATGGCGGTTTGTTTGGATATCAAAGAAAACTGATGGTCCTTTAAAACGTGGCTTAATCAAAGCAATCCCAACCAGCTTTGAAAATAAGACCATGATGGAAAAAGCACTTACCACACGATTGATACGTCGTCGTCATTTGCATCCGTACTATGCTTCGGGTGTAATCCGCATTGCAAGTAAAATTCGTGCTGGTATGTCTGAGCGAGTCATTGACTTTGCATTAGACTTTATTCAGAATCATCCAGATATGGGTCTAGGTGATGATGAAGATGCTTTTCCAAACTTAGTGAAGTCCTTAAAGATAGATACAACACTAAGTGTAAAATCGTTGTTGCTTGCTCGTAAAATGATTCCAAAAGTAAGAATACTTCTTGCACATAAACCGGAATCGTTTAAAAGTAAAGCACCAAACCTTCAAAAGAAAAACGATGTCCCTGAAGCGTAACGTGATAGAAGAGACTAGAGAGGGGAAACCCTCTCTAGTCTTCTTTATTTTTTGTTTATGGAGCAGGTGGCAAATCTTCAACTAAACCAGAATCCACAATGATTTGCTGTAACCGCTGTACTTCAGAGGTAAGCGCTGCATTCTCTTCAACCAGTTTACGCCATTTACTGTACGTCGTCGGGTTATTCGTGATGCGATTCAAACGTGCTGCTTCTTTTGTTTCATGGTCATTCACACCCACAATACCTGTCGTTGGTGCTATACCGACTTTTACTTCAGAAGTACAACCGATTGAGTTATCCACTATCTCACGAATTGATGTATCTATCCCTGACAAATCCACGTAATCTGGTAATGCACCCAAATCAACAGCTAACACAACCCGTTGATACGTCACTGCATTCAAATCTGGATAAGAAAGGATGTACGTATCGGGTACGTACACAACCTGATTATCTTCAGAAATTAATGTAATGATGTGTGCATTTTCACTACGGTCTTGTTGGAATTCAACGTCCGTTAGATTAACTGGTTTATAGAAGGTAGTAAATACATCAATACCCCGTTCATAAATATCCTTAAATGAACGAATCGCATGACATGTAAATACCTGTGTAGCATCCACTGTAAACGGAGTCTTTGTAACATACCGTCCACGTAACCCTGGGGTAGGTGTCTTTCTCATGACCAACTACTCCTATGGATTTTGTGCATCTACGAAATCTAAGTAGGATTTCTGAGACACAACAAGGTACTGAACGTCTTCATACGTCACTGCTGCATACAACACACCGCTACGTACTAAACGTGTAATCCGAGCAGGCATGTCGCTAAACTCAGTCATGGTTTCAGCAAGACGAATCATCTCACTGATAAGAACAACCCAGTCTTGTGTACGAGGTGACATACGACTGAACTCAAACGAGGTACTTGCTGCTACTACGTAATCATTGAACCGTTCTTTGAGCTTAAACTTCTCATCACGGTTTTCAGGACCCCCTACTGTAATCGCACCCATCGAACGATAGATGAATACGTTCGTTGATAAGTATTCCTGAATATGCTCACGGGTATACGTCGGTGCAAACGCAACTAAACGGTCTACAGCGATTTTGTAATCAACCATAGGGCTGAACAAACCTTGCTGAATCGTTTCGTTAGGAATGGAATAGTTATCCCACAATGGAACGATGATGTGTTCCGTTGTTTTGAAGATATCAGGTAAATACTGAATCCAGACATCACGTGGGAATGCTGAGTTAGACAAGATATAATTGACTAATGCATTCTTAATGTTGTCCAGTGTATTACCTGCCAAACCATAGATAATCAAACCCCATGGTGTACGGACAATCTTGTCAGGTTCATCTGGATTTGACCAGTCAAATAAACGAACTGATGTTACTGTATCAGGATAAACACCACGAGCTTCTTGTAAGCGATACTGACGCTCTGTATCGTCCTGTGACGCGATTAAGTCACGAACAATAGCATACCCTTGGATAAGGTCATCTACGTTGTCTACAGGCGGTACAACGACGATTTCAAACTCATCGTACTGTCTGCGAAACGCATCATCAATAAACCAAATCTTAATGCGGTTTTCTTCTTCGACTGAAGGAAACCCTGTTACGTTCATGGCTTTAAATGAGATAAACTCAGGGAAGAAAATCCCTTGAGCCACTTGAATCATCGCGCCAGCAGAGATGTCTTCAACATCACCGCCCCAACGTACTAATACGTCATTTGCAAAATCTGTAGATGAGTCAGTAAATGCACCGTTAATTGATTCATTACCTACCCAGTTACACACTTCGATGATACGACGAACGTAACTATCTGGAACCTTTACCATACCGCCATCAGTCACGACAGAAGACATGGTAAATAAATCAAAGTTAGGGAAGTCCGGGAGACTGTATTGTCCTAACTCTTTTGTATATGTTTTTGCATAGGTAGAAAGTTCACCTACACTGGAATTTAAACCTGGGGCATTTTGAATCACAAGACTCAACGATGCAAAACCTTTCAAACTGTACATACGGTCGCTCCCAGCAATGATATGAATCGTCGGATGGAAAATCTATCCAAAACCATACGATGGATTCCTTTAAGCTTATGAGGAATGGCTATGTCGCAAAAAACTTTGTTTGACTTGCTAAAACCGTTCATCAAAGAGCTGTTCTTAAGTGAGGACACTGAGCAAGAAGTTCAGTCGAAACGGACCTTATTACTCAGCCTCACCATGACCATTATTAGCATTGTTATCTTTGCCGGTCTCCTTGGTCACGGAGTCGGTACGGCTGTCAAGTACAACCAACACGAAGAACAGCGGATGAATGGTCCGACTGTGAGTCCCCCTATGGTTGTTCAACCACCTCAGAAAAAAGAAGGTGATGAAAAGAAACCACAACCCACTGACGATGAGATGGCTCGACGTCTTCGTCGTTTGTATGAACTGGAAAAAGAAAATGACGGGTAATTATTTATGCATGTTGTGTACTGTGGTATTAGCTGGATGTAGTTTCAGTTTAAACGTAACCAGTACGCAACCACCTGTTGCAATTACAACAACAACCACACATGAGACTGGTGTTGAACAAACACCAGTCTTGTCTTCCGATGAAAAACCTAAGCAAGGTGTATTATCAAAGAAAGGATGTGAAGCATTCGTACTCCCGGAATATACTCCACCAAAAATCCCTCGTTTTACAGATAAAGAATTAGAAGATTCTAAACTTGTCAACATACGTTTATTACAACATATTGAAGTAGCAATGCTTGCTCAGAAAGAATACTCACGATTACTTGTTGAATCACACCGACGGCATCTAAAAGGATGCCAATGATTTTACACCTGGATGACTTACTGTATAGGTAGGTCATCTAAGGTCTTTATAACCTTTTTGCATACAGGATTTTTTTATTATGTCTGAACCCATTGCTTCATTATTAGTTCTTTACACAGATGGTTCATGTCAACCAAGTTCTCGTGGTTACGCTGGAAGTGGTATTCATGGCTACATGTGTTTTGACCCGTTTAAATACCCCCCTAAACAAGGCGCTGGTGCAAAACAAATCCCCACTATGGATGGTTACATTCCTAATCAAGAAAAATTGATTGTGGACAATGCTATCACGTTAAATGTGGAATCATTCATTGATATTCCATCAACGTGGGAACAATTCAAACGTACTGTTGAGATTGATTACTACATCGATTGGTGGCAAGCCATAGAAGGTGAGAGTACATCCAACGTAGGTGAATTAAAAGCTGCACTTAAAGCGCTAACGATTGTTATTGAGAAGAAGCCACTTCGCGCTCGTATTCTCATGGACAGTGATTACACGTTAAAAGGTTTGAACGACTATGTTCAAACATGGAAGTCTCGTGGTTGGAAGAAAAGTGATGGTCAACCACCAGAGAACGTTGAATGGTGGATGTTGTTGGATGAAACCTTTGCAAAAGCAAAAGAAGTTTGTCCTGATACACAACTTATCAAAGTGACAGGTCATAGTGGTGAATTAGGTAACCACATGGCAGACATTGCTGCCAACCGTGCAAGTATTCGTTCTCGTCTAGGTCGCTATGAAGAGATGTACTTTGAAGTTCCAGGAAAAGGATATTGGAGTTATAAAAGTGAACACAATCGTTTGCTGAGTAAAGCTCATCTGTACTTTAACTGTGATACTACAAAAGACACTGTGTTTAATCAAATCGATACATCAGTGGGTGTTCGTTATGTTTACTTCACTGGTGACGAAGGTAGTGAAGATACGTTGTTTGGTAAGCGTATGAGTAACACCTCATTCAGTGTTCTTTTATTGGAACAACCTGAAGATATTGTGGCGACGGTGTACGATAAACAAAAGGCGGTTATCGAACAAGGCTCTGCTCCATTTGTATTCGTAAAACTATCTGCATTGGTGAATCCTCGTCATGCACATGAAATACGTGAACACAATGGTGATTACTTGTATGTGAGAATAGGGGATGAAGAGTTATGTCTGCACACACCAGATAAAACAAAAATCACCACGGTTCCATTAAAACCGCACATCACCTATGCAGGTGCTTCTGAGTTATTGGATATACAATCTGTTTTGTTGGAATCATTACCTTTCTTTACTCAGGAGAAGTCAAATACGTATCTTCGTGAAAATAATCTTATAGCCACAGAAATTACGGATATGTTGTATGAGCCGTTGGAAAAGAAAGGCGAAGTGGTTGGGGTAAAACTCAAAAAAGAGTTTACGGTAAGTTCTAAACTTATCAATACACCCGTGTACTACACAACTGGACGTGAGGTAAAGTCAGTCAAACATAAATTCTTGTTTGATTTAGATTTACCAAACCGTAACATGTTAGCTGCATTGGTTGCTTTAAATTGTCGTGTCCTTTTGGTGACATGGATGGAATCTGATTGTAGTTTCCGTTACGCAACTGTGTTGCAGCATAACAACGATTATGGAATATGGTGCTCTGCTTACTCAAACTTACGGTTTGTTAAGTAAGTACAGCGGTGGTGTTGAACAATTAACAAAAGGTGTTCTTATGAACATACTTCACGGCACACTGTTAATCTTCGTTATTGGTTTAGCAGTGCTTATGTTTTATCATCTTCTTCTGCGACCGCAGAATAACGAACAGATGACGAAACCTTCATGGTTAGTTCAGTTTGGAATTCTGTTGTTAGGATGTTTTGCTAATGAACGCATGAAGCGTATGATAGTCACAGCATCCTTCACGTCTAAAGTGTCGTCTAAATCACATGCATTGGATGACACGATTATTCAGAAGCTTGAAGAGGTGACACAGAAGTTGCACGTGCAAAGTCATGTTGATGGTGCATTGTATTTTCCAGCAGTGTATTGTGACATGGTGTGGGGTGGTCTTAATCAGGACGATTTACAGCAGCAAAGTGTAGACGTCGATGTAGTTGTACGACAAATCCCCAAAGCGTTACGCTACGGTACGCTTGAGCAGATGAAGATGGATATCATGGATATCTTAAGTATCACTCGCCCTGCATTAGCTTAATGATAGAAGAAGACAAGAAGGTGGCAGTGCCACCTTCTTGTCTTTATTTATGTCAGCTTTGGTATTGTTTAGCTACCGCTGAAGCATCATCAATCGATGCACCAATGGCTTCTAAGTTAAATGAGAAGATTGAGTAAAATTCAATCAACTGGGCTAAGTTAAATAAGAAATCACCCATGGTCTTTGCAGTCACACCGGATGGTTTGTAAACATCAGGTTCTTCTTCAAGACGTTGCGCAAGTAAAGTTAGCAGTGGAATGATTGCATCTAACTTCTTCTGAACTACATCCCGTGGGATGGCATTCATTTGAAGAATAAGTTCGTTGTACAGTTTGTACACTTCAACCCAATCAGAACTTCTGTCAATAATCTCACCGTAAGGTCTACGTTCAGCATTGTCACGACTAAAATCGCTTGCAAAGGCAGTTTTGAGTTTACTCACATCAATCGTTTTAAAACCACCTAAACGTTTATCTTGGTGTAAACTACTTAACGACTCAGGTGCATGAAGTAGTGTACTTAAGAAACGTTCTAGCGGTATCAGAATCTGTTCTAAAATAGGTTGCAGTGCTTGTTGAAACATCGCTTGATGGCGAAGATGTTCTATTAACGTTGTTTTCAAACCACGAGGCACAATGACTAACTTGTCCATTGCAGCAACATGCTTTGCTTTACCTAAATAGCTTTCAAAACGACGCTGATGTAAAAACACATCCTTTGTTTCAAAGAATGAAGTAAAGAAAGATTTTGCTGAAAACAACGCTTTAGATAGCGTGTTGCTAATTCTTGCTTTTGCCATCTCAGCAAACGCCAGAGTTTGTTGCCATGCAGTTTCTGCTTGCATAGTCATCTGTGTTGGGTCTTCTTGACGCACTTTATTTGCATCATCAATTAATTCGCAGTCTAAATTAACATCATTTAGACACGAAACTAATTCCTGTAGTGGTTCAGTCAATGGACTGTTTAACTCATCTGGCATTAACGCTGGGTATGTCATAAATTATTCCTTAAAGAGAAGATGGCTGCATCGCTATAAAATTAGACAGTCTTACTCCATTATTTAGAACTCTACAGAATATTTTTTAGTTGTACAACACAAAAGGATTCGCTATGTCAATTTTTGCTTTTACACCAGCACCTTACATTCGTCCACGCGGTGTTATTGGTGGCGGGTTAGATATTCCATTTGGTCGCTATTACAAAGGTAAGTATGGTGACAACATTTTAAGTGGTGGTTATACTAACTTCTTAGGTGCAGGTGGTCGTGGTAATACGTTTAAAACGTTATTGCTGTTAACTATTGCCATTATTGAAATGTCGCAAAACGAAGAATACACTCTGGTGATTTATGACACTGAAATCACTATGGACTGGAATCGTCTTCGTGATATCTGTACACAACTTGGTGTGGATTACGACAAGATGTTGGATGCAGGTCGTATCATTATTACAACGACTGCGGAACACATGGGGAACGAATGGTTTGAATTAGTGAAAGAGGAAGGTAACTCTCGCGCTAAGGATAAATCACTTCTTCGTGAAACTCCTTTCTTAAACCGCGATGGTAAACCAATCAAGGTTGTTGTTAAACGCACTCACTTCTTAGACTCTATGTCTGAGTTTACCACTGAACACATTCAGGATATCTACAAGAAGAATGAAATCGATGATGGTGGTGCAACTACAGATAACATGCGTGAAGGGGGTGTTAAAACACGGATGATTCGTTTGTTCCCAGCAATTACTGCAAAGAGCAATATGAGTATTCTGTGTACAGCTCACGTCGGTGATGAAATTAAAGTGGATACGTATGCTGCATTTAAACAGCAACTTATGCATTTGAAGAAAGGCTTAAAGTTTAAGAACTGTCCTGAGAAGTTTACGTTCTTAACATCAATCATGTTAGTGATTGGTAAAGCTGACCTTCTTCAACACGATGATAAAACGCAGAAGTATCCAGCCAAAGGGTTTACGAAATCAGACGGTGATACGGACTTACAAGAATTAGATGTTGTTGTTGTTCGTAGTAAGCATGGTCCATCAGGTCACAACTATTCATTGATTGTATCACAAGCAGAAGGTTTCTTACCTGAGCTTTCTAACTACCACAACCTGATTCAGAACAAAGCCTTTGGTTTAGTAGGTCCTGAAGGTCAACGGCGTAGCTGGCGTTGTGCGCTCTATCCTGATGTACTGATTCACCGTACTGAAGCACGTTGGAAAGTTAAAGAAGATAAGAAGTTAGCATGTGCATTAGAACTGACTTACAACTTATCTCAAATGTACGATTACTGGGTGAACTATCCGCGTGAAGAAATCGTTGAACCAACTGAACTGTACACTCGTTTAAAAGAAATGGGGTACGATTGGGAACTGTTATTACAAACACGTAACTGGTGGACGTATGACGATTATAAACATCCTATTCCGCGATTGACTGCACTGGATTTAATCGACATGTACTTTGGGCGTTATGTTCCTTACTGGTGGCCTAAAGATAAACCAATTGATTTGACAAAAGCGGTAAAAAGTCCGCTAACTGGTATTGAGGGTGTAGTGTATGGTGCTGCAGACGAAGACGAAAAAGACGGCCACGAATAAGGACGTCTCCCTTGTGGAAGAGGTGATGGGTTTATTAAAACAATACGACCCATCGTTAGCGCAATCGTTTTACACCTTGTATCAAGGGTTTGACGATGTAGTAGACGCCAATCGTTTTTGGCGTCGTCAACTTAGTTTATTAACTACGTTTGATGGTGTTGATACATCAAGTCAACGACGGATGCTGTATGATGGTATCAGTTTAGACATGTGGTTAGATAACTTTCAAAAATACACGCTGGCTTTTGTTGTTCAACACAAACTGCCTCGTTTTAGCTACGAATCACTATAGTAGATAAAGGAGAGTGTAGATGAAGCCACGTGAGAAAGCAACGAAGGAGGCCGTGCGCCTCCTTTCCATGTTTGCAGGGTATACAGATGGAGTAAAAGAAGTAGAAGCAATGTTAAATGCATTGTCTGATAAAGACTTTGATTTATACATGCACCAACTTCGTGATGGGAGTGAGATACTACCCTATATCCATCCAAACCTATCAGAGGTGAAGTTAAGTACAACACGCAATCTAGAAATTGCAGATGAACTTGGTCACAACTTCTACGAACGTATTTGGATTGAAGACCCAGATACAGGTGATAAAAACTTAACGGATGTTGAAGCACTTATTGTTGATTTACCATTTAGACGCCAACAACAGCATTTAAGTAAGAAGATAGGTATTCCATCATCCAATAGAAGTATTGATGAAACGACAGGTCAAGTGACTGGTGCGTCAAAGGGTTCTCGTTTATCTTACCCAGAGATGCAGATTGGTCTGTACTCACAAGGGTTAGAGTATTCTACTCTTGAGCTATTTACGATTCGTGGTGGGAATATGAAAGCAAATGCGGCACTTGAAGCAAATGCAACAAAGAACGTATTCCCTAGTATTCGCGAATCCTACGACAACAACACTGAAGTTGTATCAAATAGAACGTTAAGTAGCTATCTGACAGCAGCGATGTTTGATCACAACCTTCTACAAAAAGGGTAACTTTATGTCTGTACAATTAACCACACTCACCTACCCACAACCTGTGGCAGTAGCGTTGGCTTTGTTAGAACAAGCCACTTTATCACATGTTCAATTTAATGGTGCAGACATTGTTTTTGGTGTAGATAAAGAAATACTAACATCATTGTCTGAAATTGTGACAGACAGTGGTTTAGTGTATATCACCACAATAGAAGAAGTAAAGGAGTTATGGGAATCTATTGTTGAAGAAAACGTTATCGTAGATTGGTTAAACCACGCAGTTTCTCGTTGGTTCCTAATTTCGTTTGAGCGTCGCACTGCGGAGTATGAGTCGTGGTTAAGTACATTACTTCATGCGACGTGCATTCACACTGAATCATCAATGACCAAACCCACGTTCTGCGCGCGTTCTCCTGATGATTTAGGAAATCTGTTTGTTAAGAGTGAGTTAAAAGAAATACTTGAAGCCAATCCGTGGTTCGTGTTTCTACTGACACTTAGCTTTGCTGAAACTGATATCATCAATATTAGTTTTAAATACGCAATGGCGCTTCAAACAGCACCTGCGATAAACCGTGCACCTGATGAAACAAAAGGTGATGGAGGTACATCGTGATTGTAAACGCAAAAGAGATACTGGTGGATTTAGATGCTATCTTAGATACTCGAATGGGTACGCTATTGTGTATGCACCCAGGTATCATCGGTCCAGCAATCGCGTGTAACTATCATAGTCGCTTAACTGACGTGTGGAAAGAAATAGGATTGCCTGTTAATCAACACGAGTACAAACGTCGTTATGCTGAACGTGATGCAGACGTCTTAGAGAAATCTATCGTCACACCTATCATTGATGCGATTAGTAAAATTGCAAATGCGATTATTATTCAACTTGGTAAAACTCCTTTTTACGAAGGGATTGAACTTAAGGTGAATGTGTGGCCTTATCAGATTCATGAAAGTGCACATGCTGGTCTTATTCGAAGTATTGCTCATCATGTTCCAATTGATTTAAAGGTATCGCTGGTAAACATTCCGTTATCTGACCTTACACCACTGCTCATTAAGTCAAAATACATCGCTGTATGTATGTACGGGTTTGACGAATGGTTACAGTGTCATGGTAAGTCGTTAGAGACAGTTGAGTTACCAGATGTTGAATTCTTAGTTCCTGCGATTTATTACACAGGACGAGTGGCAACTGAGGCGGATTTAAAAGAGACAGCAACAAACTTTCGTTTAGAAAAAGCAACACACAACGTTCACTTTGGTGCAACTGAACTTCAGTTTGTTTCTAAGATTAAATTGATTATGGTTGATGTACTTAACTTTTCATTTGTGGTATAAAGAAGAGAAGGTGGCATCGCCACCTTCTCTTCATTCTTTGCCTTTTACACGCTTTACAAAGTCTGCAGATGATTCTTGAATCACTTCAGATGACACTGTAGCTGGGTCTATCTCGATTAACTCAATTTCATCATCAGGGGCTACATGCCGATACTCACCTGGGATAATGTCTTTCACATAACCAGGACCACGAGGTTGTGCTTGGTTCAACTGTGCTACGATTTCTAACACTTGTTGATTGACAGCATTTGCACCTTCGTCTACCTTCAGACGTTTATTTGCTTGAGCTTGAGAAGACATATCGTTTAACGCTTGTAAGAACGCAAGGCGGTCTGTGTTTTTCTCAGGCATCTTCCCTTCGGCGGTCATCGACTTCACTAACATTAACCGCTGTGTTTGTGCAAACGCAAGCACTGAATCATCTGTAATTTCATCTTCTTCAACGACAGGTAATTCTTTAGGAGGATTTGCACTGAAGCGGTCTTTTGGTAAATCATCGACGTGTTCGGGGAATTCTGCTGTGTGTACTTTTTTATTTGTATAGCTCATTTTATGCTTCTCCTCAAAGAAATTTGAAACATACATTATAAAGTTGATTATCATAAATATAATTCAAAAGGAAGCCCACATGTTTTCTTTTCTCAAGCGCAAACAACGTGTGAAACGTTATAGCGACTTTGTTGAATCATTGCGATTGTTAAAAACAAATAAAGTTCGTGAGCTTTATTACTTCACTATTCTTGAGCAAACGGTTGCGTATTGCAACGATATTCCAACTATCGATGCTCAAGAAATGCGAAGTATTCGACGGTATCGGATTAAGTCATGTTTTGAGAATTTAGATTCTCTTACACAGACGTGTGTACTTACAGATAGCTTAATCCAGACGCGCGCATTTGGACATGATGCATTTGGTCAGTTTAATCAAAAGCCAGATGTTTATCCATTGTTTGAATGGTCTTTACAATACGCTGACTTCGTTAACTTAGATGTTGCGTATACTGTATTGACTGCACGTTTAAAGCGACTGCTTTCGCTACACACAGCGATGTCACATGATAGTAGTGATTTTCATGTGTCATTAGTTTGTTCGTTACCGTTGATGCGTGAGTTGTTGTCGATTATGCATCAAGTTTTATCCATTCACTTCGGAGTAGATTATGCTACCGGTTACGGAGAACTTGCTTGAATTACTTGAACTGGATGACAAAGGCTTATCACTAACGGAAGATGGTTTATCGTATTTATTTCGAATGATGTTGCGTGACTTATGTGTAAGTGCCGATGTATGGTCTACACTAATGGAAGCGTATCTAGATGACCCGCGTGCAGGTGTGGGTGCTAGTAAAACAGACAGGTCAAGTAAACGAAACGGATTAAACCGTGCTTTAGGAAAAACAGTTATCTCATGGAAAAAGTTTAAAAACGGTATTCGGATTCTTGGAATGCGAAGCTGTGAGTTTGAACTTAGTATTTCTAAATGGGATGATAAAATAGATGTTCCAAAGCAACCTCCAAAAGTGACGATTGATAGTCGCATTAGTCAAGATGATTTAAAAGCACTCATACAACGTTTAGAGGGTATGATGCGTATCACGCCTCAGACTCTATTACGTTTGATAGAAGAGTTTATAAACCACCCCATTAGTCGCACCACCGATAACCCTGCGGATAAATCTACACGTCGTGGAAATATCAACAAAGGTTATAATGGTGAATCGTATAGTTGGCGAACATTCAATGAGTTACTTGCTATATTTTCTATACGAGAATATACATTGACTGCGCTGGTTGTGTGGAAGAATGGTAAACAATCAAAACACAAAATGACTGTTGATGTCGCAAAAGCTTTCTAACGAGGTTAGTATGTCGCAATCCCCCATTGTAGTAAGTTTTCATTCGCCGTGTCCAATTGGTAAAAAATTAGACATTGGTTACGCTCGACCATTTACACATAATGGTCATGTGTTTCACTCAATCATTGGTTACTGCGTCTTTTTAAAGACAGGTGTAGCTGCGTATAAATCACACACAGGACCAGTTCCTATTCGTGAAGCGGCTCAGTTGAATTACAATGCAACTGTAGGTGTCAATGATTTAGATGATGTGATTAAATCATCTATTCAAACAGATGCTGACTTAGTTGCTGATTTAATTGAAAACAAACAGCGCTCAATTGAATACAAAGTATTGTTAGCAAATGGTACTGAAATCGAAACTGCGGAACAACCGTATGGTTGGTACATTGACGCACTTCGACGTGTGATTCAAACGCTATAACGAGGTGGGGGTCAAACCCCACCTGTTCTATTTTATTTTTTGTTAGGATACTGGACAATGATTAAGATAAGCAAACCTTCAAATTCACTTCCAAGTGATGGTGGTAAATTAGCACCAACTATGGCGAGCACGGGTCCTAAAGATAAGTTAGAAACAAAAGACATTTATAATGCGGAATACGTTGAGCAGGCTGCTTCTGTTGCGAAATCTGCATTAGGGTTAGATTCACTATTACCACAACAAGATAAGAACGCAGCGTACAGTGTAGGTGGTTTTGCTGTCAGTGATATCTTAAACAGTGCAGTCACTGTAGGGACTGAAGTTTATTCAGGAACTGGCAATGGTTCTGTTACAAATCGAATTAAGGATGTAACGGCTGGTGATGCGTACCGACGTTTATCACCTGATATGAAAACTGGGTTATTTAACACGCTATTAAGTAGCACAGGTTTAGCGGGTTCTGAAGCAACTGTTATTGTAGATGGTGTGAGCACAGCAATAGCCACTGAAGATATTGGTAATGTTACAAACCTCATGAGTCTTGTACAAGGACTCACTGGAAGTCTTAGTGGTATCACTTACATGGATATTGGTGCAAAAGTGGCCTATGCTACTGCTGCGCTTGATTTGATTAATCAATTAGGTATTCCATCGCTTGCTGATAAAATCATCAACAGCATCGATGACAAGCGTGCTCGTGAAGAGATGATGATATCTCGCGCTACTATGTTTGCGCAATCTGCAGATATAGAAACATTACGAAAGATTATTGACCTCGTTGGGTTAGATGGTCTTCTAGAACGAGTTCCGCGTCTTATTGAGTTTATTGTTGCTGGGTATTCATTCCCAAATTTAGAAGAAGGACAAGTCGTTGACTATCCAGCGCAGTACAGTCGACTACATGACTTTATGCAAATGGTTAATCCTAATTGGAACATGACAACTCGAAACAATACACCAGTTGTTTCGTTTAAGATTTATTCAATGGGAAGTCCTGATTTTAAAGTGTTGTTTAAACGAGAAGATATTCATGTTGTTCCGTTATTAGCCGCAGAGCAATACCCTGAAGAATCGTTATCTGGTGTTATTCAAAAACATCACCCCATGATAACACTGTTAAATAATTAAAAGACATAGAAGAGACTAGAGAGGGGAAACCCTCTCTAGTCTTCTTTATTTTTTGTTTATGGTCTATCTGTTGAACGAGATAATGCAGAGACAACTTGTCCCGGTACAGTACCGTTCCACACAGCAGCCCAACGTGCTGGACTTTTCCATTCCTGAAAGGCTTGTATTTTACGAGTCAAGTTAATCTTAACACGTGACCATGATTCGATTTGTTCAACCATGGACATACTACCAAGTACAGCGATGTAATCGTTAAAGGTATTATCGTGGTCAAAGATACCCGGTGAAGCATTGATTGGCATAGCAAGTGACGTAGACAAAGAGGCTATTTCAAAACTAATATCAATACCCAGTGGTTGTTGCTCGCGAGTCCACCCTACATTACCTACACCGCGTCTAAAGTTAGCATTCTTTAAAAGACCTAAGCGTGTTTGCGCACGACCTTTGTCATAAAGTTCTAACAAGAACGGAGAGTCGTATGCTGCCTTACCTACACTCTTTGGGAGTGCAAGAGCTAACACACATGAGACGGGTAACCACAAGTTTAACACACGACTTAACGGGTCACCTGACCATGAACGACATTCCATGGTGTATGACATCGTTGGTAGCTGTGCAAACGAATCAGCCCACATCTCTGGAATATCCACAAACGCAGCACCTGCTAACGCACGTAATCCAGATACGTTGAATGAATCCATCACACCAAAGGCAAAGTCTTTTACACTGTTGACACTGGCTTCTAACGTGGATGCAACTGGACCATCACCAATGTTACCCCCTGACAAGTCAAACATCTTACTACGCATATCCGCAGATGTACCATTGATACTTTGCTTTAACGCAGACTCTTGACTTGTACTTCCAAACGATTCATCTGCAGTCCCTGTATGGTTTACTCGAAGTGTTAAGAACTGACCACCATCCCGAGCTTCTGCAATCGCAAAGTCAACAAAGCTACTAAACCATGAACCTGCTTTTTCCACAGGGTCAGTGACTGAGTAATCTGGTTTAGCTGCATCGGTTTTCTCCCATGCTGCAAGATAAGCATCAAGTGATGCTTTACCACCAAACGCACCACCTGGGTCAGTGACTTTCTCTTTTGCGTATTCTGCCATTTTACCACGAAGGTCAGCGAGTGAACCACCGGTAGATGCAGCTTCTATTGCACGACGACGAGATACGTCTGCCATACGTTGTGCTCGGTTCGATAAAGCATACGCATCGATACCACCACCGGGTTGGAAGATGTCTGGGAAATACTTGTGATAGATAGCTAAATCACCAGACGTTGGGTTGGAACTTGGGTCTGGGTTTAAGTTACCTGAGTTGTATGTTTTTACTTTATCATCAAGTTTCTGACCTGTAGCTGCGTTAGCATCGGTTGAGAATACCCGAGGAATAAAGCCCATTGTTACCAAGATACCGTTTAAGATGGTATTGACCGATTGCCAGTACAAAGGCATCGTTGGTTTTAAATAGTAAAACTGACCTGATGGTTGGTCGGTTAAAAAACGATACGCTTGTCCAATTAAAATAATAGGTGCTAGTGGTAATGTCACTACAAAACCAGTGGCACGACCTAGGTAATAGAAGAACCCAGGTGCTCTACCTGTCTTAGACAGGATGGCTGCTTTACCATCAAAGAATCCAGTAAAGAACGTAGTGATTGAGTTAAATTGCGCAACACCAGCACGAATATGAATCAGTTGACTATTGTCTGCTATCGTGGTCGCATACTTACGACCTACCCCATTGGACGTTAAACTCCGTGATTGTACTTGTTGGTCACGAGGTGATGCAAATTTAGAAGACACTCGTAAATCAGCAGTACGCGGCAATTGGGGTGGTGGGTTAATTTCAAAGCTACCACCAGGAGATGTATCTGTGAAGCGAAGATTCGCATCAGTAAAAAGACGGTTCCTTGCATCAAGTAAGTTACCTGCATGTTTAGGTAACAAGAAGGCAGTTTGTGCCCATTTGTCATCGGTGACAGGACGAGCCATAAAAAACTCCTTTACTAACAAACTAACAAAAAGAGAAAGGGAGTGGTTACCCACTCCCATCTCTTCATCTATCAAGTGCCAACGTTGTAGGTGGTCTACTTGGTCCACTACTCTTCGGAGCAGACTCTCGCATCTGTTCGGTTTTACGAACAGTGTTTTGAACTGCTTTATTAACCTGTCCTTCTGGAACAGGTGCAGCATTGCTTACATTCCCTGAACGTTTACTAATGGACTCAGCAGCCGCTTCAGGGTCTAACAATAACTCACGAATATCGCGAAGACTTCTATCCATAGACGTCTGTAGCAATACTTGAGTCGTGAGTATTTCAGCAATGTGTCGCATACTGCTTGTGGTTTGATTGGAACGAGCCGTGTTTGCTGTTTGTGTCTGTACAGACGACATTGCTACACGTTGTTGCTCTTTCTCAATTTCCCCTTGCAATTGGGAATCACTCATACTGGATGCGTTCATACCAAGTGTCATTGCAGAGAGTGAACCAGCACCTACACCAGGAATCGGATTCACTGGTGTACTTCCCACCATTTTCACAGAGTCCATCGATTCATTCTCTGGAACTGTAGTTTCTTTTGGTGGTGCCATCATCAGCATCGGTGGAACTGTTGCTGCACCTAACGTCCGTGTTTGTGGTGTAAATGATGGTGTAGGTTGTGGTGCATTTAAACTAGGTACACTACGGTTAAACGGATACAACAACGGAGCAGGTGCTGACGTCATTGATTTGACCGTTTGTTTTTGAGGTGTTGTATTTGCTAACGATTTCTCAGAACCAATCAATGATGTTTTCAATGATTTTTCCATGTTCTGTACATCACCAATTCCTTTGGTTAACGTTTGACGTTCCATATCTACAAATGGTGATGTTAATTCGCTATACGCAGATTTTAAATGCGTACTGTCAGCAACTTTTAAGAAGAACCGTTTCTTGTCTTCTTCAGATAAATCATCATCTAAATCGTCTAAATCAGCTGACTTGTCAATCTGATTCAAAACAGTAAGATGTGTTAAGTACACTGGTTTAAAGCGGGTTTCAAACCACTTTGCAAATCTATCAACATGTTGTGCGTTATCTGGTTGGATACCACACGTTTCAATGATGTCATTTAAATCGTCATCATCTAACCGCGATAAGTTTGCTTGACCTGTGTCTTTATCGTAATACACATAATCCTCTAACGTAGATTCAATAGAGTTGATACGACGAACCATATCTCCATCTGTTGAATCAATACCGTATTGCGTTAAACGATACGTATGTAAGTCACCATTAGGTTTCCCATCAAAGTACCGCCACAACGCATACCCACCTGCTGCTGTCGCTGCGACTGCTAACCCTGGGAGTAATAGTGGAGATGCAATCACTGCACCAATAGCTGCTGCACCCGTACTGGCTGCCGCTGCCGCACCACTTGCTAACGCACTTCCAGCAGTGACTGCCAACGGAGCTGCTGCTAACGCAAGACGACCTGCTCCCGCAGCTAAACCTCCAGCACCTCTGGCTAAACTACCCGCACCTCGCGCTAAGCTTCCAGCTCCGCGTTTAAGTGCTCCACCTGCACGTCGTATTCTACCCGGTTTCTTTTGTGGAGTAGTAGGACTTGTTGTTGGTCCGCGATTACGTCCGTCCATATCGATATCAATCTCAGGAACAAATCCGTCACCACCACCGCCAAACATATCACCCAATCCACCCAATATACCTTTCCCTTCACCCAATCCAAACAATGCAGCTAAACCACCCCCTAATTTCCCTAGAAGTGATTTTGACTTATCATGTCCTTTATGGTCTTTCATTTTACGACGCGCTTCATCGTCTTCGTTTTTCCGTTTGCTAAAGATATCTTGCCAACTTCCTTTACGAATTCGATTTGGTTTTGGGATACGGTCATTTAACAATGCATAGATTTTATTCAATACATCATTTGACTTTCCAACACCAGTGGCAGTTTGTTGTTCAAACTGAGCTTCCACAGACGCTTCAGGAGGCAAACCAAGTGCACCCCGTACTGCACGCTTCCCTATTCGGAATCCGCCACCTAAGACCGTTCCAGCGGCTTTAAACGCAGTTGAATAGACAGACTTCACTAACCCCACAGTTTTTGTTGCAGCAGACTTCAAGAAACCACCTAGGGCTTTAAATTTACGACCATCGGGTCCAATCAACCCTTTCTTTAAATCTTCCACACTAATCACTACATTTCCTTCATTGTCAATAACCTCACCTTTAATGTCTCGGATGGTTTTAATGACATCTCCAGAAACTTTATCTCTGTAAAGACCTCGTTCCATAAGTATCTTTAAAAGACGTGGTGTCTCTTCACCTTTTACGTAGACATCGGTTGGTCGATTAACAACACCAAATATGCGCTCTTTTGCAAACGTAAACACACTACGTCCTGCTTTAAACAACGCACCGTATCCTGTCGCAGCAAAACGCCCATAGGCAAATGCAGCACTTCGAATACCCTGTCCTATTTTCACACCAATCGGCTCACCCGTTGGTGCAATCAATCTATTCTGTTCAATGTCCTCTAGTTTAATAACCAGATTACCTTCTTTGTCGTAGACTGGACCTTTGATATCGTCAAATGAATGAATAGGTTTACCATCAGCATCAACAAACTCACCTTCCTTTAATTGCTTAGCTGTAATAACTGGTTCCTGTTCACCTTTTAGATAAATATCGCTGACTGCTCGTGATTTACCTAATAATCCTAAACCAATGTTACGGGCACCACTTAAACCAGCACCTGCGGCTTTTACACCTAACTTAGCACTGAGTAATGCACCTTTGCCTGCAAGTTTAAATGTTGCTGCATACGCTTTCCCTGTGAATCTCAAAAGACCCATGGTTCCACGTTTTGCAAGACCTACACCTTTACCCGCTAATTCACCTGCTGCACCAAAGTTTCTACGAACAAACCCTGATTCATTGGCTGCAAGTGCACCACCCACACCAGCTACACCGCCTGCTAAAATAGCTTGTGTGTTTTCGGCTGTGGCTTCTTTTAAGTATGTAACTTCCTCACGAAGTGCTTCAAGTGCTTGAGTTAATGTATCAGTCGGTGGAGTTGTACCTCCTAGTGAAGTTCCCACAACAGGAGCCTCTCCTGTGCGCACACCATCAAACCACGATTTTACAGACTCAAAGCCCTGTAACATAGATGTATGAATACTGTTTGCTTTCGCTGCAGCATCAAATTCACCCAGTTGACTTTTTATCCGTTCTATCAACGATGCTTTTACAAGCTGTTCATCATTAGACGCTTCTTTGTTTGGGTCTACACCAAAGAGTTCTTTTAACCGAACACCAATCTGGGTATCTTCAAACTTACCGCGTTGTGATTTTAACTCTTCTAACACTCTATCAATTTCAGACACAAAAGAATCTGACAATTGATTAAACGACACACTGTCATCACCAGATATACGTTTGTATTGTGCATCAAACGAATCGCGTAACGTTAGTGCTTGGTCATCCAATTTACGCCACAGTTCATCCTTTAATTCAATGATGTTTTGTTTTGAAGACTGTACACTAAAATCACCTTTCTCATCTTTAAATGTTCCGGTAAGTTTAGACCACTTATCTTCAATACCAGCACGTGTATCGCGTGCAATTCCTTCAACAAACATCGCTGTTCCATGTTCCTTACCAAACACGCTGATAAGGGACTGAAGTTCTTTTTCCTTTTCCTTTAACGAATCAGGTAATTCAAACTTAGGAAGTTTGTCTTTAAATTCATTGAACATTCCTTTTACAGAATCTAACTTCTCATCAAGAGCATAGTCTTTTCTGAGCGAATCAAACTTGTTTGTCAAGTCAAATTTATCGTCAGCTTTGGCGTACCATGTTGAAAGTGTTGAACCAATTGAATCTTTTACTTGAGACCCTTTTGATTGAATCACATCCAGTGCATTGTATCCATTGCGTTTTGCATCATCCAAAATTAATTCAGCAGCGGCTTTAGGACCGTATGCATCTACTAATTCTTTATACACAGTAATCTTTTCAGTTATCTGTGTAGTGACACTACCGACTTTCTCTTTCACTTGAGTAGGCACATACTCTTGCACTTTACTCACACCTGATGCAAGTGCTGATTTTCCTTTTCGCATGGCGTCGTCAGCTAAAAGCTCTAACGCACCTTGATGACCATAGTCCTTTGCTAACTCGTCATATAACGCTTTCTGCTCTTTTGTAAAAGCAGCAAGATTGTCAAACTGTTTGGTCATTGCATCTTTGATTGTTGTCACCTGCGATGATAGTGTTGACATCACAGATGGACCACCATCTGGTCCTGGCGGTGGGCTTTGTGGTCCTGACCCCGGTCCTGTTGGTGGTGTAGGTGGAGGTTTACCCCATCCATTTAAAATGGTGTAGATTTCTTCTAACCACAAATTAGACATGTCCACACGACCAGATAACCCCTCTACACCTTCTAGGTATTGATTGGCAACTGAGAGCTGCATGTTCATACTGTCTAATCGCGACCCTAATCCACTTAAATCAAATTGAGATTGATTCACGGGTTGTTGTGGTACAGCATCAAGAGGTTGTTGTCTAGCAGGAACTAACGCACTTGGGCGCGGAGCGTAACGTTTGTCATCAATCACATAATCAGAAAATGCTGAGCGATTTAACAACGAACGACCATCTCGCCCTTCGTTCAATATACCAAGGTCCTTTAAAAGACTTGTTCCATAAAACGGCGTTTGTAGTGCAGCAGCACGTTGTACGTTTGGTACATCCTCAATAATCCGTTTATAGTCATTCGCAAGTTTATTACGAAGTGTTTTAACGGATGCGTCTTTCTTGACTTTATCACCATCCATAAAACGGGTAGCTATAGCAGAGATAATTTCTTGACGGTACTCTTGTGCCACATTGTCCAACCGGTCTGGTTGTAAATAGCGGTCTAATGAGAAACCATATCCCTGCGCCATATCGCTGATAAACTGTTTCCCTAATTCACTGCGTGCTTTAGGAGATAACAATGTACCTGATGGGTCTAATTGGTCAATCAGCGCATTAATGCTTTCACGAACATTCTTCAGTTTTTCAGCAGGAAGAATCTCTTCCATGATGTCAGCTTTTACTACGTCTGAGCGAGTAAACTCGTCACGGTTAAAGTTGAACTGAAGTTTCTTAACCGTATCATCGCCAGTTAACATCCGTTCATTCACATGAAGGATTTCAGTTAAAAGACCAGGAATGATTTGTGTGATTGCTTTATCTGCTAATGCATTGTACGTGAAGTTCTCTTCAAGTAACTTTTCTTTACTAAGACCTACCGTGTCAACGCGCTTCATTTGAGGTGCAACTTCAAGCAAGGTATCCGCAATTACACCCAATGCTTTGTTTGCAACACTTCCTGTGTTGCGTTTAAACTTCTCAGCAATGCTTCGTTCAATTGGACGACCATCTTCGTCTACGTCATCCTCAGCGGTTGTGATGCCAATGCTTCTGTCGCCGTATTTACCCGATAGCTGTTCAAGCTTTTCGCGTATTAACGTAGGTGCGTTCTTAACCGCATATTCAGCATCAGCGCCGACGCCCATGATACTGTTGTTTCCAGTAGTCAAAGGTCGAATAAACTTAGCTAATATTTCACCTGTTTTTTGCGTAAGAAAACCACCAGCTACACTGCCTACAGTTTCTTTTGCGTCAACACCACTTTCACCGGCTAATTCAATAGCATCTGCAACATCTGTTACGTTGCTTGCAAATCCTTTTGCTTTTTCACCCACTGCTTTTAAGATGTTTTTCTTAAAGTTAGGAAGGTAGTCGTTTAAAAATTCAGCCGCATCTTGTTGCAAATCACCGATGATACGTTCACGCAACATCATCGCAGACGTTTCTCCTAAACGCATCTTCACAAAGTCAGGCAATCCTGTATTCTTTGTAATAGAAGCAAGAGCGTCTTTAGCGATAACTTTGTAGTCTTTAAATTCAGACAACAAGTCTTGTTGAGTAAACAATGAACGGTATTGAAGTTCAAGATGTTTACGTTGATAACCTGTTAACACCGTGTTTTGGAATGCAACTACTTTTTCACCAGAACGACGAATTACATCCAATAAACCAATTGTGTTATGATGACGTTTATCTTCAATAACCTCTGCGGCAAGATCACGTTGTTCTTGGTCACTTGCAAGGTATTGTTGATGTTCCATTTGGGTTTTGAAGATGTCATTTAACTGACTGTCAATTTCCATTTGCTGCCAATCCATTTTAGCAGCATCAACATCATCCGTACTTTCTGAAAACGATTTTAAACGTTTGCTGATACCCTCCGGTAAAATACTATCTACAGCAGGGAGTAATCGTTTGGTTATTTTCCGAAAAGCGCGACGGGCTGGCGCAAGCTCCCTCGCTGTCGTATCGTATAGGTCTCGACCAAACTCGATGCCGTCAGAGACTCCGTCGTACGCGACGGAGTAACTTTCAGGCAATGATTCTTTTACGAGTTTACGACGAAATTCTGGAGACACTACAGTGTCTTTTGCACCCTGTACAGCGCCACGTTTAATTGCTTCTACAGGGTTACGGTCTTTCTTTTTACCACCTGAATCTAACTCAGGTAAAAATTCATCACCGCCAAAGTCAAGATCGTCTAGATCAAAACTATCTAAATCGATATCTTTAGCCATAAAAAGCTCCTGAGGATAGTCTTTGGGTTGTCATAAGAAAAGAGGTATTTCACGATGGCTAGTTCAACGATTACTAAAATCATTGCACCATTGAATTTAAAACTACTAAACCTTCGTTCTAAACGAGATGTGCTTCGGATGTTACCTCGCATCACATCGCAAGATATTTACGAGACAGCCAATAGTACCAATTTCCACTCTGAGGGTTTATTTTCTACGGAGATATTTGGTCGCGTAGGAGACCCTCGTCGCGATACTCAGTTTGCATGGATTGATTTACGTGCTACTATATTACACCCAGCTACGTTTGACCGTGTGGTTCAGGTCAAAGGTTTGTATGGTGAAATCATGGCTGGTAAAGCATATGCCGTGTGGGATGAGAAGGCGAAGGAATTTGTTGCAAGTGACGAATTAGAAGGCGATACTGGGTATCACTTCTTTATCTCTCATTGGAAAGATATTGTCTTCCCTAAAAGTGAAGACAGTGTGAACACCACACCAGGTGAACAAGATTTAACGACTTTACGTAATCAACGTATTGCTGCAATTGACAAATACCGAGACATTGCTCTTATTGACACGATTCCGGTTTTACCTGCTGGTTTACGCGACATTGAAATCGATGAAGTAGGTCGTGTTAATGAAGGTGAGTTAAACCCAATGTATCGAAGCGTACTTCGGATTGTGAACACAATTTCTGATTCGTACGATAAGAACAATGCAGCGCTTGATAATGCTCGGATGGTTCTTCAATTAGAAGTGAATGCCATTCACCAATATTGGTTAGACTTGTTGTTTGGTAAAACAGGTTTCTTACAATCAAAATGGGCAAGTCGTAAAATCGTCAACGGTACACGGAACGTTATCTCTGCAATGAATGCAGTAGTGCACGATTTAGACGATGAAGAAAGCGTAGGTTCAAATGACACGATTGTAGGTTTATGGCAAGTATCACGCGGATGTTTACCTATCACACGCCCTGCTATTCGTCGTTTCTTAATTGATGATATTTTCTCATCAGCCGACGGTATGATTCAATTAATCGATAAGAAGACATTGAAGTTAGTGAGTGTGCAACCCACACCACGTGCGTTTGATGCATGGACAACAAATACAGGGTTAGAGAAACTTATCAATTCTCAAAGTGTGTTTGAACTTCGTAATCGACCAATACTTGTGGATGACTACTATCTTGCATTGGTTTATCGCCCACGTCGTTCTACTGTCTTTAAAGTGTTTCGTGATATCACTACACTCCCTGAAGGGTTTTCTAAAGATGATGTTTACCCTATTACACTCATGGAACTTATCTATTTGTGTAACTATCAGAATTGGAACAAAGTAAAAGTGTTTATTACACGGTATCCAATCACAGGTGAGGGTAGTATTTATCCAAGTAATGTGCGTGTCGCAACAACCACTCGAAGTGAAAAGCGGTATGAGTTGGATGATGATTGGGTGACATATAAGTACCCTGATAGCCCAGCATCTGCGTTCCCTGACTTTGAAGAAGGGAAGTACATTGATACGACCATGGTACATCCATTCCGTGTAGCGGGACTTGGTGCGGATTTTGACGGTGACCAGACATCCAATAACTTCATTTATACACAAGAAGGTATCGATGAAATTAATACGTATCTGAGCACTGCAAACGCATACATTGACCCAGCTGGTGGATTTCGCTCAAGTGTAGCGACCGATGTACTCGCACTTGTTTTGCGTAACTCAACAACATTGTAGGGTTTTTTATGAAATCATATTTACAGCGAATTGAAGAATTGTTACAAGGCGATATTACCCTTGAAGCAAAATACTTCAAAGAGTTTTACCGTGTGTACGGTATTCGCAATCAAAGCATGTTGATATCACCAAAAGTTTCACCTATCAGTGCGTTTGAAATGCCTTTGGAATCCGTGGCACACCATTTTAGCTTTGATGATGTGTTGTTAGGTCCTGAGCCAAAAGGCAGTGTGTATTCTACAAATAGTGGTCGTGTATTGATTGAGCATATCTCTGCACTTCACGACCCTGTTGGAAAACCGCTACCTGCACCAGGTGCAAATGCTGAACGACTGGCACGTGATTATCATCGTCGAGTAAAAGTGTTTCGTCCAGCGCAAGACTTTGAACGGAGTCTTCGTGATAACAAAACTCTGGTGGTAGAGAACTATGCACTTTTAAACAAGTTGTATCGTTATCAATTATCCGTGTATAGCAACATCTACAAATGGACAAACATCTTACGTGCTGCTTTCTTTAACCTCGGTAAGAAAGTACCGATGTCAGATAGACAGCACTATGTGTTTTTAGAGTTACCAGCCATTATTCCAGATATAGTGATGTTAAATCAATCATCTGGTGCCATTACTGCGATTAAGCGGGAGTTCTTAGAAGTCTTCTCAAAACCAGAAGCGTTAATGATTCTGGAACTTTGGAAATGGATGGGGAAACCTATCAAGCAAAAAGTAGACGGAAAAGAAACGGTTGGTCCTCGTCCGAGTGTGTTTGATTACATTGCACCTGAGCAGTTAGCAAAGATTAACTTGGTCTGGTTAGACAATGGAAACTGGATACTTTTAAACCTGGGTACATTTGTTGAATTGTCGAAGATGGACAAAGGTGAAGAGATTGAAGGGAGTAACACCGTTCAACGTCGTTTCCTTCGCATGTTAATCATGTTGATGAGTCAACGTGTGGATGTCACTGAAACTGCCACTGATATTGAATCAACGATTGACGCGGATGTTGCAAAAGAAGACATCGTTGAGACCAAACATGTTGTTCGTGATGCACTCAAATCTATCGAAGCTAACCCGTACGATGATTCCGATTTACCTAATTTGGATATCGTTCAGGATGAACAATTGGTTAGCGTTGATGATGTTAAATCAAAAGAACAGCAACAAATAGATGAAGAGATTGAAATCCAAAAAGATTTAGATATGCTTCGTCGGTTAAATGAGCGTAAGTTAGCACCACAAGCTCAGACAACTATTGTGGATGTTGTTCAACCTCCTAAAACTCCTATTGAACGTTTGAATCGTAAAATAGAAGACAAGGTTGAGAAGGGTGAATTAACTGCAGCAGAATATCGTCGTGCTAAGAAATTATACGACAACATGCTTGCACTGGACAACCCATTTGGTGATGGAAAGTTACAAGACTTTATTGTTGTTTTTGAAGAGTTGAAACAGATTACTGAAGAAGAGTCTGTAAAACGTATTAAGAACATTCGTGGTGTTGTTGACAAATCCATGTTAAAAAGCCGTGTAGATGTCTTTGATAAGAAGTATGTCACACAAGTCATGGAACGACATATTGCTGCAACGATGCTGTCTGTGCAAGGCGCTGGTCTTATCGCTACTGATTTATCAGTTGAAGAAGTAGTAGATGTGGGTAACCGTTATAAAACGTTACGCCTTCGTCTTTCACCATTAGAAGGTGAAGGTAGCACTATTGTTGCTCGCATCCCTGTTGTAGACGATGAGGGAACGTTCTTAGCCAACGGTACGAAATGGCGGATGAAGAAGCAAAAAGCGGATATCCCTATTCGTAAGACAAGTCCTGTTGAAGTTGCTTTGACAACGTACTATGCAAAAGCATTTGTACATCGTTCTGTGAAAAGTGTAGTCAACTATCCAAAGTGGTTAAATCGTCAGATTAACTTACTGGAGATGGCAGACAAAGGTGCGGTGAAAATAACGCACGTTAAACGGATTAACACGTTTGTAAACGATGTGACGTTACCTCGTATCTACACCACACTTTCTATGTCCTTTAAAGAGTTGACTATTGACAAAGACTTACGTTTGTTTGTTGATTATCAACATCGCTTTACAGAGTTTGGTCAGTCGTTTGTCGAGTCTGTTGAGCGAGAAGGGTTTGTGTTTGCTGGGACACTTAAAGGCAAACCAGTTGTTGTTGACTTTGTAAACATGTTTTACGTCGTTGATAATAATCAATTGCTTGAACTAGGTTCATTTGAAAGTCTTCTGAAAGTATCGGAACAAAGCGTTCCTACTGAAGTTGCTGAATTTAGTTTGTTCACTCGCCAAGTTCCTGTGGGGATTGTACTGGGGTATCGTTACGGGTTAATCAATTTACTTGGTTTATTGAATACTCCGTTTCGCCGTGTGTTAAGTGGTCAACAGTTAAACCTTGCTGCAAATGAATTTGCTATTCGCTTTAGCGATGAAACCTTAATTGTTTCTCGCGTTGACAAGAAAGCGGAACTTATTCTTGCGGGATTGAATCGCTATCATGCGTCAATTAAACACTACACGTTGGAGTCGTTTAACAACCCTGATGTGTTTGTTAACGTGCTTGAAGAAAATGGTTTCCGTATTGGTTTTGTTCGGGAACTTGATTTAGCTTTTGACATGTTTGTTGACCCTGTAAGTGCTGACATTCTGATATCAATGAATGAACCCACTACGTTGGAAGAACTGTTGTTACGTTCGTGTGAATTGTTAACTACAGATGCACATCCTGACGAAGTGGATGAATACGCGATGCGTTATCGTGGTTATGAGCGTTTTGCAGGTCATCTGTACAAAGAGTTGGTTTCTGCTACGCGTCAATTCCGCAGTCGTGGTATTGGTAAAGCAGCAAAACTGAGTATGAACCCAGAAGCGGTTTGGCAGTCTATCATTGGTGACAGTTCTTGTTCACCGATTGAAGAGAGTAATCCGGTTCAAAACACAAAAGAGAAGGACATCTTTACGTTTGGTGGTACTGGTGGTCGTTCTACTCGGAGTATGGTGAAACGTACACGTGCGTATCACAAGAACTCACCGGGGATTGTATCTGAAGCATCAACAGACAGTGGTAGTGTAGGTGTAAACGCGTACTTGGCTGCTAATGCGTTATTAACCGATGTGACAGGACGTCCTGACCAGAGTGCAAATAAGAAACTTGAGAGTAGTAACCTGTTTAGTACAACAGCATTGTTGTCACCTTGTATTGAACACGATGACGCCAAACGAATAGTTTTCGCTAACATTCAGTATTCACATGCGGTTGCGTGTTCTGGATATGAAGTGTCTCCATTCCGTACAGGAGAGGAGAAAGCGATTGCTCACCGAGTCGGTTCTTTGTTTGCAGGTGTTGCTGAAGAAGATGGTGTCGTCACTGAAGTAAGTGACCATGCTGTGGTGGTTGAATACAAAGGTGGTAAAAAGAAATCATTTGAAATTGGAACACGATTTGGTAATGTGACAGGAACCACTGTACCTCACCGTCTTGTGACTGATTTAAATGTAGGTGATAAAGTAGATATGGGTGATGTAGTGACGTTTAACCAAGGGTTCTTTAAACGAGACCGGTTAGACAAACGTCAATGCATGATGATGCCAGGTGTTCTTGCAAAGGTGGCTATTCTTGAAAAGAATAGTACATTTGAAGATGCGTGTGTAATCTCTCCACGTCTTGCTGGGTTGTTTAAAACCGAACTCACTGAAATTCGTTATATCACTGTACGTTTTGACCAACAGGTTAATAACTTAGTTCGTGTGGGTGCACAGGTAGACCTTGAAAGCATCTTATGTACAATTGAAGACGCTGTCACTGCTGATAATGACTTATTTACTGCGGATAACATTGATTTGTTAACCACATTAGCAGCGCAAGCTCCTAGTGCAAACGTGAAAGGTCGTGTAGAACATATTGAAGTGCTCTATCACGGTGACGTAGAAGATATGGGTGAGTCTATTCGTAAGCTGGTTGATGAAAGTGATAAACAGCGTAAACGAAAAGCAAAACAGCTCAATGAACCTATTGTTACAGGTGCTGTAGATAGTTCGATTAAAGTAAATAAACAACCTGTTGAGTTAGATACTGCTGTGATAAAGATTTACATCACAAAAGAAATCGACGCAGGGTATGGTGATAAAGGTGTTTTAGGTAATCAGATGAAAACGATTATCTCTGATGTAATGATAGGCGAACATGTCTCTCAGCGCACAAAAACTCCTATCGACATTTATTTCTCGTACTTGTCTATCGCTGCTCGTATCGTGGGGTCACCCGAGTTAATTGGAACCACCATCACATTGTTAAAACTCATGAGTCCACGTGTGGCTGATGCTTATTTTGAATGAGGGAAAGTATGATTACGCAACAAGCAATTGAAGCTGTACAAAATGCTGCGGACAACTTACTGGGGGCAGGCTTTAAAGCCTGCCCCATCGTAGGAACTCCGTTGGCTGATTTAGTCTCACGTAGCCAAAACGTTGCGACGGTGGGGACGTCTATTCCATTAGAACGTTTAGTGGAAGCCACATCTATTCCGCTTTCAGAAGGTGGTCCATCAGCACACGATGTGTTCATGGAGAAGACGGTTGAAGTTGCCGGTAAAGTCGTTACCAATTCATTTGAGTTGACTCGTAATGTCATCACTCCTCTGGTAAAACAGTTGATTGAAAACTACGAAGCAACGTTAGGTGGTTTGGTGTATGATGTATTGCCACCGGCACGCATTTTACCTAATATCTGGAGCAGCATTTGGAGCAGCACACTGTTAGCAGAAATGGTAGCGAAGTTCAAAGACGTTCCATTGGAACTTCGTCCATTTGGTGTGAAGATGCCTGAAATGACAGCAAGTCAAATCAGAGCCATGTTAAAGACACGCATTTCACTTTTGGATGCGTCTATTGAAAAGTGGTTCGATGACTTACCTGAAGACTTTGTTCACGAAACATGGACTCAGGTGTTTGTTTATCAAAACATTGCTATTGGTCGTCGTACGAACTCAAAGTTCTCTTTGGATTCGACTACATTAAATCGTGATTCTATCTTGTTGGTGTATTTCATCAGTAAAGGTATGGAACAGGCGTTACCAGATGGTTTGAATGTAAGTCTCGATGCACTTCGCAAAGAACTGGTTCATTTACAAAACCAAGCTGCTCGCGCTGTGGCTCAGGAATTAGCATTCCGTGAAACCATTCAACGTTCGAATCTACTGGTTGCTTATGTGAATAAGACACCAAACAAAGACGGTTCAACGACGTACGATGTTGTGGTTAATAACGATGTCTATCTGAAGTTCTTAAGCGACCCTATGGGTAGTGCGGAAGCTATTTTGGGTAGTGCAGCATCAGGTGATGGTGTGTACATGTATTCTGCTTTGTTGGAAAACAAAGTGAAGTACGAAAACTTCTGGGCGAAAGCTTTAGGTGTGCATAATCAAAAGATTGCAGCGAACCGTTTCACGTTCCAACGCGATTCCTTGCGTTTAACGTTTAACCGTTACATCAACAGTCAAGATGAAGCGAATCTTCCAGCGGTACGTGCTTATTTGCATGAGCGTGCAGCAAGCTTCATCAATAAACTGGAACCACGTGATGTTGTTGACCCAGTTGTCTGTATCCGCGATTTAGTGTGCTGTATTTTGTTTGCAGATAGCAACGCAGGTCAATTCTACAAATCGTTTGACCAGGTGGAGCTTGAAAATCCAAACATCAACACGCGTGAATGTGCGCTTTACGCAACGATTGATTTAGTGAGTCGTTGGTTAGCCTCACAAATCCTTCGCAAGTCAGCCAGTGAGAAAACTGAAGTCCCTGAAGACGGACGTTACCTTACTGTGTGTACGTTGTCGAATGCGATTACGTTGGGTGTGAAGATTATTCAGTCTATTGCAGGCAATGAAATCAGTGACAGTACCGGTGGTAAGTTTGTTGACACAGACGAGCTACGTGTTACGTTTACTGCAAAACTGAACAGTTATGTTCACGTTGAGCACAGCACCAAGTAAGTAAGGAACAAGTATGGACTTAAAACAGTATAAGCGTGACGGTGCTAAGATTCATGCTTGTTTACTCGAACAAAGCGATGGTCATCAGATCATCGCTAAACGGGATGTAAAGATTTACATCCCTACTCGTTTTCGAGATAAGAATCTTGCAACCATCGGGAGTGATATTTTTATCTTGGGTATTTACCTTATTACAACGGAAGACGAATCGGGTAAGTATTACGCAGTTGAAGTGACCGATGCAATGATGCAAATCGAACCATCTAATGTAAATACAGTAACATTGGCTGGGGTGGAGATGTTTGAATTTGAATTCTTCAAAGGGGATGTTGTGGTCAGCAATACGCAGTTGGTTCAAAATGCGAAATTGTTGTATTACATCTTTGAAGAGTTTGTGGGTAAAGGAAACGTTCCGCCGTACATGAACTACATCGATATGTGTCGTACATTTTCTACAGCCACTAAACATGCCGGAGTGGTCTTATCCAGTACACCCACCATACTGGAGATGCTCATTTCCATGATAGGTCGCGATCCAAAAGCACCTATGACGTATTTCCGCCAAATCACAAATGGTAAAGATTTTGATAACGTGTTGTTTGTTCCACTTCGAAGTCCTATCTTTGGAGCAACAAACGCAACTGCAAAACTACTTGGTGCGTATCCGAATGATGCGATGACAAGTATTCTTGTAACAGAGTCAACCAATGTGGAAGATATTGAAACCATTCTGAGGGTATAGCCGTGGCTGCTAAAGTAATTTTTGAAAACTTGATTTTGAAAGGGATGAACAAGGGTGGTACGTTAAAGCCTGATGAAAAGGGCTATTACCCTTGTGTCGTTGGTGTGTTGGGTGCTGACGATTCTATTGGTGAACACTACTCGATTAACGACCGTGTACGACAGGTGTTTGCAAATTCATCTCAGTTGAACCGTCGTGCAGCAGAAGGATTGTTGCGTGGTGAGTTTGGTCATCCAGACCCGATGCAGTATGCAAACCAGTTGGCTTTTGAAATTCGTGTTCGTCGTATCGATGAAAAATCTGAATCGCATCACATTCGTAAAGTGTGGTTAGAAGAAGGTGAAATCGATGGACGTAAAGTCACGTTGATTATGGCCGATGTGCGACCACAAGGTCCGTACGGTAAGTTCTTAAAAGACGCATTGGACAACCCGGATTGTAATGTTGCATTCTCTGGTCGCTATTACAGTAATCCAAGCAAAGTGGGTAATAAAGTCTATCGTGAGATTTATGCGGTAGGTACGTTTGATTATGTCACTGAACCTGGTCTACGTGGTAGCACAAAATACAACTCACCTCAGTTGCAATCTGCGTCTGTTCTGATGTTAGACATACATCAGATTCAATCGATTGTGGGTGCTGAAAAGTCAATGAGTTCTCAGCTACGGCAACAAACGATGCAATCAGGTGGTTTGACTGCGCAGCAGCTTTATGGTGATATTGTTCCGCAACACAAACCACGTAAAGCTTTAACATTCTAACGGAGTTTACATGGGTGGTCCAACAAAACGAGATGTTATCAGTGCACTTCCTATTTTAACTCGGGATGTTGTTGATGTATTTACACCTGAGGAAGTAGGATATCCTGTATTGATACACATCAGTCATGATGCGTCTATCAAGAAGTTTATCCCACGGATATCAGGTCGGACAATGTCCGCTGAAGATAAAACTGTTCCTCGTGTTAGTGTAGCACCCAGTATCTCTGAATGTGTAGCAGGTCATGGGTCTACGGATTGGTTCCATATTGACAACGGAGACTTTAACAAGCTCTGGCAGATTTATGGATTTGATTACGAGTATGCAGTTCAACCAAAGACGTCGTTGTTACCTGATGGTGCGGTTACAAACGAATATTGGTTAGTTACGTACAACAAAGCGACAACTGAATACGTTCCGAAAAAGATAGGAACGTTTTTCTACTCGGCAATTACATACCGGAAGATTACGAAAGTAGTCGAATTCGATATGTACATTAACGCAGGGGAAAACGGGATTCGTTTTAGTGATGAAGTTTTCTTAGAGAAAGGATACTGGTTTATTAAAGGGAAGTTAGCGAAGAAGACGGTGAAGAAAGTAATGGCAGGTAAACCACTTGAGGTATTGGCTATGCGTCCTTCATCTAAATCTGAGTTTGACAAAGAACATCACGGGTTGTTTACGTTTCAATCTGTAGGTGCGCGATTATCCTTGAATTGGTAGATAGTATGGATAACGGGTTATACCGTTATCCATCTTTTATGCCGTTTTATAAAAATTTAAAAACCTATATAATGGTTTTGATATGATAAATAGAAAACCCCACGGAGATTGCTATGTCTAACCCAACTATTCAAACCATCGAAAACATTTTATCCAAAGGTGCACTGGCTGTTGTAAACTTAAGTTTACTGGATGGCTTAGAGCGTAGTCAACCTTTGTTCATCACTATCGGTAACCCACAGCACTGGGATTGCCCTGAGTTCATTATTCAAGGTTGTGAGAGTGCGATTGACGCAACCAAAGCAGCACGCGTTGCGGCAGAGTCATGGGTGCGGGCTAATCAAACGAAAGGTCAGTTCAGTGGTGTGAGTAAAGAAAACGTGTACTTTAACTTTACTCCTGAATCAACCAGCACTACGTTTGCTGAACATGTGGATGATGCTGAAGTACAAGCGTTGTATCATACCTACGTTCGCCCTAAACGTTTAAAGCCAACTGAACCTGTTGTCCGTTTAACAGTGTCTATTATCGCTACCGCGCAAGACCAATAAGCATACAAGAGAGTGGGTTAACCCACTCTCTTTTTATTTCTTTTTAATTAAAAATAAGAGAATACAACTATGTTGAAATTACTTCCCACTATTAAAGCTGTACACGCAAACATTCCATTAGTTTTAACCATTCGTGATAGTCTGTGTTCACCTGTCAAAGAGTGTATCCTTCTACAGGACAACGAGTTGTTACCAGGCGATAAGCTTGTAAACGATGGCGTATTGACTGGGATAGAAACGAAGTTATCTAAACAATTAAAATCAGGTGTTGTTTCTATTCATCGGTTCTTTATTGATAAAGAACATGTAAGTGCTTCTACGGTTGGTGTCTTAATCATTGACCCTAAAGCGCACCTTGAATCTACACTGAATCGTTTTGAACATGCTGCACCCGATAAAACGTATGCGGATGTCATGACGTATGAAGAGTTTATGTACAGCACTGGTTTAAAAGATACGGTGGATGATGTTCGTATCTACACCATGATTTGTGCCTACCGTCTCTTCGCAAAAGAGATGTTACGTTCAAACCACTGCAATCAACCTGTTTTAAATAACCGCCGTTCGTTTATGAAACTGATAGCACCAAAACAACAACGTCGTACGTCACGTGCTATTACTGCGTCTTAATTATCAACCACTAAAATAAGAAAGGATTCCACAATGGAATTAACCCCACATGTTAAAGCTGCAAACCGTCCTGTATTCATCACTGTACGTGCGAGTGTATTTGGTGAAGTAGAACAGATGTTCTTTGTAAAGCATTCGGATGGTGACGTTAAGCACGATGTCACGAGCGATGATTTACTTCAGATTGCTGGGCGTGTTAAACAAAAAGTTAAATCTGGTCTTGTGACCATTAACAAAGTGCTGAGTCGATTTGAAGAGAAAGAACCACATGTTGTTGCGCTTGGAATGCTTATCTGTGATAAACAAGCGGATGCGCATTCAAATGCTCGTTTAACGTTGTCGGGTGACCAACCCATAGAACCTATTGCATTGTATCTTAAAGATACGAAGTTAGCAGGTTCGTCGTACGAAGCATCATTACATCAATTAGTTGAAAAATTAAAAACGGAATAAGTGGATAGGGAAGAGCACATGTGCTCTTCCCTACACTACCCGATGATGGAACGATGTGTACTGTTCTTTTGAAAAGGCAATCGTTTGATTTGAATGCGTTACTAATATCGCACCGTCTTTTTCAAGGTAGTCACCAAGTGGTGAGTCTATCTCAAATTCGAAAGGTTCTACGTGTGGTTCTTTTGGATAAACAGTAATTGTTTCTCCATCTCGAATAACATCTTCGATTTCAACAACACGAAAGATACCTTGTAAACTTTTGAAGGGTAGTGATGTATCCGTTAACGTACTCATAATCATCACTCCTTAGAGAATCAATATAACTCCCATATGAATGAACATTATTAGGGACACACATTATTAATGGGATAAACCAGTTTACTACGTGGGACGCTCATCCTTAACGATGAGTTTTTAAGGGGTGTTGTGTTTATTGCGGAATGCAACACCCCTTCTTTTTAAGCCTACGTGCTATTCTAACGCATCATCTATGCCTTATGCATAGAACCACTTTACTTAAATCGTCAGTGTCTTAAAATCGATTACAGGACGTTTTACGTAACTCGTCATGTTGTGTATTCAGTAAATAAAAAAATACTGGGATATAACCTGATATGAACACTGGTCGTGTTGACCAATTTTACCCACACTAAAGAGAAAAGGAAAAGACAATGAGTCTGGAAAAAGTCACCCCGGAAATTTTAGCCTTATCAAGAGCGTTTGTTGAAAGCAAAAAACTGAACGGTGCCACCGTAGAGTTTACTTTACCTGAATCAGTGGACCAGGCTGAAGTGTTAAAAGCAATTGACCTTATCGGCGATTTATCCTGTGCATTCACTCACGCTACCGGCGAAGTCGCACACGAAGCCTCTTTGAAAGACAAATCTATCAAAGAAGTATCTGCTGAGCTGGATTTAGGTAAACGCAAAGGCAAACCATGTATCACGCTCAAAGCCAGCTGGGAACGTGAAGTACAGGTGCCAGCAGATGCCACTGGTTCTGGTGAAAAGAAAACTGTGTATGGTCGTCTGACTCCGGCTATCACAACAACCTTCACCAAAAACAAAGGTATGATGGGCGATATCCGCAGCCACTGGGCTACTCTGGGTGCTGAAGCATTCGGTAAGTAATACACACTTAACGTATTCGCAACGTTATGTAGGACACAAAGGTAAGTAGGGGTTCGCCTCTACTTACTCTTTCCTTTTTATTTTTTGTTTATTTTTTGTTGAAGTTAACAGGAGTGTGTTATGAAAAAGAATGCAATCACCATAGAAGTGAAAGGTGCAACTGGAAGTGGTAAGACAGAAGTGTGTGAACTCATACACAATGCGCTGACTGCGTACTACGGTAAGAACGTGGAGGTAGTGGCACCACAACTGGACTTAGACCGTAAAGCATCACATCTAGGTATCTTAGATGATGCGAAGTACACAGGTCAATCTTGTTTAATGATGGATAGTACCATCACATTAGTTGAGACTGTTGTAGAGCAGCAAGAAGGTCTTAAACCACTTATGGTGATGGATTGGCACCTAGGTGACGGTGTTCAATTGGACAAAACTGATAGCTCACCTACAGGTCTTACCTTTAGTTAAAATTCAAAGACGGAATAAAGTAGGAGGGAGGGCAATTGCCCTCCCTCCTCTCTATGTGGGTTGCATATCGTACGCCAGTTAATGAGCGCGCCATCAGCACACGGCAGCCATCAACAGGGAGAACGCTGTGTCACACACAGCCATCAGCACCAGCACGCCATACGGCAACGAATGTGTTTAGTATCAAGTCAAAAAGTCAGCAAAATCCTTGACACAAACTGCACCACCCACATACCATATACGGAATAAGAAGTAGAGAGGGCACGTGCCCTCTCTACTCTTACGCTATTAACGACCTGACACAGCCGCAGCGATATCTTCAAGGTAACCTTTAGATACAGCTTTGATGCTGGAATCCACAGTATCAACCACAGCTTTACGCTGCATTGGGCCTGCGTTGGTATAGTTAATTTTGCTCAAGAAATCCTGAGCAACCGCTTTGATACCATCATCGCGAATTGGTGTACACGCAAACTCAATGGAGATTTCCGGTACTGGCTGACCAGTAGTCGGGTCCATTTGGTATTCCAACTCACCAGAGGTAAGTGGCCACTCGTTTACACATAACCAGGCATCCAGTGCGAATTGCTTCGTTGGGTCCGGCTCAATGTAAAGCGTAGTGAATGCGTAGAAGTCAATCAGACGATCAGTAGGTAACGTACCACCTAACGAGAACACACCCGGTTGACGAGTAATAGGTTCGTTAATCAGCAAGCGCTTGTAACGTTCCCAGAAGTTCGAAATACCTTTGTTGTAGTTTACATCCCACACGTGTGTAGGTGTAGACATCGCTTCGGTTGATTTACCCGCTTCACGAATCTGGTGACCACCACCACCCACAGCACGGTCAGACGCTTCGGTAGTGATACCTGAACGCAAACCGGTGATTTGTTTAGATTGCACTTCAATCAGAGATTTTAATGCAGCCGTCCACTTTTCACGCTGTGGTAAGAATGTGAAACCGCGTGGTGGTAACACCAGTAACGGAATCAAATCCTGAGGCATGTAACCAGTCGAGTTGGTTAACTGTCCAAAATTTGGATGGTAGCCATTTTGACCACCAACCGTTAAATCTAACATAGGTGCAGCGTTACCTGCAGCATATGCTTGATTATTGAGAAACGCTGCTTTAGCGAGAGATGCCATAATTCATTACTCCTTATGCAGCGGCTGCTAATTGAGCACGGTCACGTGCGATGATGGTGTAGCTACCCACATAGCGACGGTCGTTCGTGTAAACAACGATGTCTGCGCTGTAAGCATAACCTAATGCCACATCTTCATCGGTGAAATAAGTATTCACCTCGATGATATAACGATCATCAAAACGAGCACCATCGCGGATATCAGTTAAGATATCGTTGTTAGATTTCGTGATGAACTCTTCAGGCGTCATCCGGCTGTGACCGCCAGACATGCGTCGCCAGTTACGCTCAGCAACCTTTTCCATCTCGGTAAAGACGAATACGTTTACTAAGTCGTTTAATGAAGAACGTTTATCTTCGTACACGGACTGGAATGCCGGAATAAACAAACGTTTGTTGTGGTCAAAGGTTTGCACGCCGATAAGACCTAAGTCCCAATCGCTATTCGCTGCAGTTTCACGTTTGTACGTCAGGTTTACGTTCTTGAATAAACTGATGACGTTGCCCGGAGATTCGTCGAAACGATTCGCATCGTCCCACTCACCTGTGCCAGCACCCATATACTTACTAAACATGTCAGCAAGTTCGATAGTCAGCGGCAGTAAACCAGGATAACTTTCATCCGTTAACCAACCTGAGTGACCCATGATAGCGATACGACATGCTGGAGTACCGAATAATTCAGACTCAACAAAGTTACGAGCATATGCACGTAAAGCAGCTAAAGCAGACGCTTCGGCTTCTAAGTCATTCTGAGGTGCATCGACATCCTGTGTACACACAATTGCCATCACATCTTTACGAACACCTACAGGACGCATCAACGCGTACTTAGTATCCATTGGGAAACCAGTGTCGTAATAAATGCTAAGTGGAAGTGCAGCACTATCCAAATAGTTAAACGGCGATTCGGTGTAGTTGCTTAAATGGAACTTCACAGATTCAGCAAACGCTGCGTTTGACAGAGTACCGTCGCCACCGCCTACACAGTAGTGGTTTGAGTATTGAGTCAGACTGATACCGTCATTACCTAAATCAGCTAACACGATTGCGTTGTATGGAACATCGTCAATGTCGCGTGCAGATAAGAAGTTAATCAGGTACTTACCTTCTTCTGTATCTTCAGGCCAATCTAAGTGGAACGACTTTTCAGCGTCGTACAGTAAACCAACCAGCTCGTCAATAAACTCCGAATAGAAGTGAATATCTGAGAAGTTGCCTGATGTTTCTGGACGCACGTTTGGATTTTTGTATGCTTTCTGAACAACGTCAGGTGCATACAGTTTTTGTTTGGTGCGGCTGACTACTGAACCTGGTTTAAAGGTAAAGTCAACATACTCACCGCCACGCGCTGTTAACACTTCACTTGGTTGTGAACGATTGTCGGCACGTTTGATTTGCTGTATGCGGAAAATAAAGGCAGCATTTTCAGCCACGGCTTCTGTGTTAACACCATAGCTGTTACCAACCGGTGCCCACATACGGTAACCTTTGTTGTTACCATGTTCGCCGAAACTTGCAACTTTAGAATCGCAGATTGGGTAAAGTACAGACTGTGCACCACCAGTTGTTGTTTGTGTACCTACTAACTTCGTTGCCTCAGCAAAGTTGGTTGCAGGTAATTTCACGAACTTAATCCGGTAGCCAGGTACAGTATCACCCGTTGGTTGTGGTAAACCGTTAGCACCTAACACTAAACGACCCGCAGTATCGCGAATATAGGTTGGTACTTGGTCAGCTAACACATCAGCACAAAGACGCATAGTTGCTGGGTCTGGTGCATCTTCAGGTTGGATACGCTGATAAATCGCAGCGTTACCGTTCCCGTTAACAATGTTAGCCAAAACAGTTTGGTGATTTGCAAACTTCGAATCTAACTCGAATGTCTTGCTACCATACGCTCTGATTCGTTCATCACCCACCAGTAATTGAGGGTAAATATTCCCTTCTTCAGCATAAATGAAAATATGCGGAAGGTGAGTAGGAAGCGAGTCTATCGTGGCTGCAAGTACATCCGGCGTTTGATCCTGCACACCATTTAAAATAGCGCGCGGTCTTGAGTTTAGGGCGACGGTCATGCGACCCTCCTTATCGTATCAAACTCTGGTGGATGTTATGAGTGATGTATAAGACATCATACAATGATGCCTATCTCGTTATAGGACGTGTATGTAATAAAAGATTTAACCCGTTGGAGAATTCAATATGTTTCGTTCACCCTATGCGACAACCGCATGTAAAAATCACGTAATGACCGCTATCGAGAAATCGGTGCGTGATGCAACTAAAATATCCGACGGCGTTCGTTACTTAACGATGAGTGACAATCCCCACCACATTTCTAAAGTGGATTGGATTTCTCGGGTGTATTGTGTTGATGCGAATAACAAAACAATTAGTTTTTTTGCGCATCCGCTTGTCATCCAAATGGATGGCAGTTCCTCAGATGATGTGCACATTGTATTCGATGCTCGTCCAACAACTCGTTTAGATACGGTTGAAAACAAACTTATTCCAACACCAACGTTTCATTTCCAAAAACTTCGTGCTGACATCATGGATAAGTTGTGGTTGCGTGGAACGCCATCTGATTTAATGGCCTGTGGTTCATTTCCACATGAAGTGTTTGTTTATTTAATCACAAACACATTAAAGACTCGTTTAAATTTAGATGAGAACATTGCAGGGCGCATCAGTTGCTTAACTGCGTACTACTACATGTGTTTGTTTGAAGAAGACATTGTCGATGATAAAGAAACCTTTATTAAGGCAATGACAAAAGTATCTCGTATTGCACGGATGCCACTGCCCGATGTTTTAAACATCATGGGTGAAGAAGATGGTGACCGTATTCGTCCAATGATGAATATCACTGAGTTCTGTGAAGCATTATCTACCTACGGACAATCTGCTCGTTTAGAGCGTATGAATGTAGGGATGTTGTTTAGCATGTTAGGTGGTGTATGGATTCGTCCTAACGCAACAGAAACTGTATGTGTTGCACTTGAACATCCACCAACATGGTGCGCTATGGTTGCATCTGCTATTGATGATCGTAGTTTAAGTAAAACGACATTAGGTGATGTGTGCAAGATGCGTGAGCGCATTAGTCGTAACAGCAGTGATTTTGTTGTTGCTTTAAAACGAGCTGTACAAAACTAAGTAGGGGGGTCTCATGATTCCATACCTCATGGACCACGCCATTAATAATGTATGGTGTGCTCCACAACAAGATAAACAAGCGCTAATTAAGTTAGCGCGTTTATCAGGACGAGACGGTGTGAAGAAATACATGGATGTCATGTTTCGTCGGGTTTACATGCCAGACAACACACATCGCTTTCATGTATTTCAGATGGGTGGTTGGTATCCCGCAACACTTGGTATTAAACACTTACCAAATCAATGGGTGAGTCTGGCATCACTTATCCACCAAAGCACACTGATTGCAGGGGTGTATAAAGACAATGGAAAGTTCTTTGCATTGGGTAGCACCTTTTTGCAGTTTACATCCAATGGAAATATCATTGTTGCGCTAAGACAAGACGTCTATGGAACTGGATACAACGACCCTGAAATATACTTCCGTGCTTACTCAAACATTTACTATTCGTCTGACCGTTACGTAGGTCCTGCGAATCCTGTTCAGTGTGAAAGTATAAAAAGCACAGGGTTAGTCAGTGTTGTTGACTTCCAACGAAAACTGGCTGACATTCAGTTACTTCCAGGTCATGTGTTCATTTATGTAAATGGTACGCTCACCAATCGGATTACACCAACTCAGGTTCGTGAAGGTGATTTGTTGGAATATGTGTACGACCCAAGTATTGCACTGACGTATGATTTCAAAGTCGGTGAATTAAAGTCGTTTACAAGTACCGTAGATGTCATGGAAAAGTTCTTACTTCATTTTAAAGGAGTTGAGCTTGACTCTATTTATTTTGAAGATGACATTGATGTTTATGTTGTTAACAAAAGTGGACAATGGATAGATGGTGTGTACTATCATCGACATTTACCGTCTGGACTTCGGATGGTAACGCATCGTGATTATTCACTGTCTGCACAAAGTTTGCTTGAGTTAATCAATGAACATGAAAGTACATTCCCTGTAGCGGATGATGCTTTTGTTCGCATTCATCTTCGTTATAGTGGATTTGAACGTAATCTGATTCTTGAAGCAAATCGTTTGTTTGAGCTGTACAAGTTATCTGATGACGATGTTGAAATGGCGTTGTTAGGGATTAACGCTACTGTACCTGAGTGGAGTGCTGAGAAGTTAGAATACTCACCTTACACTCAAATCATGGGATGGCGAGCACCGTTGTTAGACGGTACGTTAGTACAAACCATGTATGGGTACAATGCCATGAGTCGTTTGTTTGGAGACAGTCCTTTAAAACCAACGATTGTAGATGGGTTAAAAACAGTTATTTTACCTATCGCACTTCGCGGTGATGTCACTGTGTATGAATACGATGCACAAGGTAAGTTACTAGGGTGGCGTTACACAACGGAACCTTATCGCTATTTGTGTGAATACCAAACTACAGAGTTAGTGGAGTTAATCGGGGGTCGTGGAACTGATACGTTAAGTATCATTTATGATTCAGATGAACTACCTATTGACAAACGGTTTAATTACCGAGCGTACATGTGTACTCGCGCATCAGACGGTCCAGTGTTTAACTGGCAAGACATCACCAATACGCCGTTGTATGCGATTGCCAACAACACGTTATATTGGTTGTTAAATAAAGAACGTTATTACACAGCGCTTGCTAGTGATGAATGTTTTTTAGCAGACACCTATGTATTACCTCCGAATAATGGTGTGCTTCGTTTAACGATTTCGGTGAATGAAAACCATGGAGGTGATAACTTATTCTACGCATCATCGATTCCACCTCGTCGTTTGGATGTGTGGTTGAATAAGTCGCCGTTGATTGAGAATATTGATTTTCAAGTCAAATGGCCTCAGGTTGTTATTTTTAACACGGCGTTTTTAAACACGACTGAAAATAACGTGATAGATATTCGCGGAGTGAATTTCTGTAACGAACAAATGCAGTTAGAAACTCAACGTGAAGTGGGGTTTGTCCGTCATGGTTTTATTAGCCAAGACCATCGTTTTGATATTCGTGATGATAAGGTACTGAGCTTTGTGCTGAATGGTTCTTTAAAATCACGTGATGTCATTCCTGTTGCAGAACAAGAAGGTGATGTCGGTGCACGACCTGAATGGAATGGATTGCCATATAGTGTTCGTGAAACTGTAGTTCCTCTGCGTGGTGAAACGTATTTAGATACGTATCGATTGCGACAACTTAGTATTGAAACAGATGAACGTGTGTCTGATTACATGACTGAGTATTATCCACAACGTGTGTTTGAAAATCCGAATATCATCCAGAATCGTCTTCGTGTCTATAGTCCATTTGTAAGTGCATTGATTTATGCACTGCAGAACGACAACATCGTTCTTCCAGAAATGAAGACGAATCGTTACGGGACGATGGATATTAAAGCAGCTTTACGTGAATACGAATATCTGCTTGATTTTGAACCTACTAAAATACCTCACATGACAGAACAGTTGGTCGATGTGTTACCGCACTTCTACTTAACTACAGTGACACTCAATGTGTATCACTTTAACTTCTTACGTCGTGCATGTGAAGTTTATTTAAGTCCCCGTATCACGAATCACTTAGGTCGATTCATTGCGGTGATAAACCCAACTGATTAAGGATTAGTTATGGCAGATATGAGTCTAGCGGACATCATCAACCCCAATCGAGGTTGGCGGATGATTCATTGGGATGAAGTCTACCGGGGTGGTAGTGTGGAAGGAAAGATTGTACCTAACGTAGGTGACGCTTTATTTTCTTGGGTAAAACCATTAGAGCGTGTCTACGAGGTTGATTATACCACTGGTTTGAGTAAATCCATTCCAGATGGTCCACCTGCTGCAAGTGACCAGTTAACCGATGAAGATATTTTACTCGGTGCATACCCAGGTCATCCTCGTGAATCGAATGTTATCTTTGTAGATGACAGTGTATTACCTCGTCGGCTGTCGTTTGATAGTCGTCTGAAAATGCCAGGTTCTAAGGTAGCGTACGTTAAAGTCTTCTTTGGTAGTAATATTGAAGCAGATGGTGAAGTCGTGTCTCGCACCTATGACAGTTCAATGAATGTCACGGGTGAAAACATTCCGATGATAGTCAGTAAATACAACACAGATGGAACTGTTTCTGAGAAAGTTCCTGACAACGCGTACATCTCACGTAGTGTTGATAATAAGGATGTACTGACAGCCGTGTTTTACACGTTAGATAACGTGGTTCAATCGGTATGTCAATTGCTTGTGTACAATTCACGGTGGATTCGTGACTTGAACGCTACGCAGCGGATTGTGACAGGTATTCACTTACAAAGTCCAAACATGAGTGATGCGGATAGTCGTACATTGTTGCGACCAATCAACTTACCTGCTGAATCCATTATGATGCAGGGTGTAGTCACGTATCTTGATGGTAAGCAGCGCGTACTTCCTGTGGATGGAACGAAGTTCTATTTAATGGGTTTGTATCAAAACGTAAGTACGCAACTTGGTTATCGTCAACCGTTTAGTTTGGCGTATCGCTTAGGTGACGATGAAGTGTATCAAGGCTCACAAGGAAACAACCAACGTCTTGTTATAGAACCGTATACTGCTGTTTCTACAAAAGTAGATGGTGCTTATGCTGTGAAGTTGTTTGGTTATCCAGAATGGGTCGATGGTATTAACGGATACCGGATGCGTTACTGGTTGTACAACTTAGAACGTGACCAGTATTTTGAAGTGACTTCATTGGTTGAACTGACGTCTAGTTCAGCGGCGTTTGAGCCGTTGGGATATGGTTTCAGACAACAACTCAATGTGGCTTTAGATTTAAGTCGTGTATCTAACGAGTTCAAAGCACATCGCCATTTACAAAACATCTACGTGACACTTCGTGCACATGGTACTGAAGATACGACCACCTGGTCTGTAAACTTTGATATCAATCGCGAAGATTACGGGATTGGCTTGTACGCTGAAGCGGACATCATTAACCAGAACTTATGGAATGTGAACATCACAAGTGGTATCACAACGATTGAGGAATGGTTAACTCGAATGTTTAGTGACATCCGTCCTATCTTCGATGAAACTGCTGAAGTGAAAGCACCTGACCCTACGCACTTTAAATTAGTTGTAGGGGATTTTGAACAAGTGTACCCACTTCAAATGTGGAACACTACCTTTTCGATGTCTAGCAATTTAGCAGATGGTCGAAATGTGTATGTTCACTTCTTCAGACGCACTGCTACTGAAGATTTGCAATTAGGTGTTGCTGCTATTCCGTGTCGTCATGTGTAACAGTTAAGAGAAGACCTTCGGGTCTTCTCTTCTCTATCCCGTTTTTACGTATTAAGGGTAATTTATGGCTGGCATTTGTTTCCTTGAGGATTGGGCAAGATACCCCAATGCAATTGCAGACACAAAAACAAAAAACAAGTCATTTATTAAAATGGCACAAACCTACCGTTCTATGGGGATTAAAAACTATTACTTTCACCTTGCGTTATTACAGCCTCAGCTTCAAGGTGTAGACCCCTATGACCCTAATTTAACTGTACTACAGAAATCTCAAATTCTGTGGGAATGTGACAACAACATTTGGTATTTCTTACGTGAGATTGTTCGTGTAAAAGGTGCAGGTGAGACTGCTGAAGAATGTATGTACATCGCTGACCGTGCGCAGTTAGCTGCCACATGGCTTATGTTAGCGTGCATCGATTACATTCGAATCCAACCACGACAAACTGGTAAGTCGTACGGAACCAACTGCAACACGTTGTGGTTGTTGTATTTTCATTATCAAGATGAAACGATTAACCTCATTACAAAAGATGAAAAGTTACGCCAGAGTAACATTAAGTCTTACAAAGATATTCGTGATGAGTGGCCGGATTATATCAACCGAAATACGAAGAAAGACGATAACAACCAAGCTTCAATGTCATGTCTTTCAAGGAACAATAAGTTATTTACACACGTTGCTCAAAACTCTGAGAAGAGTGCGAACAACTTAGGTCGTGGATTAACATCACCTTACTTGCACTTCGATGAACCGCCGTTCATTGCCTTTATTGAAAAGACAATGGTCGGTGCATTGGGTTCAACAGGTAAAGCACGTATTCGTGCTGAACGTCGTGGTAAAGTGTTTTGTAACGTATTCACAACGACAGCAGGTGATAAAGATGACCGTGATGGTAAAGTGATTTACCAAATGTGGTCTGATGCTGCACCGTTTAACGACATGATGTTTGACTCACTTAATCGAGAAGAACTGATTCGTCTTATTCGAACAAACATGTCTGGTGATGCTGTTACTGTCAACATTACCATGAACCATCGTCAGTTAGGGTATGACGATGCATGGTTATTAGACAAGATAGCTGTGGCTCGTGGTAAAGGAGATGACATCGATAAAGATTACATGAACTTGTGGACAGGGGGTGGTGCGAATAGCGTTATTCCACGTCACTTAACAGAACGAGTTCGTGAATCACAGCGTACACCGCTACGTACAGATGTCAGCCGTGAATATTACATGTTTAAGTGGTATGAAGCATTTGACCCTAGCCGCAGTTATCTACTGACAGTGGATACGTCTGATGCAGTGGGTAAGGATGATATCGGTATTACATTAGAAGATACAGTGACTGGGAATGTGACGGGAGCTGCAGGGATTAACACAACAAACCTGCAAGACTTTGCGTACTGGGTAGCTGATTTTTTAATCAAACACAAAAATGTAACGTTGATTATTGAAAATAAATACAATGCTCAAGTTATCATTGATATCATTTATCTACAATTACTTGCTGCGGGTGAAGATCCATTTAAACGGATATTCAATCAGATTGTGCAAAACAAGGACGATAGACGCACAGACTACGCTGAAATAGCAGGTGCAAAAGCAAAAGGTCGTATGATTGTTGATAAGTATCGTCGTGAGTTTGGTTTCTTTACGACAAGTGAATTACGTAGCTTTATGTATTCACAAACGATTATCAATGCTTGTGAAGACAGCGGTCATGGAATTCATGATGAGAAACTTATCAATCAAATGTTAAGTCTTATTGTGAAAAACAATCGAGTCGACCACGGACCTGGTGGTCATGATGATATGGTGATTTCCTATCTAATGGGCCAATGGTTCTTACGGTTAGGACGGAACCTTTCTTATTACGGTATCGACTACAGTCGGGTATTGAGTCAAATCAACAAAGACGTAGAAGAGAAAACTGTAGCTGAAGTCTATGAGGATACACAACAAGCGCGGTACGTTGCGCAAATTGAGGACGTCTATGAGCAGCTAAAAACTGCGAAAGACCCGTACAGTATCTTCCGTCTTGAAGCAAAACTTCAAATGCTGATGGGAAAAGTGGACCGTGTGAAAGCGGGTATACAAACGTATGATGCAATGATTGAAGAGAGTGTTCGTCAACGCAGAAATAACATCCGCATGAGACGTTAAAGAGTGGGGGGAAACCATGCGCGCACTGTGGTATCGCAGTAAATCATGGTTTTACATGGGAATGTGTTTTGTACTTGGATGGTTTATCCACCCTCACGTAGAGGTGGGTGAGTTAGTGCGGTTAAGACGTAAAATCACAACTGATGTTACTAAGGAAAGTAAGTTTTGGTTTCGGATTAGCACACTAAGTTATCGCATAGGTCGCCAACACGCACATTGGAAGTATGTATTGGTCACGTATGAGGTTAACCCATGCGAACGAACTGAATCGTTTAGTGATAAACGAGAACAGTATACACAACATCGATGGTACTACGGATTGTCTGTTCCTGAGTTCTCATTGTTAGTTACTCGCGATTTTCCGTACATCACGGGAATGCAGTACGATACACCACCTAGCGAATAAGAAGAGAGAGGAGGCAGACGCCTCCTCTCTCTATCTTTTATACGTAAAATTCCATAGCAAGCGTTCGAAGCACAATGTACAACATTAAACCAGTGCGTAACGAAGAGAGCATAGATTCATTTGTCGTTGCTGTTGCTTTCTTACAAATCGATTTGGATTGTTCTCGGATATCAAACAACAATGGTTCTGTAGAACGAGGACTACCATATAACGATTTTAGTTTTACAAGGATTACTGCAAAACGAGTAGATGAACGCATTAGCTCACGGTTGTTGTTTATGTAATCAAGTGCATGAAGCATGACATTATCAATCAGTTCACTGACATGTTTATCGCCCCCATGACCATGATTGTTAACCATGTACTCAAGTGTTTCAACAAACAGTCTCTCATTCATGGTGTGAACTAAATCAACAATCACACCAATGAGTTCCTGACGGATAAATGTATCTTTATCAATCAACACTTCATGAGCATAACGCTGCAGTTGAGAACTCTTTCTCACCAAGTCACGTAAATGGAATTCACCATCAATATTCACGGTAGATGAACGCGTTGTAATTCGAGAATTACTGTTATGCACACGTAGAAATACAGAGTACATTTTCTTTACTACTTCACGAATACGACCTTGAATATCATTTAATGATTTAACAATATCATCGTCAGTTGCAAAGTTTAAGATACTCGGATAACGTTTACCACGGGTATCTAAAATAGACAGTGCTCGATGGTCAATAAGTTTAGACCATGAACCATGTTGTTTTAAACTAAACTTGTTATCAAGTGCAGCGTACGTTGCTTCCATGGTTTCACGTTTAGGTTCAAACTTAAAGTAGTTACTTCCTGTCATGAGTGACGTGATAAAGCGATAGTGCATCACACGAATAACCGCAACACACCCTTGTTGCTTTTGTTGGGGATTTAACGTTTTACTTGTTGTGAATAAATGAATCAAGTAAAAACACGTTAAGTTAAATGTATCACTTGATACTTTAAACTCTGGGTTGATAGAGGGTAGTTTGTGTATCTCTTTTTGAAGAATGACTTCATCTACACTTAACACTTCATCAAACCAACGATGCATGTCTGAAGCAGTAAAGACAACCCGAGGTGTGCCCATCAGATTTCCACCAAAAAAGGTGATGTTCTCTTCACGACTGTTCACCCAGTGTCGTTCATACGTTGTAATACGTTTTAATAAAGCCGCATCAGCAGCTAAATGCCCACATTCTGTTTTGAACACTTGTAATAATGTAGCCACACGCCACCCCCATAAATTTTCATAGAATACGTCTATGATGTGGACACTCTTTTAAATCGCTCTAGAATCAATTAAGGATACGTTTATGGAAAACCTATACGCTACTATTCATCAATACCGAGAAGAGGTTCTAAAGTCATTAGAGAACGCCTCAGGTGACATAGAACAAACGCTTGTCACTGCTGAACAAACACTACGTAAACAAGTGCAAGAACTTTGTTTACAACAAGGTGTATCGATGGATTCTATTCCAGAGAACATGTTACGCTTTGAGTCGGATTTAGCCAGTCGTTTTAATAAACCTGTTATTATTCACTAGAAGAAGAGGGGTTTCCCTCTTCTTCTCTTATTTCGCCTTTAATTTTCAACAACTTATACACTTTGACCCGTGTGATGAAACTATCATCTGCTCCCTTAGGGAGTACATTTCATCTACAAAGGATTCATTATGAACTTAACTGGCTTTTATCAAAAGAGTTATTGTCTTACCACAGGACACTGTATCAATGTCATTGGTTCAGAAGTCCACATGTACATGAAGACAGATAAGAGTATCAATTACATCGGTTCGTTAGCTGGCTTTCAAAGTCACTACCCAGAACTGTATGCCAAGTGCAAAGAATTAGATGAAGGCTATTTAGATGTTGAGAAATCAGGATGGTCTCCTGTTTCTATTGAAATCACACGCAAAGATAGAGTCGCGTTGCTACAGGCTATGCATAAACCCGCTGTAACGCTCTGTGTAGCATCAGACCAGCCGAACACGATTTATTTAGGCGAAGGTGTGGATGCACTCAGTATCGCTCCGTATCGTGATTTGAGCGCGTTACAACGACTCGTCAGTATGGAGATGCATTCTGCGTAATATTCGCTGATTTGCGTTGCCTATTTATACTCATGATCTTTATTTAGATACCTCCGGTAGGAGTAGTAGATAAATAAAGATCATTCTATCCTTAGATAGAATTAGTTAGCGTAGCTTATATAACTTTGCTCTTTTGTTTTAATGATTGTTTCTTTTAAACTACTTTATAACTTTTATCTAAAAACTAATATCTATCTTTGATTAGATAGTAACTGAGAGAGGCTTATAAGCCTCTCTCATGGGTTATTCTATCTCTTTTATTTTTATTAAAATAATTTTATATTTGTTTGTACTTTATTTTATGTGAATAAAAGCGGAGTACAGATAAGGAACGAAGTGGATTAGATGGACGACAACCTAACTCATCGCAGCGTAGGCGCAGCGGAGGGGTACGGAACGTACACTGTAGCGGAAATAGCCGAAGCGAGAAAACCATTACTTCTATCTTTTCGAAGGGCCAAAGGCCCTTCTATGTATGTATGTATGCAGATTATAAAGTTTTTATGTAAAAAATTATTTAATGAATAAAACAGAATAGGAGAAGCAGATAGCTTCTCTTTTTTATATGTCTTTTTAAAAAACTATTGAGAATCTAGATATGAATGCAAAGTATGGCTATCATCTATCGTTTAATGGTGAGTTAGAGGGAAAGTGGATACCTAGACAACCCGATGGGTACGATGAGCAGAACAATAAAGATTCTACAATAGGGGAACCATCAGTCGCTCGAATTAGCGTAGCACCGACTATAGAAGGATGTATTCGTGCTATTTATCCAAACGTATTTAGATTCTTTGAAAAGAATAACTATCCTTACATTGATATGTATGTGTACAGTCCAGAGAAGTTATTAAAGCGTGATGTTGTTTCTACAAAAGAGTTAACAACAAAACGCTATGTATGGGATGCACATGTAACAGGGGAGTTTTGGATTATCCATCCTGTGGTAATGAAACGTATTGCAAAGATACGGATAATGAATCCAGGAAAGAACAATGTGATGCATACGTATCCATTTAATGATAAGTCAGTGGGTGAATTGTATGACATACGCCCAGCAATCGTGGACTATAGTGTACGCGAATTGTATATTGATGAGGAAGTGAGAATGACCAGTCAAGAAACGAAGTTAGCTGCATTGATGACACGGTTACAAAGTAGTCAACAAATGCAAGAAGAAATGAAGAAGCTAATCCAGGAAGAAGCACAAGCTGTGCTTATTACTCCAGCGAACTACGACGAAGTAGATGCTGCTGAGTTTGCACTTGCGGTGCATTCGATGATTAAAGAACCTGAAAAGCATGTGGTGATTATTGCTGAAGAAGATGATGGGGTGGTGTATACGGATGAACAAGGTCCTCGTGTACGTCAAGTCTCATCTATCTTAAAAGAAGCCGGTGTGACTGTGTATGACAGTGTAGACGCCTTTCAAGAAGTGATAGAAGGCCAAACTCATGTGACTGGGGATGATACCACAACGGTAGAATAAGCGAAGAGAGGAGGCTACTGCCTCCTCTCTTCTTAGTTATCCGCGATTCATCATTAAACCAATAAATTTCTTCATGCGATTTCTGTCGTTTGTAAATTGAGCTTTACCCCATTTCTCTTTAAAGATAGTTTGATACAACTCATTTGCATCTGCGTATCCTTCGACGACTTGTTTGAAGACACCTAAACTAAAACCGCCTTTGATTTTATCATCTCCTAATTTAATGATAAGATGATTGTAGACATACGCCTTGACTGCATACTCTACCATCTCAGCATAAAGTGGGAACAGGCTAGGTTTTAACGTGTTCATGTTTTCATCATGAGAGATGTTAAGCACGACGTACAATTGTGTTGCATTAATAACCGCTTGGTCTTGCATCACAATCGTAGTAGGACCAATAGGTTCTACATGACAGGTGTTTACAATCGGTAATGATGCAACAGAGCGATACATTTCAATGGCTGCGTTAAGAAGCATATTCCCTGAAGAACGTGAGTTGGTAGGGAACCATGAATGTGCGATGTTGGTGTAGTGTACACTCTTTACAGAGATGATACGACGACCCCCGAGTAATTCTGCAGGGATATCGTAGGTACGTGTGTATACATCGTGGTCAGTACGTTTACATTTGTTTAAATCCACAGCAATTTCTAAAGCACCTTTTAAACCACAGTCAACGTTGACTCGGTCATTAATGACTTTATGACGAATGTTGTGTTCTACAAAATCAAATGTGTTTGAAGGAGAATCAAAAGCACTAGCAAAGCTGCGAGGCGCAGTTTTAAACGCTTCTTTTAAAATCTCTTCAGGCACCACATGTTTAACGTGGTTTAATGCATAGTTGATAGCGTTCATAATGCGTTCCTTTACTACAGCATAGAGAGAATGAAATAGAAATCTATACCATAGTCTTAGATAGAAGTATGGAATAGATAAAAAATAAGACACACATTATAGATAGGATACCCCAACAAAAAGAACGGTATCTTTTGAATGAATGTATTTTGTTTATCCCCACAGGAGTTTAACACATGTCCGCAAAGAAAGAAATGCAAACTGCCACTCAATCCGCTGAAAAGAAACCAGCCGTATTACGGTTATGGGGATGTGGTGGTGCTGGTATCAATATTGCATCGCGTTACATTGACAGCAAACCTGAAGAAGGGTGTGCGATTATTAAGCCTGCGTTCTTAGACACCAGCGACAGTAACTTAGGTTCAATGGATTACCCTGACAAGTATCTGATTCCAGGTGTAAATGGTAGCGGTGCAGTGCGTGGTACAAATGCTGAACCTATCTCTAAAAGCATCAAAAACATTTTAGCGTCTATTTCACCAGGTGATGTAAACGTTATCATTAGCAGTGCCGGTGGTGGCAGCGGTGCGGTGTTCTCTGCGTTGCTAACAGGTGAACTTTTGGATATGAATCAGAAGGTGTTTGTGATTCTGATTGGTAGTACCGAATCGCGTATCCGTACTGAAAACACAATCAAGGCATTAAGTAACTTAGAGCTGATTGCTGAAGATACGAATCAGCCTGTGAACGTGCACTATTTGCAAAACGTAGAGAGTCGTACCAAAGTCGATAAAGATGCTATCGCTGCTATCGCCGCCTTTAGCTTAGTGACAAGCAACATGCATCTGGGTCTTGACCCTGAAGACATCCATAACTTCTTACGTCACCACCGTTTCACAGGTGCATCTCCACGCCTGACTATGTTAGACATTATTGTACAGACTGAAAAGTCTGATGTGTCTGACAAGTTAGCATCGTACGACGCACCGTACAGTATCTTGTCCTTGTACAACAACCAAGACGATGTGCGCACCAACATCCCCGCAGATTACGACACGCAGGGTTTCTGTAACTTAGCGTCAAAGAGCTTGAGTGAACTTCACTTAATCACTCATGATGGCGTTGCAGTTATTTACAAACAGTTGTCTGACTTAAACCAAAAGATAGCAACTGCACGTGAAAGCGTGGTGCAACGTGAATCAATTGCCGCTGAAGGTGCTGTGAAAGGTAAACGTTTAGTTCTGTAAAAACTAGAAGGAGAGGGTAACACCTCTCCTTCTTTTATCTCTTTTTTATTTTTTGTTTATAGAACGCTCTAGAATCGATTATAATAGAAAAAGATACATAGGTAAGCCATGTTATGTTTAGAACGCTCTACGTCTTTTGTACGCATTTTAAAGTATACATTATTAAGATAGTGTAACCATTATAAAAAAGGAATCTCATGAACTGGTTTAGTGTATTCGATATTAAAGATGCGTTTGAAGTCATGTACAATGCACTTAAATTAAATCACCCTTCATTGACTAAACGTCTGTTGGTTGATAGTGTGAATCGGATATTTAGTCTGTTATCGATTTACATGAATAGACCTGATGTTGCTGAGTTGGAGTTGACTGGTTCAATCCATGAACTGAATGAAGAAATCATGTTGTTACTCTCTGTGTTCATTGATGGAGAGACGGAAGATGTTCTATTGATGGAAATTTATTCTGAAATGAATAAAGTCATTCACTTAACGATTCCTGCACCCATGCTTCATCAACATGTATTAACTGCAGTATGTGTTTCACCTCGTGGTGATGAAATGCTTGGGTTCTTTGGTGAGATGACAAAGGAATCTGAAAAAGTCGTGAACGATGTGTTCTTAAAGTTAGGATTAAAACCATGATTACATTGTTCGATATTCGAGATTACCATACAGTGCTTGATGTGGATGATTTGGGATTGAACGATGTGAATCGCAAAGAGTTAGCGGATATCATTGCGTACATCTTGTATCGTGAGATTGCACTTGATACGGGTGTGTACTCTATTGATTTACGGTACATGGCATGTACACAACCTGGTGTGGTGAGTGTATTACAAACCGTTATCAGTATTGTGTATAAAACTGCATTGGAATTTAATGCATGGTCGTGTAAAGTTAGCCTTAACGGATATGACTTACAACTTGACTGGGGACCATTGGAACGCTACAAAGCATTGTCTAAATGGTACAACCCACCTCTTCAATTAAAACCAAAACTATAACCACGGAGTTTACTCGATGTCTACAGTGAATGTAACTGATTTCATGCAACTTGCATTAGGAACGACCGAACCAAGTGAGATGGAATTATTTCATGGACAAACCGATATTCTTTTAACAGACGATACTGAGTTCTGCAACAACTTGCGTCAGATATCTCGTGCACTTTTTACTATCAGTGGACCACTGCGCGTCAGTACATTCATTGAGTTCTTGTGTCGTGATTTTAGTCTTTTAAAAGAAGCGCGTAAAAGTAGTGCAGAAGCGAAAGCAAAACCAAAGTTTTCGTTAAAAACATTACGTGCACTTAGCTTTGAGTACACGCCGCAATTAAAAGGTGAAATCCTAACATACATCGAAACGAACGTAGCTGAGTTTAATGCATTTGTTACTCGCGTTAAGATAAACCAAGCACGTGAAGTGTTGTTATCCGCGATTAAACCAAAGATTACGTTAAACGAAGTGATGTTGAACAATGAGTATTCGCAGCTATTGACTAACGAACAAACGGTGGTATACGACGCGTATCACGAGTCATTGCTTCGTGAGTATGAAAATCAGTTACATGACTTTACAGTCATTGACCACATTAATCGCTTGCTTGTTAACAAAGCACGTGAATTATCGATGACAAAAGGTGCTGTGAAGAATCGACTATCACGTAAGTACGATAAGTTCTCAACCTTAATTTCGACAACACCACCACCGGGTGTTCAAACAACGTCAAAAACGTTGTACATCACTGAAATCACAGACTTGTTACAACAAGACTTGGGTGATGTGTTTGAACCTTCAATTGTCAGCGTTCTTATGGCCGACGCAGGTGGTCTTTTAGTTGCTTACATCAATGAGCTGTTTAGACTGAAGTTGCGCTGGGTTACATCAAAGAAAGAATCGCCTTTATTAGAGGCGTTGATTTGTTTGGTTGGTGACGAAATAGCCATGTATGTATTTGAAGATAATGAGACTACCTACAGTCTTATTTTAAATATATTCAATGGTATATTTGAAACACTAAATCTAGAGAACTGGTTTAAAGAATGGGACTACCCAGCAGTTCAAATAGCAGGTCGTCGTTTGGTGTTGTTAAATCAAGGAGATTATCGAATTCATGCGTACCATCGAGCTGTAGACCGTGGTGATGAATCGATTAATTTCATTGACCACACCGAAGTGATTCTTCCGTACTAGAGGTGCCTATGCCTTCTAAATGTGCATTAGTGTCTATTCAGGAGATAATTGATTTACTCCCTGAAACGATTCCAGACACAGTTAAAAGTCGTGTAGTTCATTTAATGTTACGTCGTCTTTTACAAAAGGAAGTGTACGTTACACTCACTCCTCGTGATTTGTTAAAAGTATACGTTCCTATTCCTGAGGATTTAGACGAGATACTCGATGTTACAAAAGATGCACTTATCATGCAGTTTAGTAAGTGGTGTATGATAGCACCGTATCGTGTATCTGCTGTTCAACCTCATGGGCAGACTGATGTGTTTATTGAATGCAAGTACGATGTTACATTAGCGCGAGAATTACTTTTAGAAGAAGATGGTGAATTAACCATTGCTTCTGACACATAAACCAACTACAGTAGCAGGACAAACGTCCTGCTACTTATTCCCAAATTAATGTAGTGGAGATTACTTATGCGAAGTTCTACGTGTAACCTAAACGACGAACCATTGTTTCATCCAGATTGGAAGAATGTAGTCGCGTTGTTAAAATCGACGCAGGAACACACCATGTGTATTGATGGCGCTACGCTTTACAACGACATTTATCTGAAAAAGAAAGAAGAAGGGCTTACAAATAAAAACGCACGGCAAATTTATATGCTTTGCATTGAAGAAGCTGTTCGACAAGCAGATAGAGAATTAGCGTATCAGTACAGAACACCTCGTTACAAAGCGCTTTGTGATGAAAAGGTGTTTAATCAATACAGTGCTTTGTATGAAGTTCTTGAATTTAAACGCGAGATTATGAATCATTGCAGTCGCCTGTTACGTTCAACACCCCAACCTTTAGAAGTTGAGTTAACTCTTCTTCAAGTAGAAAAACGCAATGTCTCGTTGGTTCTTCGTTTTCATCAACTGGAGTAGGATATGCAACGTTCACTGTTGCTAAATATGTCTTCTATAGCCACACTTATTAAAAGTCATCAAAGCGTATCAAGGGAGCACCTGTATCAACTTTTACTTATTGTTGCAGGAGTGGCATGTTCTCGTTTAGTCAATTACGTGGATGACCTTAGTTCTAAAACGTTATTGGAGATAGCAGACAGTGAATTGTGTGACTTGGTGTATGAAGAACTTATGTTAATCATTCAATCTCAACACCCTGAAGACATGTTTGATATAGAGGTGGAAAAACGTGCACTTAACTTTGCAGAAGAGTGGTACATAACCATCATGGAGTGTCTTGCGATGTGGACGCCGGATGTATTGGGTGCTATCTATATATCTGCAAAACAATACGGTCATCGAATGTACAATGATATTTCACTTATTGAAATCAGTGCACGATATGACGTTTTGTACATTATTAGTTGGGATGATTAATGTATGCAAAAAGGTTATCGAATTGATTTTGACCAAGAACATGAATTCTTTTACGAACAAGTCGTTGAAGGTCAATTTTGGGATTATGATTTAAATGAACTCATTGCAACCATTATTGAAACCAATAACCCACTACCCCCACTGAGTGATATTCATATTCCATACGACCATAGTCTAAATTCAAACGAGCCTTTTAACAACGCAGTACGTAGTTTGACTTATACTGTGTATTGGGCCATCGCTGGAAATAAACTAGTAGACGAGTACATGAACATCACCCACACAAAATTCTTCTTAGATGAAGATGCTCGTGAATTGATTTTACTACCTAATGATTGTAATTATTGTGAACCACCCACGTAAGAAGGTGAAGTATGATTGGACTATACACAGACCACGAATTATCGTCGTGGATAAGTCGCTTTGAATCCATGTATCCATTTATGTCAGCAGGACACTTTATTGCTTTGTTCAGCAGATTTTGGGCGTATGATGGCGTTATTCATTTTGATGATGATGCAACACGTACACCAAGTTACATGTTAGAAGAAGAAATGCAGGAAGAGATATTTGATAAGTGCCATGCAGAAATAGAAGGGTTGTTGTATCACAATGGTCTTCGTGATGAAGTTCATCAATTGATGGAAATTCTAATGATACCTTATGTGAATCCAGAATGGTTTGCTACACTCATACCACTTCGTGGTGGTGATTATTTCATTCTTCAATGGGATATAGAGGTATCTGATGGACCGCTTGATAGTGATGCGATTATTCCACACATCAAAGGTTTGTTTGTGAATCATATAGACCCGATGTTGGTGTTAAATAATTCATGGTTGCGAGGGGAATTGAATGGCTAGTAAAACAGACTTTACAGATGGTGCAGTCTACAACTTTGTGACGACATCCACTGTGCTTGGTACATTTAAAGGTGTTACCGCTGAAGGGGTTGTTAATTATCGAGTTGCATCAAAATACATTGATGCTGCTGCTCTACACGCAAACATCTTTAGCACACTACCCGCAGGAACACCAAACGACTTTACGCAATACCAATATTTGATTGTGCGTCATCCAAATGGTAACGAAACTGCCGTGGGTTTACCGTGGATACAAGATGGTACAGTGGAAGTTGTTGAACGTACAGATTGCCACATTAAGTTGGTTGATGTTTCTTCTGAGAAAGAAGCATTGATACGTCAACTTATTGCTGATAACGGCTTTCGTTTAGGTTCGTTAGTGTTCAAATAATTTCCTACACTGGGAACCCCATTATATGAGGTTTAGCTTGGGGTTACTCCCGTTCTCCCGATGTGTCCTGCAACATATCGGTTCTTTACTGGGGATTGTTTAACAATCATTTAGGAGGGTAGAAATACCCTCCATTTTTTCTTTTATTTTTTTCCTTTTTTATTTTTTGTTACAGATGACGTTTATCGTGTGTATAGTTATCTCGGAGACACTATGGAAAATTTACACACACTGTTCCAACGGGAACCAGCGCAGTATCGTCGAGATTTAGATATAAAGACTGCGTACTTTCAGGACATGATTTCAGGTATATCCAAGAAATATGGCATCAGTGTTGAAAAAGCAAAAGAGTTTGTCTTAAACGTTACATCTGAGCAAGGTAAATATCCGTTTAAAGATAAGCCAACACGAATTGTTGCACCAAATGAACATGGTGACCGCCAGCTTGTTGATACAACCTTTTTGTCGTACGTGAGTAAAGCTCAAGAAAACGATATGGTGTTATCACCCTCTATGGTTATCTATGAGAATCCAGATAGAGAACATTCTATCTCAGCCAAATTCATCGCAGTAAACGTAAAGGCTCGTGGCGTTGCTAAAGATGAAATGAAACAAGCAGAAAGTGCTGGTCTTGTTGATTTGCAAATCAGTAAAAACAACGAACAGAAAAACAAGAAGCTCGATAACAACGCACTCTCTGGCGCGCACGTATCTGCATCAACGGTGTTACATAAGCCAAGTATTCACACATCACTAACATCTATGTGTCGCTGTGCTGCAAACTACGGTAATGCGAATAACGAAAAGATTATTGCAGGGAACCGTCATTACTTCTCACCAGACATTATCGAAGCGAATATATTAGCTACGATACGTTTAGTTAACCTTGAAACATTTGGCGCAATGGTTATTGAACACAATCTGGTGTATCCAACAGTTGACCAAGCGATGGAAGTGGCTATTCATGGTAGCCATCGTTATTTTAGAAATCCAAAACGAATGGATGATGTTCGCCACCTTCTAGAAGGGATATCTCCTTTAGAACGTGCAGCATGGGTTTACATTGGTGACCTGTATCACATCTGTAAGTTTAATCAGGATTTTGTATTTAAGCTACTTGACCGTTTGTCTTGTCGCACAAATCCTGTTGTTGAAATGGAATCAGGTGCTATTTTAAAAGTATTGCCTGAAGATGGTGTTATCTTAGTCGCACACTTATGTGCAGATTTACTTGCAGGTAAGTCAATTAAAGCTGTGAAAGAAATGCCTATCGAAACACAGCAGATTGTTGCAGCTACTGCCTACAATGTGTTTACAACACTGATAGACTACCATTCGTTTATTCGTGAAATCTTTGTTACAGACATTATGCCGTCGTCTGTTTGGGATGTACCATCACAAGTTCGCGAAGCAGTGTTGGCAGGTGATACCGACTCAACGATATTCTCAGTTCAAAATTGGTTGGAATGGCGTTTTAATGAAATCACGTTCAAACCAGAAGCAGTGAACTTTGGTCATGCGGTTGCATTCTTAACATCTGCATCTATCATCAACGTACTTGCTATCATGTCTAAAAACGTAGGTGTGCGTGATAGACAGTTATTCCAGTATGCAATGAAGTCTGAGTTCTACTTCTCTGTGTTCTTGTTAACGTCACGTGCTAAAACTTACGCTGCGATTAAAGCAATACAAGAAGGTATCGTTAAATCGAAGTTTGAGTTAGAACGCAAGGGTGCAGTCCTTAAAGGAAGTAATACACCTGAGTTCATTATGGAAAAAGTAGAAGCTGCTTTAATCCGAATACTCAAAACTGTACGTGCTGATGAAAAGATACGCGTGATGGATTACTTGACCGAATGTGCTGACTTAGAACGTGCATTGGAGAAGGGGTTACGTGCTGGAGATACGTCGTTCTATAAACGTGCTCAGATAAAGCCTGCAGAGACGTACAAGAAGGGTGAAGATGAAAGTCCATACTCACACTACTTGTTGTGGAAAGAAGTGTTTGCTGATAAGTATGGACACACTGTAGAGCCACCGTACGCTGGATTAAAGATTAATCTAGAAAGCGATGGAAGTCAGCCGTTATTCAATAAATGGTTAGCGTCTATTGAAGACCCTGTTATTCGCGATAAACTTATTGCGTATTTAAAACGCACAGGGAAAACAAAGATAACTAACGTAATAATTCCACAAGCAATTGCCAATTTAAACGGCGTGCCTGCGGAGTTATTAGATGGAATGGGATTACGGAAGATTATCTCGACCTTGTTAGAACCGTACTACGTATTACTTGAACCACTTGGTCAGTTCTTTGTAGATGACAACCAACTACGTTTAGTGTCTGATTTTTATTAACCGACATAATGAAGAGAAGAGGCGTACGCCTCTTCTCTTCACGTAGTAACGTATGGCGTAATAAAACGACTTATTTCATCTTTTACAAACCGTGGTAGTGAACGGTCAATCAACGCTTCACGAATCAGACGACGTATTTCAATCTTATCGTCACGAGACGCATCTCCTGGTGATTCACTATCTAGATGCAACACAATCCGAAGCGCAGGAATAACTGATGCACTAAGTACCCACGCTAATTGTCGAGGAACAAAGGTATCAGGCATCTTCATTAACTGAAGATAATCTTTTGCATGGATTGGTTGTAGATTCATCAGAAACACTTCAAACGAATACGACTTCTTCGATAGGAATAACATCTGATTAAACATATACGCGTTTAAGTCTGAATCTACGTTAAGCATTGGTGTAGGTAATGATACCAGCTCTTTATTTGGTTTGTCACCATTTAGCAGAGTTAAGAATCGATTCAAGTGTGCAACATCCTGAAAAGATTTCAACGCATTTGCCATAGGGTATGCAACAAGGAATTGACGAACTGTTTCATAAAACGGTAAGTCTCGTTCAGCCATTGCTTTATACCAGTGGTAAAACTGAATACCTAACTTTACCATGTCGATTTGAATGACAGCTACACCACTTGATATCGGTGTGTAGGTTCCATCAGGTAATACAACCGTTGTATCATCGACTGGATGCCTTAGGAAACGGATAGGTGTTAACGATTGCCATACGTCAGGTTGGCTTGAGCGAAGTAAATCGAAATCTTCATTTACAGTAAACAAGACTTCATTCACATTCCCTTTAAAGAAAACGCCAGTTCGTTCAGTAGTCCCTACCTGATGAACCGTCGTTATTCCGTGAGCCATCGCAACTTGTTTATACCGATGCAACAATAAACGATGCATTTCAAACACATCAAGTGTTGGGTCAATCCGTAATGACTTTAATACAGAAACGAGAAGATGTCTATTGCTTAATGCTGACTTAGAGAAACGATACCAGCGAATTGCCTTTACACCATTGACTTGTAGTTGCCGTCGTGTTAAGCGATAACCAGCAGGATGTGAAGTAGGGCGATTGTCACTGTAAGTCCGTGTAAAAAACTGATACATACTTGAGTCCTTACCGTGAAATAAAATAATACATGAAGAGTGGCTATAGTATGGAAACATGCATCGGGTAGCCGGTACATGTTACATATGCGCGTATATCTCTAATGAACGAGAATACAAACATACATTATCATTGTGGTTATACGGATTTAAAATAAAATTCTACATAGCCACCCCACAGTATGAGTTTAACTACTATCGCCTAAACGCGATAGACCTAATGATGTCGAATGAATAAAAATTCAAAGACACATTATTAACCTGAATTCGAGATACTCTCTCGATGTTTGCGCAAATATAAAAGTCAAAACGGAGATTTTCATGATTAACGACGAAAACAATAAATCGACTACTCAAGCATCTGCAGCTCCTGCTGGTGGTCGCCGCGTAGAACCCATTGATCGTACTTCTGGTGCAGACCAAGTGCAACGCACTGGTCGTTTAGGTCGTAACGTAGCCCGTGGTCGCATCGGCGAAAACGTTGCTATTATTGCGGAAGCAATGAACAAAGCGTTAGCACAAACGTCACAAAACCAGGATTATCAGCACCGCGTGTTTCCTGTGGATGCTTCGCAAATCCAAACTCACTACAGCCTGATTTTAACAACTGCTGAAATCGCTGTCGGTTCTCGTAAAGTCGTCACTGTGTGTACACTGATGGCTGCTGGTTCTAACAAGACGCCAGCGTCTCAACGTATCCACATCGGTCGTGACCAAATCGCTGAACGTATCGTTGTTCCAGGCGATGGTTGGGATTTGAAGACTTGGGAAAAAGTGCAAGCACACGTGCTGCGTTTAGTTGGTGGCTCTAACCAAAACAACATCGAAGTCGTGAATGCTGGTTGTATCGTTATCCCTGAAGACTTCACAGTCGAAGACGCTAACGCTATCCAGGACATTCTGTGGGCTTCTACAGAAGCAACTGCTGCCGTTATCGAACAACAGTTCCCGAACGTATTCCCGGTATTCACTGTATCTGATTCACTTCGCAAAGACTCGCAGAAGCTGGTCGGTGTGTGGTCTGAAGATTACACAGGCGTTATCATGGATGAGATTGGTCGCCCAATCCGTTCTGACCTGAAAGTATCTGTGACTGTACAGCCGCGTGTTGAAAACCAAAACAGTGTATCTGGCTTCATGCATGAAAATGTTGAAGAACTGTGTACTGCTGCCGGTTATGTTGATTTGATCTTCACCCCACAAGACCCGGAACCTGCTGGTGCTCGTTACCGTCAACAGCAAGCACCTACCCAACAGTTTACGCCACGTATCATCATCACTAAGCTGACTGCTCCAGTGCTGACTACTGAAACGATGCTGTTAGGTCTGGTAAACTTCTTCCTGGTCGGCGACGATTACCAATGGGCAAACCGTTTCCGTCGTGCCCACGGTAAACTGGATAACATCGGTGCGTTAGGTTATTTAATTCCTAACCCTGAGAATCCAGATGAGTCTATGGGTAAAATCGATACCGGTGCTGCATTAAGCGATCGCGATTTTGCAAACTTAATCACCACAGTGATTGAGCATGACCCTGTGTTCTCTATTCACTGCAGTGAAACTGGTCCAGATAGCTGGTTAACAGGTATCTTCCAGGCGGCTGCTATCGAAAACACTGAGCAAATGATCAACCGTCCAAATGACCCTGAGTTCATGGGACCTGCAAACCAAGCCATTATCCAGGCGATGGACAATCTGTTCGACAATCAGTTCTCTCCAATCTGGGGTAACCGTCCAGTCGTACACTTAGACCAAAACCGTTTAATCTATGGTACATACACTGGTCCTGAAGGCGACTTACGTGACAAACGTGATATCGACCAACTGGCCGTGTTAAACGAAGCTGGTGCTGGTAACTTAGACCTGTTCTTCGACTACGCCGCAACCTATGACGCTATCGATGTTCCAATGGACGTTCGTCTGGATACTCGTAACCGTCTGGAACGCAGCATGTCTCCGAAGAACATGAAACACGAAGGCTATATCGAAGTGGTTAACTTCGCTGCTGACTTCGCTGCTGTAGCTATCTCAGCCGCTGCTGCTGCTGATTACGCTGTAGAAGTTTCTGGTCTGACGCCGCTGTATCAACAAACTACAACCCGTGGTAACCGTTACTTAGGTCAGTTCCGTAGCCATGGCTTAGGCGCTAACCGTTTACATCAACAAAACAACGTTGGTGGTGGTAGCAACTACGGTGGTACTTACCGTTCGTACAACCGCTTCGGTCGTTAATGTAGTGGTATAAAGAGAGAAGGGGGTTTCCCCTTCTCTTCTTTTCTTTATTTTTTCCCTTTTCTTTTTTCACAGAAAGACGTAAGGATATGGTCCCCAACAAAATAAATAAAGGAGAGAACGTGAGCCATTATATCGATGCCTCAGTACGTGGCGGTGTAGTACCCAAGTTCCAACCTCAAAAACAACGTTATTCTGGAATATTCTTATCAGTCCCAAACCTAGACCGCGATTATGAACAAGTAGCACATCAAGCGCGCATCATTAACCACATTGATGCAAAAGACCCTGTGAAGATGGAAGCGTTGAATCGTCAACTCTATGTGCAATTCGAAGGTGATATCCTCGATACCACACCTAGTTGTGATTGTGGTCGCTTTCGTGGTCAACACAAAGTAGGTCTTGTGTGTCGCCCTGAACATGGTGTACGTGATGATGGTTCGTACTGTTACACTGAAGTTGCTAGTATTACAGAACGTCCTATGGAAAGTATTTTGTGGATGACCACCCCAAAAGGGATTCATCGCTTAGTCGTTCCACGGGTATGGTTCATGTTAAGTAACTTCTTTAAGTCAGATAAGTTTAGTCCTATGGATTATCTTGCTGACCCAACGTACAGAACAAGTGACCTGCGTTCAATTGCTCGTTTAAAAGAGTTATTGGATACTGGGTGGAAACGTGGGTTAAATCAGTTTATTGAACGATTTGACGAAGCCATGGAGTTCTTAATTAAAAACCGGTTTGGGAGTGCAAAAGATGCGCAACCTCGCGAGCATTTAATTAAGTACATTGAAATGCATCGTGATAAGTTCTTTCCGCGTTACATCCCTATTCCTAACCGTGCTGTTCTTATTATTGAGAAAACACCATTAGGAACGTGGACTGACCCAACGTTGTCGTTTGGTTTAAATGCAGTACGAACAATATGTTCAATCGAAAACTCATTTATACCGTTAACACCGCGACAAATAGAGAACGCAACAATCCGTGCTATTCGTCAGTTAGCTGATTATTACGACCAGTACATCAATCGTAACGTCAGTAAGAAACCAGGTATTGCTAGACGTCAACTTGCTGGTGGTCGATTAGACTTCTCAGCACGTGCAGTTATTAGTAGTATTCCAGGTCGACATCAATACGACGAAGTGCATATTCCGTGGGGCGTGGGTGTGATGATGTTAAAGTCACACATCACAAGTAAGTTACTTCATAGACGATATACTCCACGTCAAGCTGAAGAACTTATCTCGTTGTACACAAAACGGTATCATCCCGTGTTAGATGAAGTTATGCAGGAACTTATCGATGAATCGCCTTATAAAGCGCTTCCTTGTATTCTCCAGCGTAACCCTACATTGACACGTGGTAGTGCTCAGTTGTTATACATTACCAAAGTTCAAACAGACCCGCGTATTAATACGTTTGCGTTTAGTGTTCTTGTACTTGCTGCATGTAACGCGGATTTCGATGGTGATGAGTTGAACATGGAGCTTCTACTGGATAGAGAAGAGCATGATAACTTTTATCGGTTATCTCCTCATTTGTATCTTTTAGATACACAGGAACCACGTAGAGTGTCTGGATTTGTAAAGATACCTGCACCTGTGATGCAAACCATCATCAACTTCATTCACGAGTTTGATTAACAGAGGACTTCACAATGGCTCAAATGGTCTCAATGGACCCAGGTCTATTTAGACATCGTGTGTATGGTGAACGTAACGAGAGTACCATGCAATTCATTCAGAATGCATACGAGGGTTCTCGCGATATTCTTCAACGCACAAGTTCAGCTATGCTTGAACGTATCGAGCAGTCATGGGAGAAATATTCATCTGAAGCATCGCAGCGACGTTTAAAAGCGGCTGCACGTAATATAGAAAACGGTTGGAAAGGAAACCGTGTTCGACCATTGCGTAGCATCGGTGAACTTCAAACTGCACCACCTATTATGCAACGTTACATGATGGCAGAACCTACAACACGTGCTCGTTATCAACGAGGTCAATGTGAAGGGTTCCGTGGTAGCTATGTTGATTTGTTTGAAGGACAAATTAGCTATGGTCACTACGATTGGCGTCGTGTGATGGATGGTATGATAGAAGAGGATAGCGAAGGGTATATGGTTGTACACGAATTTGGTGATGACTTACTGTCGGGAGACGTTGAGTTAGAGTTTGACCAGAAACGTTCAATCAGAGATACTTGGGCATTTCAAGTTGCCGCATTTGCTAAGGATGAAGATGATCCTACAAGCAGATGGAACGCTTCCTTGTAACCTAATAACGAGAAGGGGTAACCCCCTTCTCTTATTTTTTGACGGGACATGAACATGGCGAAGTTATTAGCAACATTGGATACAGGTGGGTGGGTGCGAGACCCATTAACAATTGCAACGAAGTTAATGGATTACTATAAAGCAACAGAACACTCACAGTCCAATGAGTTTCAAGCAACAACGTATTCATTGGCGTATTTAGTCCAACAATACGGAAATAAACCTGAAGACTTTGCCAGTAATATGGAACGAGAGTTGCAAAGCATATTCGGTTCACATTTTGAAATGGCGACCGTAAGTGTTAGACCCAATAAAGAAGGTGACGAAAATGGATACTTTGGTGTAGATATCGATGTAAAAATCCAGCAGGGTGGAGAAAACTATTCCCTCGGTGCTTTACTCATTACATCGTCCAGTAACGTCATTAGTTATCAAATCAAAACTGCTTAGTAAAAGGTATTAAAAGTCATGCAAATCCAATTAGATTTACGGAACCATTTGATTACTCGTTTAAATCAGTTACAGGCGAATGCAAACAATCTCGCCCATCAACTTGAACACATGGTTACTGAAATTCAAGAAGTCAGTAAAGTGATTATGACTATCCCAGCGGTGATGTCTGAAGCTCAGATGCAACAAATCATAGACAACATTCAACAGAATGGTGATATTGTTTTCTCAACTGACTTTAACCGAGCCACAGCATTGGGTTTTATTACTCACCATATTGAAGATGGTTCGCCGATTTATACATTTGAGTCAGTCCACACTGAAATCACCGTAGAGACTGCTCCAATCTATCAACGTCTGACCGAGATGTACTCTGCCGACATTAAAGCAATTATGGACGCAACAGGCAGCACAACAGTTTGGTTCTATGTAAAACCAAAACCAGTCCCTGTTGTGGATGATACCCACGTAGTACAACAAACAACTGAACAGGTTGCTGTTGAAGCAGTGAAAACTGAAACAACCAATGTGGTTGTTGAATCTCAAAACGTAACGGACCCAGTCCAAATTAACACAGCCGATGGCGGCACATCAGAATAAATAATACGGACTCAGAGCATCCTCTGAGTCCTTAACCTTGTAT